TATACCTATAAATATTCAATTTTTAACATAAAACTAACTTTGGATATCATATTTTTAGATTACTTTTGTTTGTCTTATGAAAAAAAAACAAAATATTTAAAATTATGAAAAAAATATATCTTAAATTAAAACAACTTATTAAACAACATGGTGAAATTGGTGTAATTATCCCACCTCAATTATGGTATAAAGGTCGGTATTAAAAAAAAAATAAAAAAAACTTGACTTTTTTTGGTTTTTCAAATACTTATTATTATCTTTGTGTTGTTGATCGGTAATAAAAAAAAAGATCAAAAAACTTGGTAAATTAAAAAACATTATTTACCTTTGTAAAACAAAACAAAAAATAAAAAAATTCAATGAAACAGTTCAAACATATTCAATCGTTTATTATGTGTTCAAAATGGGCAGATGAACGCGATATCTGTATGTTCCGAGTAGTGGATATTGATTTAGGTTAATGTGTGTTAACCATAGTTAAAAAAAAACCTCGGAACTAAAATTCTGAGGTTTTTTTGTTATGGGGGTGTAGCTCAGTTGGTAGAGCACTAGCTTTGCAAGTTAGATGTCAACGGTTCGACTCCGTTCACCTCCACAAAAAAAGTTCTTTAAATGGTCATGTAGCTCAGTTGGTAGAGCACCACCCTGATAAGGTGGGGGTCGTTGGTTCAAGTCCAATCGTGACCACTGTTTATTTGGTATCGTAGCTCAGTTGGTAGAGCGTCGGCTTGAAGAGCCGAGCGTCGCAGGTTCGAGTCCTGCCGATACCACTAAAATATATGGTCCCGTCGTCTAACGGTTAGGACGACAGATTTTCGATCTGTAAACGAGGGTTCGATTCCCTTCGGGACTACAATGAATTAAAAAATATAACGAGGACGTGGTGTAATGGTCTGCATATCACACTGTCACTGTGAAGGTTGGGGTTCGAACCCCCCGTTCTCGGCAAAAGTTAAAAGTAAAAACGGAAATTATGAAACGAAAACAGGTTTAAGTCAGGACATCTATTGGGTTATGGATGCTGACAATATGGAAATATTAAATGCACTCATGGCTCAATTGGTAGAGCAACCGACTTTTAATCGGTGGGGAGACGTAAGTCCGTTGAAGGTTCGAGTCCTTCTGGGTGCACAGATTCATGATCTCGTAGCTCAGTTGGTAGAGCACCTCACTTTTAATGAGGGGGTCGTTGGTTCGAACCCAACCGGGGTCACAAGATATTCTCTTGTAGCTCAATTGGTAGAGTAGGCGACTCTTAATCGTCGGGTTGTGGGTTCGACCCCCACCGGGAGAACATAAAATTGTACAATTAAGAAAACAATTAAATGAATTAAAATAAGGAGGTCACAATGAGCAAGCGGGACGCAATGTAACCAATCAGGATAGAGAAGAAAGAAAAAAACTGATTGGGACAAGACAAGAAAGAAGAAGAAAAAAACATTCAGAAAATTTCAATATGATGTTTACATTCTTTCTTCAATCAAATAGAAAAGGAATATTAACTTTCTGTGGTGAAAATGTTGATGTGAAATTTGATAAGAATGGTGATGATGGTAAAATCACGTTTAAAAAATATGATAACGGAGAGTTCAAATATTCAGAAATCACAAGCCAACATCCAAACATCACAAAAAGTGTAATTGTTGGAAAAAAAAGTTGGGGGTTATGGATTAATCAATGGAGTGACGGAATATCTGAAGGTTCTTTTACAAAAAGAGAAATCTTAGAAGAATTTGAAAAAAGAAACATAGAAATTCCTGAACCACTAATGATTGATTTTGAAAACAAAATATATAAAAAGATCTTTGATAGGTTGAAAAAATAAACATGGGTATGGTGTTTAACGGTTAGCATCGCAGACTCCAAATCTGAAGGTCAGGGTTCGAATCCTTGTATCCATGCTGGGTCGTATTTTGTTCTTTTTCTAAAAAAAACATCAAGAAAAGGAAAAAAATATTATAATTGGTTCTATGGTGTAATGGATAGCACACAAAATTACGGATTTTGGAGTTCGAGTTCGAATCTTGATAGGACTACAAAGTGTAAAAATTTAAAATAAAAAACAATGGAAAAGAATGAATTAAAGAAAATTTTGTATCGTGAAAAACCAATAGCCAATCTTGATTTTATCAGAAAAGGTAAAGTTTATTATTCATGTGTGGTTAACGACATACATATGACATTTGAAGTTCCTGTAAGTGATATGGGTGATGCTGATTTGTTCTCAACAATGGATGCACATTTACTCATTCGTTATTTACAGTAACAAATATGATCAGGTGCTCGAGTGGTTGAAGAGGTCGGTCTGCAAAACCGATAGATTAAACACGTGGGTTCGAATCCCACCCTGATTTCAAACAGACCTTCCGACCGCACTGGACGTGCTGGTTCGATTCCATAAGGATACGTCTAATCAACGTACAAGGATATAACCTTGGGTTTGTTTTTAAATGGACTAGGTGGTGGAATTGGTATACACACCAGATTGTGGATCTGGTTTTTGCGGGTTCGAACCCCGTCCTGGTCCCCAACATAATACTCCATGGTGTAATTGGTAACACAGGTGATTTTGAGTCATCGGACAGGTAATGCTAGTTCAGGTTCGAGTCCTGATGGAGTAACAAAGTAAGGAAGTAATTTATCGCTGTGGCCCCGAGTCCGATAAATGAAAATTAAGTCCTTACGAAATTATCGGGGCACATGGAAAGATAGCCTAATTGGTAAGGCAGCTGTTTTGAAAACAGCCGTGTCGGTGATGAGCCGACTTGGGGGTTCGAGTCCGTCTCTTTCCGCTGGGTAAATCCCCCTCCGGGTTTTGGATCTGGTACATCCGTCTTCCCGATAAGACTAAAAAACTACTAAAATGCCGAGGTATCCAAGTGACTAAAGGGGACACCCTCATAAGGTGTTAGTCTTTTGACTTTCGTGGGTTTGAATCCCATCTTCGGTACAAATATAGCAGGGTCGAGTAGTGGTTAGCTCGTGGATTTGAATTCCACCTCTGCAACTTTTTTTAGAATAATTTTTTTTAGAATAATTTTTTTTAGAATAATTTTTTTTAGAATAATTTTTTTTTTTTGAAATAACTTTCCTATTTTTGTATAAATAATTATACCAAGGGTATGTCGTCAGGGTTAGGTGGTTATATTTATAGAAATGAAATACATTATCTATAAAATAACAAACACAAAAAATGGTAAAATTTATATAGGAAAACATCAAACAAATAATGTTAACGATTCATATTTTGGTTCGGGTATAGCATTAGGAAGGGCAATAAAAAAACATGGTAAAAAATGGTTTACTAAAGAAGTTCTCCATGTCTTTGACAATGAACTTCAAATGAATGAAAAAGAGAAAGAACTTGTTAATGAAGAGTTTTTATCTACATCCAATACATATAATATTGGTGTCGGTGGTGATGGTGGTTCACATTTTAAAGGTAAAAAACACTCAGAAGAAACAAAAAAACGTTTATCTGAAATTGCTAAGAAACAAGTTATTTCAGAAGAAACAAGAAAAAAAATATCAGATGCTAATCGTAATAGAGTAGTATCAGAAGAAACAAGAAAAAAATTATCAGATAAAGCAAAATTAAGATTTTTATCTCAAGAAATTAGGGATAAAATATCGGAAAATGTAAAAAAGGCTATGACTAATGAAGTAAAAAAGAAAATTTCGGTTGCAGCTAAAAATAGAGAAGAAAAAAAAAGAAATATTGTGGGGTGGTGTAATGGCAGCACGTTGGGCTCATAACCCAAATGTCCAGTTCGACTCTGGCGACCGCAACTAATGGCGACATCTTGGGAAAATCAGAGTTGCACGGTTCGAATCCGTTTAAAATTTGGATCTCTCTGATAGGTAGTTCGAATCTATAAGTCGTCGCAAAGGGAATACATAAAATGAAAGAAATACTTATACAATCAAGTCTACCAAATATATTTGGTGATAGGTATTTATTTTCATCAGAAAAAGGTGTGATATCATGTGTTTCACCATGTTCATCAACTAAAAATTATTACGAAATTTTTGTTATTGAAGGTGATTTTTTTGAAGATATTGAAAGGTATGACACATTAGAAGAAGCTAAAGAAAGGATTAAAAATTTACTAGTTATTGAACCAATAACGTTATTAAAAAGAAGGGATTAAAGATAAATCAACGGAGTAATTAACCGTTGACTGAGTGGTTCGAAACACTCGGCATGATTATGGTGTACGGGCACACTGCCTGACGATACCCCGCTTGTAGGGTGGGGGACAATAGGGCGGGAGATTAAGGTTCGAGTCCTTATTAGTCAACTAAAGTACTGGTAGATTTTATGAAACTTATTGTCTCGTCAATTTTTTTACACGTATCAATAAATTTCATCACTTCATCATCAGTCAAATAAAACCATTCATTTTTTGATTCGGTTTTATTTATATGATATCGTGAATGTAACCATTTCTCGATTTCTTTATAGTTCTTTGAGTTGTATGATTTAATTAGTACAATTTTATTAGGGTTACCTGTGGATAGTGATTTAATTCTTTTTTCAACTGATGATTTGGTGATACCGATTTTAAATAATTCTTTTTCACCGTCACTATCGGTTGACATTAATAAATAAACATTTCCCATTTTGTAATTCTAAAAAAAATCGTTATATTTGTAAATAGTTACGTGGTGAAATTGGCAAACACGATTCGCGAGTGAGTAATAGTGAAAGCGTAAGAAAATAGCACTACACCCCGGTACATGTATTTGTATGGGTCACAACGGGTACCAGTTATTGGTTCGAGTCCAGTCGTAACTGCACCTTAAAACCGATTCGGGTTAAAGAATAAGAGGAATCCTGCGACTATTCTTGAAAAAGAATAACAAAACTTATCCTCCATTTTGGGTGGCATCGGTGACCCAATAATTATGGCTAAACATTGATCCTAATGTGGGTTAGAAACGGAAACAACAGGGGTAATTACCTTTGGACGTACAGAAACAACAAACACACATAAAGATGGTTATCCCTGAATTGAAAGGGATGTATTAAGACAATTAATACGGAGTAATCCACACGTGTTGTTCCCTTGAGCAAGGAATCAATCTTATGGCGAATAAGTGTACCATGAGTTGCAAAACAACACGAATGAGTGCTCAGCAATAAGGAATATCCTTGACCCTACTCTTATTATTACACATCAGATCAATGTGTATACATGAGACAAGAGGGTGCTAAATTGGTAAGAGATACCGAGCAGTCTTTGATCCAAGACTCATTTAACAATGGATTGGCAGAATGTCTACGGCCAGAGTGGGACATCATGGGAATAATGTGGGAATATCGTCCTTGCACCCAGTAACGATTGACTTTTTTAACGGGGATGCCCAGCAGGTTTTTCAACAGTAACAAACCGATATGACTACTCACATGTAATCTCAATGTGGGGAATTTGGAGAGGTGGTAGAGCGGTTTATTACACCAGTCTTGAAAACTGGAGATCCTTCACGGGATCCGGGGGTTCGAATCCCCCTCTCTCCTCGATTGCAAACACGATGGCAACGTGTGGAAAACTCGGATACAATGCCCGATTCGTAAACAAACGATGCACCGAGAGGAAGGAGTCTTATAGACGTATAAGATGTAAAAGTCCGCAACTAAACCTACTTGGACATTGAAAGGTAATATCACCATGGGTGAGTTTAATTACTCACCCATTTTAATTTAATAACAATAAAAAATAATAAAATGAAATGGATAAAATACCATATCGAAAAAGACATTATATTACTCGATGCGAAAACCAGTATTAAAGAATTAATATATGAAACATTTGTGAATTTTATTTATGGTTTTGTTGCAAATATTGTTACCGTTTTTATTATTATTGGTAATTTTTATTTAATGTTTGTTGGGTTTGTAATGTATTATTTGTTTGTTTCAATTGTTATTAATCGTGATAAATATGAAACAAATCTAGGTAAATACGTGATATTCCCACTTAGTGCTAGTTTAGGTGCATTATTAGGTATTTGGTTGGCATTTAAATTAAAAACAATTATTTAATTTATTTAGAAAAAAATTTTGTTATTTGTTTTTTTAATGTTATTTATTATGTAAATAACAATAATGAAAACAAAAATTCTTTTTCTTTTAAAAAGAAAAAACAACTATAATGGAATCACCGATTCGTATATCGGTATGAGTACAGGTTTATTTAATTCATCGTCATTTGTCAATGATATGTTGAATGATAATGGTGTTGAATCATATATTAGTGTGGTGATAGATAATAACTGTATTGATCGTGAGGTTACAAAATATAAACCAACCCACGTAATAATTGAAGCGTTATGGGTTATACCCTCAAAATTTGAGGTGTTAAAAAAATTACACCCAAATGTAAAATGGATAATTAGACTACATAGTGAAATACCATTTTTAGCAAATGAAGGTATTGCAATGAAATGGATTGGAGATTATGTTTCTTATGATAATGTATTTGTATCATTAAACTCAAGAAAAACATTAGATGATATTAAAGATTTCATTAAAGAAAAAACTAATTGGTCATACAGTCAAGTAAACAAAAAAATTATCTATTTACCTAATTATTACCCACAAAATTATAAAACAAAAAAAATTAATTTCAATAATGATGTAATAAATATTGGTTGTTTTGGCGCAATAAGACCAATGAAAAATCATTTAATACAAGCATTATCCGCAATAAAATTTGCGGATTCGATTGGTAAAAAATTACGTTTTCATGTTAATAGTGGTAGAGTCGAACAAAAGGGTGAATCTGTTCTTAGAAACTTAGAAGGATTATTTGAACATTTGGATGATCATGAATTAATCAATCATGAATGGTTACCTAGAGAGGAGTTTCTTGAATTATGTTCTAAAATGGATATTGGTATGCAAATATCATTATCGGAAACATTTAATATTGTTGCCGCCGACTTAATAAGTCAAGGTACACCGGTTGTCGGTTCAAATGAAATACCATGGTTATTCCCACTATACACATCAACACCAACACATAGCGATAGTATTGTAAATAAATTGATTTTTACATATTACACACCAAAAATAAATGTATTAATAAACAAATTCTTATTAACAAATAATACGAATGTTGCACGTAAAACGTGGTTAAATTATTTTAAATGAAATTATTAAACATATATAAAACATTAATCAACGAAAAAAGAAATTATCTCATTACAGATACCGACACAATTTGGATGTGGATTTCACCTGATGATGATATAATTAAAGTACCAAAATTAAGACATCGTGATTACATAATGAAAAAATACGATGAAAAAGATTATGGGTGGGATTATGATCGAGTTTTTAACCAAGCATTAAAAGATGGTTGGGTTAGAGGAACTTACGAATATTTTCCTGATCGTTTTCTTGGTTATTTATCACTAAATGGTTATGATAAAAAAAGAGTTGTTAAATTATTAAAATATGTTTTTGATGATTTAATCAAATATGGTAATAAAACAATTTATATTGATTATCAACATCCACAAGAAGAAAGTTTAGGATTTTCAACTTCAGATTTAGAGGGTAAAAGAAAATTAAATATGTTTTTGAATAATATTTAAAATAAAAAATAAAAAATATTTTTCTTTTTGATGAAACTTTTATATATTTGTGTATAATTATTAAGAAATGAATACAGTAATAAACATATCACTTAGTTTAAATCCGTTATATAACGGAAATAGAAGAGGTGTGCTACCTACAGGTACATATGTTCGGTTAGTATTCTTGGATAAATAACATTAGGTTAAATAATAAGAAGAAACCCGAACTAAAATAAAAAGTTCGGGTTTTTTTGTTTTTTGATTATTGTTTTTTATCTTTGTAATCTAAATGAAATGATTGTCTGAAAAGACCGAAGTTCAAAGTAAAGATGGGTATATAACGTGAGACTTCCCCATTAACATTTCATTGTTCTTTGACATTGTGGGTTAAATTGCCTAGGTGGTGGAATTGGTTGACACGCAAGACTTAAAATCTTGTGGGACGTAAGTCCCGTGCGGGTTCAAGTCCCGCCCTGGGTACAAAGTCGACAAGTATTTCTAGAGATGATATACAGGAAACCTTTTGGGGATCTAACGAAATACTTTCATGTAGTGTACAATACATGAATAGACTTATCTTGGTCTCGTAGCTCAGCTGGATAGAGCAACAGATTTCTAATCTGTGGGTCATTGGTTCGAATCCAATCGAGATCACAAGATTGTGGTCACTCCATTAACGAAGTGCACATGTAGTTAATGGGTAATAGTGTACAGCACCCTCAGCCGATGCATCGTAAAACTTCAATAAAGCTGTTAAGATTGGGACGAGACGGGTATCCCAACACAATCTAAATTTCGAGAATGTGGTGTAAACCGGTAGCACACGAACTTTGGGAGTTTGGAGAGCCGTTCAAATCGGACATTTTCGACCTCGACGAGACTGTTAGAATTTCATAGGAGATGTACAAAATGTAATAATCATAGAAATTCATTTTGGGGGTATAGCTCAACGGTAGAGCTTTCGGTTGTTAACCGACGGGTTATAGGTTCGAATCCTATTACCCCCGCAGAGTGGTGTCGACCTGTCAGCGACCACAAATTCCGAAAGGAGACGTTAAACAGTTGAGGGTGACAAGCTGGGAGAGACCTGCAGATGGCCCGATGGCGGAAGTGGTAGACGCGGCAGACTTAGAATCTGCAGCCGTAAGGCGTGGGGGTTCGAGTCCCTCTTGGGTCACGATGAATGATAAATCATTCATTAATCAAATGTTACTGTTTTGTGAATGATTTATCATTCAAATGAGTTAGTGTCCCGAGCGGCAAAGGGGGAGGTCTGTAAAACCTCTGACTTCGGTCTTCGTAGGTTCGAGTCCTACCTAGCTCACCCAAATAAAATTATTATGGCAACATTAGAAACACAATATAAAAATTATCAAAGACAATTTCCCCAATCAAATTTAACATTTGATGAATGGAAAAAACAATTGGTTAATAATTTAAAAACAGAATTTGAAAAACTAATGTTAATACCTGAAAAAATGGAAGAAATTAGACTTGAACCAATCAAGCGGAATAAAGAACAATCTTTAGAATCTCAACTTGGATATTTTGTTGGTGAATATATCGTTCATCGTTATTTACCAACTTTATCAACAGATGTGATGCTTTCAAGAAAAGTAATTCAAGTATCTGAAGAAGACACGGCGGAAAATAAAAGACTGAGTGATGAATGGTCTGAAACTGCACGTAATAGTAAAGATGGACGTAATGAAAAGTGGGTGACATATTTCAATCACAACAAAATGTTGAAAAAGAAATATCTACCTGAAAAGTTGATATGTCATGTAAGACGACTTAATATTGAAAACATGGACGAATTTAAAGATGGATTAATAACATCATTGTGGGATTGTGACATGTGTTCATACAGTTTGAAACCTGAAAATATTAACATATATGATGAACATCATGGATATTTCACCGTGATAGAATTCATAAGAGGTGTTGATGAATAAACAATAGGACACGTAGCTCAGCCGGTTAGAGCATCTGACTCATAATCAGGGGGTCGCAGGTTCGAACCCTGCCGCGTCCACATGAATAAAATGTATGATGTTAAGGATTTAATTCGTGAAGCACGTTTAAAAGTCTACTATGAAAGTTTAACACCTAATTTCAAATCATCAACTAAAGTATCAGCAACGTTACATGTTGAAGTTGAAAAAAAGGTAAAATTAATTGAGATGTCCGCCCCTAACGATTTGAGATCGTCATGATTGTGAGGCTAGCAGTCTACCCGCGGACTACACGGGTATGGGGACGGACATTAAATATTGTCCTTTAGCTCAGTTGGTAGAGCTCCGGTATTACAAACCGGGTATTTGCACCAGTTCGAATCTGGTAGGGACAACACGGATTGATTTTGAAAGAATTAGAGGATATAGCATAGTTGGTTAGTGCATGACCTTGCCAAGGTTGAGACGTGAGTTCGAATCTCATTATCCTCTCATTTCTATTTACAAAAAAATAGATATAAAAATAAAGGGTCTGAGGGTGTCCCTCTCCATGCCTGAGTAGCTCAATTGGTAGAGCACCAAATTTGTAATTTGGGGGTTGCAGGTTCAATTCCTGTCTCAGGCTCCAGCTGTCGATTTTTCTGGTTCAATATCATGAGTTAGATTTTTAGACATAAAATGATAAAATGTCAAGTGAGTGGTATCCTTTTAAAAGTTTCGTGGGACGAAAGTAAGGTCAAGTTTTCTGAATAGAGTAGTTTCTGACCTAAACTAAAACTCAACTAAATTGGTAGAAAGCGGTGACCATGCTGTAAATGTCACCGCACTTGCATCGTTGGTGTTTAACGGTTAGCACACCAGACTTCCAATCTGGGGGAGAAAGTTCGAATCTTTTACGATGCTCCACACGATTTTTGTAATTTCTTCCCATATATTAATATGGGAAGAAAACAAAAGGGTAAAAATAATTCTCAGTATGGAACGATGTGGATAACAAATGGTATTGAAAATAAAAAAAGATTCTGAAATACAACAAGGTTGGTGTAAAGCAAGAAATGTGAGGATATAACATAGTTGGTTAGTGCACGACCTTGCCAAGGTTGAGACGTGAGTCCGGAACCTAATGGGAGATCAAACTATTTATAGTGAAAGATTATGAATGACAGGAACACATGTACATCTTCCAACAATTGTTGAATTAAAAAAACAATTTAAAAAATTAGGATTAGAATGTTTTATTAAACATTACTCTTGTTATGATTTTTTAGTTGGTGAAACTGACTCAATGAAATACATGGAAGAAAAATACGAAGAATATAAAAAATTTTGGAGAGTTACCCAAGTTGGTGAAGGGGGCACATTGCTAACGTGCTAGGTCGTAGAAGATACGGCGCATTGGTTCGATCCCAATACTCTCCGCAAATTGTAAGATGGTGAAATTGGCAAACACGTCCTATTGTCTATAGGATGCGGAAATGGAAACAGATAATTGATATGGTTAATGATAAACAATATTGTTAATTATCGAATCCCCGTTTGAAGGTTCAAATCCTTCTCTTACAGCGACTAAAAAAAGGAGGTCAAAATGGAACAAATGTTCAGAACACTTTATGGTGTTCAAATCCCAAATCTTGTAGAATACATTAAAGATTATGTATCAACAAGAGAAAATGTGGAAATTTTAATTGGTTCTGACTCACAATGTTACGGTAATAAAAAAACCGTTTATGGTGTTGTTATTGCACTTTACGTAAAAGGTAAGGGTGCCCACGTATTATGTAGTCGTGAAACAGTACCAATGGAAAAAGACACATCAGTTAGGTTATTAAATGAAGTTTGGAAATCAATTGAGGTTGCCGAATTTTTAAAAGAAAATGGTTTACCAAAACCAACATGGATTGACATTGATTTAAACCCTGATCCTAAATTTAAATCTAACGTTGTGTTAAGACAAGCGGTTGGTTTAGTTGAAGGTATGGGGTATAAAGTTAGATATAAACATTTAGGTGCGTTAACCACATACGCGGCAAATCACTTAGTTAGAATATAAGAAGAAAGAAATTTCTTCTTTTTTTTTATATTTATATATAATTGACATTTTAAAAATATGTCATTATATTGTTTTATGAATTTTTTAAGAAAAATTAAAAATACAGCAACAAGTGCATTTATAGCTTCGGGTAAAGTACAAGAAAAAATAAATGAAGCAGTTAATACAGAATATGGATATATTCAGGAAATGCGTAAAGAACACATAAATCTTTTATCTAAAAAAAAGTTTTATGAATTATTAAATGAGGCTGATGAGTATACATCAAATAGATTTTATAGTGAAAGAGGTCTTCAAAGAGATCCATATAACAGATCTTTTATAAATAAAATCTATACAAAAGACTCATTTAAACTTAATGATCCAAATAATTACACATATCACTTAAAAACAGATAATAATTTAGGTAAATATGCAAAACACGTGAATTTAATTACTGAAGATAATCAACATGTTTTAGAATTTATTGTGAATCCACATACATCACCTGAATCGAGATATGATGATTTGACAACATTAAGTTCGTTAATAGTTAATGAAAATGGTAAAACATTTGAATTTAGTACTATTAAATATTTGGGATCGAATGTAAATCCCAATGGGGAAATATCAATTTTTTACCAAGTAAACATTAATCAATTTGGTGAATATAATTTTGAATTAGATGACACCCCAAGAATATTAACTAAAAAAGATTGTCCACCACATAACACATATTATTTATAATTTTTTTTTTATTCAATAAATGTTATATATTTGTCCCATGAAAAATGGGACAATTTTTTTTAATAGGAAATCTCGATTTGAATACGAATTTTTAGATACGTATATCGCTGGTATTGAATTAGTTGGTACAGAATTAAAACCAATTAGAAATGGTAAGATATCAATGGTTGATTCGTATTGTTTTTTTATTAACGATGAATTATATGTGAAGAATTTACAAATAAATAATGATGGTATATCCTTCGCCCATAAGGTTGACCGTGATCGAAAATTGTTACTAAACAAATCAGAATTAAAAAAACTAAAAAAAGATTTAATTGATGGATTATCCATCATACCATATAAAATTTTCATCAATGAAAAGGGATTTGTTAAAGTTGAAATTGTTCTTGCTAAGGGTAAAAAACTATATGATAAAAAAAGAGACAAGAAAGAAAAAGATATTATGAAGTTTTCACTAAATAAAAAATATTGACATGAGTATGTTTTCAGAGATTCTACATGAATCATTTGCCGCTGATTTGTTAGTTGTATTAAATAATGCAATAAACTCAAAAAACAACGATATTATTCATTTTGCAAAAGAAAATATTTTTCCTTTATGGGAATCAGAAATGGGTGATGTGTATCGTAAATTAACTGAAGACGAAATTTTCATTTCTAACTTTTATAAAAACAATTTATAATGTTTTACAATTATTTTTCGGATGAAAAATATATTCCTGAAAGTTACTCTAAAAATTTCAATGCACCTGCAGGTGTGCATATCATGAACAAAAATGAACGCAGGGCATTACGTAAACTAAAAAAACAAACAGGTCTTAATGAAGTTGAAATTCGTAAAGAAAAAAAATTTCGTAAGATATTATCTGAGGCACAAAAACAAAAGGGGGACAAATCTGTATTTGATCGACTTATATTGAGGGTAGTAAAGAAAATTACACAAGAAACGAAATTACCTGTTCAACATCCAGAATTTAAAGAAAAATTAAATGAGGAATTGAATAGAAGAGAACGTTGGTATTCTCGTGGTTCAAGTCTTTTATACACAACACCACCTGATAAGATAATTCATCGTTACCTTTCTTTACGAAAAAAAAATAAAGAAAAAAAACGATAGTTATCAATTCATTTCGTATATTTGTAACAAATAAAATAAAAAATGGAAAATTTAACAAAAGTTATGGAGTACTGGTGGGTACTATTAATTGTTCTTGGATTGGTGTTCAATAAATGGTTATTATTGATCCCAAGAGTACTATTTGGTATGGTTATTATACCTGAAGACAAAATTGGTCTTGTAACAAAAAAGTTTGTCTTATTTGGGAATAACAAATCATTACCTGATGGTAAAATCATCGCATTAAATGGTGAACCCGGATATCAAGCAGATACATTGGCACCTGGTTTATATTGGGGTTATTGGATTTGGCAATATGAAATTAAAGAAGAAGGATTCGTTGTTATCCCTAAAGGGATGCTTGGACTTGTTGAGTCTAAAGATGGTTTAATTTTACCAACAGGTACAATTCTGGCACGACATGTTGATTGTGATAATTTCCAAGATGCACGCGCATTCTTGACAAATGGTGGTATGAGAGGTAAACAAGTAAGTTACCTTAACAATGGTAGTTATCGAATTAACACACACTTATTTAGTGTTTATAGTGCAGATATCACCACGATTCCTGATGGTATGGTTGGTGTTGTTACAACGAAAGACGGTCAACCACTTGAAAAAGGTAATATTGCTGGTAAAACGATTGAGGGTCACAAAAATTTTCAAAATTTTGAAATGTTCTTAAAAAACAATGGTGAACGTGGTCTTCAAGAGGAAGTTATTCAGTCAGGTACATATTCATTGAATCCGTGGGCGGTTGATGTGGAAATTGTTCCAATGACTGAAATCCCAATCGGACATGTTGGAGCAATTATCTCATATGTTGGTCAAGAAGGTAAAGACATTACTGGTGAATCGTTTAAACATGGTAATATTGTAAATAAAGGTGAAAAAGGTGTATGTGCAGTACCATTAGATCCGGGTAAGTACGCGGTTAACCCATACACACATAAAATCGAACTTGTTCCAACAACAAACCTTGTGTTAAATTGGGCTAACGGAACAAACGAATCACATCAATTGGATAAAAACCTATCAACAATTAAAGTAAGATCTAAGGATGGTTTTACATTTAATTTAGATGTGTCACAAATCATTCACGTTCCATCAAATGAAGCACCAAAAGTAATTGCTAGATTTGGTTCAATGTCAAACCTTGTGTCACAAGTTCTTGAACCAACGATTGGTAACTACTTCCGTAACTCTGCACAAAGTTCTGATGTGATTTCTTTTTTGAGTTCTCGTGAAGAACGACAACTGGCAGCAAAACAAAGAATCTCTGAAGTTTTAAGAGAATATAATGTACATGCGGTCGACACATTAATTGGTGATATTGTACCACCGAACGAGTTAATGAAAACATTAACAGATCGTAAAATTGCTGAACAAGAAGAAATCACGTTTGAAACACAACGTAAGGCACAAGATAAACGTAAAAATCTTGAATCCGCAAAAGCATTGGCTGATATGCAAGGACAGATGGTACAAGCACAACAATCTGTTGAAATTTCCCAACGTCAAGCAGAAGCTGCGGTTAAAAAATCTGAAGGTGATGCGAAGGCGATTGAAATTAACGCAGGTGCTGAAGCAAAAGCAAAACTATTAAACGCAGAAGCTGAAGCAAAACAAAAGAAACTTTTGGCCGAAGCTGAAGCATATCAAAAAGAACAAGTTGGTAAAGCAGAAGCGACCGCAATTGAAAGTGTTGGTAAAGCGACCGCAGAAGCATATAAACTTCAAGTGGAAGCCATGGGTGCCGATAATTTCTCCAACTTCAAAGTGGTTGAGGCGATTGGTGAAAAGAATGTTAAAGTTATCCCTGAAATTCTTATTTCGGGTGGTAATGGGGACAATAGCCCAATTTCAGGTCTTCTTGGTATGGAACTTCTTAAAATGGTTCGTAAAACCGAAAATAATAATCAACAACAATTATTAACCGAAAAAAATAGTTAATAGTTAACAAATAATGTGATGTGAGATTTTTCTCACATCACATATATGTTCTGATGGCGAAATTGGTAAACGCACATTATTATACGATTCGTTCTTAACTAATATTGACAAAGATTAATAATTAAACATATCTAAAATATATAAAATAATTTGAATAGATATGTTTTCAGTCAATATTAATAAAATAGATAGAATAATATGATAAATTATAAAAAACCCAAGAACGTTTTAAATGATGTGAGTAGAAATACTCTTACAGGTTCGAATCCTGTTCAGAACACAAAAAAAAATAAAAAAAATTTTTATAATGTCTTGTTTTTTAAAAAATGTTTCGTATATTTTTACTCACAACATTATTAATAACAAGATTAACAACAAATAGAACAACATGAAACTAACAAAAAACATTATTGCCCTTCAAAAAGGTCTAGTAATTCCATCTAATGATGGAATGGACAACAGAATCCCAGCGGCGACTTTACAAGCACACTTAATGCAATGGGGATACATGCTAGACGAAGATGCTTTCACCGAATTATCGAAATCTGACCTTTCATTTATTACTAACTTTAATGATGAGGTAATTCCATATCTAAAAGAGATTACTGGCGGTAAACGTAATTACCAACCATTGTACAAAAACTTCCCAAGTGAAGTTATGTCAATGTCTGACTTTGAATTGTACTTAAATGCAATTATGCATTATTGGAGCAATGGTGCATGGGAACCATCAACAGTTGAGTACGAAAAACCAATCAAGTTCGAAAAAATCAAATACAAAATGATTAAGTTCGGTACTGAAGATAGGTTTTCACGTATCTTCACCGACTTGGTTTCAATTAACACATCATTAACCCCAACTGATTTGGAGGTTATTAAATGGTTTGTCAATTCAGGTAAAAAATTGGTGTTCCCTGATGTAATCCCTTTCAAAGAAAATCTTTGCACATTGGCGGGAATGGGTGTTGAAGGTTTACCGGTAAAAACAACTACTGACGTGTTGAGAATTGCAATACATTTATCAGGTGGTGATATTTCTTTACCAAAAGTACCTGCACGTGAAGTCAAGACTAATAGATGGTCAAAGTCAATGACTTACAACACTGCACGTGATAAATTCAAATTCAAGAAGTTCTCACGTAAAGAAAGAAAATATCTATTGGGGTTGTTAGAACAAACAAATTGTGATGTTAAGGAAATGATCTTAAAAGGTCAAAGATGGGTTCGTTTGGGGGAAATCCTTCACCCAATGGAATACAAAAACAAATTTCCAAAGGCATCAGAGGCGTTCAAAAAGATTCGTAATGAAAAAGTACAATCTTGGTATGGTATTTTGAATGACGCATTTAATAACAGTCTTGAAAAAGGTTTAAAAGTATTGTCACAAAGACCTGGAGAATTCTCACGTAGAATTGATTGGTTGGTTCGTACATACCCTGATAATTTGGATTTGGTTATGAAATACTTGGCCGAATCATTAAAGGGAACATCAAACAAAGTATTGTTTGAAGTGTACAATCACTTTGAAAATCGTCTTCAACCTGTAAAAAACAGATCAATCATGATCAAAGGTGCAAGAAAACGTACTGAACTACCATCACTTCCACCAATCCCACAAAATATTGTGGAAAGAATTCACTCAGAGTTGTTTGTAACTTTGAGAGAGAAGTTCTCAAAACTTGAATCACTTGGTAACTGTTGGATCGATGAAGAATTAAAAAAGATTCCTCTTCCAACAAATATGAGAAGTATGAACTTTTCATCACGACCAGTGATTAGAGGTCAAAGAGTACCACTTGACAACCCTGATTCAAAAGTTATTCGTCCTTTCGTACATTGGATGGATAAACACGGTAATGAAGATCTTGACTTGAGTGTGACTTTTGTTGGAGACAAAAATACTGAAATACTTTCTTTCAGTAACTTGAGAGTTGGTAAATCAGTTCACTCAGGTGATGTTAGACATCGTAGAGGTCCATGTGCTGAATATATCGACATTGACATGAAAGACGCAATCTCAAAAGGATTCAAATATGTTGTTATTGATGTGAGAAACTTCAATGGTGGTTCATTGAATTCTGTTGAATGTATGTTCGGTATCATGGAGAGAGAACATCCTGAATCAAATAAGACATGGTTACCCGAAACGATTTCAAATACACAATCTTTGGAATCAGAGTCAACAAACACTTTGATAGCAATCATCGATTTGGTAACAAAAGAGTATATTATGTTGGATATCGATTCAAGTGGTTGGGTGACAGCTAGAGGTGATGTTAAAAACACCTTAAAAGTTATCGACCAATATGCTCAACTTCCAAAAGTGAGTGTATATGATCTTATCTTGTTACATGTGGAAGCACGTGGTAGACAAGTAACCTTGGATCAAAATGTTGATACGTACTTCAAAATGGAGGACTTCATCAACAGTTATGAAGAAACTGGTAAGTTGATGGGTGTGTAATATCACCCATCAATCCCTAAAAAATATTGGTGGCTATCTGTAATCTTACTTCTTATAAAACAGCCAATTATTGTTCAACAGATACAGAATTTCCACTAACTTTAGTTCTTTTAAATCTTTATTGTGGCTATGTGAGTGGTTTAACTTGCACGTCTTTGCATATTAATCTGATTACGGTGTGATCTATTAATATTGCTTTAGGAAAGATGATGGGTTGATCCCAAGGGTCTTACTTCTATTGCATCATGAAAACGTCGAGCTCAGTCTCGATTCTATAGACACACAATCACCACAAAATTTATTGAAGGCTATGTGATTTGGTTACTTCTCGCTCGTAAGAGCACTCTACTTTTAATGGACACACCATCACAATTTCCTTCTCTTTTAGTTCTTTTTATATAATGTGGCTATGAATATTGGGTTACTACTATTGGTTAATTCATCCCATCCGAAAGGGTGAGGTGATACAGGTTCAAATCCTTTACTCATTCAATTCCCACATTTCAAAATATTGACGGCTATACTATCCGGTTACTTCTACAAACATTGGAGTTTTTCACCGAAGTGATTTCCGTCATATTAAGGGGGAGTAGCTCAGTTGGTAGAGCAAAAGTCTAAAAACACTCGGTTAATTTCCGTGTTATATGGCTATAGTTCGAGTTACTACTATTGCAAACTTTGGGTCAGGGGTTCGAATCCTCTCTCCCCCGCTTTAATAAACAAAAAAAAACAACAATTATGACAACAACAAAAACAACAGATGAAATGGTCAAAGAATTATTTGACACTGTACAAAGTAAAAAACTTGCAATTGAAAGAGCGGAAAAACCTTGTTGGCAAACAAGTTGTATGTTCGCATACAGTGCCGACAGTGCTCATGATCGTAAGGACATTCGTGTAATGAACGATGTAAGAAAAATCGTTGACATGTTAGCATTTTTGATTGATCGTAAAGAAAAATCTGAAAAGGCTTCACAAGAACTAGGTGTTGACCACAAGTTCACATGGCTCGGTTTCTCACTTGACGAATGGAAGGCGGATTTCCAAACAAGGGTAAACCAAATTTCAATTCAAGAAAAACGTAAAGAATTGGCGGAAATCGAATCACGTTTAAACGCAATCATCTCACCTGAGTTGAAAGCAAAAATGGAACTTGATACATTAACGGCATTGTTGAACAAACAATAATACCGTCAAATGTCAAACGGGTGTTAGTTCAATTAGTTTGGTTACTAACCAAAAATTGAATGAAGTTGTTGCAACAACAGGTGAATTATTCCCACCGGTCACTGACATAAAAAAAAAGTTTTTCAAAAATTTGGAAAGTTGAAAAACTCTTCTTATCTTTGATAAACAATTCGGGAAACCGAAAAAGTTCTTTAAAATGTGGGTTTGTAACAAAGCGGAAAAGGTAGAAGGGTAATTCCAATACGAAAAAACAGTATATCATGTCCTGCTTTAAATGTAGTAAGTATGATCGAGTCTAGTTAGGATGGTAATGGCTAGACGTAGATACCACCATCAGCTTCCAAGTTACAAATCCACAATTAAAAAAAAAAGTTTCTCAAAAATTTGGAGAGTTCAAAAACTCTTTTTATCTTTGTGAAACAATTCGGTTGGATAAAAACAAAACTCCTTAAATGGATTCCGATGAACCAGCAGGGACTGGCCAACTGAAAAGTTCTTTGAAAATATTGTACAAGTGGACTCGGATAGGTGAATAGGGAAACCGAAAGCTGAAAACCACCACCGCTGTACAAAATGTTTTGGGTGGTCTATAATCCATTCACCCGTAAGGGTGACTTTTACATCTCATTTGGGCTGTAATTGAAAATAAACTACGAAAGTAGTATAAAGTGACTATTTTGGTTAAAAATGGTTGCGGCTCTGTCAAAAGAGCTCGAGTAGACAAACGAGATATCATTTGACCTTTAGTATCGAGGGTAACACTGTAGAGAAAGTGGTTAGATGATCGGGCGATGTGGGTCGTTCGGTTGAGGTGGGAACACCAATAAAAATAACTCGTAGGATTATTGTGAGAAATGTTGTTATCCGACAACATAATCACGTTTTCCAATATCAGAGGTTCCTTAAAACCGAAAGGTATATGTTCGTACAGGTGGTGCTGTTGTTCATCTGTGATGTGTTCTACCAAGAGCATGTTACGTGAAGGAGTCTTAAAATATGGAGATGGGGACATCTCAGAGGGTAGTTTAGTATTCTTCTGTTCAAAAGATGGGAGAGCTGGTGGGGAACCACTACCTTCACAATCCACAAACCAAAATTTTGACATTTTTTCAAAAATTTAATCAAAAGGAAAAGTGTTCCCCGGTTGTTTGAGATAGGTGACTACATAGTAATGAGTGTTCATTGCCACAAAGGATCCCAAGTCCAATGTGATTTTTATGAAAGTTCTCTAAATCCGCAAGATTTAATCAGCTCGGCAGAGTTGAAGAGTGACAAGTACTAAGAGAGTATCAAACAACTAAAGGATTGGTTAATCTAATTGACCGTCACTCGAACTTACAGATCAAAAGTCTGTGGAAACGAAGGGAATCAATAATCCTTCTAAAGAGTTCTACCGAATGATGTATTCTCAGTCATTTATTTATCACAACAATTTGGTGTGTTGGGTTCGAATCCCAATGTGATACTGTCCTTCTTTTATTACGGGTACTCTTTGTGTGAGAGACATGGTTAGAAGTAAAATAAATCCATGGTAGTGAGATGTAGAAATCGAACTTAAAGTAACACATACGGTTTATTTTGGGGGTTTTTCCGTGAAACAAAAACATGTGTTTTGACAAAACGTATTTAGTCCGAAAGACTAACCCCATTAAAATTTTTGTTTCCTTATTTTGAAAAATAAGGTGGTGGAGTGGCTAACGAGCTTCATATCGTCAGTCCCATAAAGGTTAGAAATTTCTAACCTTTTTTTTTAGTAAAAAAAAATGTATTTTGTTTTATGAGATTTATATTTATTTCGGACACACATTCACTCCATGATGAAATGGACAATTCTTTATTTGATTTTCTTGATGTAAAACAAAATAACATTCTTATTCATTCTGGTGATTGTACCAATGCTGGTCGAGAGGTTGAAGTTAATAAATTTGTATCGTGGTTTCAAAATCTTAAAGGATTTGATTCTAAAATATTTATTGCTGGTAACCATGATTTTGCTTTTCAAACAAAACCTTTATGGTTGAATCATTACATTAATGAAGAAAATTTAAGCCAATCTGATTGTTTTTATTTGGAGGATAATGAGTTTGTTATTCTTGATCCTGAATTCTCAAGACCGATTAAAATTTATGGTTCACCTTGGCAACCATGGTTTCATGATTGGGCATTTAATTTACCGAGAAATGGTGCTGAACTTGAAAATAAATGGAAAGAAATACCTAATGACACAGATATTTTAATAACACACGGCCCACCGTTTGGTTATCTAGATATTACACCACGACATGTTAGGGCGGGCTGTGAAATATTGATTAATAGGGTTGAAGAAATTAAACCAATAATTCATTGTTTTGGTCATATTCATGGTGGATATGGTGTGGTTGAAAGAAATGGGGTAATTTTCGTTAATTCAAGTATTTGTGATGAAAGATATATCCCCAAAAATAGACCCGTTGTAATCGATTTAAATGAGATTAACGGGGAAATTGTTAAAACCATTGTAGATATTTAAGTATTTATAAAAAAAGTGAAAATATTTTTTTTATTTCCACTTTTTACATATCTTTGTATCAGTTCTTTAAAATATGGGGTATAACTGGTTATTGACTTCAAATATCAGGGATACATGGCACGTAGTCGGATGTCATCTACGACTTAAATCAACGGTGGTAACAATTAAATGGCGATGTATATCGTAACATGGAAGTAGCTGGTGTACTGGCAACTTCTAAGGTAGCTGCCTAATCAGGCACAGACCTAACGGGTCGATGGACATATAACCTTTGAACAGAAGTCCCTACAGTGGTTACTTACTTAGTGTAACAAAGGTACTGTTTAATGGTCTACCTATTAAAGTGATCTTTCCCACGGTTGTTGGTAATAATGGAAAAATAAGAACCATCTATTTGTTGATTATGAACTAATCAAATAAACGTGTAGTCATGTATTGTTGAGTTTGGAACACCGGGGTTCGAATCCCCGATACTCCACCGTGGAAATTTTGTACCTTTTCTTGATGTTTATTAAGAAAAGGTTTTTTTATGCCAAGAAGAGAAAAAACCTTATAAAAACAACAAAGAGGACTCACGTCCTCCTTGTCGTAGATGTGGAATACCCCCTTTCGTTTTTAGTAATTTATCATTCGGATATTGACCAAAACACCGAATTCATAGATAAATATCTATGAAAATACCAATGTTATATTTATGACACATTTTTAATTTTTGATGATGTTTTATATGCAACATCACATATTGTATTTGCCAATGATTCACCAAATTGTGTTGATTTAACGTACTCAAAAACGGTGTTTCTAATAAAATTAAATGCAACACTATCTTTTTCAGTCATTTCTTCTAAAATAAATCTAACTAATGCTTCTGAAATTGCGTCAACAACAACTGGTCCGTGTTTAACACACGCATTTCTATTTCTAAACATATTAATTAAATCAGTTAATGTTAGTTCAGATAATGCTGTTGATATCGCATTTGTTAATGATCCTTTGAATCCAAGTAAATTTAAAAAATGTGATATTAAAAACTCTTTGAATTGTGACCACCCACCTTTAAGTAAATTTGATACATTACCAAATGTGTTTTTTAACCAATCAAATTGTTCGTTTATTAAACTTTTAAGATCTGATTCTGAATATCCTTCATCAATCAACGTCCCTAAATAATTAACAGTCATTTGAATTTTAACATCTTTATCTTCATGTAAAGATATTTTCTTTAATGATTCAGATATTTGATATTTTTTGTTCAGTTCTTTCTGTACAATTTCTTTGATATTAATCATTATTAAATGTCAGTTTTTGTAAAATCTTTAAAATCTTTATTTGATTTATTATCAATTGGTGTTTGTTCTTTTGATTTTAACTTAATCGGTGTTTTTAATTCGTCTGGTATTCTTGTGTCAACACCAAACTTATCTGATAAAATATTGTCAGTATTTTTTACCGCGGATTTTGTTATGGTTGGTTCACATTTAGCAATCACAGCATCAAAAAGATCTTTTGTGATTAATCTTCTTGACATATCAAAACCATCATTTTTTAATGCGTTTAATGTTTTTGGTCCGAAATAACCTTTTGTTGGTGTAACACCTAAACATTGTTGTAATTGACCGATTTTTGGGTTTATACAACCAAATTCAAATGGGAAGTCTTTTTTACCACAATTATGATATATTGATTTTTTTGTTGATGATGAACCACCTTTAGTTGATCCGGTTGGAGTACTGTCCCAAGTAATTTCAATGTCGTCTATCGATCCTGTTTTATCACCTGAATCGATTGTTTTACTTGTTGACCCTGATTGTATTTGTTTAATCAGAGAATACATTTTATTTCGATTATCAACTGATTCAGGTTCTTTTACATAAAGATATTTCAACGATTTTGATAAATCACCACCACCAGTACCAGAACTTTTATATAATTCTAAAAATCTTTGTCCTTGACCATTTGTTGTATATTTTTCTAATAATTTAACGGCATCCCTTAAATCTTGTGTTGTTGATGGGAAATCCAATAAATCAATCATAGTATTAACATCCGTGTATATTTCGTTATTTGTATTTTGTTCATTTGTTTGTTGTATCTGACCATCTTTACATTTATATGTCCCCATTTTTTTTGTTTTACCATCAAGAACACGTCCATTATCATAAAAAATAATTGAATTTGGGTACTGATCATTAGTTACCTGTACCCCAATTGATCCATTTGATAATTTGACATATTTACCTTGTTTACTATTCAGTAAATTTTTTATACACGGTAACCATTTACCATCCAACATTTTATATACGTCATTACCATTTTCATCTCTTAAATCGGAATTACCGAACATTGATTTCAATAAAAAACCAGCACCTCCAATTACCATTAGACCAACTATTGCTGCTTTACTAAATATAAATTTTCTAACTTTTGATCCAGGTTTTGTTACTTCTTTAATATAATTTAGTCCCGAATATTTTTTAATCATTTCTTTAAATGAATTTGGGACTGATGTACCACCTGTTGGTTTAGTTGGGGTAGTTGTTGGTTTTATTGAAGAACTATTAAAAATACCTGTTTTGTCAATTAAACCATTTTTTTTCGATTGTGATATAATATCATTGATTGATTCATCGGCATAACCCTTACCTTTTAGTAGTTTTTTAATTTCATTAACATTTTTACCTGTTAATTCTTTAACAACTGATTTATCTTTAATAAATTCGTCAACTAATGCTCTTCTAACTGCAGGTGTTGTTTTTGATGATTTTAGTAGTCCTTTAGCCACCCGACCAAGTTCTTTGGCATTAGTTAATGAACCGTTTTTAATTGCATTAAAAACATCATCCGCAGTTGTCAGTGGTTTTTTACCCAACATAATTGGATTATTTTGTAAACCAATAGCAACTTCTAAATCTTTAAATGCACCTGATAATGTTGATTTCGCAAGATTTTTTGCACTACCAACTTCAGATTTAACTAATTGACCAAGTTGTTCATCAAATTGGAACTCATTATCGATCATTTCAAATAATTTCATGTTATATTCGTTTTATATACTATAATCCGTCAAATTCGGGTTTAATTTTATTGTTTATAAAAATGTCATCAATTTTATTATCATTCGATGACGTTTTTTCTATACCATATGTTATACCACCAGTCAATGCTGTTGGAACGGCAGCTCTCTTCATAAATTCTTTACTATTTTTAACTGGTGCAACATAACCTTTACCAGGAACAATCTTTGCTGTCTTCATTTGTTTTAATGAAGATGTTTTAAGTATTTGACCTAAATATGTTTGTAATTTTTTTAAAACACTTTCAAAAGAACCTAATATTTTATTTATAAAATTTGCACCTGATGGCCATTTTTTTGAAATTGATGATTGCACAGTTCTTAATGATGTTCCACCACTTTTAGTCGCATCAAATATTTTTTTTATTGTTGATTTTAAACCATCATTTTGAGCAACTTTGATAGCCATTTCTTTTGTTGATAATCCTTGTAATGGTTTAAATATTGCACGAGCACCTTTTGCGGCAACACCAGCAAAAACCAAACCAAGTAAATCGAATCCCAAATCTAAATATTTCCAAAACTCCTCTCTATTATCATCTTCAGGCCAATCACCTGATGTTATTTGATAAACATCGAGTGCGGTTATTAACCCCCATGCGGCCACTTGAAATCCCTTACCAATACCTGTTGCCACTAAAATTGCGTCAACGATAACACCTAATGTACTATATGCGGCGTCTTTTAGTTTTCTTAATACCCATACAACTCCCTTACCTAATAAGTTTAATATTTCACGCCATTCACCTTTAGATATTGCGATACCAATTTCTTTTAGTTTATTAAACCCATCGACAAAGGCATCTTTTACAGATGTTCCTGTTTGCTTTAACTTTGATCCCAACCAAGTATCATCCCAAAAACTCCATTCAATCAATAAATCTCTGATTGCATATAAATTACTATCACTTTCTAATAACACAATATTATTAATACTTTCTTTTATTTGGTGAAAATCTTTATTTGATTTTGATACCTTAGTATTATTAAAAATTGTTTTAAAATTGTCAATAGAAGCCCAAATATTACCTAATGATTTTTGTTCAACAATATCAAAAAGATTATCATGCAATATAAAATATCTATTGTCCACACTTAAACACGCTTCAAATATGTAATTTCTATTTTGTTTATGTTGATTGTGTAGATTTAATATTCTCGTTCTTTCTGACTCTGTGATGATATTTCTAATACTTTGATTCATTTTAATTGATTGGCTTTACCACGTTTTAATGATGATCCAACAATATCAGACCATTTTGTTACAGATACTTGATTCGATGGTCCTCTTGTTACACCACTTTCCCATTTACCAACTTCGGGATAACCTTGTTTTGACCCTGTACTTGATGTTCCGGTTTTTGGTTGTGCTGAAGATGGATCAGTACCAGCAATTGGTTGTGTGGTATCTTGTTCTTCTAATTCCTTAGATAACAATAATTTTAGTTGTTTCTCATTTAATAAAACCTTCATGTTTTATAAATATCCAAAAAACAAGGTTTTTTTTGTGTTGGATATACTAAATAAAAAATAAATCAACAAATGTCATCATAAACAGAATCGTTTTGTTTTGAATACTTTCTAATAATTAAACCCGCCTTTGCGTGTGCTTCGTTTTCAATTTCACTACCATCAGCACCATCTTCAATGGAGTTCTTTAATCGACCATCTTCCCATTGTTTATGGTGAGTTAATTCATGTGCCAAACTTCTTAATATATCAATAAACGCTCTATTTTTGGAATTAATTTTCACCACCTTTTTTTTGTCTGAATAGTCATAATTTGCGGTTGTTTTTAACTTACCTCTCCCATTCAATAATTTGATTTTAGGTAGTGTTTTTAACCCTAACTCAGATTTAACAAATTTCACAAAATCAGTTAATTGATCTTTTTTTTCCTTAGATAATTCCATTTTATAGATTTTTTTGTTCTGGTAATTCATTATCTAATAAATATTGATCAATTAGTTCAATAACAAATTCATTATCGATATCAGACATGTCAGATTCATTAATGATTGTTGGTGAATAATAAATGACCGAATTTACATCTAAATTTAATTCACGATAAAAATCATCACCATCCTCTTTTGTTGAAAATTCTATGTGTAATATTTGTGTTATTTCGTTATAATAATATTCGTGTATCTTATTCATATTTCAAACATAAGTATCGTTATTTTTATGAAAAAACTAAATATTTTTTTTTATTTTATATATGATCTTTAATTGATTGTCAATAATTACTAGTATGATTGATTGGTATATTATAGAATACTTGTATCCTAATTCGTATGAGTTATTTGTTAATACAATGTTCCCAAATGTTGGTGTATTGACAGTATCGATATTAAAAGGATATGACAATAGAAACCTATATTCTTTTTTTGAGAAAAATGGGGTTCATTTAAATCTTGAAAATTTGTCAAACAATATATGGGGGTACAATATTTCGTTAAGTAACGGCATTGTTTTTGGTTTTGGTTCAACAAAAAATGTCGATAAAAATTTTGTTGAAATTGATGGGTTTACAGAGTGCTTTAGGATATTGGAGAAAAAATTAAATAAAAAACAAATTGACTATAAATAAATTAATTAGTATATTATAAAAAACAATTTATATGAGTGGATTATTACAAATGTCTGAGGAAGAAAAAAAATTAATCAGAGAAAAACACCAAAAAGAAACGGAAAAAGAAAAGAAAAAGAAAGAAGATGCACAAAAAGGTTTACAAAAACCAACAAACAAAAAACCCTCATAATTCAGAGGGTTTTTGTTCTTCTTTATTTAATTGTCTCGATAATAAAATATATAATCCAAAAAAGAGACCCGCAATACCATACAATACGAGATTGGCTTTCCATACACTTCCTGTAAGCTCGATAAGGTAATATTGAACCACATCGAAACCAAATGGATTGAAAAAGAACCCCAAACCCAGCGATGTTTCTTTTAAATACATCAAACGAGTTTTTCGTTGTTTTAATTTGTTTATCACTTTCATCATCATCAGTACCCATATTATGTTTTTTTAATAATTTATTACACAATAACAGTGAACTACCCACCCACATTCTGATGGGTGGGTTTTACGCTCCATATAATAAAAATACAAAAAAAATACAAAAAAAAGACTAAAAAGAGTAATTTACCGATTTTTTTAAGACAATATTTTTTGTTATTTTTTCACAAAAAAAGAATAGTATGGATAAAGTATATCAACCGATAGTAATTGAAATGTGTGATGAAATTATAAATGAATTGATCGATTCGAAATTTTTTGAAGAATACGGGATAACAGATTACACATATGCTAAAACACATATTTGTGATGAATTAACAAAAAAATACATCAATAATGGCTTAGATTTAGAAACCGGTATTTTTACTGAAGATGAATTTGATTTATTGTTAAAAACAATCATTGCATCAAATACGTTGAATAAACTTAAAAGACTTGGATATGTGAATTCATACGAAGATGATGAAACTGAAGAGATTTTTTTTATAAATGATAAAGGTAGAGAATATTTGGAAAAATTAAAATCATCCAAATAAATTATTTTTTCTTCTCAACAACTTGTTGAGTGTATAGTTTTTTTCTTTGTTGTTTAACTTTTTCTTTTAATTCAATTATAGTTTTTTGTGTTGAAATAAGATTTTGTTCAATATTAGTCATTCTACCTGATGTCAATGTTTTCAACCCATTTGGGATTGAATCGTTTAATTTTCTAAGTTCACGAATAGTATCATTCAATGAATTTTGTAGGTCTTCAATTTTAAATTGAACTCTATTAAATTCGTGTCTTTGAACTTTAGATACTTCTTCGCTTATTAGTTTGTCTAATATATTTTTAACAACATTTTCATTAATTAAATTCTTACTCATAACAATAAATATATTTTCATTTGTAAATTTTTTTTATATTGATATTTTTATTACATTATAAAAAAAGAAAAATATTATGAATCAGGAATTGTCACTATTTGATTTTGACGACTTATTAATTGAACCAATCCACATTTCACCAATTAGATCCAGAAAAGAGGTTAATCCAAAACACAATAACGGATATTACCCATTAATGACAGCACCTATGGATACTGTTATTTGTAAGAATAATCATAAAATATACAAAACACGTGGTGTGATTCCGGTATTACCAAGAGGACAAGCATATTTTACACCATCTGTAAATGATGATGGACATTTTTCATCATATGGGTTAGACGAATTCAATGAGATATTTTTAAACAGTGAATCAGTTGAAATACCTAAAAACACAAAGGTAAATGTGTTAATCGATGTTGCGAATGGTCATATGAGAGCACTGTATGATTCTGCAAAACAAGCCAAAGAAAGATATGGTGATCAATTAGTTTTAATGGTTGGTAATGTCGCTAACCCCAAAACATTTGCAGAATATTGCATGATTAATGTTGATTATGTTAGAATTGGTATTGGCAATGGCGGGGGTTGCTGGGATGAAAATACGTTAATATTAACAAATAATGGTTATAAAAAAATTAAAGATATATCAATTGGTGATTTGGTATTAACACATAAAGGTTCGTTTGAATCGGTAATTAACATAATTTCATATGAAGAAGATAGTAATCTTTTAGAAATTAATGGTGAAATTTGTACAGATAATCATGAGTTATACGTGATAAACAAAAAAGATCTTGAATTAGTTACCGAAAATAACTATACCGAATATGCTTTTTTTATTGAAGCAAAAAAAGTTAATGAAAATGAACATTTAATTTTATCGTGGGAGGACGTAAATGTTTAACAAGTTTATTGGTAATAACTTTTAATATATTCAGAGTAAGAGAATCTGAATGTAAAAACATTAAAATATTATACAAAATACATAAATTATATGAAACTCAAATTCAACGAAATCAAAAAAAAACAAATTAATAAAAAAACAATGGTGTATGATTTAACTGTAAATAAAAACCATTCATATTGTATTGGTAAAAATAATTACATTGTACACAATTGTTTAACCACGGTACAGACAGGTGTTGGGTATCCAATGGCATCACTAATTGAAGAATGTAGTGATATTAAAAAGCACATGAATTTCCCTAACACAAAGATTGTTGCTGATGGTGGGTTTAAAAAATATTCCGATGTGATTAAGGCGCTTGCATTAGGTGCGGATTATGTTATGTTAGGGTCAATATTCAACAAATCACTTGAGAGTTCAGGTGAAACAACAAAAGAAGACGGTACAGTTGTTGACCAATTTAGTTCACACGCACAAGAATTATTTAACGCTGATATTCCACTTTATAAAACATTTAGAGGTATGAGTACTAAAGAAGTTCAAAAAGCGTGGGGTAGAAACGAATTAAAGACATCTGAAGGGGTTGTAAGAAGAAATAAGGTAGAATATACAATTGATGGTTGGATCGAAAATTTTGACTCCTATTTACGTTCTGCAATGAGTTATACGGGACATAAAGAACTCCGCGATTTTATTGGCGGAGTTCACTTAAATTTAATTACACAAAACGCGTTGAATCGATTTAATAAATAATATTTTAATCAACTCTAAACTCTTTATCCTCTGAACTTGATAGTTCTTTATCACGTTTCATACCATCTTTAATGTAACTTCTAATTAATTTAGATACTGTTACTTGTTTATGGTCTGCAACCTTTTCAATTTCACGATAATATGCTGGTACAACCCTAAAAGACAACATTTGTATTAATTGTTGATTTTTTGGTAAGTCAGATTTTTCGGGTTTTTTCTTATTTTTTTTATATTCGTTTGAAGCCATGATCTATTTTTAAATAAATATTTGATAATCTCACTATTTTTCGTTATTTTATAAAAAAAACAAATATTTTATGTCAGAAGAAAAAGTACAAACAAACACATCCATTAAAGAAATGGAGGAAAAATACCCAGAAATGACTAAGGAATTCAAAAGAATTGTTAGAGAACAATATGAAACATTTTGTAAAAAAATGCTTGATTATGGTACGGATAACATTTCTTTAGGTAAAGACTTGTCAAACGAAGAAGATCGTAAATTGTCTCAAATGGGTGTTTGGTTCAGAATGATGGATAAAATTAATCGATTAAAACAACTTGTGGTTAATAATAACACAAATAATGTCGGTGAATCGGTTAATGATACATATCAAGATCTATCTGTTTACGGTATTTTAGCACAAATCATAAAAAACGGTAAATGGGGTAAATAAATATGTATATAATTTATTTTACAAAAAGGGGATGATCACATGTGTCCCCTTTTTTTTGTTAGATATTTATAAAAAAAGAAATGAATGAATTTTAATCCTGATCATCCAAGTTTTGTAACATTTCTTGAACATGTCACATATTCAATAAAGAATGAAGTTGATATGTCAAAATATTTTAAATTATCACCAGATAAAAAATTAAGTATACAATACATTGTTTTCAAACTTTTTGAAAATGCGATAAAGCATAGAGCAAGTTTCACAGATGATGAAAAAAAATCAATTATTTCATTATTAATGAAACGAAACATTATTGACCAATATTTTGAATTTAATGGGGTGCTTTTAGATATTTTGAACAATTACGATCATATACAAGAATCAACGAAACCTAAAAAAAGAACACGCAAAGTCACCTTAACCAAAAATGACAAAATATGATCTTGATATCAAAAAAAAGAAAAAGTACGCCATTTTAACATTAAAATGGTGTCAAGAGTATTTTGGGATAAATGAAAGAAAAAGAACAAAACTAAATTTTGTTTTATCAGAAAAAACTAGAAACATTAAAGGTAAGTTCCTGGTTTATGGTAGATATTGTTTTTCGAAAAATAAAATGGTGATATATTTACCAAACTGTAAAACAATTGATTTACTTGTATCGACCATTATTCATGAGTACACACATTATTTGCAGTCAGGTACAATGTATAGAAAATACGAAAAAACACATTATTACTCAACCAATCCATTTGAGCGTTGTGCATTAAGAAATGAAGAAAAATACACAAAAATGTGTATTAAAAATATCAAGAAATTAATCTGAAATTATCTCTAAATCAGGGATTTCTCTAAGAAAATAATAGTAGATATCATCACTATGATTGTTTTTTAATATGATATCACAATTCCAATATGATTTAATTTCTTGTACGTATTCTTGTTTTATATTGGTTTCTTTTACTTTATTATAGACCCAATATAATTTATCTTGATAGTTAATAAACTCTTTAGGATACATGATTCTTAATTATGTAGTTGTAAATATTGATAGGAGTGTCATTATTAACAGGAAATTCAACAAAAGGTATATTATTATCCAATAATCGTTGAACAATTTCATTATCGATTTCTTTAGATTCCTCCAAGTCTTGGAATCTTCCATTTTTATCATAGGTGGTATCATCTCTTTTTAATAAAATATTTAGGTTATTGTATTTTTTAAATAATGATAAAATAAACTCATCAAATTTATTATCATAAAACATTGCTGGGTATTCAGGATTATCGTTGTACTTGTTTTTATAGATCATCCCTAAAATTATTGGGGAATCTACAATAACGTATTTCACTTTATTATATAATCTACTAATGTTTCTGTGTTGGTTTGCAGTTATGTAAAACTGATCCTTAATTGCCATATAATTCTCCTCCCACGCAACTATTTTAGGGAATTCAAATGTTAACTCAACATCCATGTGATTTTTCTTCATTTGGGTAAATAACCCTGATGCTTGTGTGGATTTACCAATACCCGGACCACCAAAAAAATTTATAATAAGACTCATACTAAATAATACAAAAATTTTTTAAAAAAATCAAATATATATATTGGTTTATTTGATTTTTTTAAGTATTTATTAATTGTTATGGATACAAATTCAATATATACAGTACTAATAACAGCAATAACAGTTTTGGGCTCAGCAAGTGCTTGGAGGTATTATGAAAGAAGAGCATTAAATAACGAAAGAAATGAAAATTTCATGAAAGACGAATGTCGTGAACGAATAGCAAAATTAGAGGTTTTATTAGAAAAAAGTGCTTTAGAAAAAGAGCAAATGAGACATGAAATTTTGCGATTAACCTCTGAGGTGTCTAAACTAAGTGTTAAAGTTGCATTTTTAGAAAAAGAAAACGAAGAATTAAAAAACGATGAGTAAAATTATTATCACAGAAACACAATTAAAATCTTTGTTGTCACACAATATTAATGAACAACAAAGTAAAATGATACCAACAGGTGGAACATCCGAAGGACAGGTAAAAGTACTAAACGGTAAGTATTTTGTTATTGCGGTATCAGAAGATAACAGAAAAGAAAAATTGGGTCCATTTAATTTTAAAATACTACCTAAAAATGGTGAAATGGTTAAAATCCAAAATCAAAATGGTGTATTATCAATTTTTGGTTCTGACCCTAAAAACCCCAAAAAATTAATTAAATTTAATTAAGATGTTTTAGTGTAATTGTCAAAAATATTGATAATGTCGTCAATATTTTCATATGAATAACATTCAGAATATCCTGAAAAAGTTTCTAAAATTGGTCTGTATTTTTTTACAGACCTTTTTTTATTTAATTCGTCTTTAATTTTCTTTTCTAATTGTTCTGCATTTGGTGTATCGATTCTTCTTAATATTGTTTCAACAACATATCCATCATAACCATATGTTTTACTAAAACGTCTAATAATAAATTTTTTAGATGTGATCCCAACCTTAACAAATGTTTTATTTGTCGATTCTTCTTTAATTAAAATTAGATATAACGATTTTGGTAACTTTTCTATTTTTTTGTCTTTTTTCTTTTTATTTTGTTTTAGTTTTTTTTCAACATATGTTTTAGCATCTTTTAATGTTGTAAATTCTTTCTCATCTCTGTATGGATTTACAATTGTTTTTTTAAATCTTTGAATATAAATTGTTTTACCACTATCAACAATGTATTTAATTTTTAAAGGTGTTTTAAATTCATAAATTGAATAATACCCTATTTTTTGTATTAATTTTTTCATATACTTATATGTACACAATACATATCGATTTTACCACTTAAATCAAATATTTATTGTTATATTTATTTTATTATGATAAAATTCAAAAATATTGTTAGGGATATATTAACAGAACAAGAAGAACAGGAAATTAGAAATAAAGGTTTATTTAATAGATTATCTGAAAGATGGAAAACTGAATGTCCTGAAATCACAACTGAAGACATGGTTAAAATCTTCAAAAGACATGAAGCTATTAAAAATAGTATCAATGAAGATAACCCTGGTGTTGTTACATTTTTACGTAAATATGATGGTGAATATGGTAATAAAAAATATACATTACAAAATCTAAGAGACATTACCAGCATTGAGCTGGGTCATTTAGTTGAATTTTTAATTGAATTTGGTAGATTTTTTATTGAATATCCATGTGGCGAAAATAACAAAACAAAAAACCAATTATCGAAACAAGAATTACGTCAAATATTTAACCAAAATGGTGTACAAAAAACCCCAGAAAAAATTGAAGTTTCAAGATCAATGTGGTTTAGTGATACCAATGCGGTAATAAATGATAATGGGTTTAGAGTGTATTCAATATTAAATAAAGAACAATCCATTTGGATGGGGTATTATTATCAAACACTACATAAAAAGGTGTATATTCAGAATATGAATAATAATTATCGTGATAATATAAATTCTCCTTGGTGTGTGACGTGGAGAGGTGAAAATGTTGAAGAATTTCGAACAAATGAAAACGGTCAAGATTTTGGGGCACCATTATTTACCCATGGTTCAAACATGTACGGTAACTATAGGAATGTACACAATAGGACTTTTTATTTTGTGATTGATGAGAATAAACCAGAAACAGATAAATATCATTTATCCGCATTACAAATAAATAATGTTGGTTCATATATTTTAACATCAATGTTTAATGATGGTGATAAAGCAATGAGTTGGGAAGATGTTGTTGCAATTTATCCTAAAATAACGAATTATAAAGATGTGATCGTTCATCGACCACTAGATGTTGATGAATTAGGAACACTATCAATTTTAGATAGAATAAATGAAACACCGGGTAATCAATTTGAATTTGCAAGACAAAATCAAACAATTAAAAATGAATATATTGATAATGGGGGAACAATTAAAACCGTAATATCATGGAAATCAATGAACGGTGAATTAAAAACAAAATACATTGATTTAATGACAAATGATGACGTTTTAACACGAATCTCCACATTTGATCTTTTACAAGCAATTGTTTCAACACCCGGATTTGATAAAAAACTACAAAGAAGATTCCAAATAATTAATTACAATGATGGTGTTTCGGGTATTTTAACAAATCTATTAAAATCGGAATTTAAATTAATTAGAAAAAGTATTGATAAACCAAATATTGGTGTTTATGAGAAAAAAGGTGCACAACTATATGGTTTAATGAACTATAACACATTATCTTGGGTAAATTACCAAGGTACAAAATATGACGCATCTTTTAATATAAAAGACTACTCAACAATATATGACGAAACAGGATCTTCATATTTTGTTGAGATTATGGTTCAAAATGGTACTGGTAAAAAAATGTATTTAGTGACACCTTTAGATGAAGGTAATGGGATTGATACATATATTATTAGTGAGAAAAAATGGGGTGAAATTAAAGATAAATTTAGTGAAGTCGATAAATATCTATCAACCTCAACAGATTTCGAACCATCACAACATTCAGATATAAATGAAAAAAAGAGAGATTAATTCTCTCTTTTTTATTTACTTTTTTTTATTTTTTCGTATACTTATATTAAGACCTTGTGATTGGTCTTCGTGTGTTCTTAGTGACATTTGAGTTGGATATAAAACACCCAACAAAACGAATACCAAATAAAACAAAAAAAATATAAGGAAATGAAAAAACAAACAACATTGGCATCAATGCCATACGCGTATATCACAAAAGAAAAAAAACGCGTTAAACAATTTGATCAGACCGTTTATCTTAAAAACGGAGATGAGTTCGAAATTGAACTATTTAATCCAACAACAAATAGGGTTTTAGCGAAAATTGAAATAAATAACACACCAATTGGTAATACGGGAATCGTATTAAGACCTGGTGAAAGAGTTTATTTGGAAAGATATCTTAATGATGCAAAAAAATTCTTATTTGAGACATATATGGTCAATGGTGATAATTCTGAAGTAGAACATGCAATAAAATATAATGGTGACGTAGTTGTCAAGTTCTATCAAGAAACTGTTGAACAATTTAACTCAATATTATATAACACATCAAATAATATTGAATATACACCAATTCGAAGATATTTTGTACCACAATCATTCTCATCATTAAATAGTAGTGAACTTAGTGATACAAAAAATACGAGTGCGACACTATCATTTTTTGATCAAAAATTAAAAAACCGTAGTAGGGGTATAGATAAAAATACTAATGATATTGAAACGGGTAGAATTGAAAAAGGATCACATTCAAATCAAACATTTACTAGTGTTAATCTAAAGTTCAATCCATGGTCTATTAGTGAGTCGGTATGGAAAATTTTACCAGAAACCCGAAAAATGTTAACATCTGATGATATTGTAGTCTATTGTACTGAATGTGGTCATAAAAGAAAAAAACCAACACATAAATTTTGTCCAATGTGTGGAAATAAATTTTAATAAATAATAACTAAACAAGGTCTAAAAATATTGGGGGAGAAATTTCCCTATTTTTTTATATTTATAGTATAAAATATATCGAGTGATGAATTTTTTAGATTTAGTCGAATCAATTATAATTGAACAATATAACATTGAAAAAATTAAAGAAAAGTATGTAGATAACGATAAAAAATTATCTGAAAAAATATTTAACGAAATTGTTTCTGTTTCTAAGAACAAATTTAATTATATTGCATGGTTAACAGTAAAAGTTGCAAATAATATAATTGATGTCACTGACATATATAAGTTCGAGAAATATTTTCAAATTTTTGACCGATATAAAAATAAATTTAGAATAAAAGATATTCACCAGTATAAAACAACAAACGATATCAAAGAATTTATTGAAAAGTGTGTTAATATAATGGAAAAAGATATAACAACTACTGACAATAAATTAGATATCGAAAACATTAAAAATTATGTTACAACGAATGATATTCTTAAATTAGAGAATGTTGGGATAAAATACTTAGGTATGAATAGTGGGTATCAAATATTTGAGATACCATCTACTACTAAAGATGATGATAATGCTTGGAAAGTATATCAAGAAATATTAGGACGTTGTGCAAATAGGGATAAAGGTGCTGAAATTAGTATATGTACAATGGCAAGTTTTAATCATTTTAATGATTATTTTAATAGATACCCAGATTCATCATACTTTGTTTTGTTTAATTTAGGTGACAGCAAATCACCATATCAATTACATTTTGAATCAAAACAATTTATGGATAAAAATGATATTGATATTTTTTAAAATAAATTAAAACGATTTCTGATTTTTTGTATTGATCCAGGACTCAATACCCAATTAATATTATTGACAACTTCAACAGGTAATTCTTTCTCCAATTTCTTCTGTTCAATGTTTTTGTAATATGGTACTTTTTGTATTGAAAAGAAATATATGTCTTCAGGATTAAAACCACTAACCATTCCTAACATAATATCATTTTTAATCTTATTATCATATTTTTTTATGTTAACCCATGGAAATGATTTCTCTAAAATCCACAATGTTTCATTAAACGGTTCTTTATCACCATCCATATATTTTAACCACCTATCCCAAATTTCATTTTCACCATATGGTGATAAATCATATTTGTGTGATAGATCAGTCCCATAAATTTTATCAAATACTTCAGCTGGCTTAAAATTCTCATTTATCAACGTCTTTATTGTTTTTAATTGATCTTCAGTCATTAATATTTTCATACTTATAAATATAAAAAAAATCACCAATTATTGGTGATTTTCAGTAAACAACGTATGACCAATTTTTTTTCGTTTAATGTAAACGTATAACGATGGTGATTTTTGTTTTACGTCTTTAATTGTCTTACACTCAGAAATAATCTCCATCATTTTCTCTTTTGTCCATTTAGTGTACCCTTTTTCCATATGAGTTGTTATTTGATCAATCCACTCCATGGTTATTGCTCTTTGATATGCACTTGGTGAGTTTTGACCAAATTCTTTACGTGTTTTATATTTTAACGCCTCATTCTTAACTTTATCAAATGTCCAAATTAAATTTGGGTGGGATTCTTTTGTGAAATGTTTTGAAAACTCGTTATGCCAACCCTTATTTTTTGCAATTGTGATGATTTTTTGCCCATGATTGTTTCTAAGTTCTTTCAATGATTTACATGATTGATATAAATCATATACAATATCTTTTGTCCACTTCACCTTGGGTTCAAATTTATTTGGTTCACCCATATGTTGAACAATTTCGTCATAATATTCGGATTTTAATGCTGTGTTATATGCCGAAATATTTGATTTCATAAACTCACTGCGAGTTTTATATTTTTTCGCTTCGATTTTCAATGACGGTAAATCCCACTTTCTTTTTCTTGGTATGAATTTATTTATTTCTTCTAACCAACCTTTCTTTTTACAATAATTGTAAAGTTTACCATATTTTTTGTGAAACTCCGTTTTAGATGTAAGTGTTTTTACAATCTCAACAATTTCATCAAATTCAAATTCTTTTTTAGTACTCATATAATTAAAATATTTTTTACAAAACTAAAACAATAAAATATTATAGTTGTGACCATTTTGTGATCATTTACCATAAAAACAATAACTAATTGGTTTTCAATCTAAAAAAATATTTTGTATTTATTAAAAATAACTGTATTTTTGTTTTCTAAATTTAATAATATGAAAAAAATCTTGTTTTATCTGTTAGTGACGGTTATTTCATATAACACGTTCTCACAAAATGTTGTCGATGGTCAAGTTATTATAAATAAATCTGACATCACATCAAATACAATTTTAAAATATTATGTGGATCAAATTGGTATTGATCTTGATCAATACCAGATAGTGACACTATCAAAAATAGTGTCAATTGTAAAAGAACATAAGTCAAGTGGTATCAATTTCAAAACAGTATCAAATACGTTTGAATATTCCACCATCAACAATTATACCCAACAAAAAAAGATTATGGAATATAATGGTAAAACAAAAAGATACCCAAATAATAGGTATCTTTATTGTGATTATACGTTAAATAAAAATTCGAATTCGAACTATGAAGTCTTATTCTATATCGTTGAATAACTATTGAACTTTATATGTTAACCCTGTCTTGCTTGGTAGAATTTTACCATTTTGATTGACACATTCCATCCACATAAATGTAATATTACCATCTATGTTTTGATATGTTGGTACATATAATTTTGTGAAATTTTGTTCAGCATTAAATTCTACTAAAATTTCAACTGTATCGGGGTCGGTTATACCATTTTCAATAACGTCTTTACTTGGCACATCTAAATACCCACCACCAAAATCAACAAACAAATTTTCCCCATCAAAACGACCCATAATTGAATTCGGTCTTTTTTCAGGTAAAACAGACATTGTAAAACGAATTATTTTTGTTGTCCTTTGTTCATTCATGTAATGATTTTTTGTCGCATTTAAATGCATTTCCAATATTCTGTTTTTTTCAGAATCATTAACATCCCAATTATATTTTGTTTTCATATTATCTTCAAAAATTTTATTTTTCTTTTTTACCGATACTTTAATTTTACCAATAGATTCAGGAAAAAGATTATCGTTTGACTTACCATTAACAATATGGTATATCGCGTTTTTAATTTTAGAGATATCATTGATGTCATATATTTTACTTTCATACACGTCATCATTAGATTCCATTGGTTCACCAACAAAAGTGTTTTCACCATTAGAAAATATTGGTAAATAATACCCTTTATATTGGATCACATCAACTTTTTTATATTTCTTCTCACCAAAACCAAACATTACAAATATCTTTTAAAATCTGATTTAATTTTTTCTTTACTTTCATTCATCCTACTTGTTTCGATATTTGATAATTTACTTATTTCTGTGTCAGGAAACATTAATCTAGATTCATTATCAACTGTTAATATTTCTTGCAAACGATCAAAAAACTCATAAAGTGCACCAGAATTTTCGGGTTTAAAATAATCGGGATGTATTTTAATTTGTTTTGCAACAATATCCGCCATTTCTTCAGGTGATGGCATTGGACCCTCACCCTCCTTAAATTTTCCATCATTACTAATGTGAAACATTCCACCGAGTTCTTTAATGTCCAAATCCTCTTGTATGTTTTTATTTTGTACAATATGTTTTAATTGTGATTCTGTAATTTTAATTTTCTTTTTCATATTTCTTATATAACTTTAATAATAAATCATTTGCAATTCCATCATGCAAAAATTTATCTTCTAATAAATACTTGATGTCATCCAATTCTATTTGAATATCATCCAAAATATTAATTAATTTTTCGTATCTTACAATTAAATCCTTTGAATAATTGGTTACAATTGATTGATCATCATCAATCTTATCCAATAAAGTGTTTTCATCATCCCATTTTTTTTCATATTTTTTTTGATATACACTAATTTTATTGATGATGGTTTCTAAGTTTTTTTTACGTTTAATCGACATATCAATTGTAAACGTTTTCAATAAACTAAAAAACTGATCACATAATTTCTTACCAACAATAATTTCACTCGATAATTCCCGTAGTTTTACGTTTAAATCGATTTTATTGTTATCGTCAACCTGTTCTAATATGTCTAATAGTTTCATCACTTTTTTTCTGTTGATGTTGTTTGTTTAGGTTGTTGTGGGGTAACAGTATTTGAACTTAAATACTCTTTACCATACATTTCCCATGCTTTTTTTGTACTTGGTCCATACTTACCATATCCCTTCTTCACATCTTTATTTAATGTTTTGTATTTGTTTACCCACCCTGAATGATTTGTGTCTAACCAATCTTGAAATGATTTTAATTTTTCAAGTGAATTGATTTCTTTTGGAATAACGTATTTTACTTGTCTTTTTGGTGGAACGTATTTTGAATTTTCAACCCATTCAGCATTTACTCCACGACTATTATCCCACGACACCCTACGACCTCTCAAAATTAATGTCTTATTGTCAACACATCCCCAATTACCTGAATCAAATGTTTTCTCACCTTCAGAAACGTAAAACGTATTGGAGTTACCATATAGTATTACGGATTTACCTGTGATGTTTACTGTCACAGCATTTTTATATCTCGTGTCTAATTGTAAATTTGGTATTTTTAATGCGTCTCTAACACAAAAAAAGTTAGTGGTTAATGTTGTTCCTTTTTTTTGTTCGTTAATTATTGTCGAATCAACCACTTTTTTTATTTGGGATTCTGTTAAAATATATATTTTACCCATATTCGATTTAATTGTTATTACATATAAATACCTCGTAGTTATTCTATATTTATATTGTATGAATATAATTGACATAATAAAATTTATTGGTGAGAAAAATCCCAAATATGCATGGGAAGAAATTAAAAAGACTCTTCCATCAATACCAGTAGAAGGAAAAGGATATCTTGATGAAAATGGTAAACAACATGGTTATTGGGAAGTATATGATTACAACGGTAGTCTTAAATATAAGGAGAATATATTAACGGTAAAAAAGTAAAATGAAAATATTAATAAACGAAAACCACTTAAAGAATCTTCAAAAAGATTTAAACGAATTATATCCCAAAACATGGGATTTAAACACGTTTAAAAATCTTAAATCATTTAACACCAGAATACAATATTGTAACCAACATTTACAAAGACTATCATCTGGGTCATCAAGAATTGTTTATAAAATTGATGACGAAAAAGTATTAAAATTAGCCAAAAACAAAAAAGGATTCACACAAAATAAACAAGAAACATTATGGGGTTCTGATGGGTTTTTTGGTGAAATACTTGCAAAAGTATTCGATCATGATGAAAACTATTCTTGGATAGAAATGGAATTGGCACAAAAATTAACAAACAAAAAATTCACACAAATTGTCGGTTACCCAATATATGATGTTGAAATGTATATCACAAAAATGTATAACAAATACAAAAATAAACCTATCCATCGTTTAATCGATATCGATCCCATAATGGAAGAAAATCTAAATGAAAATGAATTTATACAATTACTAATACAATACATCATGGAAACCAATATTATTATTGGTGATATTGGTCGTTTATCATCATATGGGGTTGTTAATAGAAATGGTTCTGAAACAATCGTATTAATTGACTATGGATTAACCGAAAAAGATTATAGCAATCTATATAAACGATAATCATTTTAATAACTTCTCAGCGGACTCCCCTGTTGGTTTATTTGAATATAATGCCGAACCCTCGGTTGCCAACGCATTTTCATTTGTACTGTTATACGTATTACCGTCAACCTTTAACGCCTCAACCGAAAACTTCCATTCCTCAAACGTATTAAAATACCTAACTTTCTGTACACCATTTTCCTCCCATGCAATATAAAATTCAGTTTGTCCAGCAGGTTTTTTAAATGGAAACATCCCAATTAATTTCACATTATATGACTCAACATTCTTTGATAATTTATCCTTATACACGTTAGCACTAAACCCATTGTCAACCATCTTTTTTAACCCGTCTTTACCACCAACACTTTCAATATATTGATAAAATTCAACCATATTTGGTGTCTTTTTACCATACACATCCCTTAAATAAAAAAACCAAGAATATCCCTGAACCAATAACTCCTCAATACGATTTACAACCCTTTGTGTCACCTCTGATGTAAATGGTTTACCCTCATCATTAAACATGTATTCATAATTACCTGAACCATTGTTATTCTTTAATCCTGTGTGGAAATGACGTAACCCTAAATAATATTCAAAATCAATCTTAATACCACTACTTTTTACAAAATCCTTATAATATTCCTTTAATTCACTATTATACTTCGTATTCGTTATCTCATCCCAATTATCACGAACCTTTATCGTACCTCCCGTACCACTATCAACACCCAATAACTTTAACGCCACACCACGACAATTACGAAATTTATTACCACGAACAAACGAATTATACGTATCATCCTGCTCAATTATTATCTTCTTTAACTGATTCTCTGTTATTATTATTTTCATCATAATAAATATATAAAAAAACCCCTCAAATTTCTTTGAAGGGTATCTTTTATTTCTCTATCTCCCTACCACCACCATCTAATTTGTTCGTAAATCCCATTAACTTATCAAATGATGGATGACCCATTATCGGTTCTTTTTTCTTATCCTTCATGGAATCCCATACACCTGGCTTAACCTTCATATGATTACCAACCAAATATTTGATCTCATCAATGTCTACACCTTCAAACTTATTGATCCAATCCGAATACTCATCAATGTACTTCACCGACACATCTTCATGACCATATGCCGTTGGTTGACCCGTCTTGGGATTTATCTTATACGTGTCCATCTTACCTAAATCATGAAATAACGCAGCAATTATCATATTCGGATCATCAGGATAATGATGATACGCACGCTTAATAACCACCAATATGTGCTTTAAGGTATTCCCCTCCGGATGCCAATTCGGATTCTGTTTAACATTCCACTGATTAAAAAATAACTTCTTTAATTCTTCCGGTAAATCCTTTATCAACAACTTTGGTGTACTAGGAAATGTCGTCTCCATCATAATATCCTTTATTCGTTTAACTTCTTCCTGTAAATTCATACATAAATTTTTCATGTTCCATTTTATTAATTAAATCACCTAACTCCCTACCTTGCTTCATACCACGTTCCCTCATCAAATCCTCACCCTTAACCGTTAATTTAAACCTCAAAAACACAGATAATAACTTCTGATCCATACCAACATACCCACCAAAACGCATAATCTCATCATCACTCAATTTAATCTTACTCTGTACCCTCTTCATCTTAATCACATTATCCAAATCCAAACCAATTAACGTTATCAAAAACTCAATATCCCTAACCTCTATCACAGAGTAATTAACCTTATTTAATATACTCGTAACCCTCTTAATGTCATTACCCCTTAATAATAAACTTACTAACACCACAACGTCCTTTTCCTCCTTAAAATTACGATTAATACTCAACCCCGGAAATATCCAATCAAATAACTTATACTCATCCAACAAACTTAAAAAATTTCTCACAGATAACGATGACTTAATACCCTTAATAAACTCGTCCCGGATCCGTTCACCCGATACTCCCTCCAAACTAGAATCCTTCCGCAAACTCATCTTTATCTTTTCATCCATCTCAGATCCCATCCTAGCAGCAAATCGAATCGCCCTCAATATCCGCAATCTATCTTCCGAAAACCTAGCATCAGGGTCACCAACAGTCCGAACAACATTGTTCTTAATGTCATCATAACCACCAACAAAATCAATTATTCCCCCCCTATCAATGTCATAATATAACGCATTTATCGTCAAATCACGACGCATCACATCCGTCTCAATATCCGCAAATCTAACACCCTCCGGACGACGACCACTACCAATATCCTCCCGCATACGAGCAATCTCATACTCCCCATCTCGCGTAACCACATTTATCACACCAAACTGCTTCCCCGTTGGTATTGTCTTATATCCCCTCTCATGCAATATCCTCTCCACTTCATCAGGATCAGCATCCGTCACCAAATCATAATCCTTTGGGTCTTCACCCTTTACCATATCCCTAACCGATCCACCAACAATATATAACAGATAACCATGAAACTTGAATATCTCATTTATCTTTATTATGTCATCAGGTATTTCCATCTTAATCGGGATTCGATTACCCTCCAATAATACCCCCATAATACCCTTTATTTTTTTTATCGTTTCACGTATATTCATATCATTATAAATATTTAATCTATATGGTATCACTTTTATTAATAAGCAAAAATAAGAAATTTTTACTCGTAAAACGAGCTTTTTCCCAAAATGATCAATATTCAGGTTACTGGGGACTTCCCGGCGGCGGGGTCGAACCTAATGAAACACCTAACGACGCTCTAATTAGAGAAATTCACGAAGAACTTAATATCCATATCTCTAACTTTAATTTCCTTAATAGATATAACCACAATAATACTACACTTAATGTCTATGTCTTCAACTCACCCGACTTTAATGAAAATACCATACAACTTAATAATGAACATACCGACTTTAACTTCTTCTCCTATTATCAATTACACCAAATGAATAACGTAATCCCCACCGTATTTACATTTATTAACGATTACCTCAATAACCAAAACCTATAAATCTAAACACTTTAACCTACCCCTACTATCATAACCAAACTGATCATCATGTATGTCAGCATCTCCATACACATCAACCACCTTACCTATTAACACTACAAACCTCTTATATACCTCACTTAACCAATCCTCACCATTCTCCTCCATGTACTCATATATCTTTACAATATCTTCTATACTATTCTTATAATCTACCATCAAACCACCAAAACTTATCGCCAAATTATTCTCCACTATATACCTATTTATATCCCCCCACTCCCTCTTACTTCGTTCCGTGTCTAACCTCTCTAACATCACATACGATACCTCCATCTCCTTACCAAATTCTTTAACCCTTGTAACTCCTCGCTTATACACCCTCGGAAATATATTCGGATACCTCCTAAATATATCATACCACATATCAACAATTTCTTTCTCCCCTATCTTATATACCATATCAGGATTTATCTCCGATGGATATACCTTATGCATCGCACCACGACCCAATAAACCCTTCTTACGAATAACACTATATTGATCTTCCGTTATAATTACCTTCATGTCAAATGTCTAAACACTTTATCCTACCCTTATTGTCAAAACCAAAATTAAAACCATGCAAATCAGGTGACTTCACCAACTTTCGTATCTTATCTATCAACTTCAATAACTCCATATACTTCTTGTAAAATCCTTCACCCTCATTAACCTCTATCACCTCCCCCATCTCATACAAATCATTCATCTTGTTCAGTTCCAATAATGAAACAAAATCATAATCAAAATACTCCTCAATTACTCCCCAAAATTTTTCAAAACTATCCGTATCTAACCTCTCCAATATCACATAACCAACAACATATTCTTTACCTCTCCTCTCAATCCTAGTAACACCTCGCCTGTACACCCTCGGAAATACTTCAGGATTCTTCTTGAATATATCATACCATTTATCTATATCCTCAATCTCACCTATCTTATACACAATACCAGGATTTATCTCCGATGGATATACCTTATGCATCGCACCACGACCCAACGCCATCTTATTTTGTACACTAACCTCTTTTATGTACTCTAATTGACCCTCACTTATTAATATTCTCATCCATTATAAATATAACAAAAAACTCCTCTTTCCGAGGAGTTTCTTTTATATGAAATCTTTCCACGATAACCCATTCCGTTTCATCTCATCACTATAATCATCATCCCGTGCCTCCTTAACAAGACCCATTAACTCACCCTTTATCCTTTCCCTTAATTCCTCATTAACCTCTTCCGTAACATCCTTAAATTCATACATTATCTTGAAACCCTCCACACCATAATAACCATCATCATCCACATCACATCCAGCCGATGCAAGAAACTCCACCTCATGTTCTCTCCACTTACCAACTAATGTCATCTTAACATCAACACATTTACCACCATGATCAATATCCCAATCAATATTATCATGATTCGCATTGTTATACGCCTTCTCAACAATTATATCCAACGTCTCATTAATAACATCCTCTTCTGTGTACTTATCCGTCTTCGTTAATGACTTACCTAACATTAATTCATCACCTTCATATTTAAACTCAACTTTATATACCGTATCATTTAAACCCGAATCTTTATACATATCCATAAAAAAAGTCACATCCTCACCTTCCATCTTCGCCTCCTCAATGTCCTTATAGATTTTTTTTATTACCCCCGGTGTCTTCTCACCAAAACCCTCCAAATTTAATACAATATCACCCACATTGAAACCAATACCGTCAATTGTATTTGTGATATCCTCATTAATTAATTTTATCATCCCTTTAATTCGAGATATTTGTTCCTGTAACGTCAGTTTTTTCATATTTTATTTTTTTATAAATATCACACATATTTTCCTAATTTTCAAAAAATTTTGGAAAAATTTTTTTTTTCAATTTCGATTTTTATATGAAAATTATAACTTTTATAGGTAAAAAAAAACATAGAATATTTTTGTAAATTATGTGGTGATAATAATGTTAACAATTTTTACAAATCATCAAATACCAGATGTAAAAAATGTTAGATAAAAAAATCAGATGAATGGATAAATAAAAATTTTATTAAATCACAATTATTACAAGCAAAACATCGTGCAATTAGAGACGGTATTGAATTTACATTAAATGAAGAAATTATTAAAAAAAAATTAATCGAACAAAATTATAAATGTAAATTATCGGGGATACCACTTGTTATGAATAAAAATAATTGGAATTCAATGTCTTTTGATAGAATAAATAATCAAAATGGATACACTGAAGATAATACAATTGTTGTCACTAAATTTTTGAACATTGCAAAAAACTCTTATTCAATTAATGAATTTAAAGAATTTTTAAGTGAAACATATTTTGGTATTTTTGAAAAAAAATCCTAAAAATTTTTTTTTATTTTTTATCTAAACACTTGGTTTTACAGAAAAAAACCGGAAAAATTTCTGCTTCGGTATTGTCCCCCCTATTATGAACCCTAAAAAGGGGGGTATTTAAGGGGGGATACGGAGGGGGGAGGGGGGTGTGCCACACAAATACCCTTCAGGGCGGGGGTAGTCGTCGTTCTCAAGGTCTTCTTTTCATATAGGGGGTGTGCCACACAAATTCCGAAACGTCCTCAGTATCGGGGTTGGGTCGTTAAAGTCTTGTTAAAAAAAAACCCCAACATTTCTGTTGGGGTTTGTTAAATCGGTGTTAAACTAAACCACTTGGTATTGTTCTTTTCCGATTGAAATTTGTTTGATGTTTTCAATCTTTGGAGTGATGACCATTACTTTTTTCTCTTGTGGTTGAGATTTGTTTTCGTACACTTTATTCATGTACGATTCAAATAATTCTTTTTGGATAGGGTTACCATCCATCAGATACTCAACCTTTGGATTGATTTCATCAAAACGTTCTACCATCAGGTAGTGGGTTGATTCGGTCTTAGTGTCGACCAAAACACATTTGGAAATGTGTTTTTTTCCCTTTAATTCACCCACTTCAAAAGTTTCTTCAATTCCTTCTTTGATGGAGTTGTTGTTTACACGTTTTTCGTATTCATTACCCATCAGGTAATTACACGAAGAACGTTTAATGATCTTATCGAAATAGGGGTTATTTGTTTTCCTCATTTTCACGGGAGTTTCCGTAACGAGGTGGACGAATGTTGATTTTTCGATACCCATTAAAAGGGTAACCAATTCTTGTTGTGTGATTTGTGTCATGGTAATAATGATTTGATTCAACACAAAGATAGATAAAGATTCGATATCTTGTTAAGATGTGTTGTTAAAATGATGTTAAAGGATTTGGGGACACGGGGCGTCTGGGTTGTTGGTTGGGAATTTGTTTGGCGAGATAAAAGTGTGGTGGTTAATGCCAAACAAATTAAAACTGTGCGGACCAGGCCCGTTCTGGTTTATGATGGTTGTGAAAATATTAACAAAAAATGTTTGTGTATTGTGTTATTTAGTCATAGATTTGTGTCGAATCAAATTTAACTACTATGGACTTTATTATTAAGAGAAGTTTAACGTTTCTCCTTGTTAAGGAGAATGTTATTATTTTGTTGGTATTAACAATCGTATTAACTTCGTGTTATGTTCAACGGGGGAATGGTTGTTATGACCAACGTAAATCGGTTGGATACGGATGTTACAAGGGTAAATAAACCAATTAAAACAAACAATATGGGATTCATTTTTGTGTTATTATTAGTGGTGGTAATCGTTGGATATAACGTTTTATCATGGGGGTTGGTGGTGTATAAATTTTATGGGTGGTTTGTTTTTGATCTTCATCCGTCATTACCATATCTAACTTATCAACAATGGATAGGTGTCATGTTTTTTCTTAATGTTGTTATTCGACATCATTCAGAAACAATCAAGGACGAGTATAAAGATAAGACTACTGAGTATTTGAAAATATTTCTTTCACCTTGGTTTACGTTATTGTTGGGTTGGGTGATACATCAAATGTTTTGGTAATTCGGGTTTGGATAGTAAAGACCCTCGACGAAAGTCGGGGGTTTTTTGTTGTGATACATTAAGAATATCCGACGAAAGGGCTGGATCGGCACAGTTTTAATTTGTTTGGCATTAGGTATTACATTGTCGGGTTATGCCAAACAATAATATGGAACAGAGTCGTCGAATTTTTTGGGTGTTTTTGTTTTTTGGAGTATATTTGTATTGTATTGTTGTTAACAAATGTTTAGCACAAAATAATTGGTAATACAATATGTTTGTTGTAATATTGTGGTGTTAACATTAGTCATCTAAATCAAACGACATGAGTTTAACAAAAACATTTTTAACTCAATTAGCAAAGTCTAAAGGGTTAACCGTGAAGTATTCGGGAAACAATAAATCCCTTTTTGTATCGGGAACAAAATCAGAAGAATTTGTGAAACGATTCACACCCGACAAGTCAGGTAATGTTCGAGATTTGAAGGGTCATTTTGTGAAGGGCGGTATCCCATTCAAAGTTGTTCAGTCCTAAAAGATTCCCCACAGAGATGTGGGGATTTTTTTTATCATTATGGTTTGGTTGTGGGAAGAGTTTCCGACGAAAGGGTTGGATCGGCACAGTTTTAATTTGTTTGGCATTAGGTATTACGGTGTAAAAATATATGCCAAACAAATAGTTACAGTGAGCACCGGTATGTTGTTTTCTTGGGGAATTATTAACATTATTTGTTTTTTTGTTATGATGTTATGATGTATATTTGTGTAATCAAACATAAAACACATGAAAACATTAATCATTCATCCAAAAGATCGGAGTACAGATTTTTTGAAACCGATATATGAGAATATTCCCTATAAGACAATCATCACGGGGGGAGTTACAATGGATGAATTGAATATAGAAATCGAACAACATGATCGAATTTTTATGATGGGTCATGGATGTCCTGTCGGGTTATTTTCGGTAGGTCAGTTTGTTCATTCCAACGGGTTGGTAATATCATCAAAGAATGTTGAATTGTTACGTGGAAAAGAATGTGTTTATATTTGGTGTAACGCAGATCAATTTGTTAAAAAACATAATTTAATTGGTTTTTATTCAGGAATGTTTATTTCCGAAGTGGGTGAAGCCGAAATGTGTGGATTCCATAAAACCACACTTGATGAAGTTACCATGTCAAATGATACCTTTTCATTGATATTGGGTAAACACGTAAATAAACCACTCCTTGAAATGTACGAAAACACAAAAAAGGATTATGGTCAGTTTATTGAATTGTCAAATAGTAAGGTTGGTCAATATAACTATAATCGATTATATTGTAATACCCAAGAAGTTTTGTAGTTCATGTTTTGAAAGTTTGATTAAAGACCCCCCATTTTTATGGGGGGTTTTTTATTGCCATGAATTGAGCTAAAAGCTGCAACTTTCACCAGATTGAGCTGGATCAAGCTAAAAATATTTGTTTGGCAATTTATAACTCATTGATTATCAATAATTGTTTTTATTGTGTTGATTGCTAGATTGCTGGTGAAGCTTGCTTTTTTGCAATAAGCTGATGATTAAGGGTTGCCAAACAAATTCTCAAGCTCACCGGATGTCCCTGAAGACTGCTAAGTCATTTTCATTGTTGGTGTGATAGTAATTTCTTTAGGAACTTTTTAACATTATAGTTTTTGATTATTGGTGTTGCATTATTACCTTTAGAGAAATAATGTGTATATTATGAAACCAATACAGATTATCAGAGTTGAACATGAAGACGGTTACGGGATGTTTAGGAAAAATAGTGATCGTTATCGGGTTGTCGATCTTTGTGAACGTGTTATGGAAGAACTATGTGAAAGACATAGAGAGTTTCCAACACCAAATCAAGATAATTTAATTGAGTATAAAGACGGGTATGAATGGTTTTGTGCGTTTAGGTCAATGGAAGAATTTAACACATGGGTTACAAGGGAACAAGTGAGTGTATTGATTGAATATGATTTTAGGGTGTTTATTTTAGAGGTTACAGAATACCAAATTGGTGACTATCAGGTCTTATATCGAAAGGATTCGATTATATCAAAGACAGACATTACTAATTTATATTAAATGATTCCCCACAGAGATGTGGGGATTTTTTTTGCTATTATGTTTTGGTTGAGGAAAGAGGTTCCGACGAAAGTGTCGATCCGGAACAGTTTTAATTTGTTTGGCATTAGGTATTACGTGCCAAACAAATAGTTACAGTGCGGACTGGTTTGGTTTGCTGAGGGTGGACACAATACCATTTAGAAAAGATTAACAAATATTATTTGGTTTTGAGTAAATGTTTAGATATCTTTATGGTCTAAATCGAACAATATGAAAAAAGCAATTTTAATTGATTCGACTAACCGTACAATTACGGAAGTTGAAGTTGTGAAAAATTCACATGGTAGTGAATTATCGTCCATTTATGGACATTTGAAGTGTGATATCTTTGAGATTGTGAATGTTGGTGATGAAGATGTGTATGTAGATGAGGAAGGGTTGTTGAAAGTAGATGAGAGTACGGGATTCTTTGAGATTGATGGGTATCCACAACCGATTGCAGGTAATGGGTTGATCCTTGGTCTTGATATCAAGACAGGAGAATCTGTTAGTTGTCATTCGACTGTTGAAGAAGTGAAAAGTAAGGTTAAGTTTTTAACTTATAATGATGTTCGCGACAGATTTTAACAATTAAACTTCAATCGTTATGCCTCGACCTCCCCCTTAGTAAGTCCTGCTACACAATTTTGTAATCGTTTAAGAGTATTTGAATTTTTTAACAGCCCGTCAGAAATGACGGGTTTTTTATTGTGATACAACATGAAGTGTGGACGATAGATGGACTGGATTTACCTGAAGATAATTTGTTTGGCATCAGGTATTACGGAAGTAAAGATATGTGCCAAACAATAATCCAGAGTCTGAAGATCCTGCAATCTGGTGATGACTGGTTATATGTTTTTGTTTTTTTATTAACAAATGATATTGTATATTTGTGTACTAAATCAAACAGATGGAATACAAAGTAATAGTTTCACATTCGGGTGAAGACCTAACACGTAAAGTGAATGAAATGTTAAATGATGGATGGACACTTGTTGGTGGTCATCAAGTCAACATTAGACATTCACAGAATCGTTTTAGAGGGTCACAACACGTGGATACCATAAATGACTTGGAGTATTCTCAAACAATAATTAAAGTCGATTAAAATGGATAATATGACGTTAGGGAAGGTTGTATGGGATTCCGTACATGAGAGATATGGTGTAATCATTGAGATGTTTCCCGAATCAAATGAGGTTCGGTTAGATAGTGATGGTATTCGACACACGGATGATCTTCATGTTATTCATTCGATGTATGATCGTGGTACAAAAAATGATTTATTGAAGTGTTTGAAGTCGTATCATCAATTAATAACGTCATATCCGAATGAGGGGTATCCGAGTATAGATTGGAGTTAAAGGTTTGTGAAAGTGATTAAATAAATTTGGTGGTGATAATGTTTTGTATTACCTTTGTAGTCTAAATTAAACGTTATGCCAATTTTTGATGTTATCACAATCAATCAAGATCACGTATCACGTGTATTGGTTGCAAAACAGACACATTTTCCCGATACCACGGACAGATGTAACATTATGGATTTTTTAAAGTGGAAACAACATATTCGACAAGAATTGAAAAAGTCGAATCTTTTGTCAACATCCATCCAACGTCAAATTCAAGACACATTACCACAACAAAATTTTTTGTCTTGGTAGGTTTGATTTAGGATGGTGGTAACCCACTAACCCTCGACGAAAGTCGGGGGTTTTTTATTGCTATGAATTGAGCTAAAAGCGGCAACTTTCACCAGATTGAGCGGGATCAAGCTAAAAATATTTGTTTGGCAATTTATAACTCATTGATTTTCAATAATTGTTTTTATTGTGTTACCAGCTAAATTGCTGGTGAAGCTTGCTTTTTTGCAATAAGCTGATGATTAAGGGTTGCCAAACAATAATAAAAAGAGTTGGATCGGTTATAAAGGTTTTCATATTTTTTATGTTTTATTATTTGGTTGTTTTAATTTGTTGCATTAAATTTGTGTTCTAAATCAAATCTTTATGACTAATGTGGACTTATTCGACAAACCGATTCGTTCAGGTAAGGTTAGGGATGGGGTGTATTATCATCAATATCCTAATGGTGTTATCAACATAATGGGTCAAAAATATGTTGGTTATTCAATTAAAGATGCAGTATCACTATATCGGAAAAAATTCCCAAAATAGAGAACTATGTGGGTAACAATAAACACCGATGCATCATTTTATGCCAGTCATAAAATTGGTGGTTATGCGATATGGATATCTACTCAGTTGGGTAGGATTAGACAATATTCATCATTCAAAGGGAATGTAGAGTCATCGAATGATGCGGAGTTTAAGGCGATCATAAACGCATTATATTTGTTAAAAAAACAGAATTGGGTAATAACAGGGGTTCATATAAACACCGATTCACAAAATGTGATAGATTATATATCGGGTAAACAAACACCTAAAACCCAAACGTTAAAAACAAATTTGGATATTTTCTTTAATGTTTTGAGGGAAATGGGGGTGAAACACATTAAGACGAAACACGTAAAAAGTCATAATGATAAGTTGACACCTCGGACATGGGTGAATGATTGGTTGGACAAACATGCAAAGAAGGCAGCAAAAGAAAAGTTAAACCAAATAAAACAATCAGTATGACAGATCAAATTTCATTATATACACGGATTAATGGTAAACGTGTTGGGACGGGGAAGTGGTCGTTCAATAAGATTCAATCATATTGTGAACGGACAGGTATTACACTTAAAAGTGCACAACATATTGAATATTCACATCGTGATGGGATTATTACGAGTACATTACATTGTGATACGGGTAAAGTTGTTGAAATTAAGAAAACGGGGACATAGAGGAACTTTTTGAATTTGTTTGGCATTAGGTATTATGGAAGTAAAGATATGTGCCAAACAATAATCCAGAGTCTGAAGATGCGTTATCCTGCTGAGGTCTTCAGTTGATTAACATTTCATTTGCATTGAATGTGTTATCTTTGTATTCTAAACCGAATAATATGATTACATCAATTTCAAAGGAACTTTATCCAGTTTCTATTCCACAACACACAGGTGAAATCAAGATGCTTCCATTTGACTTATCAAATCTTGAATCAGTACCATCCAAGTTCAAATCACTTGTTAACAAGATGATAGAGTTTTTACCTATCAAACAAGGGATTGCATATCTGACCATAGATGGTAAACTAATTGAAAAGGGTAAAACACATCGGCGTGGTGGTCCACATACTGACGGTAATTACTTGCAAGAAGGTGATTGGAATCGTGGTGATACGGGTGGTTGGAAAGTTGGTGGTGATGGTCGTGCATTAACACCAGAAGAACACAAACTTTCTTATGAAAGTAAAACAGGTGGAATGATTATTGCCTCCGATTATCCTGCATGTAAAGGGTGGAATGGTATTTTCAATGGTAAACCAAATACAGGTGGAGATTGTTCACACATCAAACTGAATGAAGGGTTTATGTTGAAGCCGAATACGGTGTACTACGGTAACAGTCAATGGGTACATGAGAGTTTACCAATTAGTGAAAATGTTCACAGAACGTTGGTTCGTATTACCCTACCAAAAGAATACCCAATGTTAAAAAACTAAATTTGTGGGTGGCTCCCTTAATAGTTAAGGCTGACCTTAAGCATCCATTTGTACTTAGTACGAATATACAGGGGGCGAAAACAATACCTCAACCGAAAGGTTGGGGTTTTTTTATTGCGTTGAAATAAGCTAAAAACAGCAGCTTCGACCAGATTGAGCTGGATCCGCAAAAAATATTTGTTTGGCAATTTATAACTCGTTGATTATCAATAGTACAATTAAATTGCCGGATAATCCGGTAAACCAATTAAATTAGAATGATTGCAATATTCTTTGCCAAACAAATTTTTCAGCTTGCCGGATGTCCCGTCGTCTTGCAGAGGTCTTCAGGTTTTCTTTTAGAAAACATTAACAAATATTATTTGGTGCAGGATATTGGTATTAGTATATTTGTGTACTAAATCAAAACAATATGGAACCAGTTACAACAAAAAACATTGGGGATTATCGAATTAAAATTTATTATGATTCAAATCCAATAAATCCACGTACCGATGATAATATTGGTAAAATGGTTTGTTTTCATGGTCGTTACAATTTAGGTGATGAACATGACTATAACCATAATGATTATTCAGGTTGGGAGGAAATGAAAAATGCAATAATCAAAAATGAAGATGTTCTACATATCCTACCATTATATCTGTACGATCATAGTGGAATTACGATCAGTACTAGTTCATTTAATGATCGATGGGATAGTGGACAAATCGGGTTTGTGTATGTAACGAAAAATAGTGTACGTGAAGTTTATGGTGTAAAACGTATTTCACCTAAAGTTTCGGAATTAGCACTGAAAGTATTGGAAGGTGAGGTTGAAACTTACGATCAGTTTTTAAGAGGTGATGTGTATGGTTACAAAATTTTCAAGGTTAAAACGTGTGAATTAGGACATGAACATGAGGAAGAAATGGATAGTTGTTGGGGGTATTACGGGAAAGAATATTGTTTGGAAGAGGCGGAAAGTATTGTAAAACATTATATGAAAGAAAATGTAGTTACCGAAGTTTAGGTAATACAAAGAGGGTAGGGCGTTATCGGTGAGCAATTGGATTGGTGAACCGTTTAGAAGACCACACGAAAGTGTGGTTTTTTATTTATTGTGATAGAACAAGAAGTGTGGACAATAGTGGGACGGTATCCCCTTCAGAAAATTTGTTTGGCATTAGGTATTACAGGGTAAAGATATGTGCCAAACAATAATCCAGAGTCTGAAGATGTCTCCTCTGCTGAGGTCTTCAGGATTTCTTTTTAGAAAACATTAACAAATATTATTTGGTACTGATTTTTACTTAATGTATATTTGGTGATTAAAACTAAGAAAATGGTACCATACGCATTAATTTGGGTTATGTGGGTTGTAGGGGTGTTGGTTGGGATTGGGATTGGTGTTCAAATCGGACGCAAAATAAGTAACTAATGGAAACATTAAAAACTGCATTGAAAATCATATTTCTGTTTAAGAAACCTGATTGGGATGATTTTCGTACACCGTATATTGTTGCGGGGGTTGTTGCATGGTTATATGTTACAATCTTTTTATTTTTAATCATTTGTTAAAATCTACGATATGTCAAAAGTTGTTATTATTGTAAGTGGTGGTAACATTCAGGAAATTTGGTCTGATGGGGATATTGATGTGAAGGTAATTGACCATGACAATCTTGGTATTACAAAATATGAAGATAAGAAATCATTTGATGAATTGGTTGGGAGTATTGATTATCCAACAACAATAACAACCACAAATCAAATCAACGATATTATTGATAATGAAATGGTGCAATATAAGGATTAACATTTCATTGTGAAATATTATCATATTTTTGTATCCTAAATCAAATGGTATGAAAAATACTTACGCAATTTTTGAGTTTGGTAATGAATACACTTGTACCGACTTCTTTGATGTTGATACACAAGCTGGTGGTGTTGAGGTTAAAAACGCTTTAACACAAGAGTATATTGGTTCTATTATTGGTATCCATGTACCCGATATTGATGCTGATGATGAAGAAATTACGGCTTTTGAGAAAAAAGTTATTGATTGGTTAGTTGATAATGACGAATAACCATATCTTTGTAACCTAAAACAATTCACCATGCAATACATGATATTTTTCACTGGTTTGGCATCAACACCCGATACTGTTGGTCTTAAATGTCTTACAACGAATGATATCGTTTGTGTGATAAATTGTTCTCGACCAACTGGTAAGGAAACAAGAGAAAAGTTTGAAAAGTACAAAAGAATCCTAAATTCTAAGTACTCAAATTTGGTGAATTAACATAAAACACCTATCTTTGTATCCTAAATCAAAACAACATGGATATTCAAGTAAATGACGACATCAAATTCAAATTCATCAAGGACACCGAATTGGGTGTGTATGAGTATGAAACGGAGAACCCTGATGATGCAGTGATGCAAGGGTGGAAAGCAGGGGATATTGAAGAAGCTACGGTAATTGACATTCCCAACAACAACGGAACACATTTGACCGTTCAGTTCCCTGATTCATCCGTAACGTTCCTACCACTTTCTTTTGTTGAAATTTTGGAAATCAACCAAGAAATTCCAAAATAAATTTGGTGTTTTGAAATCTTTTTTGTATTTTTGTTTTCACAAAAGTCCCTTAGCGTCAGAGTCGGTATCCAATCCGTAGCCAAGCACCGTAGGGCACTTCCGACAAGTTCCCCCTTAACTTGTTCCGAGGTTACACGATGAACGGGGTGACTACCTTTTGATGCGAAGCCCACAGCGGTTAATTGGTGGAAGAGTGGTGGCCGTGAGGTCGTCCTTAATGCTGGGGATAGGTTTTTTCTTCGTTTTTTAGTAAGAAATAAAAACGTTGATTTTTTGACCGAGCCGGGTTATTAAGGGGTTCCACCGACAGCACCCATTACGGTCAGCCTGATGCCTTATATGGCAAAGAGATTCCCCCGAAGAAATTCGGGGGTTCTTTTTTTATCCCCCTTGAGAAAGTCAGCACAGTCGTTGTTTCATAAATTTGTTTGGCATGTATTAATGGGAAGTAATAAGACGCCAAACAAATATTGACACTCAGGTGATCCTCCTCTGATCCGGTAATCGTTATTCCATTTACAAAACATTAACAAAAAACATTTGGATTTGATGGGTGATAACATTATATTTGTGTTCTAAAACATATTGTATGAAACATTTATTCAAAAACAAAATTCTTCTTGGTATCCTTGCAATGGTGTTACTCACATCCGCAACCGTCATCGTAAAAAACACCATGTCCGATGGTAACAAGGCAAAGGAATTTATTTACAAAGCCGGGTTTACCAACGTACCTGAATTCAAGGACTTCAATCAATCCGTTGAACGTACCCAATGGAAAAAACTGGGGGTGAATTTTCTCACTTACAGCGAAGCTGACACATTGATGAAATTAAATAATTTCATCCTTGCAGATGCTGGACAATATATCGGACACATTCCCGATAGTTCAATGGAACAAATCTATGAAAACTATCGAAAGGTTGAAGATCATTTGCTTAATTATTGGTTGACAGATGATAATTTACAGTGGGGTGTTAATAACAAAGCAATAGCATTAACCAAAAAAGACTTAGGTTGGTGGTTAGACAAGTCAGGTGATGTTCATTATAAATACTGTTTATTATCGGACAATATTTTTGACCGATTATCCGAAACAGGTGTGAAAAACGCAATTAGTTCGGGATTAAATAACACCAATAATTGGACGTTAAAACAAGCACCTGAACTATCTAAGATACAGATTATTGCACATCCATCCATGTTTGTTCCTGATGTTGTCAAAGATAGTGCAACCGCATCAAAGTTAAAAGGACCTACTATCCCTGACCCAATGGCTGTTGTTAAACATCGAAATGGGTTTGTTGTACTTGCTGTTTGGTTGTAATACCACATAAGATAAAATGAATCCCCCGAAGAAATTCGGGGGTTTTTTTGGTTACATGTGAAAACATCATTACCTTTGTGTTCTAAAATCAAATAACCATGACATCAATTAGTTTATCAATGGCATTGAAATTAAAAACGAATGAACATTTCATGTCATTTTTATCAACAAAAAATTCCAACCTTAGTATTGGTGAAGTGTTTGATGAATACAAAAAAACATATCCTAATGAAGCTAATGAAATATTAGATTCACCAACACCTGAATTTCCTAAAACAAAATTTCTTGAAAAAATAGAAAACAGAAAAAGGTTAGATAATTCTGTAATACCAACACCAGTTGGGTTTAAGTTATCCACCGAAGGGGTTCTTAATGTTGACAGAACTGAAGACGGTGGTTGTGCGTTAATTTCCGAATCATTTCAATTTAACACATTAAACTCCGATGAGGATAATGGTATGTTCATCAATATACACTCATGGGATGATGATATGTTACATACAGATATGAAACAGTTTATTGGTAAGAATATTCGTATTACCATTGAGGTTATTGTTTAACGTTTCATTAAGGAATTAACACCTATCTTTGTACCCTAAATCAATCGAACAATGTGGTACGAATTACTTATCAATGGATATACTTGGTTTACCAACCAAAGCGAATATACCCCAAAGATCAAACTGGCCGAAAGTGTTGGTGGTGAATTGAATGAAGGGCATTACACTCGTAATGAAGTAAGTCAAATACGTCAGCAATTAAACGACTATCAAACACTTGGGTTCAACCCTGAATTAAAACACCTCAATCGTACAGGTATCCATGAAAAAACTATTTAAGTTCATATTATCTTACTACGGATACGAAGACTATTGTTGTCCTAAATGTGGCACTAATTCAAGTGAATGTACCAGTAATGATAACTATGGGTTTATTTGTAGTAACTGCGGAACAGAATTTGAGACACCTGACGTTTAAGAAATAAACTTTAGCGTCCGAACTGGTTTAAATCCACGTCAAGCACCGAAAGTTTACCCTCACAGAAATGTGGGGGTTTTTTGTACCAATCAATTCCGAGCAACCTCTCGTCGGATCATCACAGATAAATTTGTTTGGCATCAGGTATTACAGGGTTAAGATATGTGCCAAACAATAATCCAGAGTCTGAAGATGTCCCATCGTGTTGTTGTCTTCAGATTATTATTAACAATTCTTTTAATTTTTTTATATTATATTTGCACCATAAACTAAATTTATGACACGAGTAAACTCAAAGAAGGAATTATACCGTCTTTTACCCCCTGAATATCAAGGACTTAAAACCAAAAAGTTAATCGGTAAGATTTTCAGTTTGGGGGCTAGTAATTATTGGACAGTCGAATATAACAACTTGGTACTAAAATTCACGTATGAAAATGATTTCATCCGTTGTGTCGGTCAGGTTGGATTAAGTGGTTTAACTACTGTACCCGAAATTGATTTGGATAAAGTGTTGTTCAAACAAAGTGGGTTTGAGGTAAATTTGAGTTACAGTAGCCGTTACAATTACTACTATTTTCTAACTAGTGACAACACAATACTTAGTCATCCGATAAACAATTATTATTCCTTACATCATTTTTGTTTACAACATAAGAGATCAGATTTTGTAAGTGTCGGGAGGTCGTTTAGTTCGATGGCAAATGAGGTCATAAAACGAAATCCTGACTGTTTCCGTAAACTTGAATGGAATGAATTTGGGTCATATTCGGGTATGTTATGTGTTAAAGATTGTGGTCATTACCATAAAGGAATGGTCATAGATACATATTCCAACCATTTGGATTACAAATATCATGAGAGAACTCCGCTTGATTTGGTAGGTCATGGTCATTATGGGGGTATGTATCGTATTAATAATTGTCTTTCATGTGATTTATCAAAGGTAACCCTTGAACAACTTGAAACCATTAACACAAGTACTTTCACTTGTTCAAAACAAAAATATGGTTGTCAACGTGGTTGTACTTACGATTGTTATTCCGAAAGTGCAAATAAAAGTGATTCACACCGTAAAAAAATATTCATAAAACTATGGAAGGAATGTTTTGAATAATATTTAACCCCTCAAATGAGGGGTTTTTTATTGCCATGAATTGAGCTAAAACCAGCAGCTTCAACCAGATTGAGCTGAATCAAGCTAAAAATATTTGTTTGGTAATTTATAACTCATTGATTTTCAATAATTGTTTTTTATTGTGTTGATTGCTAGATTGCTGGTGAAGCTTGCTTTTTTGCTATAAGCTGATAATTAAAGGTTGCCAAACAAATTCTCAAGCTCAGAGGATCTCCGACAGTGTGTTCGTGTCATCAGAATTCCTTTTAGAAAACATTAACAGATATTATTTGGTGCAGAATAATGATGTTGGTATATTTGTATTCTAAACCAATAATGATGACAAAGAAAGAGTTTCGTAGTTCCGTGAGTACACGTGTAAGATCGATATTCAAGAAAACTGGTTTACATTACGGTTTGATCGATATTAACGATTCTTTACAAACTGTTTCCATTAATGGTTTTTTCGATCAAGGTGAATCGGCACAAGAATTAATTGATGATGCTGAATCCATGGCAAATAAAACTGGACTAAACATAAAAACTTGTATGGTGTTTTTATTGGATAGTGCTGGTTGTACATTTTAAGGTAAAACATTAACTATTTTAATCATGAGTAACGTTAATTTTGACAAACATATTTGGGAAGGTTGGACTGTTCGTGATTTTGTTGATTCACTTGAACCATCATTTGATGCGATTATGAGTGGTAAATCATGGAAAGCACCGTTTACAACCAAAGAACAAATTAAGATTTGGTGTATGGAAAATCAACCGTACTATAAAAAATACATTCCTGATGTGGTAAATTATTTTTTAGAAAAAATTAAGAAATAATTAAACCAATCATCACTACTTTTACAACATAATTTTTGTGTCATGGAAAAATGGAAAGCACTTGTAAATCACACCATTGAAGCTCTCGATAAAAGACACGCAAATGAAATTTATGAGTTTTACCAAAGTATTGGTGTACAACTTGACGTTTTATCTTTTATTCGATATAAATCTGATGGTGACGAACGTCGTTTTTATATGGTATGTTCTAACGGATGTTATGATTATTGGTCTGAAAGTGAATCTAAGGAACGTAACCTAAAATTCGTTACTTTGGATGAAGCAAAAAGAATTGTTGATGGTGGAAGTTCCATCATATCCACAACAGATCCAAGCATTAACATTTCTTCAACAAAAATTGTTGGTAGAGTTATTTGTTAGTATTACAAACATTTTTATCTTTGTGTCATGGAAAAATGGAAAGCACTTATCAATCATGGTATCGAACTTCTTGATGATAATCATGGTCGAGAGGTTCGTGAATTTTACAGAAATCTTAATGTTTCAGATGTAGGTAGGTTTGGGTTTTGTAATACTAGAAAAGACCGTGATTCAACACGTTTTTATATCATACAGGAAAATGGTTTGATTAATAATGTGAGTTATGATTTTTGTCATGACAATAAAATTAAGATTGTAACCTTAGAGGAAGCAAAAAGAATTGTTGATGGTGGTGGTTCTATTGTTAGTACAGTTGCACCTAGCGTTAACATTTCTTCAACAAAAATTGTTGGTAGAGTTATTTGTTAATCATATCTTTGTGATACATGGTCTCGTAGCTCAGCTGGATAGAGCAACAGATTTCTAATCTGTGGGTCATTGGTTCGAATCCAATCGAGATCACAATACGGACATTTAGCTCAGACGGTTAGAGCGTCAGACTCATAATCTGAGGGTCACAGGTTCAATCCCTGTAATGTCCACCTTATTCTTTTCGTTCGTATGTTTGGTTTAGTTCCGACCCCCATTTCTATGGGGGTTTTTCTTTTTATCAATTTCACATATCCCATCCTCTCGTCGGATCCATAAATTTGTTTGGCATAATATGTGGTATGTGCCAAACAAATTATAAACCTCTGAGGATCTCCGACAGTGTGTTCGTGTCATTAGAATTCCTTTTAGAAAACATTAACAGATATTATTTGGTGCTGAATATATGTGTCAGTACTTTTACATCATGGAAAAATGGAAAGCACTCGTAAATCACACCATTGAGGTTTTGGATCCTACTCATGGTCAAGAAGTCAAAAGCTTTTACCAAAGTATTGGTGTGAAAACAGGTAATTTATTTTTTGGGAACACCAAAGAATCAAGTGATAATCGTCGTTTTTACATGGTATCTTCCGATGGTGAAACTGATTATTGGAGCGAGGATGAATCCAAGAAACGTAACCTAAAATTTGTTACTTTGGATGAAGCAAAACGTATTGTTAATAGTGGAATTTCAATTATATCCACCACACCAAGCATTAACATTTCTTCAACAAAAATAATTGGGAGAATTATTTGTTAGTATCAAAAAAACTCCTATCTTTGTTATCTCATTTCATCACAATCTAAAACGTCAAAAAATGACAAAAGTGAAAGCAACCCCAGTTAAGTACCAACAACTCCGTCAACAAACAGAAACGGAACGTTCGGAAGAGGTTTCAATCTTTGAAGCCGAACAATCAAAGTGTCAACTTGAAGCGGATATTTCCAAAACCAAGTTGGCATTGTCGGAAAAACGTAGAGAACTCACCGAAGCAAAACGTGCCTTTCCGTTTGATGTGTCAAAGTGTTTTAACCTTGATACTGAAATCAAGCGACTTGAAGAAGGTGTTGCATACGCAACCGCATTGAAGGACGAATTGTTCTAATTCCGGTACCATCCAAAAAATTTCCCCGAAGAAATTCGGGGATTTTTTGTTAGTTTCAAAAAATAAACATAACTTTGTGTCATGGAAAAATGGAAACCATTTGTAAATCACGCAATTGAAGTTTTAGATAGACCTCATGGGCATGAGGTTAAAGACTTTTACAAAAGTATTGGGTGTAACACTAATTTGAATTTCAATTTGCGTAAATCTGATGGTGATCTCAATAGATATTATTGTCTAAGTGATAATGGTGATATCATGTATAGAACTAAAGAATATTGTGATGACAATAACATTAAGATTGTAACCTTAGAGGAAGCAAAAAGAATTGTCAATAGTGGTGGTTCTATTGTTAGTACAGTCGCACCTAGCATTAACATTTCTTCAACAAAAATTGTTGGTCGGGTTATTTGTTAGTTTCAAAAAATAAACATAACTTTGCATCATGGCAAGATTAACAAAAAAACAACGTGAGCTTCAAAGGCAAAGAATTAAACATGAATTTACACTTCGCCTTTGGGGGTTCATGAATAGCTTCAAGTCAGAGGAAGAACCAAAGGTAAAACTAACCTTTGCTGAAAAACTTGAAGTGTTGTTAAGTGTCGTGAATCGCAATTTTAATCAACTTGAAAAAAAAGAAGCATGGCAAAAGTAAATGTATTTGCATACGAGGGCTACGTTGGTATTGACGCTAGTCCCGACTGCGAGGGTATTGTAGCCCATCCAGGTAATGGAAACTTCGGCGTTGTAACCGAAGCCGATAAGGTAGAGTTTTCAGCCGAAGCAGTTGAAGCCCTGAAACGTGTCCGTAAGAGCAATGATGACCTCGGCGACGTGGATGTATTTCAAGCTGGTAACAAGGTTATTTTTGCGTGGCTTGGCGGCTATAAGCGAGCATTTAAGCCCGAAGACATTGAGGGTAGCAACACCTATGATGCAAGCCTTATCAAAGCAACCGAAGGTATTGAGCCGACAGATGAATTCAAAACATTTATCATTGGTTTAGAAAAATAAATTTGGTTGTTTTAGAAAATAGTTTTATCTTTGTGTTACAAACTTAATCAATCATGGCAAAAGCAACTAAAACATGGAAGCTGGGTGAAGTAGCACAAGGCGGCGTTATCACCGTTGAAGTAAAGAACAAAGAAATTACCGTTATCGGTAAAGAATGGGACTATTCAAAGGGTACACGTAAAAGCAGCGACCAAAGCAATGCAAAGGAATTTACCCGTAAGACATTCAACGCTGATAGCAGCAATGTTCAACGTGAATTGGCTGACTTTCTTTGCGACCTTACCACAAGCTATTGGGCTGACCAAATCGAAAAATGGATTGAAACCAAAGTAACATTGTACAAATCAATGTTTTGGTAAACATATCAAAGGGGTGCGCAGTGGAGCCGTCCATCATGAAGCATAGCGGAATTACGTAATATGCTATGTGAATAGGGACTTAAATCTGATAAGTACATTCGGATTGACAAGCTTCACTGTCGCACCCCAAATTTTTTTTGGTTGTTTTAGAAAATAGTCTTATCTTTACAATCTAAATCAAAAGACATGGGAGGTTTTACTGTAGTGTATCTCAAAGACCGTAGCGAAGCAAATATCGCTAAGCATAATAAACTTTTGGCCGAATACAATGTTCCCAAAAAATATCGTTTCTATTCGCTAGATGATGTGATATTTGAATACGAATCGTTTAAGGCTAACAAGGGTGTGTTTCCACCTGAACAGTTCCCCAAGGATAAAATTAAATCACTCGATGACTTTCAAAGATATTGGAATCCAAGGGCATTAGGTGAGGTATTTGCTCCTTTTACTGGTAGCTTGTCTTTTGATTGTTATTTTGGCCGTACCAGCAAACGTGCTATGCGTAACATTGGTAAATACATTGCCGACAATTGGCGTGATATATACGCTGTAAGTGGTAGCTTTGATACCTTTATGGAACGTGGTATGACCAAGTTAGAGCGTCAACTAATCACCGAAAAAATATCGGAACTACAGATAAAGAATACCAACAACGTACAAGGGGGTTATCAATCACTATACGCAAAAGTTTATCCCTAAAAATTTGGTGGTTTCAAAAAATAGTCTTATCTTTGTAACATGAAATTGAGGTATTGGATTTTTAAGCACATTATTCAACGAATAACTGGTTGGGTTATTAGAATAACAACAAAGTATTGACCATAGAACCTCACACGAAAGTGTGGGGTTTTTAATTTTCATAAACTGTTCCAAGAAAGTGGGACGGTCTCCCCTGAAATATAATTTGTTTGGCAAAATATATGATAATTGCCAAACAATAATCCAGAGTCTGAAGATGTCCCATCGTGTTGTTGTCATCAAAATTCCTTTTAGAAAACATTAACATACATTATTTGGTGCTAACAGATATAAAATAGATATTTGTGTTATGAAAGGATCTACAAAATTTTTTGACTATTCGGGGGTGGAAATTCACAAATCACCACAACCAATTAATCTTAACGTTGGTGATAATGTTCACATTGAATCAACACCAGAAGGAAAACCTGTACTCACTTTGTATCAAGTGCATACGAAAGTGATTAAAATTGGTGTCTATGGTCGAGTAGAATATGAATATTTGGTCAATCGTCTTTCAGACCCACAACAACAAGAATTTTTCATTCATTAAAATATAATCATATGGAAGGTTGTAAGCACAATAGTGATAACACAGAAACAAAGTTCAAAACTTGGACAGTTTCGGTTACCTTTACAGACATGAGAGCAAATAATCCATTAGATGCAGCAAAAAAGGCGTGTAAATGGTTGTTAGAGAATGAAGATGCAAAAACCATGACATATGATGTGATGGATGAAGAAACGAATGAAAAATTTACCGTAGATTTGAGTGAAGATGATGAAGATGCGGTATTACCCGAAAATGAAATCCGTTAAACCAAACAATATGTACACGATTATCGACAAATCAGATCGTTCTGTAATCAAACAATTAAATACAGAACAAGAGTTTATTGAGTTCATGAATCAAGTTGCGATTGAATATCGGGATGAAGTGATATCGGACATGAAAACCGCAACGATGTATTTCAATCGTTTTAGCGATAACGTGGAATTATCTCTCGAAGACCCAAAATTAATGGTTATCTCACCAGATGATATTCCAATTCACCATAGTGAATCTTATCCAACATATGTGGACGCGGTTAATGCGTTTAACAAGTGGATGAAAAACTTTGAACGTCAGGGGTATTACAGTTCAAATAATGGTCGTATTCCCCTTGATGATCTTTTTATTAATTGTAAAATTGTTCTTGTTTAACACCGTCTTAACAAATAACGTAATACCTTTGTACCATGAATGAATTTATGTTTCGGGTTGATTGTAATCCACCATCGTTTGGACAATATTCGTTACCTATCTTAATTGAAACGGATAAAGAATCCTTGACCGAACAAGAGGTATTACAACATTGTATTGATAACATGGAATTTCACCATGACCATCATTCACAATTTGTTACAGGGATTAAAGAAATCGACAAGGGTGAATATCATGATTTAATTCGTGAAAGTTTTCAATAAAAATAAGAAGTCATGGCTATCAAAAAGAAATCCAACAGAGGAATTGAAATCGACCTGACAGGACCAGATGGAAACGCACACGTTCTACTTGGGTACGCAGAACAATACGCAAACCAACTTGGGTTGGACAATGAACAAATTCAGAAAGAAATGACCAGTGGTGATTATGAAAATCTTGTTCAAACCTTTGACAAGTATTTTGGTAGTTTTGTTACCTTATTACGATAACCAATAAAAACATATTATCATGGGATTTTTTTCATGGATCACATCCGACACAAAAAGAAGCATTCCTAATGTGTACCAAAATACACATCCAACCTTTCCGGTACATATGATAACAGAAGATGGTAGGGTGTTTACCGAAACCAAATATGAGGGTTATGGTGTGTTCGGTGGTAAAGATTTTTATGTGCTGGCAGCAGAATTAAATGGTTTTAAGTGTGACAACGATGAAGAAACACGTAACAATTTTTTCACCAAAATTTGGAATAAAGGTGTTGAAAAAGATGGGGTAAAATTAACCTATCGTGAAGATTTTGATAACTATCAATCATCCATTAACATTGACGGTATAGGTATTACAACACCAAACGAATTGGTACGTAAACATGGATGGTCATATTGGTCTATTTCAGATAGTGCCGATACACAAGATTTTGTTGATGCTGGGTTTAAGATGCCAAAACTGGTTGAGAATCTTCCACAGGATATTGTTAAGGAATGGGATTCAATCCCCTATCCTGAATCTTGTCCAGATCAAGGATATTTCTATGAGGATGAGGACGACTATTGGGATGATGAGGATGAATATTAATCACAAGTAAACCAACTAAACATGAAAGTCTTAAAAAATCTGATTGAAGAAAAAGGTGCAAGAGTTGTTGCTCGTGAATTGGTAGACAAACACATTCAAAATTTTTGTGGTATTTCAATCGATGATTTACCCGATACTTCGGAATTGTGTGATGTCATTGATGACTTGGAAGAAGTGTTAAGTGAAGATGAATTCACAGCAAAACAGATTAACAATATCTTATCAAGGATTGACTTTAACTTTGTTCAAGAATTGATTTACCATTAAAAAAAATAAAAATGATTGGAGAATACATTATTCCGTTTCGTGAGTGGGCGGATAACCACGTTAAAGTAAATTTCATCCTTAATGATGGGGTTGAAGTTCTATCTTTCGATAAACCTATTTTCAAAAGTAAGAATGAAACGGATGTTCGAAACTTTGTGGAAAATCAAAACAAACAGTTGTTAAAATTATATAAAAAACATTTTGACGATATTCAAGATGGGTTTTATGAAATTGCTGATAATCTTTAAGTGTCCAAATGGACACTTTTTTTTATCTAACAATCACGAATCTGCCGTCGGATCCAGCACAAAGAATTTGTTTGGCATTAAAAACACCTTAACATTATTTTAAGATCTTTTTTTTGTTTAATGGTTTGGATTCATATATCTTTGGGGTATTAAATTAAACAATATGAAATACTTTGGTTACTTCACACTAGCGTTCGTATTTATGACAGTTTGTGTCTTTACGTGTAATATGTTTAATGATGGTGTTAAAACCGTACAGACAGAATTTGCACCATCAGCGTTATTACGTAAATATGAAGAGTTCAAAGATCTCTCGTCATCAATCGACAAAAAACGTGCAGACATTGATATGTACGTAGAAGAAATCAAAAACTACAAAGTAACCGACAAAGAAGATAAGTTCTATTTGGAACAAAGGAAATCTGAATTGATGGGTATCATTTCGGTTCACAACACATTGTGTTCACAATACAATTCGGCTATGAGTAAATTTAACTATCGTTTCACAAATCAAGGTGATTTACCTCAAACGAATTTAGTACCTTTACCACGTGAGTATAAACCTTACATAAACTCTATTCATTAATCTCAAAAAAAAAAAACAAATGAGAAATTTACTTTTTCTTTTCGGGTTCGTTCTTTTCTCGATTCTAACCCAATCGTGTAACATTGAAACAGAACAACAAAAATCTGACAGCGGGGTAACCAAAGCAACTGTTAAAGTGAAAACTGGTGTTGATGGTTTAACCACAGAACAACGAAACATCGGCAAACGTTTGGAACGGGATAACCAACCCGGTAGTATTAAACACCTTTATATCGTATCCGCATATAGTGGTGATGTACTACAATACTCCACAGTTGATGGTAAGGTAACGTCAGGAAATAAACGCCTTACACCAAAAACTGTTATCGGTAGTTCATATAATACTTCTTCAAGGGTTTCGAATTGGGTAAATATTGGTGGAACAAACTATGTTACAGATGAAGTATTAGATGATGGTGGTACGTATGGTGAAAGTGGTAATTATCTATACTGGTTCGACGCACAGGGTAACTATCAACAATATTATCCGTCAGGTGGTACATATCTACACATTTCTGATCGGCCACTACGAATCAAGAAATCGACAATCACACTTGAATTGGAGAAATAAAAATATTATCTGAAAGGGTAATGAGCGGGTGTACACCCTCGACGAAAGTCGGGGGTTTTTTATTTTCATAAACTGTTCCAAGAAAGTGGGACGGTCTCCCCCTGAAGTAAAATTTGTTTGGCAGTGTTACTGATAATTGCCAAACAATATTCCAGAGTCTGAAGATGTCCCATCGTGTTGTCTTCAAAATTCCATTAACAACAGTTTAACATTTTTTTTCCAGTTGTTAATGTTTTTTGTTTATATTTGTGTGTCATAAATTACTAACACAAATTGACAATTATGAGTAAATTTAATGGAAAACGAGTTGCAGAAGTACTCGAAACAAAAGACTACAGTATTTTTCGTTTCCGTAAGGATAACCGAGAAATCAAACCAAACCATGTTAAGTACCTCGCAAAGAAAATGAAAGAACGTGGGTGGTTAAAGACCTCAACCGTGGTTATTAACGGTAATGGGGATGTTATCGATGGTCAACATCGTGTGATGGCAGCAATGGAATCTAATGTTCCAATCCGTTTCCGTGTTGAACGTGGTGCTGGAATCGATGAAATCACCGAAATGAACACAGGTCAACGTAACTGGTCACCATTCGATCACATTCACAAATTCGTTGCACGTGGAAATGAGAATTATATCATCTTTGATAAATTCATTAAAGAATTTCCCATGTTTCGTATTACAGAATGTGCAATGTTCCTGAACAATTCCTTTTCATCTGTTAAACGGGATTCTTTTGAAGAAGGTCGTTGGGTTGTTAAGGATGTCAACCTTGCAAGAAAATGGGCAAACAATGTTTTGTCTTTGAAACCATACTTTGAGAAGGGTTACAATAAATCCATCTTCGTAAGATCAATTATCAAATTGTTATCAACCAAATCCGATGTGTTTGACTTCGATCAATTCCTACGTAAAGTGGAATTAAGACCGAATTTGATCCATTTATGTGGTTCTGTTGAACAATATGTCGAAATGATCGAAAATATTTACAATTACAGAAGAAGTGATAAAGTAAATCTCCGATTCTAAGTGTTTGTAAGTATGACAACAATCCCTCACAGAAATGTGGGGGTTTTTTGTACCCTTGAGAAACTCAGTACTGTCGTTGTTCCAGAAATTTGTTTGGCACAATACATGCGAGCATATGCGTTAACACATTTTTAACAAAAAAAAAATTGTCAATATCTAAAATGAGCATATCTTTGAATCCTAAAATTAATCATTATGAAATCTACACTCTTCCGTTCTTCAAGTGCAGCGTATCGTTCCATCCGTCAGCACGAAGCAAAAAATGGTAAAACCAACAATGTCGTGGTTGAAAAACTCGATGACATGGTGTACCTCCGTATCCAAAAAACAAAGGATATCGACTACCCAACCCTATTGGAACAAACCCCAAATGTTACCGTGGGTGATAAAGAATACAAATACTTCGATGACGGTGCAAATGGATTCGGTTACTACGAATTGAAAAATGGTGGTCGCCGCCGCCCAAACAGCGATTTTATGGACTTATATGATGTGTACATCGGTATCCATGAAGGAACCGTAACCATCAAATAATATCGATCCCCCTGTGTGAAGATCCCCCAACCGAAAGGTGGGGGTTTCTTTTACCCTTTATATCAATGCCAAACAAATTTTACAGTATCCAAAAACCAGAGTCATTTCAAATAAAAAATATTTTTTTTGTATAAGAATATTTTCTGTATATTTGTATTACAAAAAAATTCCGCATGGGTACTAGAAACTTAACCATTGTTGTTAATGACAATCGACCAGTAATTGCACAATACGGACAATGGGACGGATATCCTGCTGGTCAAGGATTAACTATATTAAACACGTTAAAATCACCCTATTTTGATGTATATACGTTAAAAGAAAAACTAAAACTTTGTAGATTTATCAACGAATCTGTTTTGTATCAGAAAGCACATGATAAATTTTTAAAAAGTATTGGTGCAATAGGTGACTACTTTAATGGTGAACAAGCAAAAAAATACTTTGAAAAGTATCCGTTTTTATCTAGAGATCATGGTGGTGATATCATTGGTATGGTTCATGATTATGACACAGATAGATATTATCATGAACTCATAATGTTAAAGAATAGTTATGAGTTTGCCGCTGATAGTCTGTTTTGTGAATGGGCTTACGTTGTTGATCTAGATTTAATGACATTTGAAGTATATCATGGATTCATTAAAAAACCATTAACACCAAACGAACGGTTTTACCCATTACAAAAAAATTTAGGGGATAATCCTGAATATTACCCTATCAAACATCTTATCACATATAAATTATCCGACATTAAAAACCTAGATAAAGAAACGTTTTTGGAATGTGAAAAATTAGCATACCCAGACGATAATTATTTCCCATAATGTAATACCCCCACCTTTCGGTTGGGGGTTTCTTTTACCCCTTATATCAATGCCAAACAAATTCTACTGTATCCAAAAACCAGAGTCATTTCAAATAAAAAATATTTTTTTGTATAAGAATAATTTTTGTATATTTGTAACACAAAATAATTACTTATGTATTACGGTTATAGGGTTACACCAAAAATGTATTTGAGGATTTTCCCAAATGATGAATCAAATGATGGTGAACCATTGTTTATTTTCAAACGTGTTCGTAGGTTTAAAAATGCAACCATTTGGAAAAACAAAAAAGTTGCATTAACGTGGGAAAAAAAAGTCTCATCGATATACCCCAACGCGGTATTAATCGAAACAGATCAATAATTTTGTATCACATTTCATAACAATTAAAAACACAATTTTATGGGTTACACAACCGACTTTAATGGTCACCTCACATTGAGTAAACCATTAACCGAAGAACAGTTCAAATACATCAACAAATTTTCTGAAACCCGTAGAATAAAACGTGACGTTTCTATTCTTATGGAATTGTATGACGGGAAATTTGGTTTTCCTGGTACATCAAAAGAAAAAAACACCCCCGAAGAAATTTATGGTAAACAAGGGGAATACTTTGTTGGTGGTTTGGGCTCTTATGGACAAACTAGTGATAAATCGATACTCGATTATAACTCACCACCTAACCAACTTGGTTATAATGATGGTGGTGAATTTAATGATTGTTGGGAGGAAAATAACCGTAGAATTAAAAACGGTGAATGTCAACCTGGTTTATGGTGTCAATGGATTGTAACTGGTGATGAAAATGGGATGGTGTTGGAATGGGATGAAGGTGAGAAGTTTTACGATTACATCGATTGGTTAAAATACCTCATCAACCATTTCTTCACCAAATGGGGTGTATTACTTAACGGTACAATCGAATGGTTTGGTGAAGAACGCACTGACTTCGGGAAAATTATCGTTAATGATAATGTCATCACCATTGGTAATGGAGAACTAGTGTATATTGAAGAAGAAGATGATGAATAAATAATGAAAGGGGAATATTTGGTAAAACAATGTTCCCCTTTTATCTTTGTATCACATTTATAACAGTTAAAACAAACAGTTATGTCTCATTTCACAGTTATGGTAATCGGTAATAATCCCGAAGAACAACTCGCCCCGTATGACGAAGGTATTAATATGACACCTTATGTTGATGGTGAAATGTCCGATGAAGATAAACAACGGATGATCGATTATTACAAAAAAAGTGGTATTGAATATCCAACATTCAATCAACTCTATGAAAACAAAGGTAAAGATTGGAATAATAATGAGTGGGAGAAACGGGATGGTGTGTGGGTTCGTATATCCACATATAACCCCAAATCAAAATGGGATTGGTACTCACTCGGTGGACGATGGACTGGTTTCCTAAAACTTAAAAAAGGAGCAACTGGCCAAGTTGGTCAACCTGGTGTTATGACTAACCCAGCAAATGAAGGATATGTTGATTCCGCATTAAAAAAAGATATCGACTTTCTGGGTATGATGGACGATGCTGCGAAAGAAGCTGGTGAAAGATATGATCTTGTTATGTGCATTGTCGGTAATACACCAAAAGTTATTGAATGGAGTTCATTCCTTTCACGTGTTGAAAATAATGAGATAACCATTGATGATGCTCGTTCACAATACCACGCACAACCACGTGTTGTGTTGTTGAATAAAAACATTTCCACTCTTGGTTATATTCAATCCCCCGAAAAATATAATCTATCAAAAGAAGAATTCATTGATGAAGCAAGAAACAACGCAATTTCAACATTTGCGGTACTTAAAGATGGTGAGTGGTATGAAAAAGGTGAGATGGGTTGGTGGGCAGTTGTGTCAAACCCAAAAGACCAAAATGAATGGAACGGTCAAATTAAAGACATGATCGATTCCCTTCCTGACGACACACTAATTTCAATCTATGATTGTCATATCTAAGTTTTGATTGTTGTGATGTGATAAAACCCCCACACCCATTGGTTGGGGGTTTTTCTTTTTATCAATTTCACATATCCGATGTTATATTACTACCATCCTCTCGTCGGATCAATAACCCATAAATTTGTTTGGCAAGGATATCACAACTCGGAAATTGCCAAACAATATTTTTTACCACCCTTCAGGAACATTTCTTCAGAATAAAAATATTTTGGTGTTAATGTTATAAAATGTATATTTGTATACAAATTAACACATATGGTATTTAAATCAAAAACACAAGCACGAAAAGAAACAGGTTTAAATTATTTGGGGTCTGTTAACATGACAACCAAACATGTTAAAGCGTACCAATATAATGAACTTGTATATGGGTTATATTTAGCACCTGCCAAATTAAGTGGTTATGAGGTGTGCCCAATGCGTTCCAATGAATGCACCGAACTATGTTTAAATGGTAGTGGAATGAGTGTCATCCATGAAGATCATATTAATTATTCACGTATCAAAAAAACCAAATTGTTCTTCGAACACCGTGAATTCTTTATGAACTGGTTGATTGCAGAAATTGAAACCGTAAGAAAGAAAGCGGAAAAACTTGGTTACCGTTTCTCAATCCGATTAAACAATACTTCAGATATTTCACCAGAATCCTTTTATATCAATAAGGATGGAAAATCTGTCAATATCCTACAATTGTACCCAAATGTACAATTCTATGACTATACCAAAGTTCCCAAACGTGTTGAACTAACACAGAAATACCCAAATTACGACATTACGTTCTCTTACAGCGGGTTTAATATGGATACCTGTATAAAGATGTTATCCAACGGAATAAGGGTTGCAATGGTCTTTAAAAACGTTCCAGAGACATTCATGGGGTTCAAGGTTATTGATGGGGACGAATATGACATGAGATACCTTGACCCAAATAATGTAATCGTTGGGTTGAAATATAAAAAACTCAAAGCCGAAAAAAACAAATTACTTCAAACCTTTAAATTTGTAATACAATGAAAAATGGGATCCACTTCAAATGTGTTAAAGGAATCTTAGAATTCAACACACCAAAAACAAAAGAAGGTACTATCCTATCACATAAAAATGAAATATGGAGACTAATCGAAATTGATGAGTCATCATATCTTATGAGATGTGTTGAAGGACCAAATATCGATTTTGAATTTAATTTCACCCTAAATCAAATGATTAATAACTTTGAATGGGTTAAACACGAAACAACTTAAACATTAAATACAACATGGCAAAAACCAAAAAACCAAAAAAACCAAAGATCCGTGTAACCGTGGTTAAATTACCATAGTACACCTAACACAATTATTGGAGTCACTCGACTCCAATAATTTTTTCTTTTAACCAATCATTAACATCATATGGGACGCACAAATAAACGAACCAATGGGGTATTCATTCACGTTATACCACAATTCGACCAACCTGAATATATCAAATTCATTACCGAACATATCTCAAATGAAAAAGTCAAAAAATATCTAAACCAATACATCACAACCACTCAAGAGATATCCAGTGATCTATTCCGTCTTTCCCTTCTTGAAACCATTATTCAACAAATAAACACCAAAAATCGACTGCAACACTCCGATATTAAACTTAATATCCTTAGAGGTTATATCTACGCACGTACCACCTTCCTCAGAAATGATGTTCCATCCAATGATATTAGAGTCATCGTCGGTAACACGGAAACATACGGGGATAATATCCCAAATTTGTTTGGCAATAAAAATTTCATGAATATTGCTAATAACTTGTTAACTTCGGCCATGGATACCCATATCCAAAACAATATCAATAACTTAAATGAAACAGATTAAATGAAAAAAAACGTCCTCTCTCTATTCGACGGAATCAGCGGTTGCCAACTAGCCCTCAAAAATTCAAACATCAAAATCGATAACTACTTCGCAAGCGAAATCGACCAATCAGGAATCACAATCACACAACATAATTTCCCCAAAACTAAACAACTAGGGGACGTTTCAAATATAACCCCAAACCAATTACCTCAAATATGGCTACTCACCGCAGGTTCACCATGCCAAGACTTCTCCATTGCAGGTTCTCGAAAAGGTATGGTCACCAACGATAACCAAGAAATTACTTCCCTCAAACAATACCTTAAACTAAAAAAGAAAGGCACCAAATTTAATGGCCAATCACACCTGTTCTGGGAATTCATCCGTCTGTATCACGAACTTAAACCAAAATACTTCCTACTTGAAAACGTGCGTATGACAGACAAATGGAAAAATATCATCTCCAATGAACTTGGTTACCAACCCATACTAATCAACTCCTCCGATCTAACAGCTCAAAATAGAGAACGTTACTACTGGACAAATATCCCCAATGTATCACAACCAATCAATAAAAATGTTAGACTCTCCGATGTAATACCTAACGCAATCGGTGGTTACGGAATCAGAGGGGTTAATAAAGGTAATAAAAAACCTGACGGGTCTATCCTATGGGAACAAAATGGTACAATGAGATATGACTTCAAATCTAACTGTATTACAACAAAAAAAGGTAATACTTCCATGATTAAACTTAATGATGGATCAATCAGACAACTAACCATCGAAGAAGCCGAAAAACTACAAACACTACCCAAAAATTACACCAAAGTAAAAGGCGTTACACTATTACAACGTTGGAAAGGTATCGGTAACGGGTGGACCATCGACGTTGTATCACATATCTTTAAAAACCTAAAATAATTTTGGTAATATCCAAAAATTTTTACCTACCTTTATACCATAAATTTAACACCATGGGATACGAAATTAACGTTTCTAAAAACGGATTACACTACTTCGCAACTGCAGATAGATCACTAGGTCTCAACTTCGAAAAAACTAAACAACTTTACAATGAACTTAAAACTATCTTCACCGAAGATAAAGGCTTCAACATCATCGTAACCAATTACGAAAATATCGGAAATAAAATCAATATGGATATCTTACCAAAAATATCCAACAAATTATCATTTAACGATGTATTTAATTCATTACCAATTAATGAACTTTTTATCGTTAAAGACCCAAAAATGTGGTTCGATTGGAAATCAGATGGTGTCATTACCGTAAATAATATCGTTACTATGACTAATGATGACAACCAAGTTTGCGGAATACATATCCCTAAAATCCAAGACTACCGAGACGCTGATTTTGATGTACTTGACTACGATGTACCTTATCTTAAAGATAGTGTCGATGGTTTCTATTGTTTCCCTAACAAAGAAGACGCAACCATTTTTCTTAACAAATTACCTTAACCCCATGAAAATAGTCTACTGCAAAAAATGCCAAGACATCGTTAGACCACTACCAAATATCTCCAGATCATGCCTCTGCGGAAATATCTCCACTAAAGGTCTAAACGATAACTCCACAATACACATCACCGGAAATAACCCCATCGTTATCGGTATCTCCAACTCCTCCCTCATCAATGGTATTCATAACCAACCCACAAATGGTCTAGGGTACAATATCAACGCATTCATCATCCCAAAAAATTGCAACTCAGTTAAACATGATAACTAATATCCTATCCCTCCTTATACCCATCTTATTAACCACCCTCTTCATCCTATTATCCAAAAAACCTCCCAATAATAACAACCCATAACACACACACAAATCTTGCCAAACAAATTTGTCCCATAACTACCCCCCAAAAAATTTGTTTGGCAAAAAAAAATTCCCCCACTTATTTGGTACCATTAACTATTTTCACTATATTAGTCATATAACAAATTTATTATGAATAACAGAAAAAACAAACGAAACTACACACCAGTTTCACATCACATCTACTTCGATGGATCTTCCTACAGAGTAAGAGCAAGCATCAACGGTGAAAAATATTCCAAAAACTTCACCTCAAAAAAACAAGCTTACGCATTCAGAAAATCTCTCCTGAACAACGCGTAAATAAAAACCTTACCTCTCAACCACAACTAAAGACCCATCCAAAATATGGGTCTTTTTTCTTCCACCTCTTACCATGACAAACAATAAAAATATATCACTATCTTTCCCACTACCAGATAATAACCACTGCGATCTCATCGCAACCCCATCCCTTAACAAATCTCTACTACTACAACCAACTATCACTCTTAAATCCCCTGTATTACCTCACCTATGCTTCAACCAAATATCTAACCATATCCTCTCCCTTAACCTTCCCAATGTATCACACATCTCTTTCCATTACACCAAATTCATCTACAAATATATCTCATTTAACCTCTTCGGTCACATCAGAGCTTCCCTCAGAAATGAACTAAAAAAAAATACACCCATCTCAAATACCAATAACTACATCTGGATACAACCCGACTTCCTACCAAAATTCCCCGATAATATCGACCAAATACTTGACATCTACGATAAACGCGCAAACTGCATCATCTATGCAACAAAAAAAGGTAACATCCTTGACACCCCTTACACCCTAATCAACCCCGTAATACGGTACAACTACCTCTATGTACTACACCCAACAGATCTCATCCCTAACATCACCGTATATGTCCAATCACAAATCTCTTTCCCCGATGACACTCCACTCGACCTACAACAACAAATCAAATCCATCATCATCAACAAATATAACCTACTAAAGGTTAACCTCAAATTCACCGACTAAACCCAAGTATGACACCGTATTACAATTTTTAAAAAAAAATTATCCTTATTTCATGCTAGGGACAATCCCCCAGGTATTCCCACAAAATCCCACTTTTCTCCACTTTTTCCCATCCAATATATTCCATCAAAAAAAGTGTCGATTCAAGTATCTCCAGGTGGGAAAAAGTAGGTACGACAAAATTACAGTATAAAATGGGTTAAAAATAGGATAAAAAGGGGGGTAAAAAGATTACGGTCTCCCTGTCGGGAGACCTTGAAAGATGGGGTGATTAATTTATATTAGAATTAGTTTCCCATATAGATTTAATATAAGTAACAATTAGTAGTGCCAAAAGGAGTAGTATAGCCTCGTTGTGATTTCCTTTCGAATTGATATAAGTGACAACTATTAATTGTTGTTTTTGTATACCTGTATGTTGTGATTTCCTTTCGAATTGATATAAGTAAGAACTGCGAGCCTTACGGGAACACTCAGTTGTCCGTTGTGATTTCCTTGCGAATTAATATAAGTAACAACACTTGAATCCTATCATTACCAAGTGATAATGTTGTGATTTCCTTGCGAATTAATATAAGTAACAACAATATGAATTGCTTGGATGTTGCACAATTGGTTGTGATTTCCTTGCGAATTAATATAAGTAACAACACCACCTAACCAACAAATGTTGATACTAATGTTGTGATTTCCTTGCGAATTAATATAAGTAACAACTCAAATTGGTGGGTGGAATAAATTGAATTGTTGTGATTTCCTTGCGAATTAATATAAGTAACAACCCTTATTGATAAAACGTAGGCTGGATCTACGTTTTATATGAATTGATTGAATAAAAAATGGTATTAAAAGACCCAAATATGTCAAAGAACATGTCATTTTTTTAATTCTATGTGGTATAAAGTTTATGGTTTTCGGTTTTATAGATAGTACCGAACCCGCAGCCTGTTGATTGTCCGATTCCAATGGTGTATAGGAGTTGGGCGACTTTTTTATTGCAATGTATGTTTATTTGGCATTGGTTGGCTTTATTTGCGACATTTTTGACGAGAATTGTTTTTACTTTATGGGTTGGGTTGTCAGGTATATTTACATCAAAATCTGTTAAGTCCAAATCAGGTGAAATTGCCGTGATTTTCTTAATTAGATATGATTTTAATTTGGATGAAAAATCCTTATCTTTCAACGTTAAATAAGTATAACGCTTTTTATCACAATACTCTTTAACCAAAAATGGTGATAATGTAGCAAAATGGTTCCACCCATCATAAAACTTTTCGTTGATGTGTGTCACACCACTGAATTCCATACCATGGATAAACTCTTTGTTGTTGATTAACCCAATCAACAATGTGTTTAAAAACACACCATTATTGCTGGTTACGGTTAGGAAACCACCATTTGGAAAATCGAGGGTATTATCGTTATTCATTTTACCTCCACGTAATGATGATATGCAATAGTCATTTTTTGCGTTATGATAAGGGTTATTGTGACCCAAGCATTTATGTATATAGGAGTTAACCAATGATTGATTATGCATTGGAAGTGGTGTTTTACTAGGTGAAAAATTTATTCTTATTCTCATTTGTTTATTGTTTAATTTCAAGTGAAATGTCAGATACTTTAATATAACCATCGATGGTGGTGTTATAATCGGGTGTTAAAGTTTTAATCATTACCAAACCACCATCTAATATGGTTGCACACCCTTTGTTTGACCTGATGATTTCAATGTCATCATCGTTTACTGGTACAATAATGTTACCACTAAACTTAACAATTGAATCCAAACCTGACAAAACAGTAAGTCTTGTTTTTGATGACGCATTTATGTGTGTTCTACCACGCTCATCAAATATGTATGTGTGCAATGCTGTCAGTTTTATATCTTTTAAACCCTCGAAGAAGTTAATAAGTTGTGTATCGGTGGAAGTTTTAATCATTGGAACAAGATCAGCAAAAGGTTTGGATAAAATATCTTGACCAAAAGCACGAATCAACTCAGCTTGGATTTGTGGGAAATAGTCACCAGCGTAGTCTTTAACACGAGACCATGTTATGAATGCGGTTGTTGACCAAGCATTATGTACTGCTTTTTTGGTTTGTGTTGATTCTCTTATTAGGTTACCTTTATTATCTAAGACGGTATTAAGTTTTAGATATGAATCCATGGCTTTTTGGAAGAGATATTCAGACCTTTGGTATACCGTTTCTCGGTGAGTGGGTTTAGGACGTTGACCAAATAAAACATGTAGCATATTTGAGATTTGGTGAACCGTGATAGGTTCAACGAATTCGTATTCCCTATCACGTCTACCATTGATATCAAATATCTTATCCTTGGTTAATCGGCCTCGACCATCTTTTAGTGGATACAATTTAGCATCCCTAAATTCAAGGTGTAGATATTTATTCAGAATCCTCATTTTTTTTGTCTTTGGCTTTTTTTGCGTCAGATTTCTTTTTGGCTTTTGTTTCGGCGTCTTTATTTTTACGATTTTCGTAATCTTCTTCAATCATGCGACGTTTTTCGGTTGCAACATTTTTATCGATTAGTGTATAAAACTGTTCGACTTCGAAGTTGATTGTATTGATATCATTGACTGAAGATATTGTAACCCAACCTTCATCATTGTGAAAGGTATCAGTTAGTGGGTCTTGAACGAGTTTATATTGAAGTTCGGTAACGTTAGCGAATGAACCTTTACGTGTGATGTTTAAACCAAAGAGTTTCTTTAATGTTTCTTTTACCAAAAGAACAACATTTTCATTGGATAACATTAGTCCATGTTCAGGGATGTCAATGTCTGATGATTTAATTTGATAATAACCTAATTCACTATCAAACGTTGGGAATTTCAATGACATGAATTGTTTGTAGATATTGAACATATCTGGGTTAAACGCGTATCGATCAAAAACTTTATCACAGGAGACGAATTGTAATGTCATCAAATCGATATTTCCTTGTGTTTGATATTCAACATCACCGATGGTTTCTTTACGGAAGAACGTGTTATCAGTTTTATCGGAATCGGTTAATTTTTTACCGCTTTTGGTGAATGTTTCAATGGTGGAGACTGCGTTACAAGTTTGAATTGCGTCTGTAATTGTTAACGCACCACCACGTTTAAGGGTTTCAGAGGTATCTGCAAATAGATATCCACGAATTAGGGATGCTGGGCTGGCGATAAATGAATATAAAATGTGATCACCGTTAATGATGTTTGGTGATTGGAAGGGAATTTCATCTTTAAAGATATCATGTCTTAAACAATCAGATGAAATGGAAATTTTGTATTTCAAATTGTTGTTTTCATCACGATAAAACTTCTTTTTTGCGTAAGAGGTGTTATCATGTAGTGTTTTCATATGGTGCATGTCTGAACCATTATAAACGAATTTTTGATCGGAACTATCGAAATTAACGATTCCTCGACCTTTTAGTTTTGCCCTGAATAGGACATTTTTTATTTTATTCATGTGTTAATATTTTGTGATACAAATATAGGTGAAACAATTTAATTATTTGTTTTATTTGGGAAAAATTTTATAAAGGGTGGTATGTTTTATTAGTCCATATGTTTGGTCATAAACGGCATCGAATCGGATATATGGTGTGTTTGATTTTTTTGCTGCTTTTCTTATGTCGTCCATTGTATGGTAGGAATCGTCGATAATGTTATTATAATCGAATCTTGTGTCGTTAGTGTTTCTAAGTTCTTTCATGACGCTAATTATTTTACCGATGTTTACATCATAATCGCGTTCTTTGAATTGTTCGGAAATTCCCCCATAAATTTCAACTGAGAATGGGTCACAATATGTTTTTTGGTTATTATTTTTTGCGATAACGAACAAACCATCATTTAGGATGCGAAGTTTATTTGATCCAATTGTTTTGACATCGGATTTAACTTTTTTGTTATAATATTTGATTGGGTGGATTTTAGACAAGTTGGTTAGACTGTTATGGTGTTTTGATTTATAATAACCAATTAGGGTATTTTGGTTTGTGTTTTCGAATTTATTGTATAGTACATAAAGTTCATCTAGTGTGACATCATGTCCATGATATTGTTTAATGAAATCGAACCAAGTACCTGTAAAGTTTCTTGAATATAATATATCTTTTAGGTTATTTTCACCTAAATCAAACTGATTGGATAGGTTTATCGTGCATTGGTCATTATAGTCACCAAATCGATTACAACGTCCGATTGCTTGTAGGGTATATTGTGGGGATACGATTGATTCATATAAATGTTGAAATGAGATATCTAAGCTGGCTCTAATTAATGGTCCGCTATATAGATTTGGTTTGTTATTGGTGCGTTTTGATTGTTTACCATAGAGTTGATATATTTCATTTAATTTTATGTTTCTATCTGAGTCGACGTATCCGCTGTGAATGATATTAGATGAATTTGTTTTATTTAATTGAACATTTTGAATTGAGTTATAAATGATCAATGTTGATGAATTGTCAGGTGCGGATAAATCGTCAACAATATTTAATTTATAAGGGATTTTATGTGGTGCTGGATAGTGGGAATCTTTATTTGGTAAGATTAGTGTTTGTGATTTAATTGTATCCCAGAATCCATTAATTGGTATTGGTGTTGCTGACAATAGTATTGTTTTGGACCCTGTTAAACGATGTCTAACACGCATAATATTAATAAAACAGGAAAACATTGCGGTATCGGAGACGAATTCATGCCATTCATCGAATACAACGGGGAAGTTTAATATATCGCATATTCTATTTCCGTGTCTATTATCGACGCTAGGAGCCAAAAAATTATCAATATTGGTGATAATAATATCGGATTCAAACCCATTTGAGTTATGTGTTGACATGGACACTTCACCGGTTACGTATACTTCAACACTAACATTATTTGCACCAAATGCTTTAAGTTCTTGGGTGATAGTTTTAAAGACAGATATTGCGACAACATTTCTAGGACAGACCCATAGAATTTTCTTTTTTTGTGATATCATCCATAACAATCCCAGTAAAGTTTTACCGAAACCGGCGGGTGCTTTTATTATTGTTGTTTCTTTTGTTATATTTGATATTGATTGTTGTAATTGGAATCGTTCATTACCAAAATATTCATGTTTTGTAATGTCAATTAGATTTGTGTCAAAATCATCATTAAAGATCATTGATTTGACATCATCAATAGATAATTGTTTATTTCCTGTCATTGAACAAAGTCTATCAGCGGAATTCAATGATGCCCTCAATGTAAGTAGATACATATTTTTATCTGAGGAGGTGTCAGGGTCATTTGAATAATATGTGGGTGCGTTTCTTGTGTTTGCGAGTTCTGGTGTGGGGTTGATATATTCTTCATCAATAACTGATTTTAGGTATTCAACCATTATTTCAATATCGGTATTAGGGATTTTACTTAATAATTCAAAATTATTATAACCACCAAGTTTATTTGATATACCATGATGCCAATAAACCAAGTCCAACACCAATGTTAGAATTTCATTTGGTAATTGTAGATATTTGCTTAAAAACGCCCAACCAACTTCATTATGTCGATAAGGGATTCTAGATATCACGTCAAAAATATCTTCTTCTGGATGATTTTTTTTTAGTTTATTTTGAAAATTTTTTGTGCACTTACCGATATCGTGTAATTTACCTGCGATCTCTAATACCAATAAATGATTTTGTTGTAATGATATGTTTTTCGTTAATTCACGATAAATCATAATTGATACTTGTGACACATTATTTGAGTGATCAATTAATGTTGTCCCATCACTTTTTGCTAGTATATCCATATAAGTTGTGTAATATTACGGAAGTAGTTCCCAATGTGGGTTAAGTCCGATTAAGAATGCTTCATTTGGTGTTACGTTTTTAGGGAAATAGGTGACATATACGTTGTAGTATTCGCCGGTGAGACCACCTCCTTCGAGAGAGCGACGACAAATGCAAGGGTATTCTTTTGGGTAATTTTTGATATATTTTTTTGGGTAGGGGAAAAATTCTTCGAATTCCTTATCGTTTGTGATGATCATTGTGTTTAGATTATATTTGTGATAATAAAAACGTCATTATTCCATTTACCGTTAATATTCCATGATTTTTGAGATAGAGATTGGATAAGTTTATCAAAAAGTTGATTATGTTCCTCTTTTCTTTTATTACCATTTAGAACATCCCATTCAAATTGTCTACCATAAACAATTCCCGTTTCCATCATTTTTCTCATATCCTCCAAAGTAAACTTTTTATCAGATAGAAGTTGTTGTGCTTTTTGGAAACCGGTTTCAAACCCAATTCTCAAACCTTCGTCGTACATATTATCGTGCTTTGTTTGTGGATATTCTTCATAAGACAACTTTTCTAAATCAAACCATCCGATCTCTTTCAATTTCTCTTCAGATATGTCGTCAGAGAAATCAATTTGGTCTTGTTGAGCTATTACTTTTTTACAATCTTTACAAAGAAAGTTTCTCATTGACTCATTAAAAGTAAATGAAGGATTCCCAATATGTATAACTTCATCACCTTCTTTTATATCTTCATTTGAAGTAACAATAAATCCTTCTGGTAGTTTGTGTAGTGTGTACATATGGTTATAATGCTTTTAATTTTTTATTTATATTGTGTAAGACATCAGGTGCTTTTGGTGTGAATTCGTAATATAAGTGGTTTAAATCTCGGTTACCATTGTCGTTGGTTGCGATTTTATTTATTAGACCTTTTAATAGGTCAAGTTGTGTTTTAGTTAGTTTTAATGTTTTCATTATTATTGTAGTTTTAGGGATCTAAACCAGTTTAGGAGTCGATTTTTTTCGTTAAGGGAGTACCCCCATTTTCCTGTGATGAAGAAATTTATTGGTAATAGGATGAACATAATGAACATTATGAGTAATGCGAATGGTAGTGTAAATCTGATCCAGATATTGACGGGAGTTTTTTCTTCGTAATAGAAGTCGAGTTTTAATTCAATAAGTCTATCGCATAATTCTTCGTTATTAAGTTTTGAAAGTTCGGGGAAAACCTTTTTAAAATTGGGGATATGATTGGCATATCCGTTTGACCAAGTTCGTTTTAATTTTCTGTACATAATTTGGTTATTTTGATTTTACCATTAGTTAGTTTTGGTCTTAGTGCAAATGGTTCTTTATTGCATTCTTGTATCATTGGGGTGTAGTCGTACCAATATCCAAAACCATCTTTATATTCCATCTCAATTTCTATTTCCAATGATTTAGGTTGAGATAGAGATTCAATAATTTGTTTAAATCTCTCTTCTGGATTTTGTGCAACTCTTAGAGAAGGTGTACCGCCTATTAACCATTGTGCATACATTATAGAAGCATCTTTTAAATCCTTTTCTGTAAACCTTCTATCAGATAGAAGTTCTTGTGCTTTTTGGAAAGTGTCTTTAAATATTTCTTTAAAAGTTGCTTTTGATGAAAGCCATTGTAATGATGTAGACGTTGCAGCTTTTTCTAACCAAGCCAATTCAGCTAACTTATCAACATCAAACCATCCAATCTTCTTCTGTTCTTCTTCTGATAAAGAACTAAAATCAATTTGGTCTTGTTGAGCAATTACTTTTAAGAATCCTTTTTTATTTTCTTCCCAATCTTTACCTCCAACATTAATATTATACATCAAGGTTAAAGGATTGTTATACCAATTTAAACAGGTATCATTTTGGATTATCTCCTCATCAGAAGTAACAATAAATCCATCTGGTAGTTTGTGTAGAGTATACATTTTATTTAATTTAAAATTGAGGTACAAATAGTACGAATATTAGTACAAATATAAACATAATTTTGGATATTATGGGTTATATTTATTACCTCTTGAGTCAATAATATATTCAAGATTATTATCTTCGTAGACACCGACAACATTATCACCTCGTTGAAAATAGGGCATACTAAAATTACCCCCAATTAAAAAAGAACTTCCATTTTGAAGATTTACCCGATATCTTCTTAAATATTTTGATAATGAAACAGGGTATGAGCTTTCAACAACGCCAATAACCCTTTGGGTTGTGACAGGTAATGTGTATGGTTTTTTGTGTTTGTTATTGTACCATTCAATTCGTGCGTCGATTTCATCCATTTGTTTTTTATGGTTATAAATAAAGTAACCAAAAAACAAAAAAATTAGAATGTATAAACTGTAAGGAAGTTTATCGTTATCCATTATATTAAATTTTCAAGTTGTTGTTGAAGATTTTGTTTGATTTTTTTAAAATAGTTTCTATGATCTTGACCAAAATCATCTGTTTTTTCAAAAGAAGTGATCATATCAATTTGAGCCTGAAGTATTTTAGCTTGAACATATTTTGAATTTGCACCTTCAATAAAATCAGTTTTAGTTGCTAAAACTAATTCATTTGCCAATAACTGTACTGAGAAAGGGTTTTTCTTTTTCCATGCATATTCTTCGGCTTCTTTATTTAAGTCCATAATTTTATTGTTTAGGTTGAATGATTAAGCCGTTTTTAAAATTTTCTTGTAGTATTTCAACCAATTTAGTATCTGGAGAATCATCTTTTTTAATTTCGTCAAAATACTTCTCTTGAATATAACTATAATCTGTTTCAACAGGTAGTATTGTTGCGGATGCTAGGATTTGTTGATAAATAGAACTTGATATACCCCAACACTCAGAGTTAATATCCTCTTCATTTTCAAGTTCAGCTATCTTAGCTTCAATCTCTTGTTTACCCTCTTTGGTAATGTAGATTCCTTTCATAATCATTTAGATTTAACAATTTCAATTAATTTATTTATACAATCATCTTCAGCATCATCATAATTATATTCATCACCTCTTCCAACTGTCATGTGAGGATATTGTGTTTCATAAACTCGAAAAGTGTATTTATCATTTTCATCCCCACTTTGGTGTATGATTGCAAGTAATTTATGTTTTTCTCTAAACCATCTAAGTACTTGTTGTTTAAGAGGTGCGTCTACATTTGTTGCGTTTGAACCTGCTTCGTGATCTGGGATCATAGTACGTGGAGAATCCCACACCATGAAACATTGTTCATCAAATCCTAACTCTTTAAGTGTTAACGCCTGTTCATATGATACAAATTCTTTATTCATAATTTTCCTTTATTATAGTTTTTAGCAAAATTGGTATGTATACCCATTTACTTTTTGTTTATTTTTAATCTTTCTACTTAAAGTAGATTTTGGTAAATTTAAGACAGATACAAGCTATGTCTCTATTTCTTTCATGTATTTCTTGTTGTGTCATAAATCAAACATTTTATATTTTTTAAAAGCTTCTTCCTTCTTTTCTAAGAATTGCTTTTCTGATATTTCAATAAAATCAATAAAACCATGACCAACTTCTTTTCTTAATTGTTCTTTTGTTTTATTTGTTTTAACATATCCTATTGTATAACCTCGGTCATTAGTGCCTCCATCAGTATATTCTCTTTTTTCAAATATTTTCATATTAAATTATTTAAAATGTAATCAAATGCTGCGTTGTATGCTTTTTCAGGTGAATGATGATTAACTGCAAGTCCATTATCAGCATCAATAAACTTTTCAAAATTTACTTGATTTAAAGAACATATTTTTGAAACCCATACAATTTTAGGATAATCTTCATCGTCTACAATAAAAGGTGCGACAGGGTATGTATAAATCCAAATACCATAATTAATTCTTAACCATTCCACCACGATGTGTTGTTCGGGTGCATAGTATCTTTCAAAATCATAGTAGTTTTCTTGGGATGTTTCTCCATTTTCTAATGGGTAACCTGGTGTATTGTATGTAAGTTCTTGATTCCAATAACTTATAGGACAATAATACTTAAATCCTTTTTCTTTAAGTAGTTTAGCTGTATTGAAATCCACATAATGTGGTTTTATGTTATTGTTCATGGTTATTTTATTAAATCAAGTGGATAAGCATTAATGATTGAATCTTTATCAGGTAGAATTAATATTTGATCAAATACATAACCAGATTCTAATTCTTCCCTTGTTGATTCTAATTTAGGTTTGTTTTTACAAGATACATTTTCAAGAATTGCATGCAATTGTGCCTCACAATGAAGTTTAGCAAATTTAATCATCATTTCTGTTGAAGTTGTCATACTATTATTTGATAACATTTTATCAAATAGTTCTTTTGCTGTTGGTAGATTGTTCATTTTTCGTATTGTTTATATAATCCACTTAAATAACCATCAATTTTATCTAAATGTGGTCTAATAAGATCGTTATTGATTTTGTTTGCCTTTTCAACAAACTCTTTTTTTGAGATAATCTAATGTCCCCCAATCTTTAATTGCATTCTTTCTAATGGAAAGAACTGACCGAATAAATAAAAAATAGACACCAATGATGATTAATGTTAAAATAGTGTTAACCATACAAAATTATTTAAAATATAATTGAGTTCAGATATTTCCACAAAAATAAGTAAATTAATTGTAATTCCCCAATTAATTTGGGAAATTATACCATATTTTTGATAAATGATTTAATGTATTATCTATTAGTTTATCATTATAGTAACAATCGATATCAGTTTCATCATAATAATGAACTGATGTAAGTCGAATATATTCTTTAGGCCAAACATCACCAAGATAATTCATAAGGGACTGACCATTTCTTTCGTCTTTATGTTTATTTGGTAAAACATTATTTTGCCAATAATTGAAAAATTCGTTATATGTCATGATTATTTTATTTTATTAAGAGGATATGCGTTGATAATTGAATCTTTCTTAATTATCTTTTTTACATTTGTTTCAAATAATCCATCACTTATTTGTATTTCTACTTTAACATTTTCGGATGCGGTTTTTAATGCCTCTTGAACATGAAGTTTAGCAAATTCAATTAATAAATTTGGTAACTGTGATGGTTCAATCCAACTACTATTATTTTTCCAAGAAGTAATAAATTCTTCAGCTGTTGGTATATTATTCATATTTTTTAATTTAGAAAAGTTTGTAACCTTGTTTATACAACCATAAAAGAGCAGAAGCATTTCCTTTTGCGTCTGATAGAGGGTCATGATTATGTGGATAATTCACTGAATCTCTGTGTTTCTTCCATTTATAATAAGGATCATTAAAAAATCCTTGAAAAATATTTCCAATTCTGTGACTGCTAAAACCAAATGGATTTTTTCCAATAAATGTATGGAAATAATAATTCATATACATTCCATCAAATTGGTTATTATCTGAATATAGTATTTTATTACCATTTCCTAATTGATTTAACCAATTATTAAATTCTTCCATTGTTTTACCTGCATCTTGAAAGTTTTCGTGTTCTTTTCTTGTGAAGCCACTAACGGCTAGTGCTTCAGGATCATATATTTTAGATATTGGTGCGGTTTGTCCATAAAATGTTTTATTTAGTTTACCTTGTTTATCTACTAAAACTGCACCAAAACAAACCATAGAATTTATACCAGGTCTTTGACCATCAGCCTCGACATCAACAATAATTATTTTACTCATTTTATGTAAATTAGATTAATTTATTATTTTTCTTCCGTGTGTTAAAACAATGTATTTATTATTTTTATATTCCAACCAAACATCTCGCCAACAAGATCTAAATGTTAGTGCATATGTTTCTTCATGTGCGATAACTTTATGGAAATTATCTCTTGAAGTATATTTAGGGATGAAAGAAGGTTTAAAATCTTTAGTTGTTTTGTCGATTTTTTCTTCAGTAACTTTACCTTTCAACCACCAAGTTAGTGCGTTAAATGCGTGGTTATGATACGCTTCTCTACTACCACGTTTAAAGTGTAAAATACCGATTGAAAATAATATTTTCCATTCGATTAAAAAGTATGCGGTTACACCACTATCATTTCCACCATCAGGTTTAACATAAAATAATCTTGGAAACCATTTACTCTGATAAATTTGTTTTAATTTTTTCATATTTTTCTATTATTAAAATTTTTTGATTATTTAATTCTTCAAGGTTAATTTCTTTTGATTGTAAGAGGGTGAGATACTCCTTTTGATCACAATTGAAATCAAAGATTTGTGATCTATTGATTGTTCCGATAATTTTCCAATCTCTAATTAGAAAACCATATTTTGTATTTGGGATATCAATTATTTCTGATTTTTCTGTACCTGATAGTGGGTTTATAACATCTCTTATTAGATATATTATTTGGTTATTTCTTCGCATTTCAAAATCATATGCGTTATCTGGTACCAATATTGCAATTAGGTTATCGGTTAATTGTATCATTATTAATAATATTAAAATTTGGTGTATTCATTCCAGCAATTGTGCATGTATCTGCAGGATATTTGTAAACACCATATTCATGTGTTTCTTCTGTATTTTCTTTAATCCTATCTAAATATCTCTGGTGTCTTAATTGTTGATAAATATGAATTGCTGTTCTACAATCATCACCAACTATTTCTTTGTTAAAAATTCCTGGATTTGCATTAGGTAAATAACCAAATAATGATTTTAACTTATCACCACCATTTCTGAATTCTTGAGAACAATCTTTCTTCCAAATAAGTGATTGTAAACTTTTACATAATGTTAAATATTCAAATTGTAACATACCAACACGACCATATAATTCTAATGCACTTTCAATTAAACAAAGTTCATCATAACCAAGTTCAATTGTGTATTTATTGTTCATTTTTTAATTGTTTTAGTTGTTGTTCAATTTCTTGTTCTTTGTAATATAAATTATCTAAAGTATTATCCATATTAGCTACTTCAAAAAATGACATTTTACTTCTTATTTCTTTCAATACATCAATCTGTGCTTGAAGTACTTTAGCTTGAACATATTTTGAGTTTGCACCTTCTTGAAAAGAACAAAAAGATGCACCTGAAATCCATATTTCAGTATCTAAGTCCAAGTCTAAATGTTTTTTAGATTCTACACTCATTTTAGCATGTTCTTCTGCTTCTTTATTTAAGTCCATAATTTTATTGTTTTACATATTTCATCATTTCTTGCATTTTTGCAATCAGTAGTTCCATTTCATCTTGATTAAGATATAATCTACCGTTTAAAGTTTTATCATCTAACTCTCTTGTTTCTACAATAATACCATCAAATCCTTCAGTAGGACAAACAGATACATTTTGTTCTTCTGTTGCTATTTCTATTTTATGCCAAACTTTACTTTTACTCATAATTTTATTGTTTAGGTTGAATGATTACTCCTTTTTCTAAATTGTGTTTACAAGAATATACACAATCATCTCTTTCAGTATTAGATAATACATCTTCCCAACTTTCTTCAACAGGTAATATTGTTGCTGATGATAGGATTTCTTTTAAACAATGAAGATGTCCTTCAATAATACCTTCAAGACGTATATCTTGGGTAGCATAAGTATAATTTTCAAGCTCAGCTATCTTAGCTTCAATTTCTTGTTTACCTTCTTGGGTTAAGTAGATTCCTTTCATAATTGTTTATTGTTATATAGTTTAGCAAAATCAGATACAGCTATGAAGACAGCTTCTTTTTTAGATGTAATTGACATTTTTTCAATTACATTTTTATGTACTCTAAATAATGTCATTTTTCCAACATGATAATTAAATTCAGATAAGTCTAAGTTTTTAATAAACTCAACTGCATCCATAAGCCATCTCCAATCTGAATGAAATCGTAACATATCCCATGTGTATGCTGTCATTCCATAGATGACACATTCTTCATCATGGTGTAAACCTAGCATAAGAGCAATATCTTTATTTCTCTCTTGTATTTCTTGTTGTGTCATATTAGTGAAATTTAGTTAATCTATAATATCCTATAACATAAGCACTTAATACAGAAAAACTCCATAATCCATATTGAGCAGATTTACCTATTAGAATTAAACACACGAATAAACCTAACCAAAAAGGATAATATTTTAAAAATATATTTTTCATATCAAGTTATTTAAAACGTAATCAAATGCTGCTGAATAGGCTTCTTGTGGTGTTTTAAAAATAAAAACATTTGTTGCATCACCATTTATAAATGCCTGATAACATTCTTTCCAAACTTCATCACCAACAGGTTGATTAGTCCAACCATGAACTTCTATCCAAATATTATGATTAACCCTTAACCATTCAACTACTTGCCATTGTTCGGGTCTTGAATAATAATGAGGTCTAATTGCATTCCAATTTATAGGGTTGTAGATTGTAAATTTATCAACCTTTCTATCTTTTGGTTCAGATAATATATCGTTATCAAAAAAACTAATGACTTTTACATTAAATCCTTTCTCTTTAAGCCATCTTGCTTGTTCAAAAGTTACGTATGTTGGTTGTATCATAATTATTTTATTAAATCAAGTGGATAGGCATTTAAAATAGACATTATGTCAACAGTTGTCCTATTTCTAGCTGTTGTTTCTGAAAGATGTCCATTAAAAACTTTTGCGTTTTTAGCAGCAGCTTTTAATGCAGCTTCTACATGAAGTTTAGCTGTTTGATATGCTACATTTTGAACTAATAATTGTAATCCTTCTGGTGTCAGTGGTGAAGAAAATTTTTTAGATTCTTCAATTAATAATTCTTGAATTGTTGGTATATTATTTTTCATCTTTAACTATTTTAATAAGTTGTTTTAAACATTCTAATCTTGCTTCTTCATAAGTATCATACCATTTTCCATCATCAATTGATTCATAATAATTAATCCAACCATCTTCTGTAATTGAATAATAAAAACCTTTTAGTTCACCATTAAATCCATCTCCAATTATATTTGAATAAAGTTTATGTTTATCCCTAAAAAATTTAAATGCTTGTCCCCAAGTAGGTGCAGTCCATCTTTCATAAGATTCCTCTCCGTCTTCATCTTTTGCACAGAAAGCACCGTATTTATCAAGTTGCGAATTACTTACTGATAAAAAATCATTATTATAACAAGCTTTATCACCAGTTACATTTCTACTACAATTAGCATATTCATAAGGTTCTGTTTCGCCAGCTTCTTCATCATAGTATGCAAAACAAGGTTCATCAAATCCTAATTCTTTAAGTTCCGAACTTTCTTTATAAGGAACAAATATATCTTGTAAGTTATTTTCCATAATGATTGTTTATGAAGATTTGAAATAATTCTTTTGTTGTTTTTAGATTGTCTGACAAACAATCAAATGGACTAAAACCAATACTCTCCTTTTCTTCTTTTGTAAATGGGTTGTAAAAAGTTGTACCATTATCTAAACATTGACAAAATTCAGAAAACTTAACAGCAACATCAGCAGTGAAGTTTTTAATATCATCTGTAATAAGTTTATTCTTATCATGTGATAGTTCAAAACTACCATATCTTTTTTCTATTTCTTCTTCAAATTTATTCATTGTATTTTTTTAAATCCTTTCGTTTTTTATTAGTTCAATGAGCATATCGATACATGTTGATTCTGTTGGTGAACAAAAATAACCATATTTTTCCCTAATCCAATTAATTGATTGCGATTTAAGTGGTGCAGAGATATAGTATTCTGATTGATTATGTTTTCCATATCCTAAACCATTATACAAACCAATATCATCCCAAAACCAAGTAAAACAAGGTTCATTAAACCCCAAGTGTTTAAGTTCTAATGATTGTTTATAGGTACAGAATAAATGTTCCATGGTATATTTTCAACAAAAATAGGGAAAATTATTGAAAACACAAATTTTTATAAAAAAAATGGGGTAATACCTTAATATCACCCCCTTTAACATGTGTCACGAGACATTATTAAATGTGGATTATCTTTAATCAACACCTTTAATTTATCATTCGCTTCATTTTCTGTCATCGCTTCAACTTCAATGTATTCAGTTATATGGTCATAAGGATTTGATGATTTTAATTGTTCATCGGTTATTGTGTTAAGTAGATCTGTGTTAAAGACTTTAAACTTAAATTTTTGGATAGGTAAATTTAATTTAAGTAATTCCAACAATTTATTATGTTGTGAAGAATCTTGACACCATTGACCTTCTAAATTATATAAGTCATTAAAGTTATATGTTTTCCACGACAAGTATTCCTCGATATTATCTAAACGACTAAAGTCAATCATTGTGATATTTAAATCAACACCATATGTGAGTGCATATTTGATATTTGTAATATACAAATATTTTTTATATCCATTTTTAAATAGGATTAAATATTTACCTTTAAACCATTTACCAATAGTTCTTTCTACAAACACTTCTCTAGCACAATAATAAATTGGTTTATCCGGTTCACTAAGAGACTTTACATTTGGGTTTACATATATTTTGGTTGTACTTCTTTCTAATTTGGATAGAATATCGAAGAATTTCCTGATTTTGTTATATTGAAATAACTTATGCATGGGATTTAAGTTTAAATGTTGTTTGATAAAAATAAACACTCTACAAGTTGTTGTAATAGAATCGAACTATTATGATAGGTTGCCACCACACCAGTATATTACAGCGTTTCTGAATCGAACAGTCTTGCTTACCACCGAGGCAACAACTTACCATTTAAGGTAGTAGAGTGTTTAATGTTTTTATTCAAATTTAGACCATCCTTCTTTTAGATATTCTTTATTTTTACTCCATTCATCAACAAGTATTTCTGCACCATCTTCAAATACTATGATATTACCTTTCATAGTCATATATTCATTTGGTGTAAAATATACATGAGTCATTTTTATTCCTTGTCTTGCAAGTAATTTAGCTTCTTCAAATGTCATAAATAGAAGTTTAATCTTTATCAACTTGTTCTTTCTTTTGAAATAGACAAAATATTTAAAATTGCTGCTAATTCATCAGAATTTAAATTAAGATTACAAAGAGCAACAGTAGTTGCATGGTATTTATCGTTCAAATTAAACTTTGAAATATAGGAAGAAAATAACTGAGGCTTAAATTCTTTAAATTGTTTTTGATTCAACTTATGTATAACAGTTCCTGATTCATTTACAAGATTACTATTACCAATATGTTTAACAATGGTGTTTTCTTTTCTCCAAATTTCTTCAATTTGCCATGCTTCTAAAAATGCCATACCTTTACCAGAAGGTATTTGGTCAGGAAAGTATTTGTTAACTAAATCCCATGAACGTCTAACACCACCTACACCATTTCCTTCTAAAATGGTCATTCTTCTTAAATTCTTCCACCATTCAAGTGCTAATTCACGAGTTGTTTTTGGTTTATTAGGTATTTTTAAAGGTATTGCTGCTATTTCATCAGAATAATTATCAAAGTATTGTACTAATACATTACTCCAATTTAATCCGTTTTCCTTAGCTACTTCATTAGCTAATTCACTACAAACATCAAAAATATCTTCATTTGGTTGAATTGTTGTTGATATTCTATTAGCTAACATTGATAAACTACTTGTTACAACTGTAACATAAATTTGTTTTGAAGTTTCATTTGTTTTCTTCATTGTTTTTGTTTTAAATTGTTAATAATTGCAGTCAGGACAGGACTCGAACCTGCAAGGATTTAAAGATATATTCTCCTACTACTCGTGTCTGTAGTATGTCCACCAGTTTCCCCCATTCTACACTCTTTCGGGTACCGACCAGCACGTTTACCATTCCGCCACCTGACTATATATTATCTTAATATTTTTTCCAACACTTTACCTTCTTCATTGTAAAAATGGACTAATTCCCAACCCAATTCAATACATATCTTTTCAATATAGTTATCCAGTATTGATTCTTGTTCTCCAACTGGTTTTGAACTATAATCTTTAACTTCAATAATAATTAATTTCTTAGCTTTTCGTACAATATTTTTGCGATGTTTTAAGTTCATTGGACCTTTCATAAAAGTTATTTTGTAGTCAGGACAAGATTCGAACTTGTACAGTTCCTCACACGATTCATTGTTTAGTGTTTTCAAACTTGAGGTTCACCAGCCCCATGCGTCTACCATTTCGCCACCTGACTATAATAAAATCAATTGTGGGTTTCCAATTCCACTCCGATAACTGTTGTCAATGTGATTTGTGTTAGTGTACCTCTAACTTAGACACTTCGGAACCACCCATTGTATATGGTTATGCGGTTAATTGATTTTATATTAGCTAGTCACCATAACTAACCAGCACAATGTTGTTAAACAAACCTTCTTGCACTCTTTCGAGGAACATTCTCATGGCATACGGCCACCCTTGTGATAATGTATCAGTTGGTTAATTAACAACTACTACAACAATCTTACGACTGTTGAGGCATACCAAGCCAGTGTCTCGATAACTTAATATCTCTGGCTCAAACTGTTAATTATTTTAGATATGCTGCCACCATCATTGTTACTTAGGTTATATACTATTTCATTTGTTTAACTTTTCCTATCCCTTGTACTTCGGTGTGGTTTTCGTAGTATTTTCACAATGACTTTATACCTTCTACCAACGTGCTTGGAAACTTAATCCGCTACACTATATGCTTTTGGTATAGAATATTTATCTAATGTTTTGTAAATCTAATTACTACATTTGTAAGTTCCATTTGTCATTACTTACTCACGCTTTTTATTAGTAATTCTGCTTCAACCCAACTTTGACAACTTCATTAGACATTACAAAACAATTAGATAATGAGAATGATATTTGTGTTGTGGAAGTACCTATTCCATAGTTCATTACACATTTCTCTTTCTCAAGGAAAAACAACACAATTTGTAGTAATAGATTTTTCACATAAGTTCACTTTGACTATAAATAGCAAGCTCCTTAAAACTATTACTACAACTTTTTATGTAAATTATTACCGCTTACCATAGGGTTTAACCTTGGGCCTCTAATAATCCACAAAGGTAAATATCAAACCTAATATTTTATCTCAAAGAACTGTTTTTTGTTTTCTGAAACAAATGTACGAAGGTTATTTTAAACCACCAAATTTATTTCAGATTTTTAAGAAGTTTTTCTTGGTGTTCTTTATCTTGTGGTGTTCCGGCGAAGTTAATCATCTGGAACCACATTATTTTATCGTCATCAGAAATGAGTTTATCTGGGTATTCATATCCTATGTTAGAGCGTATGAGTCCATGATATAAGAACTCACCTTTAATGGAATGGTCAAGTTCATCGAAGAAGTATTCTTGGTTATCCCAGATGATAGGGAATTCGTTTTTGACGAAAGCTATGAGTGTGGATAAGCGTTGTTTACCGTCAATAATTTTATATGTTATGTTTCCATCTTTGTCACGATATTGTATGATGGATATGGGTGGAAGTTGTATTCCTTTAAAGACACTATAGATAAGTTCTTGTTTTTGTTGTAGTGTCCACACAAAAGGTCTTTGTAAGTTCATTCCTTTTGTTGGAAGATAAACATCCCAATCTATAATAATACCCCAATTAGGGTCAAGGATATGTTTAATTGATAGGTCAGCCATTCCGTAGTTGATATTGAATGGTAGTTGGGGTCTAACGTCTTTTATTGTGAGTTGTTTTTTCACTTAATATTCTTTTTAAATTTTCAACGTATCTTATGGGTTGTGGGTACAAAGATACATAAACTATTTAAACCACCAAATATTTTTTCAATAAACAAATTTAATTAAATGTCCTAATTTAAATTGTTCAGAGAATTTGACAGCATCATCAAATGTTTCAAAATAATAAACATCATCAAAAACAGTATTATTATAATGAATGTTAACACGTGGTTTAATTGATTTTATTAATTCATTATCATCACCTTCAATAATGAATTTTTTATCAAAATCATCAATTGAATTTTTAAATTTTTCAAAATATTCATCAAATGATACTCTTATCAATGGTGTATCATAGTTCACCCAATTATAACCTCTTTTTAGTTCATCACTTAACTTAAATAATTTTAAGTTAAATAATTTAAAATAACGTGCAGGTTTTGCGTCTGATGGTTTTATTTTTTGTACGATTTTTTTATCTTGAACAATTATTTTATCTATTTTTTTTGGATCAATGTATTTAACTTCTTTCATATTTATTCGTTTTTAAGATGTCAATTAATTTATTTATAACTATTCGTTCTGCATTACATTTATCAAATGAATCGGATTGTGTTTCAAAATATACTGGTATTGGTTTAATTTTCCATGACACAATATTATATGATATATCAACAATTTCATTAATGTTTACGAGAATCTTTCTTTCAACAAATAATGAATGTTTGGTTTCAAACCAATCAAATACTTGTTGTCTAAGTGGTGTTGGTATCCACTCATTATCAATATCATTTTTATCGACCCCAACAAATTGAAAAGATAGTCTTAAACCAAATAATTCATGGGATCTAGTATAACAAGGTTCATCAAATCCCAATTTTCTTAATTCGAGTGCTTGTGCATTCGTAACAAATTCATTATTCATTCAATACCAATTACAAAAATAACAAAAAGTTTGTCCACAATGACAATTTTTACCATCTTTACCTTCAGAATATGCTAAAGATGTTGATTCATAAACTTTATCAATTATTAGTTGTTTTGCGTCTGGTGTCAAACTTATTCCTAACTTTTCAAGACCATCAATGATTTCTTTACTTGTTTGTGTTAACATAACTTTGCATTTATTGGTTCACAATTATTGTTTAATTCGATTTCGACTTTTGGTTCTTTAAGTGATTTAATCATGAAATTAAAAAATTCGTCTTTCGACAATGCGATTTTTAATGATGGTACACCACCTGTTAACCATTTACCATACATGAGACAAGAATCTATTAACTGTTGTTCAGTGAATGTATTTGGTTTTATTTCAATGAGTCGAACACCGTGCAAATTTGAAGTTGAAAATAATATATCACACTCTTTACTACAATCAACAATGATAAAATCATTATCTATTTGAATAAGTTTCAAACCATTAATTTCTTCACCAAGTTTAAGTGTAATAACCATGATATTATTGTGTTTTATTAAATCCGATAATATACCAATTCAGATATAAATGTGTTATGTTAAAATTTGGAAATGTTTTTTTGATGTTACGTATTTGATCAGGGAACGCTTGAAACGTTTTGGAGTATAAATAATAATAACCAACAAAATTACCTTGTCTATCATATGATTCCCCAACAAACTCATAATCATTTTTAATACTTTCAATTAAATCACTATATTGTTGATTAATATTCATCCATCATATTTAATTGTCGTTTCGCGATAATTGTGTCCTCATTTGGTCTTGATTTTAACCCTAAACTAATACTTTCACCATAACAACTACAACTATGGTTACCATCTTTGTTAACACCAAATGATATAAAACCAGCACTTATTGGGTTGAAATGTTTAAAGTCAGAATGTTGTAATAATTCAGGAAAAACAATAATTACATTGTTTTCTGTCATTACATATTTTTGTTTTAACCACATATTATTTTTTTTTGTAAAGATAAATTATGTTTAGTTAATAACCAAATTTTTTATTTTGTTGACTTTTAATATATGGTGTTTTAGGTGTATATTTGTTTTGTGACATATTTTGTTTACGCATTAATGTACCATTAACATATAATCTTGGGGAACAAGAAAAAAGAAAAAAACAAAATATAAATAAAATTACTTTCATAATATTTTAATTATTTTGATTTTACCATCTGTAATTTTAGGTTCAATACTTGTAGGTAAATCAGCATCGTCAAAATCTAACCTATTATATCTTTCAATCATATCCAATTCAATTTTCCATGATTTAGGTTGAGAAAGGGATTGAATATAATTAATCGTTTCAGTTGTAGAATCTTCATAATCTATAAAAGGACTTCCAAAGTTTTCATTTAAGAAACTTTTTTCACTGCGGATGTCTTTTCCGAATTGGATAGCATTTTGAATATCCTCCAAAGTAAATCTTCTATCAGATAGAAGTTCTTGGGCTTTTTGAAAGCCTTCTTGTACCGCAATATTTAATAAACTCTTAAATATATTATTATTAAAAGATTCTTTATTATATAAAAGATTGCTAATTTCTTCTGAGTAATCAATTAAATCAAACCATCCAATCTTTTTCTGTTCTTCCTCTGATAATGCTGAGAAATCTATTTGGTCTTGTTGAGCGATTACTTTTTTGATATGATTTGCATTTTGCATAGCATCTACACCTTGTTGACTTTTAACAATTAATAGTCCCAAAGAATCAATAACTAAATCGCCAACTTTAATTTCTTCATCAGAAGTAATAATAAATCCTTCTTTTAGTTTATGTAATGTGTACATTTTAAATATTTTTATTTCTTTATTTTAATTATTGTATTATCTACCATACCAATAAACTGGATGTACTTCAAAATCATCATCAGGGTCATTCTTTTTCATTTGAACAGCGGCATCATCTGCACATGGTTTAGATGTATATAATCTTTTTTTTACAAAATCAGGTTTGAATCCTGATTCCATTTGTTGCCAAACAGTACCATTTAATGTTGGTGTACCAACATTAATTCGAGAATTTCTCATAACCACATACCCTAATAATATTGTTGGTTGTTTGTCAAATTGATCATTATTCATATTTCATTTTTTAAGAAAACCTAATAATATTCCAATCTTCATCAACATCTATTTGTCTGATTGTATCAATTTCTTCTAACCTATTTAAAAAGTTACCTTTATTTCCAAACCCCAATCCACGATCTTCATGTCCAGCACGATAAGCTTTTTGAATATCTTCTATAGTATATTTATATGGACTTGAGTAGTATCCATCGACCCATCCAGTAAAACCACATACTTGTTGTTTTTCATCTTTAATATTTCCATTATGTACCGCTTCCCATGCAAGTTTTTCAACATATCCATGTATACTAATTACAGGTATTCCTTCATGTACATATGAAGATTGTGCAACAACTGCGAAAACTTTACCAGTTCCAGGGTCTTTATCTGAATATAGATATGTACCATTACAATATTTTTTTGGATCTTTAGTTGCTAAACATATTGTTTTACGATGTTCACCTAAATATTCTGTATACCAATGCACAACACCATCAATTAGTATTGGTTCAAATGTTTTTTGACCACACTTTAATATTGTGTTTTTTGTAACTCTCTTCATTTCAAATGTATTAATTTTTGTTAAATGTTTTATCTTGGGTAAATGCGTAGAACAACATTTTGTGGTATTGTTATATCAACATAGTATGTTGAATCCTCAAAATTTTTTAACTGAATTCTCGTGTCTGATAAACGTATAATAGTATCACAATCATACCAATCAGAACCAATATGATTCGATAAACGTACAGAATATTTACGATTTATAACTGGTTCTGGATCTTTTACTTTTTGACGTTCATTACATGATACCGTAAAAAACGATAAACATACAAATGAAATAATATTTAAATTTTGTTTATAATTTTTCATAATTATTATATTTTTGTGCGAAATCAGAAACTATTAAAAAAACAGCATCTTTTTTTGTTTGAACATTTTTAAACCTCCCATGTGTTTCCCATAAAACATTACCATTTTGTTTATTTTTTTGATACAAAGATACGTTTTTTCCATTTAACCAGAAAAATTCCATAATAGTGTTTTCAAAATTTAATGTTTCAATAAATTCTACCACTTCCATAAGTGACTCCCAATCTGAATCGTAATTCAAATTGGTTTTATATCCACCGTGTTCATATGCTTTTTTAAACCAATTAGTTTTAGGATAATATTGATCATCTTCATCAAACCTATCTAATTCTATTGGAATTTTTGACCAAACTTCGCACCTTCTGTATAACCCACCACATTCTGAATGATCAATGTCAACCTTTGGTTCATAATATTTCCAACCTAACATCAACGCTATTTGTTTATTACGTTCTAATTTTTCCTGTTGTGTCATTATCATTTAATTTAAACCTGTTTGTGCAAACGCAATTGTAAACCCATATTTTTCCACTAAAAAATCTTTAAATTCTTCTTCATTAAAGTTATATTCAATATCTTCTGTAAATGCATCACTTATCAAATCATCGTAAGTATGTTGTGCAGCAACTTCATTTGCTGTGTTTATAGAATTGTTACATGCATGTTCATAATTTGAACTAAATGATAATTTTATTACATTACTCAAATGGGGATCACTATCAAGCAATTGTTTAAACTGTATAATTGTTTCAATTTTCATAATGATTATTTATAAATTCGTTAAACATATCCAAATCAGAAAACCCGAAATATTTTTCAGCACTTTCAATCGTATCTTGATGTTTCATCCAATGTGCAAACTTAATTGCAACATCTATGTTTATTTCTTTGACCTCATCAATAAATAAATCTTCAGATAAATATGGTTCTTCATATTTTTGTTGTACCCAAGATCTATTTGCAGCCTCTCTATATAATGATTCAAGTTTATTCATGATTTTTTCCTTTATATTCTTCAAACTCTTTTTTAATATGATCAACATTATCTGATAAATAATCTTTACTTGCTAACCATTCAAGTAGTTCAGTATAACACCTTTCAGCTTTCCATTTAGCACCTTCAATAAAAGATTCTCTCCTTGTTTCAGCATAAGATAAATCTTTTGTAAAGGTGTTATGATGATTTTCAGCGGCTTCTTCAACTGTTTCTTGTTTCTTTAACTGTTTACATTTAACATTAATAAAACCTCTACAAATATTTTCACATATACAATCTGATTGATATTCTTGTTTAGGTTCTTCTGGTTTACCAAACATAGAACTGGCTATTGACATTATATTTAATGAATTTTCAATAGAATCTTGAAACCCATATTCTTCTCGTGGAATGATGATTTTATACATTTGCACAAGTGCCGTACACCCTTTTGTTACAGGATTACTTTGGTCTATTTGCACGAGTTCTTTAATTACCTCCACTGACTCACAACTTGGATTCTTAACCAACCACTCTAAGAAATAATCCTCAATTGGTTGTACACCATCTTTGATTAACAATTTATTAGTGGTAAGTATCACTTTATTCCCACCTTGTTGAATATCTTTAGATAGTAAATAAGATACTTTAACTAATCTACTATCTTGAGTAATAATATAACTATTCTCATTTATATCTTCATTATTACTAATGATGTATAATTCATTTTTTATATTATATAAGTTTTTCATAAATTGCTTTTATTTGTTTGTAATCTCCGTTTTTTACTCTTTGTATAAGATGAGCCGAAAAGCCTGTTACTTCATGAATATTATTAATTGTTCTATTCTCTGATAAAAATTTTTCTATGATAATAATATCTTCAAGAGATGTTTTTGATGCTCTACCTTTTATTTTAGGTAATTTAAGATATTTCCAATATCTTCCTGAACGTATACCACTTATAGTATCAAAAGAAACATTGTATTTTTTAGATAATACTTCTATACAAATACCCTTAGAAAGAAAGTTATGTATTGTAATAACATCATTTTCTTTTAATTTTGATGTCGGATTTTTATCACCTTTTAATACTAAGTTATTTTCAATAGCATGGTCTAAATTTTCCCTGTGAGAAAGCCATTCTAAATTTTCAGCTCTATTGTCAGTTTTTATCCCATTTATATGATTTACTTGCGGTTTGTTTTTAATGTTTGGGATAAAGTGTTCGGCCACTAATCTATGAACAAGAACCGTTTTTCTTTTTCCATTTTTTTGTAAAACAACATTAAAATAACCTTTACTTTGTAGTGACGGTTTTAACAATCTTTCTTTTCTTGAGAATTCATTACCTAAACTTTTAACATTTCCAAAATTAGAAACTTGATACAATCCTTCATATCCAATTACAACTTTCCAAATTTCATTACTTGGTTTATCTGTTGGGATTATATGTATGTTTTTCATAATTTCTTGAGTATTAAATAGTTTTTATTTACATCCAATCCATTAGCTTGAATTAGTGATTGTAATGATTCATAAGCCCAAAGATAACTATTACCCCCATGATAATTTTTATATTCAGTTGTGTGTTCTGTTTTACTCAAACCTTTACTATATAAAATTTTATCTACAATACTTTCAGCTTGTTCTTCTGTAATATCTTTTGTTGTGGAGATTATTTCAAAACTTTTAGGTTTGTCTAATTTTATATATTTGTTTTCTTTATCTAAATCAAAAACTAAATATTGAGTAGGTTTATTCTCATTAAAAGTAGAATAATCATTCCAAAGTCTAAAATTTTCCCATCGACATTCAACAAACAAGTAATTACCAGAAGGTAGATTTATTTCTTTCATCGTATGTAACTTTTATTCTTTTCTATGTCAATAATTAAAGTTTCAGAACCACCAAAAATCCAATCATTATCATTTTCTTCAAAATTATATTTAAACTTGATGTTTTTAAAACACTCTGTTAATCTTATGACTTCTTCTTTTTCAATATTCACATATCTTACGTAATCAGCGTATTTATCTTCTTTTGCTTGTATAAATTCAATAGCTGTTGGTAATAATGAATGAATAAATTTTTCTATGTCCTCAGAATCTTCTAATACTTTTCCACCACAGATATTAGTGTCATTTTTAATGGTTAATAAAGTTATTTGACCAATCCAATCCCAAACTCTTACAAAATCATTGTCATTATAAACAACCATTATTTGTTTAATTTCATTTCTTTTCATATTCTAATTTTTTATGATAAGTGTATTGTTTGCTCATTTCTGTAATCTTTTTGTTTTTGATTACGGAGTAATTTTATAAAAGACTTATACCAAGGATATTTGTATTTAGCTTTCTTAATTTCTTTCTTTTTTACTTCAGGTTTCATATTCCTAATTCTTTTAAATATTAATTATCTTCATTACCTTCAGCTAAGAACATTTCATATAATTTATCTGCTTCTGGTCCAGATATTTCACTTTCTATTGTTTCTTTATCTTCGCTTGTAGTATAACCTTTATCTACAAGCCATTTTGTAAATGCGCTCATAATATTTCTTTTAACATTAAAGGAAGTTGATTTGTGATTGATTCTTTGTCTATATCAATTTCAGTTTCATTATAATTATTACCTACTTCTATATAATATCTTGTACCTTTTATAGATTTACCGTCTTCTAATAGAGAAACATTCTCAACAATTCTATTAGTGTATTCTTCTAAAACCTCTTTAGCATAACTTTTAGCTAATTTTATAGCAAACTCGTTACAACTCATTCCTATAGGTTGGTATATTGTAGATGCTATTTCTTCTGCTGTTTTCATTTTTCTTTATTTAAAAGGTTTTCAATATATTCTTCCTTCTTTTTATCTAACCAAAATTCTCCTTTACCATCCCAACCAGCATCAAAAGTATCAGATAATAGTTGTTTAAGTTCTTCAGGTGTAAAGAAATAACCTTCTACTTTAGAGACAGGAAATTTCATACCATTATGAACATATTTAACAATAAGTCCAGTATTGGTATTTTCTGTTATTGGGTTTACTATTTTATAAACCGTTTGTTTCTTTATCATGTGTTTCATGAGACAAAGTTATTTATTATTTTTCCAATGGGTGATACCAAGTTCTTTCGCGTTATAATACCAAATATTGTGATCAGTCACAGCACTAATGGATTCATTACCATCTTTATCTTTAACAGTATATATCGTATAACCTTTAAGTATGTCAGAGGCTCTCATCATTGGTAATTTATCTTCAATTGATATCCATTCATCTGAATCATTCTCATTTTCGGTTGAAAAATATTTTTTTATGTCTTCATCAGATAAATTATTCAACGATTCTGATAATAATGTTGCAAAATTCTTTTCCATAGTGTTTTGATTGTTATCTGTTTGTGAATGTGTTTCACTTGATAATGTGACATCAAACAATCCAATTAGATCAAAGTATTCATTTGTAGAAACATTATAATAATAATTTTCATGTTTATACTTAAAAATTTTATTATTAATTTTTCTATATTTAACAGACCATTTAAACCATAAAAAGGAATATTCAACCTCAATTTCTTGATAATGGTTTGTTTTTACATTTTGTAATAATTTCATTTCAAGAATTTTAAATTTTAACTAAAAAATCAATATGTGCATAACCTTTATCAGTATGAACACGTATTTCATTTCTTTCTGTAATTGGTTCAAATCTCAATATCGTTGCATCACCTGCAGTATCATCCTCATGTTTAACTTTTTCACCCACGGTAAAATATTGTCCGTAAGAACTTATTACCGTTTTATTGTCAACACTAATGAAATTTCCATTTTTCCTGTTTTCCTTATTCATATGATACCACATAGTTTGCATTCCCAACATAAATGTGGATTTATCTAATGTACCACCGTTTAATTTATCAATCTCATCAGTTTTTTGTCTCATCCAATCCATAACTTCTTTTGGTGGGAATCGTTTAGTTATTTCCTGACTTTTTTCTTTTAAGTGTTGCTTCATTTTTTCACCAATTTCTTTTGGTATTTTAAATTTCGTGATTTTAACAAATGCTTTAAGTTCTGCGGGATAATCTTCACTATCCACATCTTCTTTGTTAAACGAAGATTCACCTTTAGAATTCACCCATTTAAGATCAAATTGATTTCTATCATATTCTAAATCTTCTTGAAGATGTTGATTTTGAAGTTCAATAAATCCATCACTACCATCCCAAAGACACAAAACACCACCAGCAATTTGTTGAATCTCATCACCAAAATATGAATCGAAATTACATGGTGGTGTCCATTCACCATTTATACGGAACATAACATTTGTTCCTTCTTGATTAATTCGATCCGGCATTGGACAGTATTTAGTGATATATTTCATATTTTAAATGTGTTTATCACAAAAATAATGAAATATTATCAAATAAAAAAATGTTTGTGTAAACAAACATTTTAATCGATGGTATTAACCATATATTTTTTACACCATTCATATATGTTATCAAAGAGGACATCAGGTGATTTTATAACATCATTATTATTTCCATCATCACCGTAACAAGATGTACCATTTGAATCGATGTTTACTAATAAACGATGATGACCATTTCGAAATTTAATATCAATAGAACCATTTCGTGTTGGGTTAATATCCGGAACACATACATTTTCGATTTTAGAACCTAATAGATGAAGAAAAATCATCACATTGTTAAATGCTTTTAAATTAGGTTTTAGTGCGCCGTCATCATCCCAATCATCTTCAAGTTTTAATAAATCAAAAGATTCTTTGATTTTTTCTAATAATTTGATCATATTATATTTTTTTGTTTGTACTTAATTTGATATGTATTCGTGTATTTGTTCTTTTTTAATTTCAATAATGGAATCATCAAGAATTTCTTTATTACTATGTCCCACAACAATTACAGCATAATATTTATCATTCATTTCATATACCTGATATGCTGCATCTTTTACCCACTCACCTTCACCAATAAAATTGGTATTATCTAAATTAATCATTTTTTAATTTTTAATGTAATATCTCGTGAACAACTATAACGAATTTCATCATTTGGTTTAATTAGTTTTAAAAACTCTTCGTTAATATCAATATCTTTATTAGATAAGAAAAACGTTGCGGTTGTTAACATTGCAATAAAACTGTCTCTGGATAACCAAATATTTGATTGTGGGTTTCTACCAGTTGAAACGGGGTTTTCAACAGATATTACAAAAGAATCGTCTTCTAATTGTGAAACACATACCAAACGATGATCATTAAACTCAGCCTGTAAAAAAGATACCACATCAATTTCTCTTTGCTTAGATGTTCCAAAACCTGTTGTTACTTTCCCATATGAAATTTTTTGAGGTTCCAAAAATGTTTCACCACATTTATTGCACAAAATGTCAATTACAGGTCGTTCAGCCTTCAAATAATCTAAATTATAATGAAGGTTTTCAGTTTCACCACATTTAGGACATATGTTATTCATAATTGTTTGTTTATTAAGTTACGAAAAATCCAAATCCACATATAATCAGGAACAAAAGAATATGCGTGTGGAAATTTTTTTTGGAGTTTATTTATAAAATTTTGTTCATCCATTTAATAATTATTTTATTTTTTGACCACATCTAAGTGGTGTTCCATCAGAGTTAAACACTTGCATTGTTGCTCCACGTTTATATTTGTAAACGAAACCGTTTTCACATTCGATACGATAATCCCAATGTGAACCGACTTCGTATGGGTCTTTCTTACTTTCGAAGTATAATCCTATTGTAAATGCTGCGATGATGAATAGGATAAAAAATAATAGTGGTAATAAATCTTTCATTATTCAGGTATTTTTTCTTCTTTTTGATTTTCTCGCACGTATTTTCTAACGCTAGAAAAAACGTTATCGAATGAACCAATCATTTTAAGGTGTTTCACACCTTCTTCAGATAATAGAAACTCAGCCATTTTAGATTGATTACGGGTTAGGTCTTTAATATTTTCTTTTTTAACCCAATTCAAATATTCTTCTGAAAACATGTTTTTATTTTTGTGGTAAACTATATATGTGTATCTAATTTGTGTTTAGTTCTTCCCACTTTTCGGGGTATTTTTCGATATAATGTTCTAATTGTTTTTTATCACCATCACCATTTTTGGAAAAATAACAATCACAATCACATGCCAATGATGCATCGCTATTTGGGTGAACTAACGATAAAAAACATTTATTATCAGGACAATTAAAATCGTTTATCATTATCTTTTGTATTTTACAAACCCAAGTGATAATTTTGTTGTTTTTTCATATGTTCTTAATGAATGTTTATATAAATCTGGTCTAAATAAATAAACACTAATATTACCAATTTTAAATGTAAAAATCGTTTTTTCACAAGTAAATTTTGATTTTCCGTAACCAACATTTAACCGATAATGATCACCATCATTAACTGGATCTACATGTTCAGGTAAAATTTGGTCTTTTTCATATTTTAAAATATACCCATCAAATCCGAATTTATATAGTTTAAAATATATGAATGTGAATTTTTTATAATCACACCCTTCCTGTCTTCCTTTTGTCCATTTAAACATTTCCATTATTATTTATTTGCACATTTCTTTTAGTTCCTCCCAAGTTGGTTGTGTCCCTTCGGGAACAAACATTTCGATTCCCGTTGTAACATCAGAAATAAACGGATATTGTTGTGTTCTATCAAGATATTTCAGTATGGGTATTTCACCATCCATGTGAAGGTACGCAGAATCAAACTTCGCACCATCCATGATAAAATGATCACAGGTTGATGATGCTGAAAGGAATTCGTTTTTGGAAAACTCTTGAACATATTTTTTTTTGGCGTCAAACCAATCCTTTATAAAGTTACCTGAATTGAAAATAAATTCACCTTTGTTAGTATAGAGATAAACACTTTCATATACAGGTTCGTCTTCGATTAACACATCGTTATCATCGTAACGATTACCACCACTGTAATTAATACCAATTACTGCCATGTTATTTATATTTTAGGTGTACCACAATCATTACATGTTCTTATGATAATAAAATAATTACCTTGATTGTACAAATGATTATTAATTGTCAAATCATTTGATTTGTTATATTTACTAGGTCTTAAATAAGTTCGTTCAACGGATTTAATTTCTTTACAAAAATCACATTTATCTTTTTCAATTTCACCTGACATAATTGTTGTTATTTTTAATTTCTAAAACTTGTTTTTGGATCAAATCCTGCGGATATTAATCTGGTTTTGTCATCACCAACAGGGACTTGTGGTTCTTGTTTAGATACTTTTTGACTTAAATAATTACTAAGATCATTCCAAATATCATGTGCGGGAATCATTTTAGCAACACCTAAATCATCTAATTTAGGATATTCCATCCATATTGTTTTTGAAAAATGATGAAGAAGAAATATTGGACACTTTTCTGAAAGTTTCTTAACTTCTGGATAAATGTTGTGAACATCTTCAGATAGTTTTGGATAATATATTTGGTCAAAATTCCAAACATTACGAGAATTAACACCAGTATTTACAGTATATGTTGGAGGTGTATTTTTAACTTTAAAATACCAAGAACTTTTAAGTTCACCAACATTTAATTGTGCAATCTCATCACCAAAATAAAATTTGTTATTCAAACAAATATATTCCAATATCTTACCACATATAACTAATACGTGTAATCCATCATGTCCTGGATATGATGTCGGATTAATATTTGTTCTTCTATCTAAAATAAGTTTAGGGTCTTCACCATAAACTCCTTTTAAATAGTCATAATAATCTTTATATTTACTAATGATTTTCATTCTATAAACAAATGTATGAAAATTTTTTTACAAAAAAAGATAAATTATTAAAAATTATTTATTTTTTATATAATACAACACATCATTATACGGGTTGACATTGCCAATACCAACATCGATATGTCCAATCACCAACAACTAATATTCCATTTGCTTCAACCGCCAGTAATGTACCAACCCTATTGGGCATTTCAACAGGATTGTGTACGACTTTTTTACCTATATATGTTGCAGCCTCTTCAACTGATGAAAAACGAGATTTAAGTTTGGTTTTTTGTGATATTAACTGACGTGGTTGTCTTAATTTTAATATTTCGAATAATCTTCTTAACATATTTTTAAATGTTAATGATGTAAATGAAATGATAAAGTATCACCAACATTAAATTTGTCTACAGAATCTACAAACCAAGTACTATTTAAATTTAAGTCTTTTCTTTCGATTGGTACAGCATAATAAATATCCATACCCCTTTTCTTATTTAATACGATTTTATGTACAATAAATTTTGTTGTTGTTTCGGGATATTCATCTTCACGACAAGAAAATTGTACAACAATCAAAATAACAAATAAGACAATAATGTTGATGTGTTTTAAAGTTTTATACATTTTATTTATGTTTAATTAATTTATTTCGGATTCGTAAAGATTTTTCACTTAATTTAATTTTTTCAACACCATATTTCGCATTTAATTTTTCATAAAGTTCCAATTCTTTTTTTATAAAATGTTCTTTTTCTATTTTTTCTTTCTCTTTTCTTGCAGTATACTCATCATCTGTTTCTAATCTATGTTGATGTGCTACAGTCTCAATAGTAAAATTTCCATTTTCATCATATGAATCAAAAATATTAACATGAGTTGCACCTAATTTTTCAATTTCATCCAAATCTTTTCTTATTTCACTTATCTTAACACCATGTACCCAATGAATTGGATAATTAATTGGGACTGATTTGTATATTTTTTTCATATCAACTAATTTTTATTTGTTTCTTGCTTGAAGACATTTTTCACATTCGATATAATGACTAACACTTTGACTATTACGATGAGCATCTATTATAAGATATTCATGTCCATCTGAACCTAAAACAATACCATCATTGTTAAATCCAAGATCATTACGAAAATATAATTTGAATCGTTTTGGATATTTAACATTAAGGGTATCTTTTTTATCAATTGTGATTGTTTCTTGTTCCGAACAACTAAATAAAAGTATTGTTAGTGACAATACAAAAAGGAATACGAGTTTTTTCATTTTGTTAATCGTTTAATATATAATTTATTTTTTTCCCAACCTAACCAAAAAAGATTTAATTTTTTTCTACTTTCGATTGTTATTCGTTTGGTTAATTGTATGTTTATGTTATACCAACGTAATAAATCTTTTTTAGTTGCCATTATTCAAATTCTTGTTTTAACTCTAAATACAATTTTCTACGGTTTTCTTTTTTTCGTTCCTCTTCAATTCTTTTTTGTTCTTTACGTTGAATTTCGGCTTTAATGCGTTCTTCTTCTTCTTTTTTCTTTCTTTCTTCAACTAATTTATCCAAATCTTCTGACAAATTATCAATAGATACTTCGGTATGCTCTCTTTCGTATGATCCACAAGAATATTCTTCATGAACAAGGATTAAATTACCATTATCATTTATCTCTAATGCATCAATGGATTTACGATATTTAGCGATAGAGAATTGATTTGCTCTATCATATAATTTCTGTAATAGTTCTTCAGTAATATTCATAATTTACATGTTTTTAAGAAAATGATAAATACATTTTACAACTGCATCTTTTTTAGTCTTATCGTCACTGAATGAAACAGGTTCAATCATGAAGGGATTCTCTTCATTTGATGCAGCGACTTTATCAATAATACTGCATTCTTGTTCTAATATTGAAACATAATATCTTGAATTCTCAATACTCTCAATCTTCGAGATTATTTCCATAATCCAATTCCAATCAGAATGAAAATTTAATCCAATTTCGGGATGATATCTTTGATTATTTGGATACCAATTTCCAAATGGAAATGACCAATGAACACCACTAATACGATTATCTTTATTGGGTGGATACCATTGTTCAGGTGTTGCACCAAGTAATTTGGCACAAAGTTGATTATATTCTAATTGTTCATTTTTGTTCATGTCTTAATTTAAATGTTATTTCTGTTTGATCAATAAGTTCACTTTTTTGTAAAAATAATGGTACTGTTACAAGTTTACCTTCATGTTGTATTGTCTTTTCAGTTTTAATCAACACACCATTAACATTACCAATACTTAATCCCCAAAAAATATTCTCATGTACTTTTTCGGGAAAAATGTTTTTTAATAGTTCAGTACCAATATTTTTACCCGAATTTATTACATTTTCAGTTATCGATACCTTAATTGGAAATAGGGTTTTAATTTCATTTTTATCCATTGTAAAATGATTTTTGTTTGCCCAAAATTAACCAAGATGATATCTATTAGCGATCATCATTAACTCTTCTTGACGATCCCAATTAGGGTTTTCATCGATAGAGTATAAAAAATAGTTACCAATCGTATCTTCAATTGCTTTAACTACTCTGTCACGATTCTCATCAGTGACAAATGATGTTGGTTGATATGTTCCATCATATACAATCGGTAAATTGTTTTTTAACTCATATTGTATTTCACCATTCCATGCTGGCGGTTCAATTTCACCTGTCTTCCAATTTCGTTTAGGTTCATACAATTCATCGAAAGTATAACCATTTAAAATTGGTAACATTGATTTACTTGCCGGCCAACAATATGCTGAACAATGATAATTTAATAGTGTATCTAAATCATCATTTGATAATTCAGAAATATGTTTTAATGGTTCATATTCTGATTCAAAATCAGGATAGATATCCCTAATCATTTCTGTTGCAATTTCTTTTGTTTCACCTTTAAGAACAAATAATTCTGAAGATGAATTCGTGATAACGTCAACAACATTATCAACTGAAATTGCGAATAGTGTTTTTTTCTGTAAGGTCATAACTTGATTTATAAATTTTTTTATAATTATGGTTTAAAATTCGATAACCAGAATAAACATCAGGGTTATATATTGACATCTCCAAAGGTACATTATTTTGTAATAAAAAATCGTAAAATAACGCACCAAACGCAAATTGTTTTTGTCTTTCTAATGGTTTTTGTGAAATCCATTCAAAACACTTCATCCAATTTTTATGTGTGTCAATATTTTCACCTCTACCAACTGCTTGGTATGGTAAAATTACAAAATATTCAACATCATCTTTATATGTCTCATATAATGTTTCCAAATGTATTAAACTTTCATCACTTCCAACAATGATATGAAAATTTAACTTAGTTTTAATGTTTCTGAGATTATTTGCCGCTTTCTCAAATACTTTCATTATATGTGGATGCCAACTTAATGCAACACCACCACAATACTCTTCAGTTGCACGTAAGATATCATCGGTTAAATGCATACCATTTGTTGTGTAGTTTGGAATTATTTCTAACTCACGAACTTTTTTAATAAATGGAATGAAATCAGGATGTAGTGTTGGTTCACCAGCACCACCAATAGCAATTTGAAATTCACGATCATTTAAACTTAATCCACCCCAAATTTCTTCTGCTTTTTGTACAATATTATCAAAATTCTTTCCCGACTTTAATGCGTTCGTATAACAATATGGACATGCAGCCAAACATTTATCGTTTATTGCGACATCAGTTAATTCAGGTGTATTTGGAATACCACCTGTTAACCGAATAGTCTTAAATGTATTGGTAAAAAATGATTTATATTTACCTTGTTGACGGATTCTCATTGTATTGTTTTTTTATTCAAAAATCTCAACTAATTCACACAGTTTTAAATAGACTTCATAATATCCATATGAATGTCCATGACTATATGCGATCGCATAGACCTTTTCCTGGTATTGTTCAGGTATTTTGTTCAAACCTGACATATATGAAATTAATTTCACTATCATGTTATCAACCATCGAACGAACATCTTTATATTCGTTAAATTTATTTTGATAAACACACATATCACTTTCCCATTTTTTCAATTTTTCTGAGTATTTTAAAACAGTTTCAGAATCAGCGTCTTTAATGTTAATGGTTGGTTTTTTTGGTTTTTCAGGACAATTTGGTAAAAAATCTAAAGCCCGTTCAATTGCAGTCAAAACACTATTTTTTTCCGCAATTGTTAACAATTCTGAAAATTCTAATTCAATATCAACAGGGGGTTTTGTCTTCATTTTTATTTCTTTTTATTTGTTACAACAAAGATATGTAATTTAATCGATTTAAACCAAAAAATATTTTTTTCTCTTAAATGAAAGATAAGATCATTCAATGAAAACCCCCATCTCTAAATGGGGGATTCATAATTATTTTTTTAAAAATCTTATCGGAGGGTGATATATTTCTTCAATAAAAGTGTCAAATGTTATTTCAGTATATCCACGTTTTCTACTTTTAAACAAGTATTTTCCATTTATTGGTGGATAATGTAAATATGTCCAATATTCTTTATAACTCATAAATGGTGGGTTATAATCATTTCTTGATGTAAAACGGTGTTTAGTTTTTTTTGTGAACCATTCATTTATTTTATCACATGTTTCAGGTGTGCGTCTTATACACCAATATTTAAGAACTGATGACATATTTTATGGTATTAGTTCATTTTGTTTATTGTTAATATTTTCGGGTGACCCAAGTGAATAAATTGCCCAATGTTTCCATGTTAATTCACTTAACTGAAACCCTTGATTATTTTTCAACTCACATATTCTGTTATAATATTGACCATATGTTTCAAAACCATAATTAGGTGATGGGTATAAACCTTTGTAAATCAATTTCTCCATTATTTATTTTTTATACAATTTGAACAATTACCTTTATGTGTTAATAGTTTAGTTGTTGCGGTGTTTAAATAAAAATATTCACATGAATCCAAAATAATAATTTGTAATGGGGGGTCTTTGTAACTAATAATAAAATCGGTTTTTTTACTATTAACATTTATGTCGTCATAACATGATGAAAATAGTGAAAACAACAAAAGTAAAAAGATTAATTTCATTTCTTAGATTTTAATAATGTTATTTCTTTTTCCGATTTTTGATCTAATATCTCATTCATGAATCTAGACATATTATCAGTATTCTCATAAATAATAATATTACGTGTATTATAATATTCAGCATATAATAACACTTCTCTCAAGTAATCATGAACATGATAATAATTGTTACCGATTTCTTTCATCTTTCATTTTTTTTACGAATCTTGATAATTTTAATATCGTGTGTCTACTAGGTCTATAATTACGATCTATACCTTTTTTATATTGGGTACCATATGCATATGGGTAATTATTTACCCAAACAGAAATTGTTTTTTCTTTCCATTTAAAATCAATTGTACCATATGAAAAATCATAAAAAAGTAATTCTGAATTATCTAACAAAAAATTTAACGTCACATCCCATTCCTTTGAATATCCATAATTCATGAACCAAAAAGATGGATTAATAATAAAAAAGATTTTTTCACCGATTTTTTTAAGAAAATTTTTCATTAAACTTTTTTAAAATTGTTAAAAGATAAGTGTCTAATTTACTTTCCACGTACTCAATATCTTGTTTTGTCAAATCGTTTCTATGATAATTTGATAACTCACCACAAATAGACGCATTTGTGTCAGTATCACCACCTTGTTCAATTGCTTTAATTATACTTTCTTGTGTACTCGGTATTTGACACACCAAATTAATACAAAATTTCACAGTAATATCTGAGTTAGATGTGAATTTTTTAAATGGTGTTATTTTATCACAAAATGGTAATCCATTACCCATATATTCATCATATAATAATACAGAGCTTTTAATCGACATTTCATGACGATGTGAACATAAAACAGAATCCATTATTGTTGGTAATATCTTCTCTTTATCTTGAAGATACATTATTGGTGATAGTCTCATTAAACAACCATTACCAAAACTATTTGATGTTGTGTTTTGTGGTGTTTTTAACCACTCATTAAATTTTTTACCGTAATAATCACCAACATATTTATTCCCAAATGTTTTATATGCATCTTCAAAGGTGTTAAAATCACCTAAAAGATATGACGCGGTTGCTAATGTCATGATTGTATCATCTGTAAAATGACTATCAGGATTGTGTAGATTAATATTTGTACGTAATCCACCTTTTGCTGGAAATTCATGTGGTTGTCCAGCTAAATCACCTAAAATTGCTCCGTAAAGTTTGTTCATGATTTTTTGATGACTGTGTTACCAATTCTCTAAACATGTATTGTGGTTTCATCTATTGTGTGAACACATATTTATACTTTCCGTAAAAAGGAAATTTCATTCACATCATCATTTTTTTGATTGTTGGTTGTTGTCTGTGTTATTTTTTTATTATGACCCGGTGAGGATGGGGTATTTGTGTCAACATAAGTAGAAATAAATTCTTTCCAATTAAAATCATCCCAATTAAAATCGCCGATTTTTTCGTCCCAACCAAAAAAATCACAATTATCATCATCAATGGTCATTATATTTTTCATTAACGCACTTTTTTTAGTATTTAATTTACTATTTAATTTTAATGAGTTATGCCCGTAATATTTTTTCATTATTCATTTAAAAATTTAATTTTTTCATTTTTATTTTTCTCAACTTTAGTTGTTAGTGGAGTATAGGTATATCCACTATATGTTGTTGTCATACCACTAAGAAGAATTTCTCGAATAGGTACATTAATATCATTGATTGGTTCTGATCGTTTTTTCTTTTCTTTTAATATTTTCATATAACTTCAAATGTTTTACCTGACACCATTTTTAATTCATCTAATCTTTCTAATGCATCACTTGGATCATCAAATATTTCAACAAACTTGTCCCCTGTTGTTAAATGAATAATTAATCGTGATTTAGAATATACTTTATTATCTTTTACCTTATACCCCATTTTAATTAAATCATCTTTTGAAAACTTACAAAAAAAATCTGTATAAAAAAAACTATCTGTAAATTTTTTTGTTTTTATAAACCCAAAAAATTTTTTAATAGGTTTTTTATCGACAAAACGATAGTTATCATTAATTGTTTCACACTTGTAAACTATAAGTGAAATTAAATTAACGTCAAAATGAATTTGATCTCTATTCATATTATTTAAAATCAAAGGTGTTAAAAATATTGTCCAATTTTTCTCTAATAATATCGTCACTACTCATTTTTTTTGCGGCCTCAATTAATTGGTCAAAACTTTGATTATCAGCCGAAGGTTTTTTTAAAATCTCATTTAAATGTTGTTTAAACGTGTTATTAAACCAGTTCACATCTTGTTTAGACGCATCGTTTATCGATACGATTCTACCATCTGAGGTAAATATTGAATTTTTATTTGTACCCAAAACATTTAATTCAACCTCAAATTTAGGTTTTCTAATGTTTTTTAATGCAATAAACAATACATCATCAGGTAAATCCATAATCATTGGACTTATTTCTTTATCTGCACTATCCCATCCTTTAACATCTGTGTTATCAGAATACTTTCTTGAGATCGCCCATTTTTTATTTTTGTTCTTATCGATAATATAAATGATACGATAATTCCACTGATAATTTTTCCAATATGTTTCTTGTGTGATACACCATTTGGTGTTAGCACCATAAATTTTAGATGCTTCAAATGTTAAAGGTATTAAAACAAGATAACCATCTTTATCATAAAGCTTAATTATTTGTTTCTCGGATTCTTTTTGTTTTAAAATCTCATCACCTTCTTTTACTGCTTTTTGTATTTCGGTAAAAGATTTATACTTAGTAATGTCATTTTGTTTAATTCGTTGTGCGGAACAGTGTTTTTCGAATCTCTCAATAAGTGAAATTGCTTCATCAGAAAAAAGTGTTTCACCTAGTTTTCTTTTAATATCGGGACTATTCGATAGTTCACCTTTAAGTATATTCACCATAAAAGGTGTATACTTATAAGTGGTTGTTGGATCTAAACTGGCGATGATATCAATAATTGATACATCCAGTAATGGATTTTGTTTTTTTAGTGTTTCGATTCTTGACATAGTAAATGTTATTTATCTTCCCAAAGATAACCAATTTTTTGGTTTGTTTTAATAAAATTTTGTGGTAAAATTTTTCTCAATTTTCTTATGTGTGTGTCAACGGTTCGTTCTTCCACAATAATATCCGTCCCCCAAATATCGTTTAATATTTTTGATCGTGTTATTGTTTTGTTTTTATTTTGAATTAAATAATATAGAAGATTGAATAATTTTTTTGGTAATCTATGATCGACACCATTAATTGTTACTAATCGTGTTTCAGGGTTAACAATAACACCATTACTTTCAACCAATTCACATTTTGTTTCACATAGTTCATCCATTAAAACTTTTTGGATTTCTTGTATGGTGAAAAATTCTTTATTATATTCAGACAATCTTTTTAAAATGTTCTTTTGAGTTACGTTTATCATTTAAATTCTTTTTGAATTAGTTCGTAAATCCCCTCAATCATATCCGCTTGTTTACCTGAATGTGAGGTTGCGTAAATATTCTGGACACCATTCCCAATAATTTTAATGTTACAACCTATAATATTTCTTTCAATTTCAATACCCGTAACTTTATGATATGGTATTGTATATGTTGTAACAGAGGTGTAAAACCACTCAAAAAACCCATGGTTTTTAACATACGTGATGTTATGTTCACCAAAAATAAGTTTTGATGGAAAAAACATATTACCACCACGAGCGAATGATGATGTGAACTCTAAATCATCATTTTCATTATATCGTGTTTTAACGTTATCAAATAACCAAAAGAAAACGATAACAACACCAACAAAAATTAACAATCCAAACAAGATATCCATAATAAATTATTTTATGATGTCACCCGACACAGTTTTAACGTTTCCCGTAATTGTTGTTAATTGAAATGTTACGTCCACTGAATTTCACACCATTGATACTAATTTGTGACATATTTTTTTTATTTAAACGCTGAAATTTTTTTTGTCCTTGGGTCACCACTATTTTCTTTAAAGAAAAAGTGTTTAGTCCGATATTCTTTCAATCTTTTTTCAAAATAACAACGATTATTTCTACGTTCAACACCAACAAGATCACAGATATTGTCACACCAATCCCAAAGTTCCGCATCATCAAGATTACCACCAACAGATTTATATATCCACAATTCAAGTGTTTCCATCAAATCTGTTTTATTTTTTGATGATCCTCTTGAGAAAAACTCCAAAGTTAATGCTTTTGCAGTTAAATCTTCGTATTGATATTCTTCATACCCATCATCATTCAATAACTTAACAGGTTCATCTTTACCCATAACCCATGCACCTCTTGAAGGATTCGGGTCTATTGAAGAACAATCAAGTTCATCAACAATATCACCTTCTTTAAGTAAAGACCATTGTTCACCAAATGCATTTAGTTTACCTATCCGTATTTTACGTCCGGTTTTTGGTATGTTTTTATTTTTATATATTCTTTCTTCTTCTTGTTTCTCCCATTCATTTTTATATTGAACCATGTCAATCTCAAGTAATGGTGGATATTCATCCATTAAAATTGGAAGTGTTTGTACCAATTCAAAAACTTTGTGATGTGACATTTTAGATAGTTCTTCAACTTCCCATATTTGTTCAATATGTTGTTGAAGGTTTTTATTTGAAACCGGATAACCAATTACGTGTTTTGATACAGGTATCTTCATTAAAAGATCACCAAGACCTTTAACGTCTGATTCATAAAGGAAAGTGGACGCAAACATTAATACGTCCACCCATAAGAGTGCTTGTACTATTTCATTTTTATCTTTACTAGCTGCACGATCAATGATTTTGAATTCAATACTACTATCTTCTTTTACAAATTTATAGAAATAATTGAATTCAGAAGTATCATTTTCGTCCCACCATTCATTTTCAAGTATTAAAACTTTTTTATATGGGAATGTAAAGTTGTTCATTATTTTTGATTTAAAAATCTACGTACACATTCTCTATCAATCAGACTAAGACAACGATTAATTCTAGTAAAAAGATTTCCAATTTGATTGTTTTCACGATTAAGAAATACCTTAATATCTTCAGGTAATTTCACATTAATCACATCATATGATTCAATAAGTAACATTCTAATCGTTCTAATCTCATTATCTGAAAATTTTTCAAAAAATATTTGTTTCATTTTATTTAATATTTGATTAACAAAAATATAGTAAAACTATTGATTCACCAAAATATTTTCTTCAATTATTTGACATCTTCGACACTCAACATATGAATCGTCTTCAACAAATGTATATGCGGGAACATTTAATATTGGATGTATGATGACATCCTTAACAGTATTGTACCGTAATGTACTTTTAAATGGTCTCGGTGTATATAGTTTACTTTTAGGGTTGATTTGTTTTTTACAAACCTTCTTACCTATATTTTTACGATATTCATCCATAATTGATGTTTTATACCCCAAAAATAATTCGTATTCTTCAAACCACCAAATTTTTTTTAAAAATCTTCATTTACATCTTTTTCAAGAATATCAATCAGTTCTTTCATACCTTCTACTGCGGTTTTTTTAATTATTACAACATGATCAAGATAATCCATATTTGGATTAGGGTCAATATAAATTATTTTACATTCATTTGGTACATAACGAGTTAGTCCAGCAGCTGGATATACATTTAAAGATGTCCCTATAACAACTAAATAATCCGTATCACATATAATATTAACTGCGTCCCCAAGTAATGGTACATCTTCATTAAACCACACAATGAATGGTCTAAGTTGACTACCGTCCTCATGTTTATCCCCTACTTTAATATCTTCAATATATGGTAATGTTTTAGTTTTATTTAATGATGAACACATCTTTCTTAATTCACCATGTAGATGTAGAACATTGGTTGATCCACCACGTTCATGTAGATCTGTCACATTTTGTGTTACAACATATACATTATATTTTTCCTCAAGTGATGCAATTAATTTATGTGCATCATTTGGTTCTACGGTATCTAGTTGTCTTCGTCTTTCATTATAAAAATCAAGAACCAACTGTTTATTTTTTCTCCATCCTAATGGTGATGCTACGTCCATTACATTATGTCCCTCCCATAATCCACCACTATCGCGAAAGGTGTTGACACCTGATTCTTTATCAATACCCGCACCGGTTAAAAACACTATTTTTTTCATAATTATTTTTTTATTTATATATGTAACAACACAATTTCCAATAAAAAATCAGATTGGTAAATGTATTTTATTCAAAAGTTGATTTGAAACATGTGTATATATTTGTGTTGTTTTTACATTTGAATGTCCTGCAATTTTCTGTATTATTCTTAAATCAGTACCATTTTCAAGTAAGTTTGTAAAACATGAATGTCTCAAAGTGTGTATGTGTCCATTGTTATCTATATATTTTTTAAATATTTTTTGACAACTACCTATTGAATATTTTATTGAAGACTGTCCATTAAAAAGATAATATGATGGTCTGTAAATTTTATAATAGTCTCGTAAAAGATTAAGTACAATTGGGGACAACGGTACAATCCTATCTTTTCTACCTTTAGCGTTTTTGACATGTATTATCATTCTTTTTGAATCAATATCTTCTATTTTCAAATTGACAATTTCCGATACTCTTAGACCAACTGAGTAAGTTAATGTTAGTATTGCCTTATGTTTTATGTTCTCAATTTTACTTAATTTTTCTTTAATGTGTTCACCGTCGATAACCTTGGGTAATTTATTTTCGGTTCTTGGTCGTTTAAAACTAACCTTATCATATTTTTTACCTAAAACTTCTTTATACAGAAAACGAATCGCATTAATCACCTGGTTTTGTTGTGACACTGACGTGAATTTGTAATTATCTAAATAAGATTGAAAATCAGACGAACTACAATGTATTATTTGTTTATCCCCTAAACTTTTTAAGAATGGTATGATATGTGACAAATAATTATCTCTTGTCCTAATTGAATAATTTAGGTATATAAACTTTTCTTCACAAATCTTTATAATTTTTTGGTTTCTCATCACATAACATGTTAAAAGTTAATTAGTTATATTTTATTACCTATATAATATAGTTATAACCAATACTACACCATATCATTATTCACACGTTCTGCTATATTCAAGCAAAAAATCAATGCTTCTCGATACGTGTCAAAAGTTTGATATACTCTGTGTGCATTGTATTTCATTCCCTTTTTCTCTGGGTGTTTAATTCTTTTCTTAAAAGAGCATCCCCAATAAGGTTTTGTTTTATGATTAAATGAACCACGTTCACCCATATCATTCTCAATGTATAGTCCATACTTTTCTCTGTAATACTCTTTTAATTCTAATAATTCAAGCATTGATTTTTTTTCTAATTCCATATTTTCATTTATTTAATCTGTACTGGTTATAACAAGGTGTATAAGAAAGTTTGCTATCAACAGTGTCGGTAATTTGAAAGTTTATACAAGCAAACCTTCTCATACACCAAACCGTTATATGCAATGCTACGCTATTTCTTCGTATTAAGTTTTTTGGTTATAATCTTTTTGTTTTATTTTTTTACCCGTCCACATTTTTATGTGCATAATTCCACAAATTTAATAATTCATTTTCAGATTGTGGAATCATTTTGTGAAATTTATTATTTAATTTCCTCGCATATTCTCTATTATAAACACCAATTAATTTTAATTTATTTGCTTCTGATTTATCTAAATAAATTTCATTACCAAATCCTCTTGAAACTTGTCTTAGTGATTTTGGATTTAATTCACTTGCATCAAATAAAGCAACAAAATTTCTTTTTATTTCTTTTTTCCAAGTTATAGGATTCGTGTTATAGTAATCATCCCAATATTCTAAATCACCAGTTACCATTAAATCACCATAATTTTCGCTGTTAGTTCCATAAGCCATTGAAGACATATCTCTTGGTGATATTTTATCACTTATTTTAAAATCCTTATTATCTGTTATGTGCCAATAATATCCGTGATTTAGTTCAATGGAATACCATCTTGAAAACTCTTTAAAATCATCAAAATGTTTTGCAAATTTAACTAATGAATTTAATGGAAACTTATTGTAGTCCTTGATAGTTTTTTGCTCATTCAAATATTCACATATAGTAGTTGCTATAAATTTTCGTAGTTTCATATCTTCGCTCATACTTTTTACTTTATATATAAATATTCAAATTTTAATTTTCAACCCACAAAAAAAATTAAACCAAAAAGATTCTGTTCTTCGTATCAAAGTTTGTGGGTTAAATTCGCACAGCATATAACAAGGTGTATAAGAAAGTTTGCTATCAACAGTAGTGCTAATTTGAAAGTTCATCTAAGCAAACCTTCTCATACACCAAACCGTTATAAGCAATAAAAATTACTTAGTTCGGTTTCCATATTTACGTTTTCGCCTTCCATCAACTTTCGCTTTATTTGCGTGAAACGTGCATAGCCACTTGTCGGGGTGGTATAGTTGGTTTTTAATTTTTGCCTCTCTTGTACATTTTTCGTGTTCGCACTTCATAAGTCGTAATTTTTACAGCTTATAACAGCACCTAACAAAAATGGCTGCTACAAGCATTGGTTTTTAATTCAGAAGTTCTTACAAGCAGCCACTTCTGTTAGCTGCAAAACGTTAGGTTCAATCATTAATTTGTTTTGATTGTTTATATTCCTCAAAAGTTAAAATCATCATATTTGAAGATTCCATTTCTTTTTTAATCCTTTCATAACTACCATCTTCTTTCATCATCTTCACACATTCAGTTTCACCCCTTCTACCTAAAAACTCATCTCTTAAAGCCACACCTTCTAAAATAGCATTTACACCACCAAAAGTGTCTTCAGGTGTTAAATTATGTGTGGTCTTTAACCAAACAATATATTCTTCATACAATTCATTATTATCCATATTCTATATTTTTTACAAAGGTAAAACAAATTAATGACAAAACCTAACAAATGATAAACAACATTAAAACGATTGTTTATCATCAGACGTTACCTGCAAGGCTACCTTGACACTCCGATAACAGAATCAGGATATTCCTTACATGCTTCTAAATAATTCTCGACAAAAGGAACAAAATGTTCATACATTCCCCATCCATTCGGGGAGTTAAATTTCTCGAAATGTTCAGGTCGTGCTTTTAAATCAGCTAATCCCTTTTCAAGTAATTCAACGATTTCACTCGCCTTTGTTTTTCCGATTTCTTCTGGTCTCCAAAGTGCTTCATAAATTCCTGCTTCACCTGCCATTTTATTCAAGTTATGGGTAATGTTTGCCCAATAAACTTCTTCGTTTTCTTCTGTGTGGGTTTTACCTTCATCGTAGCTTACCCATTTTTTTCGTGTTAAATAAACGTCTAAACTCATTTTGTTCCTTTTTAAGTTCCTACTGATAAACCGCCCAGCACATAACAGCCGTTTGTGGTCATTAGCCCGACCACACAGGGCTTTGCTTCGCTAACGAACCACAAGCCGCAAAACGTTATGTTCAATTAAAATTAAAAAATGAGTTTATAATATTTTTCCTTTTTTGGAACTGTTACTACACATCCATCTTCTTTTTCAATTATAACTATATCATGTTGGTTATTTCTTTGCTTTCCAGAATATCCAGTTTGGTGAAAATAACCAACATTGTATTTACGATTTACTTCTATTCCAAAAAAGGAAAAAAGTTTTCCAATTAGAGTTTTGCTTGGTTCTCTAAACCGAACTTTTTGATTTGGTCTTTTATTCATAATAATGTATTTTTTAATTTTAACTAAGAACATAACAACAAATAAAACACATTAAAACGATGTTTTATTTGCAATCGTTATGAACCATTAGCATTGCGAACATAGAAAAAATATCCATATCTAAATTCACTATCGAAAGATTTTGGGAACACATAAGCAAATGGATATTCTTCGTCAGTAAGCCAAAATATTGTCACATCATTTGCATAACCCAAATATCTTGAAACTATTCCATTCCCTTGTCGTTTTCCATTTACATATTTGTCAAAAAAGTCGTTGAACTCATTAAAAGGAATATCTAATTTTTGATATTCTTTCATCATCTCTTGTGGAATTTGTTTATGTATCATTTTGTTAAATTTAACGGCACATAACAAGGTATATATGTTATAGGCCAATGAAGTATTGTACTTAATTATAATGTTTGTGGTCAGGCATACAACACATATACCCAACCGTTATAGTCAATTTTCACCAAACTTATCTACACACATTTCGTACTCATCATCAGTGATTTCTATCAACCTATATGAATCAAAATATTTATAACATCTTAAATCTGAACATATTCTATTGAATTCACTTTCTTCTTCACAATGAAATTCTTCAGTCATAAAAACTTCATCAATAAATGTATCATAATTTAAGTTATGTCTTTTACAAAAGATATAACCTGCTTCTAATAGAATGTCAGGTCTTTGTAATAGTTCATCGATGATTTTCACCACTTCTTTTCTTGTAAATGTTTCTTGTGTCATAAAAATTAATAACTAATATCTTTTAATAAATAAATAGATTTTTCAAGTCTTTCCCATAATGTTGTGTGTTCATTTGGTACATATAATTTAGATTTAAATGTTGTGTGTTCATTTAAATACATTTCAGATTTATCAGTATTTTGCATCCTAATACTATGTTCTAAATTTGCTATCCTGTCCGCCAATTTTGTTGGGATTGCCTTTGGGTACTGTATAAGTTTAACCATAACACGTTCCTTTTTTTCTTTCCGGTTTCTAGCGTCTGATGGATCTGTACATGCTAATACAATTTCCGCAACATTATATCCAAAAACCTTTTTTATCTTATTATAGGTAAGATCTCCATCTTCAATTGAATCGTGCAAATAACCTGAAATAATATCATCACCAAAGTATCCATGATCCCTCAATATTGATACAACATCTTCAATATGTTTTTCATATGGAAACATATCATATACCTGATTTCTATGTACTAAATTAGAAATCATTTTTGCTTCCATTATTAGTTTATCGTAATTTGTTGTCATTATTTTATGATTTATAAAGTCTTAAATTATTGTAATATGCAACTGGATTTTGATTAGCAATTTCACCATATTCTTTAACAACATTTTCATGAATTATTGTTTTATCCTCATTAATGTATTTTGCAATAATATTACAAAAACCATTATTAGACTCATCAATCAATTCTTGATCAGTACCAAAAACACCACAATATGTGGCTTCATCTACTTCCGAAATAAACATTCCAGTGTAAAACCCCTCTAATTCATATCTTTCCACAAAGATATCTGCATTACACCAAATGAACACATTATTAGTTTTTTTTCTTAATAATTCTACAAATGTATGATCAATAATATAACCACTCGGATGAACACCATAAAACTGTCCAACTGAAAACAAACCAAGTGGTGAACCATGACCCATCATCATAACTCTATCATGCGAATCAACCATTGACCATAATTCATCTTTGGTTACAAAACCATCAACTAATGTTTTATTTGGTATGGATTCATATATTGTTTTTAAAAACAACGTTGATGGATCATGTGGGTGTATAATTAACGTACTAATATTTTTTTCCATTTTATAATTTTTTTTGTTGGTTTTACCTCCCAATATATAAAATAAACCATTACAATTATGTAATGGTTTTTCATTTACATTGTTAATCTTTCAACTATTTGTTTAACCAAAGAGTTATCTGCCCTCCCAATATACTTTTTATTAAATGTTCCAATTGTTTGACCGACTAATCTTTGTTTGTTAGTTCCCACGTCAAAACCACTCAATATTTCTTTAATGACTGTTTCAATTTCTTGTTCAGTCATTTGTTTAGGCATATATCTTTCAAGTACTTCGATTTCACTTTGTTCTTTTTCAACTAAATCCAAACGATTACCACCTGTAAATTCTTCAACAGATTGTTTACGTTGTTTAATTGCCGTTGTAATTACTTTAATAACATCATCGTCTGAAAGTTCAACATTACCTTTACTCTTTTCAGATTCGGTAATTTTTGCTTTAAGACCACTTAATGCTGACTTTGTTTTTTCGTCTTTTGCTTTCATTGCGGTTATAAAATCCGCTTGTATTTTTTGTTTTAACGTTTCCATAATTTTAACCTGACCAGTGTAAATAATATTGTTCTTTGTTTTCTTTTGATAATACCCATTCAATCGTTTCCTGAATAATTTCTAACGCTTGTAAATACCATGTGTTATCACTTTCAGTAACAACATAAACACAATCTCTTTTACCAAACAGATCTTGTTTTCCAGGTATAAATGCTAATACCTTAGTTGGTTCATTAAACATGAATTCACCAACAATATTAGAATAGTTGAATCTTTCACTATCAGGGTATTTTTCACGTTTTTCTTTTTCTTGTTCCAACTCATTAATAAATGCACCTAACGCCTCTTTTTCAGAATTAATTGTTGGTTCTTGAAAGATATTTTTCGAAACACAATGGACACGATATGCACCTTTCTTTTTGAATTCATCAATTAAATTTTTTAAATTAATTAGTGATCGTTCCCAATTTGGTTGAAAATGATATTCGTCATTATGTTCAAATATATCATTCATTGTTGGTAAACCTAAGTTCCTTAGTATCCGTTCAATTCCACCTTCATTATATGAACTCCTGAAGTACCCAACTTTAAACAAATGATCAGGATAGTATATTGAATCAAATTCACAACGTTCCTTACCATCAACATGATCCCCCCATTTATCTAAACCCAAAGATATAGCCATTTCATGTATTTTGTTACGATATTCATCCTTCTGTTCATCTGTTAAAAGGTTATATTTTTCATCTTCATCATTACCATCCCAAATTTCTTTTTGTCTCCGATTATATTCATCGGTAAGTTCTTTTGTTTTATTGTAATCATCATAACGATACAAATAGATGTCAAGTCCCATTTAATATATTTTATGTGTGTTTTTAAAAATTATTACCAGAATCTGTTTCAACATCAGCTCCACCATACATCATGACATCATTAGAAATATAATCATTTTCTTGTGCCGTAGGTACTGGGTTTTCAGCATGAATCAAATCCCTCATATCACTTAGTTTTTTTAATTGGTTACCATCATCAATTTTTCTTTTTTGTTCGATAGACATTAAATCATAATTACTTTGTGGGTTATTATTCAATTCATTCATTATTTTAAGAACAATTTCCAATGGTAATTTTGAATTCAACGAATCTACTCTAGTATCCTCTTGATTCCAAAAAGTTAAATCATTTGATGATAATTCAAAATGTGTTGCAACCTTTAATCCATTGTTTTTGTTTATTGTGTATATTAAAATCCCGTTTGAAACATATTTTGAAAAATAATTTGATTCGTTTTTCATCGCGGTACACCATTTAGTATTTGCACCGTACTTTAATGATGATTCAAATGTCAATGGTCTAATTATTAACCATTCATCATCATTAAATATATTTTTAACTTGTTTTTCAAATTTCTTATGTTCGTCTAATATTTTAACAATATCAACAATTTTTTTAATTTCGGTAAATGAATTAATTTTTGTTATATCATTATTTTTTACCATATTACGTTCATTGTAATCACAAAATAGTTGATACGCATCAATATCTTCTTTATTAAACAAACCATCTAAAAATTTATAAACAAGTACTAACTGTATGTCAGATAAATCTTCAACAAAATTTTTGTCTATGTTATAGTTATTTATTAGCCATGATTTAATTTCTAACGTATATAGGTCAAAACCATCTGTGTTTTTAATCATTTTAAATAGTAATTCAACATATTTTGTTTTTTTCGATGGTGTAATATGTGTAATAATATCAATAAAATTGATAATGTGTGATGGGTTAGTACGTAATTCTTTAATTTTTGATGACATTTTTAAAAATTTTTATTGACTAAAGATAATGATTTATTATTAAAAAAACAAAAATCAGAATAATAATTTTTGTTTTGCCAATGTGATATTCGAATATTCTTTATTTCCTGTAATTTCATCACCGAACCAATCAAACGGGTTGAATTGATTACAATCATTCAGTGTTTTAAATTCAACTTCAGCAACCACAATGTTGTTTGGATATGTGTCAATATCAATAGTATATTCATGCCCGATTGGTTTAATTGTATTACGTATTTTTTCTATCACATATTGACATTTACTAAGAATTTCTAAACCATCTATTAATGGGATTTCATATTCGTATTCATCTCTAACTTTTTCTTTCGTGAATTTTAAACACAAATATGCGGTGTGATCAATGATCCTAACCCTCATGTATTTATTTTTATTAATGAACAAATATCCCTGTTTAATTAATTTTTGTTCACCTAAATCCCATGGAATAGGTTTATCTAATAAAAATTTACGTTCAATTTCTTTCGGCATTGTTATTGATTGATAATGTAATTATTGGTGGTGTGTCACAGTAAACAGCATGATATTGATCTCCACCCATATTTTTAAGAAATTTATTTTTTTCATCTTCTGTTAACTTTGCGGGTGATCCGTCTGAATTTGTAACCCCACAAAAAATAATTTGTTTCTCATTCTTTTTCTTTTTCATATTATATATACATTTTTTTATTTACTAACCCACAGAGGAACGTTGAAATTAACTCCATTTCAGGATTCCTCCATGCATGATTTAAGTAATCAACAGGATCGGAGTAATGATAATGATTTAATTCAATATGTTTCTTACATCCTTTCTCAGTAAAAAACATATTTTCATATTTATATCTCCAACTAAATGAACATTCTTTTAAGTTTGGTAAAACATTGTTTAGAAAATCGTTTAAATCTTGATTAATAAAATTTTTATCTTCACTTACCCACCAGGAATCTTCCCACATTTTTTCAATGTCTGAAGGGTATTCTATGTCATTATTATTTAGATAATTGATGAGATCTTGATGTGATTCAATTTCTTCCCCCTCATCATCAATATAACATCTGTTATCACCATTTAACCCCCAATCATATTCTTTATATTTTGTTCTGATCTGAAACATATGTGGCATTCTAGTCCCTCTTGGATCTTGTGTTGTCATTTCATTTGCCAAGTCAATTAGTTTATCATACATTTCGTCACTTACTTCAATTGTTTTCATTTTAGTTTTTTTTGTTTTTTTCTACGATTACAATTTTTACAAATATTGTGGTCGTTTGGTTTTGATTGGTAATTACCACACTCACAATATTTTACGATTTTTAATTTAAAATATTTTTTCACGGACAATAAATTATTGACATATTATCTTTATGTACTTGTAAATTGGGGAAAGTCTTACTAAATAAATGGAGGTTGAATGGTCTTGTTACCACATGAAAACCATTTTTAGTTTTAATCAATTCTAACAGAGGATCTTTATTTGCACCAACTTGTAAGTCCTTCAATGTTGAAAACAAATGAACTATTTCAGGAATACCATTAACAATATTAAAAATGTCACCATCAATAATAAATTCATTTATATTTTCGAGATCTTTCCAATCAACATCTACAATCCATTTCTTATCAGGATCAGATGAAAATTGTCCAGCAACAGAATCAAACAGATTTGGTAAACTTCTCAAATCATTACTATTAGATGCTAGTTGTGCGGTTTCTGAGATAAGTTTCAACGCAAGTTTATCATAATTCCTTTTGTTTAAACGAATATATGCGCGACAATTTTCATTATCACATGTTTCAATAATTTTAGGGATTAGTTTGTCGTAATCATCAAATGAATTGATATAATAAGATCTAATTACTTTTACATCTTTTAACATTTCAGGATTATCCTTTCTTCTTTTGATTAGTTGTACGAAATAAAAATCGTTTTCACCAAAAGATAAAAATTCCCTAATTTTTAACGAATTATTTAACCCCATAATATTTCTTTCTAAAACTAATTAATAAATCATTTACAAAGTGTGAATCAACACTATCAGGTAGGTCAGATTTTTGATATAAATCATCAATCAATTCTATTGACATTGTTGCTTCATTTAACAAGTCATTATAATCCACCTCACCATTTCGGATTTTCAAAAGTTCATTGGCATCTGGTCGTTTTACAATCACTTTTTTTTCTTTCGCAATTTCAATGGCCATTCTAGTTAATCGAATACAATGCATCATGTTTTTACTGTCGTAATTTTTACCATGTTCAATATTTGTATTGTATCGATCTTCGTTTCGTTTTTCAACCCAATCCCAATACTCTTTATAATCTTTACAGTATTTTGTGTAACCATCTTTATTATAAATCATTGTTGCGATTGGTTCCTGTCCTTTTTCTACTGAACTTAATCTAACTTCATTCGAAGTGTCATTAACATTTGTAATTCCACGATACCCAAGAATCCTACCAATCGTATCATCATAAAATAATGCGTATGTGTCTCTAGCATGGTCAATATTAACCAAACCACAGTATTCCTGTTTGTATCCTGTATTGTATAAAAACTCAGGTAACGAAACGGTTTTATACCCAATAATAACATAACAAAAATCTAATATTGATTTTCTTTTTTTATCTATTGGGTTAACAATTTTCTTATTTAAACCACGAGCCTTTTTAATTTGTGATATTGCATAACCAGCAAAAGAATCTTTACATCCCTTACTTAAAAACTTCTCTTTATGTTGTAGAATATCATCAAATAATGGATGTTTATAAATAATGTTTTCATCAGAAACATTAAATAATTCAATAATATTTGGGTTTTGTGATTGTAACAATTGAAGAAACCTTCCTATCTCATAATATGTGATATCATTAGTTTCATCACTTACTTGTGGAATATAGTTATACCCCAATAGATTTTCCATCGGTAATATATATACACCACGATAATCGGTATCGGATGTTGGTTTATGTGTACCATATGCCCTTGATCCCGACACAACTTCAAATAACATTAAACCTTTATCTTTAACCTCTTGGATTGTCATATTTTTAACTATTGTTCACAAAAATAGGTAATTATTATGAAATTTTACCAATTTGTGTGATTTTTTCTCCATTAAATTCTGTGTGATCCTTAATTTGACCGTAAAAAGATACTTTTGACCCCATTTCAACTCGTTTACCTTCTATCAGATAATCATAACCGATTTCACCAAATTTGGAGAACTTATTTCCTTGATCATCAACCATTTCGAATACTTTTGTTTTACCAAATTTACCATCAATTTCTTTTATTTTCTTAATTAAAAGTGTCAAGGTTTTCTTATCCCCAATTTTACCAATATGTTTACTATTAGATTCAACAAAATTATTATTCAGTGAAACAATTGATGTAAACGCATTATAATCATATATAAACCCTAAAGTTTTTATTGCTCTAGTATATGCAACATATATTAAATTATTCTCTTGTTGTTTTTCGGTTTCTGTAATTGCTTGTGTTGATGGCATTAATTCAGGATGTAATATAAAAACACGATCAGCTTCTAAACCTTTCGATTTATGTATTGTAGTTAAACATATTCCTTTATTTTTAGTCTCTTTAAATATTTTTTTAACCCTATCAATAACAGTTTCTGGTGTATCATTTTCTTTTGTTAATGATTCAATAATTTTAATTGTTTCATCATACATAAAAACTGATGGTTCATTTAATGCATCTGATCTTTCGATCATATGTGTTGTCACAATTTTATCGATTATTTTATTAAGATTTTTCTTCAAATCATTAATAACATTTGACATGGTGAATTCAGTATCTTCTTTTCTACAATCATTAATGGTCTTAATAATAAAATTACCTGTATCGATACCAATAACGTGTGCGTTTCGATTCATTGATAATAACTTAACACATAATGACACAACAGGAAAAGAATGACGACATAAAACCATATCACCATCTTTCAAATTACGATAACTAAATGTATCTAAAACTTCACCATCAACATTTTTTTCAAAGGCAATTATTTCACTATTATATTCTTTAACAAAATCAACAATTTTTTTACCACAACGATATGTATATGATAATGGTAATTGGATAGTATTTTCAATTGAACATAGTTTTTCATACGATTCAACATCACTACCTGCAAACGAATAAATACTTTGATTTTTATCCCCAACAGCAATAAATCTACCATTCTGAGGTTTAATTGATTTTAACATGATTTCTCTTTGACATGTGTTAATGTCCTGACATTCGTCGATATACACAAAATCAAATTTTTCAAATTCATAATTATTTTTTAATGGTAAATATATCATGTCAGTAAAATCAATTTTTGTTTTTACTTCCCCACCAATTTTAATTAAATTATATGCCAATTCATGTTCATTATTTTCTATTGGTATATGATAATGTTCTGACACTTCTTTTATTTGTTTTAAACCAAGTTTTTTATCGGTAACATCAACATTATACATTCTACCTAAATCACATAGTTTAATCACATTCTGTTTTATATCACCCCATCTAATATCTTGTTTAACATCAATTGATTTAAAAAAACCATCAATTAGTTTGATTGTATCTTTTTTAAAATTGTTTTCAATTATGAGAGTCGTACCTTTATTTCTAACTTTAGAAATGAAAATTTCATTATAAATTTTTTCATATTTATTATTCTCGATAACTGGTGAGTCACCATTTCTCATAATTGTACTATAACCTAAAGCGTGTACTGTTGACACTTTAATGTTTGATTTAACACCAATCCGATTTTTTAACTCATTTGCAATGCTTTTATTAAACGCCAAAAACAAAACCTTTTTTTGATCGGGAATTAATTCCAATGTTTTTAATAACGTTGTCGTTTTACCGGATCCAGCAACGGCAGATATTACCGCATTTCGATTATCATTTTTTATAAAATCAAAAATATCTTGTTGATATTTACTTGGTTTAAACATTTTTTCCTTTTTAATTAAAAATACTAAAAATACCCTATAATAAAAAACCCCACACAATATTGTGTGGGGTTTTTTATTTCATTAGACCAACTCTACCATCATGAAACAATAATGGTTTATATCCATACAACACTAATTTATCGTATAATGAATACGTGCTATCGGTGATTTCTTTATCACTTTTGATTATAAACCCTTGATTTAAAAATTTCTCATATATATCTGAACCAATACCTTTACCTCTCATGTTTTCTTCAATATGTATAAAATTAAAAGATATTATTGTTTTATTTTTAGTTCCACGAATAAATCCGATAATATTGTCCTCATCGTCTTCGATATATAATTCGAATGGTCCACTAATCGGTAATGAATCTCTCTCCAATATAAATAAATAATAATGGTTACCACCAAATAAAAATTTACTTTTTTTCCCATCAATATTGGGGTAAACAACCTGATCGTCCTCAAGATTTAAGGTTGATAATTCTAATGCGGCGTCTTGAAATTCATCCCTATTTACAATCTCATAATTGTATTGTTCATTAATAATGGATCTTAAAACATTTAAAATTTTAATCATAATTTTACATATGTTGTTCCTGGTATGAAATCTTTCTTATCATATTTTACCTTTAATGTTCTCCATGTATGGTTTCCAGGTTTTTCAAAATGTGGTCTATCTTTGAATCTCGTCCAATCACCACCCCATGTCCAACCATTACGTTTGAAAATATTAACAACTTCCATCCAGTCAGATTGTCTATCCCCATCGAAATCTTTGACAGTATCCCAAGACGCTGATTCAAACGTCCCATTACCATCTTTATCTTCTAATAGGACAATATCCAACGCCAATCCATAATTATGGATACTTTGACCACCTTTTGCTTGTGTGACCACACCTAAACGTCTACCATTTGAATCAAATAATCTTGTTCTTCCTTGTGCAAATAACGCATCTTGTTCAGCAAATGTTCTAAGTGTATATGCAAATCGACATATAGAACGTCCAGATAATGCTGGCACGATTTGATTGGTGTAAATATTTCTTACTTCATCCCTTAATGATGGGTGTAATAATTCAATTCTTTGTAATGTAACTTGATCTATTCTACTCATAATAGTATTTTTTATATAAATACTATCACAATAGAAAAAACAATATATTAGATTAATTAATTTATCTATACATATCTATGGTTACTTGATTTTGTGTATTAATCTTAAAAATTTTTCATAAAATGTATCACGAAAAACTTTTTTTTGTTCAATATCCAATTGATCCCACTCTTTTGCAACTTTTTTTGCTGCATCCATAATATAATTAGCACCACCCTCATGATTAGTCAAATAACCATCTCTTTGAGCGGTGTTTATTAGTTTTATCATCGTTGGTGTTTCATTTTCAGATAAAGAACTAAAATAAGACACACTATCATTTACAGATTCACTAACATTTTTTACTTTATCGATCATTTTTCGAATATCTTTACACATATTTTTTATTTATAAATATTAAAATTTGTTCACAAATCTTTAATGTTGGTTCTCCTTTCTTATTCATTTACAATATGTTAAGAGTTATTACATATATATAATAGTTATGTGCAAGGCTACGACAGTGCTACTAATTAAGTTTAGTCTTGACATACGCAATTTTATCTTCTTCTGATAAGTCGGTAAAAAATTGCACCGCAATCGCTTTCCCTGTTAATACTTTGATGGCTGATTTAAACCTATCAATAAAACGTGTGTACTTCTTTTCGTAATTCAAAGGTTTAGCGATTTGCCACCCCTCTAATTTTTTACCTTCTATGGTAACTGATACTTGTTCTGTTGTTGATTGGTCTTTTACCAATTCGTCAATTAAAATTGCTTTCATTTTGTTTTCAAATTAAATTCAGTGCTGATAAACCGCCCAGCACATAACAGCGGTTTGGCAAAAGCTGCCATAAAGTTTTGCGCGAATATTCAAGTTTCCGTTAGGCAGCCTTCGCCAAGCCGCAAAACGTTAGCACCAATACTACTTTCGTGCTTCTAAATACTCTTCGTAAGTTCCTCCTTTAATATCACCATGTCCATCTGACCTATTTTGCCATGATATGAATTTGTGATATTCATCATTTTTCTTTACATATATTTCAATTTCGCTTTCATCTATCTGAAAAAAACCATAACCTTTAGTTAATATATCATAAGTGAAATGTTTTTGTGCGTTAGGTCTTGTACCATCACAACGTAATACGTCCTTATTTATATATGAACGATAGCACTCATTACTTTCATCAATTTCCCATATATGGTAATCAGAAGGTCTAACTAAATATTTTGAATTCATATATTTTTATTTAAAATTGTTACTTGGTTTTTACTAAATGGTATTATTTCAAATGCTTCTTTATTTTTTTCTGGATAATTTACAATAATAATATCATACCCATTTTTAATCAACTTTTCTACAGTATCTGGTTGTAAATCTCTATAAAAACCTATTATTTCATTATCTAAAACAATTTCTCCATAACCCATATATTTAGCATCAATAACGAAAGGTTTTATAAAATTTATTTTCACCTTTTCAACTCTTCCTTTGCTTTCAGCATATTTTTTTGCGTAATCATAATCTGTGGTATAATATGTATATTTATAAGAACCATATCCTTTGTCAGTAGTTCCATGATAAGCAATTATCTCATTTGAACTCTTGTTTTCATTCAAATATTCTCTTATTGTTGTTGCTATAAATTTTCTCAATTCCATTTGTATTTTTCTTTATATATAAATATTAGAAAATTAAATTTCTAACTATAAATAAACCGTACTGGTGCTAACAACAAATAAAACACATTAAAACGATGTTTTATTTGCATCCGTTATGTGCCATTAAGCGTACCACTGAATATAAGCACCATCAATACCATTTACAATTCTACCTGACAATAACCAATCACCTGTTTCACACCATTTGTAAACATCATTACCAACTATTTTTAATCCATCTAAGTTCATTATTCTAAATTTATCGGCACATAACAAGGGTTTTGCGTAATAGCCCTATCAAGTGTCGTGGTTAATTTTAAGTTTCTACTAAGGGCTACTACGCAAAGCCCCGATACGTTAGCCGCCATTACGCTTCCCTCAATTTGACAGCTTCGTAAATAAATAAGTAAGTATCTTTAAATTCCCCATGCTTGAAATTATCAAAATAATTATTAGCTTCCTCTAACGTAGAGCATTCCATACAGAATTGATGTTCTGTATCAATGTTACCTTCGCCGCTTAAAATTAAGTAACGGCGGCTAACATCGGTTTGCTGTCCATTTGGGCTGACAGTCATATCCTCATCTTTTGTACTCATATCAACATTTTTAAGTTATTGAACATTTGCTTTTCAAATTCCAAACGGCAGCAAGCCGTTCAACGTTATGTGTAATATTTTAAACAACAACTCCACTTGAAATTATTGTAAAATCTATTACCTTTATCAAACCATTTTCGTCTTCAAAAGAAATTTTACCGAAAGTTTGTCCGTTTTTACTTTCTATATCTGATACATTAGTTTCAAACTTCAAATTCAAGTTCAATCGTTCTTGTAAAGTTTCTTTTAAGTTATCAACTACATCAAATAAATAATGTTCTGTGAAAGATTTTACAATAATTTCCACTAACATTCCTCTGTAACTTTTTTCTAATTTTTCCATTTGTTTTTAATTTATAAATTTATAATAATTTTCTTTATTTGGTATTGTTACCACACAACCATTATTTTTCTCTATTATAAGAATATCGTGTTTATCATTTTTCTGTTTACCAGAGTATCCAAATTGATGAAATTTACCAATCTCATATTTTCTATTTAATTCAATACCAAAAAAAGAAAAAAGTTTTCCTAAAATGGTTTTGTTCGGTTCTCTGAATTCTATATTTTTCATATCTATTTGTTTAAAATACTACACATAACAAATGATAAACAACATTAAAACGATTGTTCATCATCGGACGTTATAACCAATACTATATTGGTACGTTCTAATTAGCATTTTGTTTCAAAAACTTTTAAAAATTTTCCACCCCTAAATTAATAATTTTAGCAGATTTTCCATTATAATAAGGTTCTGGAACAATATATTCAATATCATGTTTTCCATATACTTGGTTAGTAATTACTATCAAATCCAAACCTCGCCATTCTTCTGCTAAATTTTCAGCATCTTCTCGTTCCATATCACCATATTCTATCAAATCATCAATAATATATGATGTATCACCACGCAATAAAGCATCAAATGCTTCTTGTATTCCTAAACTATCAAATCTACTTTTACTTAAATCAAAAATTACTGGATTTCGTGAAATAATTTTTACTTTATAAACATAATCGCCCCATGAGGTTTGTGGTATATTACTAAAAAACATACCATCTATTCTCGTTGATGAATTTGGTTTTAATTCTATCTTATCAAAATTAAAGTCATCAATTTTTGTGTTAGTTGAATGGTATGCAATAAATTCTTTATTGGTATTAACTTGTTCATTCAAAAACTCTCTAATTGTGGTAGCAATAAATTTGCGTACTTTCATATCTTTGTTCATATATTTTACTTTATATATAAATATTCAATATTAAAATTACTATCGCACATTTTTAAAAATTTTTGTTCTGTGTTTCAATTGAGTATTTTAGCAACTTTACCGTACTGGTTATAACAAGGTGTATAAGAAAGTTTGCTATCAAGTTCAGTTGTTGATTTGAAAGTACATCTAAGCAAACCTTCTCATACACCCAACCGTTATAAGTAATATTATTTTTGTTTTGAGTTTATTATTTTTTTAAACACAGGAAACCTACCATGTGGTACTTCATATTCCACACCAAGATTCATTGATTTTAACAAATGTTTATCACCACCAAGTGATTTTAAATATATACCTACAGAGTTGGATTTATCAATAAATTCATCACCTTCACTTAAATCCATTAGTGGTGTGTAATTTTCTTCATATTCATTCATAATCTATTTTTTTTATAAGGTAAAACAAAAATTATACAACTTATAACAAGGTGTATATGTAATTATTTTTTAATATTATATTAACGTTTACTCACACTTATCTAAAAATTGGGCGTGTGCATAATCATACTTTATTTTCTTGTCACCAAAAATAACTGTGAATACGGTTTTTTTCACATCAGTTATTCTACCTGTTCCGTATTCTCTAAACCATCGATCTACAACAATACAGTTATTTTTTATATCTTGTCGTTTCATATTTTTAATCTTATATATGTGAAAAATCAAACATTATTTGTGATTTTAAATCCTTTGTGGACGTGAATTGTCGACTTACTATACACTTTCTTTTTTCGGTTGAAAATTGACAACCAACCAAACCATTTATTTACCCAATTAATTGTTTTACGCAGTTTTTCTGAATCATCATAATCTTTTTGTGTTAACAGGTTTTCACCACATTTTGGACATGACATATTTATATACTGTTTTGTTTCCACGTTGTAATCACCTGTTTCATTTTTGATTTTATAATCACATTTTTCATTATCACAGACAATTAAATACTCTTGATATGTTTCAATTATTTTCATATTATATTACATTTCCAAAAACATTTATTTTTTATCACAATAAAGATCAGTAAATATTTCTGCTTTAAAATGTACTTTCATTTTTAGACATTCATATTTTATTTCATTCATCAACTCATGAAATTTTTTATTGTCTTTCGATTCAATTTTTTCAAAACCTTTCAATGTTACCATAGGTGTAAAGGATGTACTTGGACCAGGTGTTGCGAATTTGTACAACAAAACATTTTTACTCGTTTTTTTTTTTCATTTAAAAACGTTTTTATGGTTTTAAGTTATCAATATATGGTTTTAGAACCAACGAAATTTCTTGAATAATCTCGTTTTGTGTTTCATGGTCAACCATATCCCACCAAGAATCAAAACCACTTCGATTATTTAGTTTATCAACAATCTCATTAGATATTTTCAGTTGAAGATGTTTTGTTGGGTCATCGCATGAACATGTTTCAAATTTTAATGTTGTTGCATCATCCAAAAAATCAACAACATCACCACGTTTTTGGTAATATTCGATTCTTCTAATCCAATCTTGATCTTTTTTATATATTGGGTCGGAACATGCAGCAAATATTTTTCCACAACAACCTGTTTTTACTATTTGTATCATAATTATTTATTTTTTTGAATCATACTCATCGTTCATCACTTTAGCAGAAAATGTACTATCAAGTGTTCGAACAACAATTCCTTCAATCATATTATCTTTAAAATATGTTTTACATTCTGTGATCAATTCTTCTTTTGAATTAAAAACCTTGTTAAAAATTACGGGACAACGATTGAAACCAAGAACTTGGATATACGATGCAAACACCTCTTCACGATGTTTTACCGCAATTTTATTTGAATAATCATCACACCCATAAAAATAAATTTGTGGATCATCATTTGAATTTGGGTTATTCTTATTACCTGATCCTTTCCAAGATTTTCCACATGCTTCACCTCTAAGAATAAATGATTTTTCAAGTACACCATCATTTATTAATGACATAATTCTATCAATATATGGTTTTGATAAAATCACAAATTGATCATCGTTATCAACTTCCTCCGTAATCAAAAGATCGGGTTTATACCCAAACAATAATTTGATGTGTTCAAATAATGTTGGATATCTTCTACCAACAACTTTATTAATTTTTTGTGGTTTTATAAATGATCTTGACCCAACATCAACTTTTCTATTTTCAACATCAACAATTAATGAAATTGATGATCCATCACACTTTTGTGATCCAATGAGTTGAACTGGAAACCCGATTTTTTCAACTAAGTGCTTCCAACTGTTGTTAATGTTTGTCTCATCTGTTTTATACACTCCTGATGGGTATTGTTTACCACCGTTAACCTTTAAACCACCTTTACCAGTATTTTCAGGTTCTTCCCATTTAGTGATACCCAATACTTCAGCATTTGTAATTGGTAATGCGTATCCATCATAACCAGAATATTTTGGTAATGACCACAAATAATTCATTACATCATCAATCGGTAATAAAATACCAACAGAATAGACCGGTTCATTATCACCAGTGTGTAAATTAAATTTAACAGCACGAATACGATAATTAGATCCTAATCTAGATTTACGTTCATCACCACCAGGTCTAATAAACGAATCAAAAAGAGATATGTCACTTAATGAATAATCGGGTTGAATATAAACCGCCTTATTACCTACTTGGTATAGATCTTTTTGTGCAACTAAACTAAACCCATTTTCTTCCAATTCAATTTTTTCAATTGAATTAGCTTGTTCCGTCCCTTTAAAAAGTGGGATCTTGTTTTTAATTGTTACAAGTTGTACAGGATTAATTGTTGTTGTTTCCATTATTGTTGTTCTTTTAGTTTATTTAATTCTTTTATATTTTCATCCATCTTCAATTTCTCTTTTTCGATATACTCTTGATCCCACTTTGTTTTTTGAAGATAGTTGTTTATTCGATATTCGGAACTTCGTATTTCACGTTCTAATTCACGTGTTTTAATTTTAATAATTGTACTATTAACTCGATCTGTTTGATCAAGAAATTCACAAACGCCAGTCGTGATTCTCACCAAATCAGGTATTCCATATTCGGGATAATTTTTAGACCAAAAAGTAATCTGTGCCTTTGCTGGCCCTGGTTTTAAATATATCTTAGCTTTAGTTATATCCTCGACCCACGATTCACCATATCCATTCATACCCTTAGACCTAAACCATTTACCATCCTGACTTCTAACAGCATAAAAGTTAAGATCAACCTGTTCGGTTTTTTTCACAACAAAAATCTCGTCTTTTTTACCCATTTTAATAGTTTAATTAACACAAATATATGGGATTTTTTTAATAAAAAAAAAATTAATTTTCAGACATCAACTGAATCCATCTTTTCGCTAATAATGTTGAGTATGTAACATCATTTAAACCATAGTTACCCAATGACCATCCATCATTACATTCAATCAATAAGGTTCTTCCATCACTAGTGACACCAAAATCAATTGAATACCCTGCGGGTTGTGTTACATAATCTGCGATTGCATTATCCACAATTTTCATGTCAGGAAAAACTCTAAAATCACCCAAATAATGTTTAATTCCCTTTAACGTACCATCAATAACATATCCACGATATTCTGAAACAAAATCAACAACTTCGGAAACCAATACAGGTGTGTCATCAGGATGTGACCCAAAAAACATTTCTTTACTTTGTTGTTTTGTTAATACACCCGCAACAAATTCTTTACTACGTCTTGCTGGTTTTACAAAGATAGGTATTTTTGTGTCTTCTTTGAATTGCTTCATCGTCATATACCTAATTTCACGACCAGTGTATTTTTCAAGTTCTATCGGTATGTTTAACGCTTTTTTAGGTTCTATCCCCAATCTTTCAAGATACTTATTTGTGTCTTCAATAAATCCCACAACAATGTTATATTTTGATGTTGGTACTTCTTCAATGTCTTCAAAAAATATGATGTTCGATTGTTTTTCCCTAAATCCCATGTATGCAGATACCGCCCAATCTGCTATTGGAAAATTATTTATCGATTGAATGTATACTTTATATTCCATAATTTAGACAAAAATATGAAATCTTTTAAACAAAACAAAATATTATTAAAAAAGGTCGAAAATTCCGACCTTTTTATCTTTTACCCTCTTTAAATGATTGTTTGGTTGAATACATCGTTTTAATTAAATTCTCTAATTTTATATTAAATTACATATGTAATGTTATTTCATTAAACCAATTATTTTTTTTGGATGACGCATATCCACCTCTAAATCTTAAATAAAATTCTTTTTTATGTGTTTTTAAATCTTTATACGTTTTACCCATCACATATTAATTAAAAAATAATGATACTTTATCTTCCACGGATGATAATTTAGGTATATCCATAATTGTTAATATGTTACGTTCAATTTCAATATCTGGATTTTTTCTTGCATGATGTTTTTCAGGTAATTCGAGCAATTCATCCTCTGTTAATTTTTTAATTACTTTTGTTCGTTTTACATATGTCCCTCGTTTAAAAAACGTTGGATAATCATTCCAATTTATATTTTTTTCTATAAACATTTTTTCTTGTAATTCATTACTGTGCAATCCCAATAATTCACCATATGGAAACATTGATTGTGCTGCCATTGATATTGAATTCTTAGTCGCATCTAATTCTCTCCACAACAATTGTTTTGTTGCCCATTCTAATGTTGGTACTTGATAAATTCTACAATCAAAAACGGCATATGGTTTTTTTTCAAACCCATATTTATCCTTATTTTGATTGAAAAAATTAACTAATTTTGCGGGTAGTTTTGACAATATTTTTTGTTTTTTACCATCTTGGTAGATAGCCGATTTCATGTTAGAACTATACAAAATTAATGTTATTTCATCTGATTGTGTATATCCAACAACAGCATTAGTTTCCTTAACTAAAAACTTAGTGGTTTCAATCATTAATTTACTTAATGATTCATCATATGGTCGTTGACAATCTTTTGTCCAAGAGTGAAAATTATTACCATCGCAACGTATTATTACCGGTAATTCGGGGATCATAATTTCTGGTGAGAAATTCTTTTCAAACCATTTACACACATCACCTAATGTTTTAAAATCCATATTTTTCTTATATTTTACAAATCATCACTTACATTAATAAATGAGTATTTATTACCGTCAGTATAACCCTTTAATATTGATTTGATCCCACGATATTCATGATCATAACCAAAATTAAATGATAATCTATTTGTGAACCAATAGTACTTAAAACCTTCTCGATTTACAAAGTCTTCCCATCCGTCAGGATTAAACGAAACTAATTTACATGAGATATTTTTACACCCACAATCTAAACAAACCCTAAATGGTCTTGTATCAATTCTTGTTGATAATACCCATGGTGCACTAAAATGTATCCCACCTTTTTTTAAGGTCAGTTCACCAGTAAATAAATTTTGGTTTAATGAAATGTGGTGTTGTGAATTATAATTCACAATTGACAACCAAAAAATAATGATTACACCAAAAACAATATCAATGTGATATCGTCGAATCAATGTTGTTATTTGTTTTAATGATGTCATCATCGTTTCTTAATTCTTTTTTTACATTTAAAAATGGAACATTTTTTCTATCAGGATCATACGCGTAACTCATCAATATATCCGATAGTGATCCTTTATTTAGACTTGGTTCATAATTACCAACCCCATGCCATTTAATAAACAAATCAAAACCAGTTGTGTCAAATTGTACTAATTTACAATTTAACACCCTATTGTTTGCGTTTATACATACCTGCATAGGTCTTAAATCAATTGTGTAAATACTAACCAAAAACGGTGGTCTTAAAAAATAACCACTACCATTTAATTTTGTTAACTCACCTGTTCTGTGATCAAATTTATATCCAAACTCATGTTTATCAACAAATTTAACACATGTTAGTCTAAAAAGACCTAAGAGTAATACTAATGATGTGATAACAATACCAAAATACATTAGTTTTTTTAATGATGACTCACTCATATTATTTATTTTATTTCAAAGATAACAAAAATTCAAATAAATCGTTAATATTATTTGAAATTTTTTATTGAGATCAAACTTTTACATTTAACCTATCATTTATACGTTCAGTAATTATTTCAATATCTCTTGATGTGGGTTGATAATCACCCATTAAACATATTGGTACATTATCCCATGCATGCCCATAATATGAAACTTGATAACCCCTATTACGACACTCAAGATATAATTCTTCATATCGTTGTTTTAGATACCCTAATTTATCATAGAAAAATTTAATATGACCTGTACCAAGAGTAAACTCTTTTGGTTGTCCTTTGAGGTTAAATTTCCCCTTAGATACCACATTAGGTATACGTTTAATCTCCCGATGTTCAGCAATTAAATGTTGTCTTGTCAATTGTTTTGGTGGAATACCACAATTAATTCGTGTCATAGCCAAATAGTTTCAATTTTATTTGCATCTTCAATCACTTTTTGAGCCATGACACGTAACTTCATAATCTTTTCTTTATCTTTCTTTTCTACCTTTTCAATCCACTTGAGATAATCTCCGTTATATTGTTTCACAAACCCCTTATGGCCAGATACAATTTCTGAAAGTTGATATTCATTTCGGTAAAGATAATATCTACCACCATATTCGTAGACCACGAATATACGATTATTATAAGATACCTCACAAATTTTTTCACCATTTTTTGGAATAAATTCCCAACTACTGTTTAAACCTGTAAAATAACTCATAAATCAGTTTCTTTTAATATTTTATAATCAAAATACCATGGTGATGGTTCGTTTTCATTCTCAATCTTCATAACATTCTCAGCTTCCGCTTTTGCAATTTCATATGTTGGGAATGTTTGTGTAAAACCTCGACTATCAACGTCAACAAATGGTTCTCTATGTGAATATCTCCAAATTATTGTGTACATATTAAATTTCCCCCACATCAAGAATTTTACCGTTATTCAATATTTTTTTTGCACGAAAAACATCCCCCATTGTCAGACCAACAAATCTATCAATCAACAGGAAGTTATTCCTTTGCCAATATAACATATCAGAATCGTCATCTAAGATGACATATTCAGTAAAATTATAATACGGTCCAACTAATTTGTGATTATCACGTATCCATTTGAGTATTTCATTACCACGAACATAATCATTTCCTCTTAAATTCGGTGTGACATCAATTATTTCACCATTAAAACCATGATATTTCAATACATCCAAACAATATGGTATCCCATCATGTCTCCATGTTGATGATAACACGACTTTTGCATCGGTATCCTTAATCAATATGTTAAGATTTGCAACCGAATCAGGATCTATTTCCGAATATGGATGTGATATCGCACCTTCTTCGTAACGTTTTTTAAAACGTTCTTTATAGAACTTATCATGATTGAGCACACCATCAATATCTAAAAAAATTATTTTCACTAAAATGATTTTATTTTTATGAACTCTTTTGATAATATTTGTGATTTATTTTCATTACCCGCCAAACGAATGTAAATACCATCAGATCTAGTGTCAACAATTACTTTATTTTCACGTAATGTATTTAAAACACGTCTGAACTCTGCCGATGGTCTTTTATCATTTGAATCTACATGAATATGACGTTTTTTAAAGTGTCTGTTAACAAACCATTTTTCGATTTTATTTAATACATCATTAAACACTGACATAATCATATTTTAAATGGGTGAACTTATCAATCAAAGGTAATTGTTTTTCCAAACAATTTAATAATTTTTGTGATTTTTCTATAATTGCATGTTCAGGAACTTTTCTTCTCCTAAATCGGTTTCTTTCAAGACAAATTTCTAAAGGTGTATCCATATAAATTAATTCAATATGATACCCCTTTTGTTTTAACATATTGATGATTCGTAATTGATATGAATTATTTACCCCACCTGAATCCATACATATGTTATAACCAATATCAGAAAGTCTATTCATTTCTTCTTCGGCTTTCTTTACACTCCATTGATGGACAGTTTCAGGTGCATTTGGATCGAAATCAGGATGTGTTTCTTTTATTTTATCCGCATCAACAATCATATATGTACTACCATATATGTTTTGTCGAATATACGTACTTTTTCCTGAACCTGGTAAACCAATAAAAAGAATCGCTTTTTTCATGTTATCTGTTTATTACATGAAATTAGATATTAATATTGAAACTACCAAATTATTTTCCAATTTTATTCAATTTCTCATCCATTTCCATTGTCAAACGTTCCTTAACAATTTGTTGAAAAGTTTCAACAGACAATCCAAACATTGGACATTTTTTCAATTTTTTATCATTTGGAACATTTTTACCACGACTAAAAAATTGTGAAGACCTATCTTCAGGGTCTTCAACATCTATACCAACACATCTTTTGTTTGTTACAACACAAAGACAATAATTAAGACAATCATCTGAAAGATGATATTCATAGTCTTCTTTAATTAAACCGTTACAAATCTTACCCATAAAATGGTTTTATATCTAAAATTGTTTCAATGAAATATTGTGCAGTTACCAACTTCATTTCTTCGCCGCGTTCTTTCGCACATGATGAACATTCTTCAGAGTTTAAATCGACTTTCGTATTATGGTGACCATATTTTTGACCACATCCGGGACACGAAATTTCTTCTACTGGTATTCCATATTTTTTATCAATATTATACCACATTTTTTAACGATTAAACCAAATGATTGTATCAAAATCATTTCTCACCATATTACTATAAACATCACTTGGTAATATGGTAATGTCTGATTCTAATCCATCTCTAACGTATAATCCAAACCCATCATAATCAATAAACCCACCAGTTTTTACTGACATAATAAATTCAGTTAATGTCATTACATGACCATAAGTTGATAACTCTGTAAATACCGGTTCTTGAACTAATCGATATTTTTGACTAAGTTCCTGAACTTTATCCGACGTGACCGACATGTATTTTTCAAACTCATATAAGTTCATTCCGGGAGGTGCCTTTATAAACCTTTCAGAGTCTTCATGTCTAGCAAGTTCTAACTCTTTTTTTAATTTTTCAATATCAATTTCCATTTCAAATAAATTAAAACGAACGCTGTTTTTAAAACACTATGGACTAACCTATTTACCGCTACACCCAATAACCACAACGGTTATGTGATATCTACACGTTGATAGTTGGTTACCTGACTATCTTGGTTGTCATCACGATCTCGTTTATTTTTTTTTTTATAAATGTGACAATAATCTATTACGAATATCTTGTAAAGTATACTCTTTTACAAACTTACCATCATCAAAAATTGGGACTAATGCACCACCGTTTTCTTCTTCCCATGTCACATTTTGTTGTAACTCAAATGTTTTGTGATGTACTTTACCCATAGTATCAACATCGACAATTTCATTCACACGTAACAATCCTTTTGCGGATTTTTTTGTACCATCATCCGTAATTGGATCTTTAAAAATTGGGATTTCATATTCTTTAGTACCATCACTACTAATCGCTTCACAATATGTTGCTTTAACCGCCATACCAAAAGTATCACGTGTATTATATTGATATGTGTATGAACCGATACCCGCAACCCAGTTAATAGATGCGAATCCTTTTTGTTTCAATCTAACACAAATATCGTCAGCACGTTTTAATGTGATAGAATCACCATAAATTGTTCCCACATGTGAATCAAGAAGTTTATAACCTTTTGGTGTTGTTGTTCCACCGAAAATATCCCAAAGTAATTCAACTACTCCAAAATATTCGGGATTATTCTCAGGTCGTTTTAATTCTGTTGTATGAATCATTGTTGGGTTTGTGTTAGTCCCACAAAGAATATCCACTGGATCCCCACTATCAGGTCTAAACACAACCTTACCATCACGTGCAAGAATCTCATTTTTTAAACGACGAGCATATTCAAAAATAACTCTCCACAAGTCCCAAGTATCTGAAACAATTGATACAATACCTTTAGGATAAACAACTGTGATTAAATGTTTAAACACTTCAAATTCACAATCACCAATACGTGACCAATCACCCTCAGCTTTATCCCAAACATAAAATCCGGTATTAGAACACATTACAGCATGTTCTGTTGCCGCCACAGACACACCAATCATTTCTTTATCGGCATCTGCGTGATAATATTTTTCAAGAAAATCAATTGCGGGTATTGTATCAGTACCAACAAATGAGAATAAATGACCAGCACCTGAGTAACAGGCTGATTGTAATGAACTCATTCCACGGAAACTAAAATCATGTCCTTGAAATTGAACAAAATCAGTATTTCCAACTGTTTCCATCGCATATTTATTAAATAATTTACGATATTCAAATGCAATGGTTGCTGATGTCATCATTTGCCATGTGGATGCCGACATAATTGTTTCGATGAAATTTGTTAACCAAAACAATTCAGGGTGTTTTTTCTTATCGTTATGTATTGTAACAAATGGTACACCAATTGGACATAATGACCCTTCAGGTAATGCCTTAATCTTAATTGGTAATTTTTGTAAACGATGTAAATGTCTGATATGACCATATGGGTCATTTGGATAATTTTTCACATAAAAACGATGATTCAGTGGTTGTAAATCATCACCTAATGATGTTCTAACTCTACGTGAATATTCTTTAATGACTTGTTCTTCAGATTTACTAAAAAAGTTACGATTAAAATGTTCAATTAAAAACTCTTTACAAAACGATTGAATACCTGCAACAACAACATAATCGATATTTGGTAACCGACTTTTTCTTGCAGTTTCATTTGAATAAACTAAATCAATATTTGGGTGATATTGATTGGGATGACCGACTTTATACCAATCGGTTACTAACATTGAATTCATTTCCATGTGTTTTTATTTTTGTTTTAAAAATGTAAATAATTCTTTTGGTTGTTTTTTATCATATTTTTTGATAATCGAAGGTAAGATGTTTTTTTGAATAAATAAAATAATTTTTTTCGCAATATTACGTTTAAAACTAATTAGTGAAACATCTCCAACAGTTCTAAAACTCTCACCATCAATAGTAATATACATTGAATATTTTTTATTAACAACAATACTTATTTTTGGTTTTTTCTCTCGAAATATTTCAATAACAAAATTATGTTCTTGATTTGTAATAACATATTCCTTATTCTTTAATTTTTTTTGAATATATTTTAATTTCAAAATATGTTTAATGTCTAATAAAAAATCAGCAATACTGCTACTCATTGCGAGTATTGTATATATCGTAAAAGGTACTAATAACCCAATTAATATTACTGTTAATAAGTGAATACTTAATTGTTGCATAGTTTATTTTCTTAAAAATGTAATGGTGGTCTCATAATAGTCATATTCAGGAATCACAATATTATTTAGTGATCTGTATTGTTTTTCATTTAACATTATGTTTAATGTTTCATCACTATACGCAAAACGGTGATCAAAAATCCATTTGATAACCTCGTCTAAATGTTCATCATGGATATCTTTCAATAATACTTTTTTAAGTGGTTTATCGAAATATTTACCATATGTTCCCCAAGTAAATGTTTCTCTTAGTGTTACGTGTTCCGACATAAATTATTCATTATAATTTTTAGGAATATTATTGTTTCTCGTTTGTTTTTTTGGGTTTAAATTTATGATGGTTTTTTTGTTAAAGTTTTCATTTTCAAACTCATTATTGTAACCATAAATTAAAAACCCAATAGTTATTAATATTGTCATGATATACACAAACCAAACTTCCCATGTTGGTGGATCAACAGATAAATAGTTATATTGGTTAAAATCACGATACGTAAATGTTTTTGTTGAGTTGTCAACAATATGATAAAAATTGGTGAAATTCATGGTATCTAAGTCCATTAAATCATCCCTAATATCAACAGCAATTCTTTTATTTTCTGTCCAAGTAAATGGATATGTCCAATCTAATTTTCCACTATTCTTATCTAAACCGACACATACAACTAACTCATTTTTATTACCACCAATCCAATAGTTTTTTTGTTTTATTGCAACATCAATTGGTTTATCAAAAAACAATAAAACATACAATCTTATTTTTCTTGTTGAACCATAATTACCATTAAAATATTCAAACAATTTGTTTGCACCATTTTTCTGTGCTTGTGTTAAAAAGTTAACACTATCAATCCCCAATATTGTCTGTTGATGATAACCATTTAATTTTGGGTATTCATATAACCCATATTTTTTAACGTCTTTTTCAGACACATCTGTTAACCCAAAATGTGATTTTGAAACTTGTACGTGATTATCATATGATGCTGTCCATGTGGATGTTTCCGATGTTAACATATCCCCATTCCAACGAATACGATACATATCCCCATCTTTACCACAACCGTTTCTATATTTGATGGTACGATTTAATTCAACAAATTCAGGTGTAACATTCCATTGTTTAATTAACCGATAATATTCACTTTCATCAACACGCCATGAATGTCCTTGATTATCGTAAACCATCCAATAAGGTTGATTTCTATCACAATATGAACAATCATAATAACGTGTACAATATTTTGTATGTGTCGTTCGTGTTTTACCTGATCCAGTTGTATATGTGCCACATGGGTAACGTTCAGAACAGGTTTTCGTGACCCATGTTTCCCAATACTCATAATAACGTGCCTCAACAATCAATCCACCTCGATATTCAGTATCACTCAATAATGATTTTTCAACTGCAAATTTCGTTGTAAGAATAAACAAAAAAGATACGATTGTTGGTAAAAGAATTTCCCACCAAACAAATTGTTTACCCCAAAAAATGAAAGCAATTAAACCAAGTAAAATTGGTATTAACATTGCAAACCAAATAATCATGAAAGTAAATTTAAAAGGGGTTTTTACACCCCTTCACATTAATTAAACACGTTTACATCGTTATCTTGTCCACTTTGGATAACACCATCAGTACGACCTGATGTTATTGGTTTATATACCAATTCTTTTCTTCCCATAAAAATATTATAAAAATTATTCGGGAATGACAATAAAAATACTGAATGTTGTTGTTGAATTGACGATAACAATTCTTCTCGTTCGAAAAATGAATTACGTTCACTTTCAATTGTTCTACTTAAATCACGATAGAGTTCTTGTACTGTATTTGCTTGTAATGTTGGGTTTGATTCTGTAACCCATTTCATCATAATATTAACCCCATCTTTACGAGCATCCATCGATTCTTTTACGATCCGAACAAAGGATGAATCATATGCTTTCGCAACTTGTGCTTTTTGTGATATGATTTTCCACATCTTATCAAAAAGTGCCGTTCGGTTATTCATTTGTTGGTTAAATGTTGTTCTTAACGCAACTTCTTTATTGTTAAAATACGCGTATGTGGAGATAAAAAACACCACAATTGAACCGATAATTACACCCCATACAAGTAATTTGGGGACATGAAATTCAAAATTTCCAATTCTCATTTTAATTTGTTTTTATTTAAGACCAAAGATACAATAAAAATTCAATTATCCAAATTTTTTTTTTAAAAATTTAAAATATTATACACCCCGATTTCCTCAAATAATTCTGACATTTTGTTAAATAATGGTATATTATATTTATGACAAACAATATCAACATTACCCTTTCTCCAAAAGTTTTCAGGACATACTACCATTAATTTTCCCGATTTTGCATATAACCCCAACTCTAATAAGGATATTGGTGATTTGGTGTTTGGACAAAAATACATCACAATTAAATCGGCGTTTTCTAACGCATTTAATTCCCACATAACTTGTTGATAAAAGTATGGGTTTTCAAACTTCTGTTCCCAACTTGAATCCCAATTATCCCTACGTGGATTTAAAACATTCCAAGAATTTTTTTGAAATACCTTAGACACTTCTATTTGCCAATCAGTTGATTGACCCATTTCAATTGACCCCGCCAGAAATACTGTTTTTTTGTTTCTTGTTCTCTCAGAAATGTTTTGTGGTGGTTTATATTCCATAATCATTTTTTTAATTTTACAATTGTCACATCACAATCTTTTAATTCAGTTTGAATGATTGTTTTTATGTCAACATTAGGTAAATCCTTTCTTGTATTTTGATCGTGCATGGATAATTCATCAATTGACCACACACCACCAGCCAAACCACAACCAATCATAGGAAGTCCAATTCGTTTACCTTTAAATGTATGATTAATCTTTCTCATACAAAGAGTTAACGCATCATAGTCAATTGGTTTTTTTACACCGTCAACATGGTTAAGTCCATAGTTATATTGTGTATATAAATTACAAACGGTTAAATCAAATTCAAAAATATCAAATTCATTTGTACCACCAGCATATGTTTTAGTTTGATAATCAATTTGACCCAGTTTATTTATGTCACCACGATATTCCTTTGATTCCATTGGGAATTTATCACACCCAAACGCTCTCGCCATTTGTGGTGCAATACCCGCACCCATAGTATTCTGACAGTTGCAACCATGACCAATAACATCAAAGTTTCCTTGTAGTGCAAGGGTGATTAAATTACCCTCAACTTCTTTATATGTTCCCATATTATTGATTTTGTAATTCCTGTTTAACAAGGGTAATTGCCCAACCAAGAAGATTTTGTCCTTTCCAATTTAATGGGTTATCCACACCTTCATCAAATTCACCCATACCAATACCCCAAATTTGATCGTATGGTGATGATTCTACTAAAATTTTATTTCCTGTTTCAAGAAGTTGTTTCTTCAAATCTTCATTTTGACTAAACTTTGCAAAGTTACCCTTATAAACAATTTGAAGATTAACTTTGTCCCATCTTTCTTTATTGAAATTCTTTACCTGTCTCCCAAGTTCTTTTTGGTCACGAGGATGACTAGTTAACATTATTCTTTCTGCAATGTCAGTATCACCGAAGAAAAGTGCTTTTTGATGCATCATATATTGTTCACAGCAATTATATAAAACACCATCAATTGTCATTGGTGCTTGGTACCATTGGGAATATATCCCATTCCAAAAGAAAACGTACTTATCTGTTATTTTCATATTATTTTTTTTCACAAATTAAAAAGGTCGTTTAAAATATTTTTAGAACTTTCTTTTTTTCTTGGTTTTTTAATTATCATTTCTTCCAAATCTTTTTTGTGTTTAGTCCCATTTGGTGATGATGCATATTTTAATTTTGCTTCAACAATTGTTAATAAATTTGACACTTTAAATTTAAATCCATCATATTCAATAATTTCATATCTCTGTTTTGGATCAATTCTAAGATCAACTTTAACATCATCAACCAAAAATGTTTCATCAAAATCATTAGATGAAGATTTTGTGTTAAAATCATTAGATGAAGATTTTGTGTTAAAATATTCAACCTCAAAAACGTCACCGTTACTTTCAGGTAGTACAAAATATGGTGATACTAAATCAAAATCACTATTCATCGCACTACCCTTCCATCTTTTTAATCTTACACCATGTAAAAATAAACCGACAGAACCACCAACATGAAACATAGGATATTTTGTTTGTATCTCTTTTAATAGATTAATATTAAAATACTCATTTAGATGAATATCGTTAACCAAATTCTCATCAATTTCTTCCAATAATTTAAACGATGTTGTTATCGATTTATCATCACTATCTGTATAATTTCCTAACACCTCTATTTTAAAAAATCTGTTTCGACCATCATTTGGATAATGTTTAAAAACATCTATTAGTTTATTACAATAATGATAACCATCACCACTACAAATTTTTGGATTTTGAATATCTTGTTTACTATACGTTTGTCCAATAACATATTGTATTGGTTCTCCTCTACCTTGAGTTGAATACATGTTATGGTTTAGACCTTTATATCCTATTTTCATACTATAATGTTTCGGGGACGCACCCGTATTTTTGTGTTTTTATTACTTTTTTACCGTTATCATCATATGCTTCGATTATTCCTTTAGAATAATCAATAGATATTGATGAAAATTTTTCACCTTCTTTGAATAAACCAAAGTCATTAGTGAATTCAACATCATAATATGTGTTAAATAACACATCAAGTTGATCCCAACCAGACCATTTTATTGGAAATAAAATTTCATTTTTCATTATTCAAAATTTAATGTATTTTTAAAAATTTGTGCAAGTTGTGGTGACATATTAAATCTTTCGGTATTAATTTCAATTGATTTATTCATATCCCCATTTTTTGTCCTTAACACTGCTGCTCTCCAATCACAATACATTTCAACAATATCATGTAATGTCATATCATTGACACCATTTTGATAATGTTGTGGATGATGTGAATTTACTTCATAGTGATGGTCAAGTGCAGATTTTAATTTTTCCAATGAATCCTTATATTCAGGTGAATTATATTCAACCTTTTCGAGAATTGGTGTCATTTCATCAAACAATTCTTTTTCAGGTGATTCTAATTTTGAATTGTCATGTACCTTTGCACGATTTAAAAGTTCAACAGAAAAATCAATTAAAAATTGATTAACCATTTTAATGTGTCTTAGTGTGTCAACACTACTATCATACTTCATGTCCATATATGTATCTAATTGGTATATTTAATTCTTTTGCAATTCTGATCTCTTCTTGTACTCCTCTCGATACATCCCAACCAGGAATACAATATACATAAACTTCGTCACAATACCTAAGAAATGTTACACAAAAATTTTTCCAAAATTCCCAAGAACTATCCATTGGGGTATGTTCTATGATATTATGTCCATAAACAATAGGTGATATCGCAACAATACCGTCTTTAATTAATTTTGCTGTTAAGTTAAGAACTTTATTATAGTTTTCGATAACCTTATCAGGATCAGAACTATTATACGGTGACGATATGAACACTAATTTTGACATATTAAAATAAATTGATTACTTTTAATTTTTTCGTTTTATCATAATTCAATCCTTTTGAATTTGTTGTGAATACCATGTCAAAACTTGAAAATAATTCGGGATTTGGATTAGAGACTGTCAAATGACTAATTGCCAAATACAATTTACCAACATTACGTTCTTTAAGCATTTTTGCAATACCAACAAATGTCCCACCATAAACACATAAATCATCAATAAGTAACACATCTTTACCACCAAAATCAGTTCGATCAATCATTTGTGTTAATTTATTTGTTTTAGGGTCGCGAGACTTCGATGCACTATATGTTTCACCTTCCCACATAATTTTTTCAGACAATTTAATTAATGGTTTAAAACCACCAGCATCTGATGACATCAAAATAAGGTTATCCTTTAAAAGTTTACCTGTTTTAGATGTTCCATATGGTAAACCGGTTAATTCAGTGAAAACTTTGGCAATAAACTCACTATTATCTTTTACCTCACAATTATTTATCAATGCAGGTGTTACATCACTATGCGGATGAAATATTGTGACTTCACTAAAATTACATGAATTAATAAAATCAGAAACCAACTTTAATTCAAACGATTGATTTTTTTCAAATCGTCTATCATGTTGTTGTTGAAACATACATGGGATGTTTAATTTAACATCTTTATATCCGTTCCTATCACAAACATCCTTTAACGATTTAATAAAAAACAGATCCTCATAACTATTAATCCTTTCTGTGATTGTTAAACCGTCAAAACTAATGATTTCTGCGTATATACCCCCATCAGGGTATCTATGTCTAATGTATTCCATAAAATTATTTTTTTTAATTGTCAAACCAAAAAACAATTCGAGCTTCGTGATGTCCACCTTTTTCAAGTGTCTTCATTGCGGCAAGTAATGCATCATATTCAATCGGGGTACCCCAATTTTCCTTTAATTCTTTGTATGTTTTTAATACTTTTGCAAATTCTTTTGTGGTTAACCATGAATGTGAATGCCAATCGGGGTGGTCAACCCATGTAGGTTCACCATTACTACCATTATAAAGTTTACATTTATAATTTTCGTTCCATCTAATGGCATTTTCCATAGTTGTTTCACCATCACCTTCACCATCTTCAGTAATAAAGAGTCTTGAATCTCTCATCGACGTGTACCCCAAATCAGTTGGTAATCCTTTAGGTTCTAATGATTTATCAGAATCATACCTCACGCCAGCCAATAACCCAAACATAATATAATTACGTCCAGGATTAATACGTCTACCAAAGGACATCCAATAAGGGGGTTCACCATTTTCTTCACGTCTCTTTTTACTTTCTTTATTTACGTACTCAACGTACATGTGGATGTCTGCTCCCATATGTTATTTATTTAGTATTAATTTTGTAAAATTAGAATCAACTTTCATTTTTTCCAAAAGTTGATCGGTGGTCATTTGTTTCGCTTCTTCGAGTATTTTTTCTTTTTGATTTGCAATACCGAACTCGACTTGAGCATCCTTAGCCATTGATTTCAGTTCAGTAACAACAAAGTTAGTCATTTCATGTGGAAGTTTTTTTGCCGTTGAGTCTGTTGTTAAATAATTCATTGTTCCACCACCTGCTAGAATTAGCAATGCCTCTTTCTTTGTGGGTGTCAAAACATAACCCAACCAAGTAATAATACATAAAACCAAAAATGGGTAGAAAAGATATGAAGAATATTTTCTAGTCTTTTGCCATGCCCTAATTTCAGGGTCGGACTTATCTTCATCATCATTACTAGTCTTAGAAGTACTAACTTGTACACCGGCACCTATTGTACACACAACCACCACAATAAACGACACGATAGTAAAGAAAGTGAAAATATTACTTGAGGTGTCAAAAAAATCTTTAATTGAATCTCCTCTTGTCACCCAATAAAAAATGTTGTACCAATTCATATTTCTTTGTTTTATCCGTTAATTAATTTTTTTCATATCCAGCCAATTTTGCAGCATCAGGAACAATCAACCATGTCTTAGGTCTATTGTCATATGGATTATTAAAAACATCCATTTCATCTTGTGAAAATATGAATCCTGCAGCATCAAAAAAAGCGTTTTCAACAACACACACGAGATTTTCTTGAAACTCAATTTTACCTTCTACTTTCTTTGCACCATTCTCAATAAGAAACAGTGCCTTGTTCTTTGCTGGTAAGAGTTTACCGTTGATTTGATTGATGTAGTAACCCATTTTATTTGTTTTTATGTTTTAAAAATAATTGATATAGTTTAGAATAGTTTTCAACATTCTCCACATATTCAAGTTTGAAATCACCTGAAATTCGACTCATTGGTAAAAAAGTTTGTAAAACTTTATCATCTTTTATTATGATCCTTACTCTACCAAGAAAATTAAAAAAAAGGTGACTATTCAATGTTTCATAAACATCATAAATGTTTCCATTTTTATCATGTGCGAATTCTTTTAAAGATAATACATATTCACCATATTTCTCTTTAAATTCCGTTAATGTTGTCATTTAGATTAATTTTTATTCAATGATTTTAATTTCAAACCTGGTGTTGATAACCATTTAATGATATCCTCGGCAGTATACCAACCATAGTTATCGTCATCGTCAGAATAGTTTACCCAAAACAGAATATCATATTCCGTTCCCATTTCTTTTTTGCTTTTTTCACGGTATTCATGATTTTCATAATCAATCCAACTAGGTGAACATGCCATAAAGTACTTTTCACCTTTATAACCATTACCCCTTGTTTTTTCTTTTAATGCCGTGACACCAATTTTCTTTTCGTATTCCACAAGATCAATTGCTTTTTTGTCAACATTATACATTTCTTGTTTCGCTTCTTCGGGTAGTTTGTCAGCAATTAGGATACTAAGTGAAGAATTTGAAAATACTGGTAGTTCAGATTTCAAAAACGTAATAATAATATTTTTATTTTTGAACGCTTCATTAAGTTCTTCAAGATACTTGAAGTGTTCTTTATTTTTGGTTGCAATACAGAAATTACTTTCATCCCAAGCGGTTTCCAACTCGTTGTACAAGCCCTTAATATCATAACCAAGAAGGTCTTTTGCAGTGTGATTTTCGTTCAAATTATATGGTTTATATGATGTCAAAACACAAAGATTATTGTCCTTTTTGAATAAGACATCACCTTTTGTTATTTTTCTACCATCAAAACCAATTTTGTTTGTGTCGATACCAAAATATCTTCGGATATTATTAATTCCCCATTCATGTTCAGAACAAAAATCCCAACCAAGGGATACACCATAAAAAACATCGTTATCAACGATAAATGAATTATTATTAAATGCACGTCTCATTTGAGATTAATATTTAGTTATTGATCAAATTGAATGTAAAGATAAACAATAAAATCATATAAACAAAAAAAAACCACACAATGTGTGGTTTTTTTTCTAATCTTTTTTATTTTAATTTTTCCTCAATACTTCTCCTGTTTTCGTATTTACTATACCGATATTACCATTATCATCTTTACCAATTAAAAATGGTGGTACACTTCTCATTTCTTCATCATCCATATCAATTTCAGGTTCAGGGGTTAACTCCTCTGGTTGTATTTTAGTATCAAAATCGTCAAATGATTGTTGTTCAACAACCATTTTAACAATATTTTCAATATCCGATAACTTAACCTTCACAATTTTACTCATAATATTCTTTTATAATAAATATTGATAATAAGTAAAAAAATTAATTTTTATTGTGATGGTCGTCTTGACCCATTTCAGACCCAACAGGGATCGATTTCATGATAGGTACAATTTCCTCAAACAAATTATATGGTCGAAATTCAGGGTTACCATCCATCCCCACATCTATTCTGCGACCACCACTAATCTTTTTATTGTTTGGTAAATGACAATGACCATGTAAATGTATTATACCTTTTCTCAACCCATTCCACGATGTGATAGGGTAATGCATTAAGACAAATCTTTCACCACGAAGACTTAATTCATGATAATGTGAAACACTTTTAAATAATCCTTTAACACCTTGACGATTGTTTTGAATGTGTGTATCGTGATTCCCTAAAACTAAATGAATATTCTTACATACTAACCTATCCCAAAATTCACGAATTTTTTCAAATCCTCCGAAACTCCAATCACCCAAATGAATTAAAATATCGTCTTGACCCACATTATCATTAATATTTTTAATAATGGTTTCATTCATTTCATTTAAATCGTTGAATGGTCGTGTTTGGTTAATAGGTATTGACCCATCGGATAATCTCCATTTTGTGACACCACGACAAATGTTTTGGTGATTGTAATGTGTATCTGATGTTACCCAAATATTACTATGATTATGAATTTCCATGACGCAAATATATAAAAAAAACCTCAAAATTTGAGGTTTTTTTTATTATTTTTTTTGTAGTAAATTTGTTATTATTTTTTTGAAATAACGTTCTTCATTTATCTGTTCATCATCTCTTGTTGTATTTGCGTATGTCATTCTACCTAAACGTAGTGCATCCTGTGGAGTTATTTCAGTTTTTACTTTTTCTTTAAATGAACTAATAACTTCAAATAAACCTTGTTTAATATTGATGTTATCCATAATTGTGTGGGTATCACTAAATCGTTCAATTTCTTCTGGTTCCAAAACGACAATAATTTGTGATCTAATTGCTTTATCTGATGTCAATCTAGACACTCTTCTATCTTCTTTCAGTTTTTTACCGAATTTAACATCCATAAAAATTGACCATATAAATTCATTTTGGTTTCTCGATAATTTACCCTTTAATTCAAAATAATTTGATGACATCACATCTATATCATTTTCTTCATATCCAATTCTTTTAAGTTTATATGCTTCAGTATATCCAAAGAAATCTTTATCGGTTTTTCTTTCTGGATCCCAATTCTTTCTAATTCTATTAAATAATCGTGCTAGATAATCACCACTATCATATGTTGATTTATTTTCTTCAGGAATATTAAAATTAGCAATTGGTCTAATGTTTTCAACCACTTTTTTCAAGAAATCTTTTAATGATGCGTATTTATCAAAACTAATCATTTTAAATATCACATTATCATTAGTGATTTCAGCATCAGAATAACGATCTCGATGTTTGATATCATTTATGATTGGTGGAATACTACAATAACTCAAATATTTTGCAAAATCACCAACCTCTAATTGGTTATATATTATGTCATAAAACCCTTCACCTTTTTTACGATTACTGTATCTTTTAATTCTTTCACCTACAGGTATTGATTCACCAGTTGGTTTATACCCACCAGCAAATATTTTTTCAGCAACTCTATGTGTTTTTGGTAAACTGTTTTCACAATATATAACTTGTGGTGATTCAGTTATTTCGTGTAAAATACCCAATGAATCTAACCACTCTTTATTATCGTTAACATATTTTTCAATTTCATTACATGTAACAGGTACAAATATCACACTTTCACCCTCAACCTGATTAGGGTTAACTATCCAATAATCAGGTACACCCTCACCACCAATAGGTGTTGGGTTATTTTCTTTCCAACCGGGTTCAAATTTTGGTGGTGGATCACCTTCTTTACGTTTTCTTGTTCCCTTCGCCCTTCTGGCCATTTCATCAACATCTTGTGTGTTAACTTGCTCCATTATTGATAATAATGTATTCTTCGAAAATTTCATATTAAATTATTTATTATATTACCTATAAATAGTAAATAAACCTTAAAAAAATTATGCCAATGGTGACACTTTTGGTTTACTTCCTTTATTGTATCCTGATAAAACTTTAACCACTAAATCACCTGTACCCCAAGTTTTTAATGATTGACATTTTGCAATATTATCTGCACCAATATCATTCAACAAACCATCAATAATACAGTTATATTTACCGTTTTTTAATGTTTTAATGGTTGCTACCATCCCATCTTCTAATGTTTGGTAACTTTTAACACCATGTGAATTGATGGTTACCGCCCCTGGCATTGGTTGTGTTGTGTTAAATGGGTTGAATTTACCACCTTTTCCTTCTGCTTGTCTCCAAGCGTACAAAAATTTCAAATTTTCTTCAGAAACTGGTGCCCCGATATTTTCCAATAGTTTTACATAATAATTTTGATTTGTCAAATCAGTCATGTCAAATTTATCTATGTATTTTGTAATATCGTTTGATGTTATATTTCGTTTTTTTAACTCCGATATTAAGATTTCTAACATTTCAGGAGTTGCGGTTTCAAAAGTTTTAGTTTTTATCGTTGTGTCAACATTTGAATTACCACCAAACTCCAAATGGAAATGTCCACCTGTAGATGACTTTGATGGATTGGTATATTCATCAATATAACTAAACTTTGGATTTGTTGTCTTATACTTGTTTAAAATCCCAATAAACGCTTTTGCATTTTCAGTATTATATGGTTGGAGAACAACATCAATAGCATTTCCTGTCTTATGTTTACTATTGTACCCTAATTTTTTATGATATTTATCGTTCCCTGCAGTTACAACTACTTTTACATCAGGTTTAATCTTTTTAAAATCGGAAAGAATGTCACTAGTTATTTGACTAATTTCATCGGTAATTTCCCCACCACTACTTATTTCTCCACCCTTTTCATCATATCCCAACTGATTAATCGTTGATCTCAACTTTGAAGAGCTTTCATTTAGTTTATTTAAAAAGTCGTTTTTAAATTCTTTAACGGCATTTGCTGTTTCAGGTCCAAATAGACCATCAACACCATGTTTTGGTAATTGATAACCCAATAATATCAACCCTATCTGCATCGATTCGACCCCCTTTTGGAAGGTCATGGTTTTCCTACTTTGTTGTGATAATCCGCCGGTTTCTGCCGCCGTTTTTAAATTAGAATAAAACTCATCTAAATCAGATGACACATAATCAGCTGTTTTAGGGTCATCTTTAACCTTAATATTTAGATCTTTTTCTTGTTCTGTAATTGTATATAAAAGATTTTGTATTCTTTTAATTTCTTCAGTTAATGACTTTTTCATACGTTTATAAATATCTCGTATGGGGTAAACATATTAATCATTCTTATTTAGAATATCAATAATTCGTTCTTTTATACCAATTTCTTTTAATCCTTCATTGATATTGGTTAAAACAAAATTTTCATTTAACCCCAATAACCTTAAATCATCAATTGCAACCCATGATTTTATTTTCCCACTATGTTTTTCAAGATATTGTGATATTTGCCATGACCTATCATCTTCATGTGATGAACTTAATTTTCGTTTATTTCTTAATGTACATGTTTTTGGTGATTTACTAACCAAGTTAAACTTAAAAATTTCATCCAAATCACCAATATCCCAATATAATCTCCAATCAGATGACAACACAATTTCTGCACCTGTTTTTTCTAAAATTTCATTAAATATTTGCACACAACCCTGATTAAAAGGATATGGTATCGATAATCTCCTTGCAGTGGAATTATAGTCACGATAATTTCTACTCATGTAAAATTCTTCAGTCGTGGCCAAAACACCATCAATGTCTAAAAATATTACTTTTTCCATCTTTTTTGTATTTTTTAAAATTTAACACAAATTCATTTCTATTGGGTGTGTTAAAATATTTTGAAGTCGATAAAAATGCTTGAATTTCATCATAAATGATTTTATTTGATCTATGATAACCTATATCAAGTAACCTTTTTTTGATTTCAAGAAATGTCTTATTAGGAATTAATTTAACCAATTTATCACATTCAAGTTTATAATTTTTATTGGTATAATATAATCCATGTGCAATTTCATGATCCATTGTTTGTGAAACAATTTTATCAACCCCAATTAAATAAAAATTATTACCAACCATTTTTTCACATTCATATACAATATCTTTTAATATGATATCATACGAATTCAACGATAACCCAAATGTATCAAATGCATGATATATTACATCTGAAGGTAAATTATAACCAGCCCAATCAGTAGGATAATAAAAAAGGTTAGTTTTATTTTTTTTACGATATAATGACATGAACTCTTCTAACGTAAAAAATTTCCCCCTAATTTCATTATAGGGGGACTCATAAAATTCTTGAAATCTACAGAATAACATTGCACGTTCATAATGATCTTTCACCACAACTGCAAATATTCTCGGAAGAATTTCAATTAATTTATATTTTACTAAATTTCTTTTCATCAGAACTTACTGCAAATTTCAATTATTTTCCTCTCATCTTCACTTGACAAACGAGCCCAATTTTCTTGGAGTTTGTCTGTAGCTTCTAAAAATAAGATTTCACTAACTGAAGATCGTTTTCTTAAACGTTTTTTAACAGTTTTTTGTACATCAATTAATTCACGACGTGAAAGGTCGCCAGGTAATAAAAATTCTTCAAACATTTTAATTTTTTTTAGTTGTTTTCATCTACGTTAGTGTCATTTGGTTTTGATATACTTTTTACAATCAAACCAATCAAAACTAAAAAGACAATAACAAATGTTGTTAATATTGCTGTTTTCATATTCATAAAATAATAAATAATGACCAAAAAACAAAATTACGACCTCATTTTTTTATATGATCGTAAGATTCTTTTTTTATTATGATGTTTTCATGTTTTTCAAATTTTTCTGATAAGAAATTAATTGCGGGTAAATAATTATTTGGTATTAGTGTATTAGCTTTACCATATGATTGTGTTAGTTGTCCCTTTCTATATTGTAAATTAACTCTTTTTTTATTATTAACAACTAATGCGATATACAAATATATTGACCCATGTATAAATTGTTTACCCATACAATTTTTCATTATCATACCTTCAATCATAAAATCGTCTTCAGATAATAAAATCTTTGGTGTATAGGTTGAATCCTCGATAACAAATGGTGTTTCAATATCGTTTTTTAACTCTTGATCAATAACATAACGATATTTAAAACCTCTTTTTTGGTGTGCTTTATATGATAACCAAGTCAATAATAAATTATCATACTCAACATCAGTTTTAGCATTAAACTTTAATTTATATCCAAGATTTTCTAACTCGACTCTTAATGTTAATAACTTATTTATTGCTGATAATAGTGAATCTGAATATATTCTAGACTCCTCCCATTTCTTCGCCAAACGTATTAAACATTTTTTTTCTTCTTCAGTTTTTAATTTATGTCCATTATTGACATTTGTTTGTACATAACAATGTGATTTCCATGAAAAATTTTTAATATACTCGACATAATTTTCACCAAACAAACCACACAAATAACTTAGATTTTTAACATAAATTGAAGTTGGTTCAGAATTTAGTTTTGATACGAAATATTTACATTTAATACCATGTTCATCAAGTATTGATGGGATATATTTAAAATCATTTTTTTTCAACCACTTTTGTTTTGGTGGATTTTTCTGTATGTGGGTATAAACATTATTGTTCGCCCTTATCTTCTTTTTTTCTAAATAAAAATCCACAAATAACTCATAAAATAAGCATGTTTTATCAAGACTATTATGTTCATATTTTGTTTGATAGTATGTGGTATGAAAATATTGTTTAAATTCAAAATACAAAACATCAAATAATTCACGAATCGCCTTATTGTATTTAACCCCCCAATAACCCGATCTTTTTTCACCCCTAACAATACCGTTTTGTATTGTTTGTTCTAAAAAATTAAAATCATTTTTTTTTGTTTTCTCTGAATTTTTTAACCGAACATTAGTTGTTACACCATTATTTAATATCTGATATGTGTTAGTGATATCACCAGTTTTTAATGATATTTGCACTGTATGTAAAAATAATATGTTTTTTATTTCGCCGGTATTAAAAACATAAAATGTGTTGAATGTTAACTTTAAAATCAACATATCAACATCTTTTGACAATGTTAATTCACAGTTTGAACTGTTATTACTATATTTTTCTTTCTTTTCTTGTTTATAATTAAATAATAAAACCATCAATATTAAATATAGATGGTTTTATTAATAAATTGTAGTCTAAAATATATGTAAATGTTCTTTCGGTTCTAAATCATTATACAAAATAAATTCCTCATTTCTATCGACATTGATTTCGTCTTTATAATCACTTATCTTTTTAGATATGATGTCAATAGGTTCTTGGTACTCACTTGGTACTGATTTATTGTAAAAATGTCTACTTTGTTTTAATTGTTTTGTTTTAACCAAATACTCACAAGTTACTCTATCATGTCCAAAATTATTACCCTTTCTAATTGATACAATTATTGATTCTTCCCTATCTATATATGATGATACACAATGACTCATGTGTTTACCTTCTAAATAATAATCTTCAGTATTTTTTAATATTACGGGATAATATTCACATATCGATAAATCATTTTGTAACACCCTTATAGGTTGTTCAACCATACGAATAAACCGATCAGAAAATATTAAATTGATAATAAGTGATTTTTGGTGTTTAACCAAATTATCTGTCAATAATTTATGTTCAATCCTATATGTGTCATAATCGTCCGCATGTAGGTTTACTTCAAATGGTGTATTTAATAATTTCAAATACATTCGGAGGTGATCACTATATGATATTATGAATGACTGGATTTCCGTAATAATAAATGAATCGGAATTATTTTTTATTTTTTCGTAATATGTGTTCAATATTTTAATAAATCTTTTTTGTTGTTGATTTGTTAAACCAACATCAAAACTAAACCAAAAAAAATCATAATTTGGTTCATAATGTTTTAAAATATCATGATTTATTTTTAATAATATATTTTTATCGATGTATTTCGATAACACTAAATACAACGAAATATTAAATGTCGGGGTGTTATGTAATAATTTTATTAGTGATTTAGATTTGATTCCAAATTTATCTAAAACTGATGCAATTAATTTATTGTCATTATTTTTTAAATATTTTTTTGTTGGGTAATAATTTATAAGGTAATGTTTGAAATCATTTGGCACTTTTATTTTTTTATTTTCAATGAAATTTTTAATTATTTGATCAAAAATATTTTCAACATTATCGGATTTTTTTATTCCCACTATGTTTTCAAACGCATTTATAAATTCAACATTATTAAAACTTGTTTTAAATTTTTCTCTAACATTAGTAAAAAAAAATTTTTCAAGTTTATAATTTGTTGTTTCAGTTAGAAAATCATATCTATCATACCAAAAAAGTAATTTTAATGTATGATATAAACTTTTAAATGTATTTTTTATGATTTTACTATTATCATAAATATAAAAATCACCAGTTTTTTTATTTATAACAAGACCTTTTTTAATCTGTGATTTTTTAAAAAAAACATCATTCACCCCCCTACTTCGAATATACCTATTTAAGGATATATGTATTTTATCCTCCGATTCTTTTATTGATCGAAAAAAATAGTTATTTACAATACTTGTAAACGGATCATTTTTATATCTATTAATGTGTTTTTCATTTATTGTTATAAATGTTGTAATTCTTTTCGATACTTGATAAGTATTAACTATTTGTGAGTCTATTTTACTAATATCTAATGATGTACCAGCATAAAAATATTTAGTATTTTTTCTTTTGTAATTTTCTTTCTTTTTTAATTTAAATTGATTATGAGACAAATCGTATAATTTTGGTTTATTTGACACCAAAGAAAAATTACGATATGGTGTGATACTTGAAAAATTAAACTTTTGTTCGATATGTATTTTCATAAAGAATATGAATATTTATTGTTAAAAAACAATGTCAAAAGGTAAGAGTTCATCTAACGATTCAAGAAAAATAACATTTGGTAAAAGAAAAAAGGGTAAACCTCAAAAATCATATAATAAACACGATAGAAAATCAACTGTCTATAGAGGTCAGGGTAAATAAGTTTTTTCGTCTTTTTGATCCATTCTTGGGGTTGAACTTTGTGATAAATAAATTGATTTGAAATCGATTGTTATCTTGTTATAATCAAACTGAAATTCAGGTCTTTGATCTAAACAAGTTACAACCAAATTTTTATTGTAACCAGAAGAATAAATATTATCAACATCCAATGAATAATTAAGTAAATCATAATCAATTTCACCGATTCTGAAATTCTTCTGCCATTTATTAAAATGGTTAATTTCATCGAAAGTGTTTTGTAAATCGATTTTATCTTCATTACTCATCCAACCATTACCATGCCGAGTTTGGTAACATCTCGTTACATAATATACATTAATGTCATTGATATCTAATTTTTTACAGATTTCAATTGCATTCTTGGTGGTCGTATTTGCAAATGTGACATTTGGAAATAACCCATGATCCATGTCCAATAAAATACCTTGTGACCCCTCAAATATAATATGATCAAACATCTTTAAAAAGTCATAATCTTTCACATGAAAAACTAAATTTTCGAGTGAATTGTAGTACTTTTCTTCTTCTTCATCAACCATCGAGATATACTTATGACGATCATTATAATTTACCTTATTTAAATAGTAATCAAATATGTTATCTAATTTTTGGTATAGTAATACTCGATTAAATAAATCAACACCAAATATTTTATATCCGGTCTCCCGATTTCTTTTCATTGTTGCACCAACACCCAAACCACAAGAACCATGATTGTTTTTAAGTTCTGTTAATCGGTTATACGCAACATCGTATGGTGTGGTCACATTTACCAATGGGTGAATATATAACTTTGGTTCAACCCCTTTTTCAATTAAGACTTGTTCTTCATTATAAATCGTTGTTGGATAAATCGTGCAATGTTCTGTGAAATATGTTGGAACATTAAAAAATGTTCCAGATCCGAAATTTGAATGCACATGTGTAATATCATTCACTCTAACATTATGCCCCGCTTGTTGTCCACCTGAAAATCTAACAACAATTTTTGTTTGATCGTTAGGTTCTGATGATAGGTAACTCACAGTTTTACCCTTACCTTCATCACCCCATTGTAATCCACATACAATATCTGCTTTCATCATAAGTTTTATGCGTGGTTGGTTTACTAAATAACAGTATTTTGACTTAAAAAACTAATATTTTTCCCAGTATTGTTTACAACTATTTCAGCAATTACCTTACTAATATCTCTATGATCATTAACTTGAATACAATTATCACCTAATAATTCAGTCCAATAACTTAATGACCTACGACCAGCACTCCCTTCCATCACGTGTAAATGGTAAACATCATATTTTTCTTGTGCCATTTCTAACAACTGACGATCAACATATGATGTTTGTGTTTGAACCCCCATTAACTCTGACACAACTCGATTTGGTAATCGAGTTAATGATGGTTCATCACCTATGGTAAAAATAAATCCCTTTTGACCCCTTTTTTCCCACGCATCTGTTACTGTATGTTTTGATGCAAAATACCACGCTAACAAATAACTTTCACCACCATTTGACCCACCACCACCTTCAATGTATGTTCGGGTTAACCATAAATCTAACTCCAAATCACCACTTTCAAATTGTCCCACTTGTAATGGATATCGATCATGTTCATGATCACCAACACCTAAAAAAAGAATTTGTGGGTCTAACACACCATTCTTAATGATCGTTTCCATCATATTTGGTAAACCATCTTTAACCAAATAATGTGGGATACTACCCATTGATCCTGTAAGATCTAACGCCAAAATAATTGGTACAGAATTTGGGTGATTTTCCGAATCTCTTGACTCACGTAGTAATGCTGTCTTAGGGATCATTGACTCATGTATAACTCGTTTTTGATTTTGTTCAAAAATTTGATTCGCCGATTTGGTATGATAACCCAATGTTGACGCACGAACACTTCTTGTTTCTGATGAATAAAATGTACCACCCATAATTTATGTTTTTTTACAAAAGTAATTAAACGTATTTAAATTTCAAAATAATAATGTAATTTTCATCACATTAATTTATCAATTGCCATCATTAATTTATCTTTAATTACTTTTATTTGGTCATCATCTAACCCATACTTATTTTTTGTGATATATCCTGTTTGATTCACAGGATGTGATTCAGATTTTAATAATTCACGTAATTCGCTAATTATTGTTAAATACTCATGTGGTTGAATTTTTTCGTTTGTCATATTCATAATATTTGTTTTTTTTATATTAAAAGTTGCATTTGAATGTATTTTTATTTGGTCGGATCTATAATGTCTAACATGTCCACCATCACACAAAACCACACACCATATATCGTTTTCAAATTGTCCGCTGTTTGTCACATATATTGCATACCCATCTTTTGTGTCTTCAACAATTACCGGTATTGGTTTCTGAAATTCTAACATAATAATCACAAATCAAATGCATTTATTGTATGTTTAAATGGGTTACCATCAATATTTTTAATAATTTTCAACATTTGTTCAGATATTTCTCTAATTTCTAATTGTGCACCATCGTCCGATCTTAATTTATAAAAATGGACAAAAGATCTCCAATTAAACATCACATCCATTGTTATTTGTGAGTTAAATGTTTTAAAATATCTTGCACTCTCTTTTGCTCTTTTTCTACCAAGAATTGGCGTTAAATCAATTAATGCTTTATGATATAAATCGTTACCTAAATCCGTATATGTTTTTAAAATATCCAACCATTCATCCTGACCATTAAAATGTATCCCAAAATGTGTATTAAATTTAGACGATTTAATTGAATTCCAGTCATTTGGAAGATACATCTTATCTTCTTTTAGTTCTTTATATCTTGCACTTTCTCCATTAACACTAACACCAATTCGGTGTTTTAATATGTGTATATGTGACGCTTGATCAACATTAATCAAAAAATGGAAAGATGATTTTTCAAATGGGGTTTCATGTCCATTTTCTGCCAACATTTTTAATAATGATGGTATTCTTTCTTTTTTTTCCGGTGTGAGGTCTCTTGATGTTGATGTCCAAGCAGATTGTGCATGCGTTATATCATCACCATAATAACCTATTAATTCTACTTTATTTTTGTTCATGTTTTCTATTTCTTTATTCATAACACATAAATTTTTGATCATTATATGTGATGGTTATTTCTTTTTTTGGTATATTCATCTCATCCCAACGTTGTTCTAATGAACAACTAGGAATAATAATTTCATTTCTTTGTAAATTTTTCATGTACCAATCATCAAACGATTCGTTATATGCTAAAAACCACCTATGATTATAAGATAATAATTTTTCTTCAATTTTCAAACTCCATTTTAATGAAAAACCCTCATTAGTTTTAATTTTATCGATAAACTTTTGTTTTGATATAGGGAAAAATTTCCCACGTCTATATTTCAGATATATTTGATCAATTATTTGGTGAACCATTTCTTTTGATTTAAAAATTTTATTGGCATATCATCATTAAAATTTATGGTTGCTGGTAAAACATTTAAATCACCAACAGTATTTAAAATTATGAAATTACCATTAACAGATAATGAACTTCGTAATTGATGGATATCAACTGTGGTGAAAATATTATCTGTTGCGGTTGTGTCTAAAATTAAAATATTCTCATACGTATGTGATATTGCCAAATTAAGTATATTATTTTGTGTACCCAATTTTATAAACCCATTTTTTGTGAGAATCTTAGTTTTTAATGAACCGACATACATGTCTAATTTTGTAATTAATTCAAGTAGTTTAGTACGAATATCGTCAAGATGTCTTGAATTCCTACAAACTAACAACGAGTTATTTCTTTGAAAAATTGTGAACAATAAAAATATTGTGGTTGTTCCCAACCTTCTCTTATCAATATTTAATGTGAATATGTCATTATTTTCTAAGATATTTAATATTTTTTTTTGTTCCTCGTTTAGGACAATTCCATATCTTAATAAATGTTGTTCCATTTTATCGACCAAATTTTATGTCCTTAATACCAATTATTTTAATGTATCCACAATGTTTTTTTTTCTGTTCTTGTATATCTAATGGGTCAGTAAGTGCACAAATAGATAACACCCCATTTTCATCCCATTTAAATTTTGTGTAAACAAAATTTAAATTTTCGATATCATTATTGTACACATAAATTATATCAACATCACAATCATAATCAAAAATAACCTTATATTTACCACATAGTCTTTGGTTTTGAATGTTATAATATTCTAACGTCTGAAAAATTTGACGTTTACTTGGATGTGCAATTATTTTATTTGCACTATAACATGTCACTTTAAATATTTGATTTGATATTATATTAATTTTTGTGACAATTGTTTGATTCCAAAGATGGATAATTCGTTCATCATAATTACTATCCCATGTTGTTGAAAATTCACAATCTTCTTTTCTAATCATGACTAGGTAAAAAATTTTTTCTTATATTTTGAATGTACAATTCTACTTCATTATCCGGTATATTACCAACATCAATATTATATACACGACTATTTGTGTTGTCATAAAAATTTGGAAATTTCTTTTTTAATGTATTTTCCAAACCAAATGGGTTAATATTTAATTCAATTGGACAATCTTCAAATATTTTTTTGAATTCAATTCTCGCTTCTTCAACAGTTAAATTATCAATATTGTTATATAGTTTTAATGATCGTTCTCTGAATACCACCATGAATTCATCTACAGTGTATTTGTTATTTGGTAATTCATATTTTAATAATTCTTCCATAAAATTTCTATTTTTGTTTTTCGTTTAAATGTTCCTGAAATTGTTTTAACATCAAAAGAATTTTTTTTAAATCCATTTTTTTCTAAAATAGAATATTCATCACAATCATATCCACTTATGAGTATTTTGGCTTTGCTTTCGATAACCGTATTTAAGAATTTTTTTTGTGTTTCATCGTTCATATCTACATCATATCTTGTTGATGTTCTTGTACTTTGATGATATGGTGGGTCACAATAAAAAAATGCTTTTGGTGTGTCATATCTTTTTATCAAATCAATACCATCGGTATTTGAAACGATAACTCTTGATAATCTATCGTGTAATTCAGGTAATCTATCAATACTAGATAAAAAATCCGATACCGATTTACTCATTGACCTTCTAATCACAGTATTAATTGAGTATCCACCAATACCATTATGTGATGTTCTGTTCACATAAAAAAAATAAAATGCACGATCAATAATATCTAAATTATCTTTTTTTAGTAGATCTTTAAATTCTTTTCGTATATTATCGTCATACAATATAATATCACATTTTTCTTTAAATTTTTTAAAATGTTCAGGGTCAGACAATACCTTATATAATGAATAAACATTTTTTTCTAAATCATTATATATCTCAATTACATGTGGTTCTTTTTGTAAACCAATAGAAAATGAACCACCAAAAGGTTCAATATAAATGTCATATTCCGTTTTATCCGGAAAATATTGTATAATGTTTTTAAACATTGTTCCCTTACCTCCAAAATATTTAATTGGTGATTTCATAATTGTCACAAAAAAACGCAACAATTTCCGCATCGACATCGATATTCGGATTTATTGATTGTTCATTAAATTGGTTTCTTAAAAATAAATGTTGTTCATCAAAAGATTTGAAAAAGATCAACAGTCTAATTTTATCTAAATATCTACCGGTTCGTCCATACCAACGTCTAATCATTGGGAAAAAAGATGTTTCATAAAAATTAGAAATATTATTTTTGAACACGATATTATTATTTAATAATATTGTTACGGTATCTTCATACATCTGAGACATTTTACCCCATTTATGCTCAGGTAATCCATCTAAAAGACCTATTGTGTTCCATTTATTTATCAACTGTTTTTCTGTTAACATATTTTACAATTTCATGTATTAAGTTCACTAACCCAAAAATAATCAAAATAGACCCAATTGTTTTTTGGTAAATATCAATACTAATTATTTTATGGGTTAGGAGTAGTATCCCCGTTATTATTACTATTAAATAGATTATTTTTTTCATTGATATAATTGTTTATTCTATTAACACATTTATGTATTAAAAAATTTTCTTTCATGGTAAAAATACCTGAACGACATGATTGTTCAAGAGCAACTTCAATAATTTTTATGCTTGTATTGATATCACCAAAGTCAATTGTATTTGTTATTTCTTGATCTGTAGGGTACTCAATAACCCCATTAAAAATTTTCTCCATTATTATATTTGATTTATTCTAATAATTGAATATAATAAAATTTTAACAAAAAAACAAATAATTATTACATATGTTAGTTCGAATAAACAATAAAAAATTTTCCGCGGAATATATGACAACCCCCGAAGAGATAAGTAGGGGTATGATGGGTCGAAAAGAACTAAATGGGTGTATGGTATTCAAATTAAAAAGAGGATACCATAATTTTTGGATGAAAAATTGTTTAATTAATCTTGATATCGTATTTGTGTTAAACAATCGGATAAGTAACATACATTTAAATTGTCCTGTTGAAGACCCACATAAGGTTAATTTACCACATTATAGTGGTCTTGGTGACCATGTTATCGAATTTCCTGCAAACACCGCCAAAGACTTTAAAATAGGTGATGTTGTTATTTTTGGGGAAGAATAATTACCACTCTAATGAAACTTTTGGTTTTGTTTTCTCCAAAACAATAAAATAACTATGGTATTTTCTTGCGTGATATTGTTTTGTCCATTTAGTCCCATTGAATGCATTTACTCTAACATTTGATGTTAAAATAAACATATCTCTAGGATAAAAACCAAGTTCTAACGCCATATTAATCACCATCACATGTGTAAAATGTTGTTTTCCTCCTGATACTGTATCTTGACATTTCATTACAACAAATCCATCAGTTTTTGTTATTCGATACAAGTCTTTTAGTGTGTTATAATAATTTTCTTTTAACTGTGTAAATGTTTCATAACCTTCAAATCTTTTCGCAATAATTGAACTACCGTCTTTATTTTCTTTATATGTTTTACCCACAATTAAAAATGGTGGATCATACATTATACTTGACATCGACTGATTTTCAAATGGTAAATTTGTTGAATCTGCTTCAATAATTGTGTCGTTTTTGGGGTATAGATCAGATTTTATTTTTGGTTGTGGTAACCCTTTCCAAAAAGATCCAGTTGAATATGTACAATCTAAATCAAATTGTTCTATTTGATATAACGACATAATATTTTCAATCGCCTCTTTATTAGAGGTACATACACTTTTAATTAATTTGAAATTTGCATCCATTTACTTTGTCATTTTTTTTGATTACTATTAATATAACTCAAAAAAAACAATAAACCAAAATATTTATAAATGTAAAATTTAAAAATATGGGATGTAACTGTAAAAAAAAGAAACAAGAAAGTGTTAATCAAGTTGTTGTGAAAGAAACTAAACAACAAGAACCACCAACAATTTTAACCCCTGAACAACAAAAACAAGTGGACAATATTGTTGAAAAAATATCATTATTAAAAAATAAATAATGACAAATATGTTATTATTTCATACATTAAAACATAAAAATAATGGGAAAAAACATTACACTAACAAGTGTTAACATCCTTGAGGATGTATATAAGAAATTTAAAATCGTTTCAGTAGATAATTCAATTAACTTACAAAAAATTGTAAATAGATCTATTGATCTATATAATAACGATGCCGAATTTAGAGAAAAAATAAATAACCACACATCATTATCAACAAATAAATCTAAGTTCTAAAATGATTCCCTTCACATTTTTTAATGGATATAATCGTTCCCTTCCACCTCAAGTTACTGGTTATTGGGGGATGACCCGATATGTGGTAAACAATCTTAATGTTAACCATGAATTAGAAACATTATTAGTTAACGAAATCGCTAGAGAAATAAATAGAGAAATAACACAAAGAGTGTTTGCACAAACAATTAATGAGGAATTAATACCTATCCAGCCTATGGATTTACCAATAGGAGTCATAAACTATATGGACATCAAAATTTCTCAGGATTTATTATACAAGTTTAAATTTTTAAAAAATGAATAATCAATTAAAAACCGTAATGAGACCAACGGAAACTATCATACATATTAAAAACATGTGTTCAGATATTAGAAAACATGTTGGTGACAGACCAAAAATTGTTGAGCTTGGTTCATATATGGGGGAAAGTAGTTTAATTTTTGCTAAAGAATTTCCCGATGGTCAAATCATATGTATCGATTCTTGGGAAGGTAATTTTGATCCATTAGATAGTGCAAGTCATGCGGACTATATTGACGTTGAAAATCAATTCAATTTAAGAATGTCTTTAGTAAATAACATAAAAAAAATTAAAGGATATAGTACCGATTTTGGGTTTGATTGTGATGTTATTTATATCGATGCGTGTCACAAATATGAATGTGTTATTAACGATATTAAACATTGGAAACCATTTGTTAAAAAAATAATTTCTGGTCATGATTATTATGATGATGACAATTTTTTAAAACAACATCCACATGTCTCTGGTGTAAAAATTGCTGTAAATGAAATGTTAGGTATTCCTGATAAAATATATGGTGATGGTTCTTGGATAAAAATACTATAAATTATATGAATGTTGCATTAGTTTGTATAGCAAAAAATGAAGAAAATTACATTGAGGAATGGATTAAATATCATTTAAAAATTGGTTTTGATGATATTTTCATATATCAAAACGATTGGAGATGGAATGGTGAACACGTTAACACACATAAATTAATTATGGATGGTCTTGATAAACAAAGAGAATCTTATAATCATTTTATTCAAACAAACACCAAATATAATTGGTGTGCGTTTTTAGATGTTGATGAATTCTTGGTGTTAAAAAAACATAATAATGTAAAAGATTTCATTAATGAATATAAAGATTTTCAATCGATTGGGATTAATTGGGTTTTATTTGGTAATAATGGGTATGAAAAATTTAATGGTAATTATAGTGTGATAAATAGATTTACAAAATGTGAATCGACTCCTAATCCACACATAAAATCTATTGTGAATATTGAAAATAAAAACATTGTTATGGATGTTCACAACCCAATAAGTACTTGGATTAACACAAATAAAAAACCAAATACAGGACCATACAATTTTGAAAAATTAAACGACATTGCACAAATAAATCATTATTTTTGTAAATCAAGAGAAGAGTTTGAACTAAAATGTCAAAGAGGTAGAGCAGATAGTGCAATATATAGAAGATCAATTAATGAATATGATGGTCATAATCATAATGAAATTGATGACTTTACCGCATATAATATCTATAATAACTAAACATTACTTTTCTTTTTAATTTATTTTATGTATTTTACATAAAATATTTACGTGTAATGATTAGTATTGTATATTCCACACATAAAGATGACGAATATAATAGGTCATTTAAAGAACATCTTCTGAGATACGTTGGTTTGGATGATGTTCAAATTTTAGAGTATAAAAACAACAGGGAATTTAGTTTATCTGAAGTCTATAATAGAGGTATTTCAGAGTCGAAATACGACATTGTGGTGTGTGTTCATAATGACATTAAACTAAACAATAATTGGGGTAAAAAATTAGTAAATGAGTTTAAAGAAAATCCCGAATATGGGATAATCGGGAAAGCCGGTACAACATATTTCCCTAAAAGTGGTATTTTTTGGGAAAAAATGAATGAAACTATGGTTGGTCAAGTTTATCATCAACCTGAAAAAAATAAAAAATGGTTATCCAAATATTCTGCAAAAAGTGATGAGTTAATACCAGTTATTAGTATTGATGGATTATTTATTGCATTCGATAAAACAAAAATAAAACATCGTTTTGATGAATATATACCAGGATTTCATTTTTATGATCATGCATTTGTTCTACCAAACTATTTAGATGGTGTAAAAGTTGGTGTGACATCATCTTTTGACATTACACACCAATCTGTTGGTGTTCCAAATGATGAATTTTATAAAACGAAAGAACTATTTTTAAAAAAATACTTAGTACATTTACCATTAGATTTAAAACCAGAAAAATTATTTATACCAAGAATCGAAAAAGTTAAAAACAAAAACAAAGTCGCAGTTATTATACCTACAAAAGGTAAGACACATTTAATTATTAACTGTATTAATTCGTTTATTGATAATTGTGATAATGAATCATTTGAAATTTTTATTGCAGACACGGGATCATCTGAAGAAGAATTAAATGAACTAAAAAAATACATATTAAATGTACATGATAAAATTGTTGTTCATTTGATTGAATATAATTACTATAATTTCGCAAAAATTAACAACGATGTTGTTAAGAATCACATTAACGAAAATTTTAAATTTTTACTTTTTTGTAACAATGATATTAAAATTATGAATGATGTGATATCGGGTATGTTAAATGTTTATATGAAATATCCTAAAACCGGAACAGTTGGTGCAAGATTACATTTCGAAAACAATACAATACAACATGAAGGTATTTTGAGCGTTATTAATCAACACGGAAAATATCATGTGACCCATGTAAGTCTTAATTCTTATTACCCAAAAAATAATGGTGTAAACAAAGTTTCAGGTAATACAGGAGCACTTTTAATGATACGTCATTCAACATTTAAATCTATCGGTGGTTTTAACGAAAATTATAGGGCATGTTTTGAGGACGTTGAATTAAATTATAAATGTGTTTGTTTAGGTTTAGAAAATTATTGTAATAGTGATGTGGTTGCATATCATTATGAAAGTCAAACAAGAAAAGAAGATCCTGATGATATGAAAAAATTAACCCAAGATTATAGTGAAACACTATTACCGTTTTTCACAAATAATATTAAAAAATTATCGACAGTCACAACACATGTAAGAGTATAAAAAAAGAGGGTTTTAACCCTCTTTTATTTTTTTTGTTATTATCTCGATTATTTCATCTTCAGTTTTATAATCAACGGATGGAACATAAATTGTCCCCTCATCATCGTCTTCATGTGTTATCAATACCGTTGGAAAATATTCGTAGTTAATTTCTTTAACTACTAAATCCCAAACAGATTGATTTTCATCAACATCAACATCAATATACCCAATACCAATGTCATTTAATCTATTTTTCAGACTATTACAATGACTACAACCGTTTAATGTGAACAATATTAGTTTTTTCATAATGAAAATAAATAACCTTTATAAAAATCTATTGTTTGTACACCAACTGATTGTGAAATTAATTCTTGTCCATTATGTATCATAACTGTTGGAACTGAACGAATACCTAAATCGGTAATATAGTCCATGTTTTCTTCAACATCTACTTTACAAAATATGATATCGGGAAAATTGTTTTCAAATTTTTCTAATATTGGTGTCAATACTTTACATGGTTGACACCACGGTGCAGTATATTGTACCAAAAATTTTTTTCCCTCATTTTTTAAAGTCTCAATTTGAGACGCGTTTAATTTTTCCATATTTATCTATTAAATCCTATTTTACTATTATTTGTTTTTGTTTTATAAACTTGTTCATCAATATTATAAATGTCAGCCAATGTCATTCCTTCATTTACAATAACATCTTTATTTAAATGTTTCAATAACTTATTTGTTTCAATCACATTTAATTTTTCGAATTTATGTTCAGCAATTAAACGACCTTTACGTAATAACGCATTGTCGATTTTCTCACGACTCATATTAAAAGTCGCAATAATTTGAATACCTAAACAATCACCTAAAATACCATCAGTAATATTCAAAATATTTGAAACCCCTGTTGGTGAACCAGATATTTCCCTATCAGATATAACACGTTCAGCATCTTCAATTATTAATATTGAATTTTTATGATCCATTAAAAATGGCACAATCGATGGATCTGACAAGATCTCTATCATCGATGGTGGAACAAACAACACTTCCTTTTTTTTGATTAAACTTGTTAAATATTTGATATATGTTGTTTTACCTGTTCCTGGATCACCATGTAACAATATAATACCCTTATCGTTGTCATTATTTAATCTGTCACACATTACATTATGTATATTCAAAAAATATGAACCATAATTCAACTCTAAATCAATATTGGGGATTTTCAAATCATATTCTTGTGTGTCTAAAAATCCCGCATCAGATCTAATCAAACTAATATTCGATTTTTCTTTTATAAATCGATATGTTTCAAAATCATCAACGTTTATTTGTGTGTTTAAATTTCCTTTTTTAATATCGTAAATAATCTCAACTGAATATTTTACATCAATAAACGATTTATTTTTATAATCAGATTTAAGTAACACCATCATTTTTAATGTCTCATTAACAAACAACCGCACTGATTTTAATCTACCTAAAGTATCTCGATCAGTCATTTCTGATACTTGATCAAATTTGTTTTGATACAATAGAATGATGACATTTGAATTATAAACCCCCTCCATAACATATTTAGATGGAATTAAATCATAATGTACTATATAATATTGTTCAACTGGAATATTATCCCCATATGATGATTCATACAATGGATAGTTCTGTGGAAGTTTTTTCATTCTTTTTAATTTAAACATATTTTACCATAACCACTAACATTAACAAAAATTTTGTCATCAAGATTTGACATCAATTCTGATCTAATTTGTTCAAATTGATCTGGAAAAAGTTCAGGTTCACCTCTTTGATTGAAGTTATTTTTCGAAATTTCACTTAACCTATCAAAAAATCTCTTTTCATCATTATCACCCAAAAAATAATTTTTGGCTGCGATATTTGTTTCAAAAAATTTTTTCACTTTTTCAATATACAATAATATTTCAGTATTCATTATATTATTAAAATTTATACAAATTTAATGAATTTTCCAGTATTTTTACAAAATTGTGTTAAACACAATTAAAATATAACTAAAAGTAATGATAAAATCAAAAAACCAATCTTGAAAATTGCTGACAATTTCTCAAAATTATTTTTAGATAATTTACGAATGATTTTATCCGTAGTTGCTGTTGTACCAACAAAAAAAAATGGTTTATTTAACCCCACTTTGTGTACAATACCACCAAACAATAACCAAAATAGTGACAATGATAACGGTACGTATTCTATATTACCTATATACCAAAAAGTAAGTGAAATGTATATGAATAATGTCGCACCAAAAAAATGCCATTTTTTTTCTAAATTCTTATTATTTGGGTCTGATTCAGGTGTTTTATCATCTTTTAATAAAAACGCATTATAAAACCCAATTAACCCAACACCAATAACAAGCCAACTAATTATCAGGATATTCATCATCTTTCACTCTTTTAAATGTGTTCATAAACCCATATATAATACCAACACCTGACACCACACACGCGATCGTTTTATAATATATTGTTATAGGTAGAAAAGCAAACATAACAAAACACACCAAAGATAATATTAATATATGTGAATATTTCATGATACCAATTTTTTAATTGTATACGCACTAATAAGACAAAACAATGTTGATGGTACATACATTATATTACCATAACTGTGTTTTGTCCATAAAGCCAATAATATTAGTACCGGAATACTAATCAACAGTACTAATATTTTATTTTTTACCTTATTTTCCATCTGGAAATCTTTCTCTACCAAAAAATGTTACTTTTGCAAATTTAATCGCAAAGAATAATGATGATGGTACACCCAATACTAAACCAAGTTTAACTGCACCTGAATCACCAACAAACTCAAATGTATGTGCTAATAATGCAATAACAGCTGAAATAATTATTGATAGTGAAAACCATTTAAATGAGTTCCATTGTGTTTTTGTTGTATCCTTCATATTTCTTATTTATTAATAAATATCAACACATTATACTAAAGATATAAATTTTCTATTTTTTAAACATCTTTCTGATGGTTTCTTTTTATTTTTATTCCAATATATCCAACCAAAAAGTTTAACCCCCCAGTATCTACAAAAAATTTGCCATTTCTTCAACTTACATGATTTCATCCATAATCTAAATTCATTTTCAACAAATAAACGATCATGTTTAGTTAAATAATATAACGCATCATGTACTAACGCACTTGTTGAATATTTACCAGATTTTGGGAACAACCATCTAACATACCATGGAATACTTGCTTCATCCCATTCAAACCCTCTATCAATCGTTAGTACTTGTTTATTACTTAAAATAAATGTTACCGTAGTTGTAACTCTACGATACTTACCTTTTTCTGTATATAATGGTGTGTCTGAATAAACTAATCCAGCATTCGCCAAATCGTATACGTTTTTAAGTGTTATCACCATTTTAATATCTGTCCATTGATGCCGCTAATAGACCTGCGTTTCTTATTATATTATTGATTATACTTGGTTGCGTTTCAGCAATCAACATGAAAAAATCGTATTCACCATATAAATAGTCATTACCATCAATTTCAGTTTGGGTATATTCTTGACCAGTTTGGATATTAATCCAAACACCATTAATCTTTTTCGCAACATAAGCACCTTGTTGACTTGCATCAACAAGTGTATCATTGGTTGCAATTAGATTACGTGAATAAGATGATATGCCTTGTGATGTAATCAAATCACCATATTGACCATTTAGGTTTTGATAATAATTTACATTCCAAATGGTTACCAATTCTTTGGTGTGTCTATTTTCAATAAGTGTTTGATATTCCGCTTTACGCTTTAATCCTGTTTGTGGGTCATCATTTATTTCGATGATTATTGGTGCTTCAAATGTGTTTATCATTTTATTTAATTTTTAGTATAGGTCATTCCAAGTTGTACCATCATAACCTTGGTGTTTATTTGTTGTTGTGTTGTAGATTATCGTTCCAGAATCACCAGAAACCCATGTAACGGCATCACGATTAGCGGTTGTCATTTTTGGTGGTATAAATCCACTATTTATGCTACGTATTTCAAGTGCGGCGTTTGTTGTTGGAACATTCAGATTACCGCTACCCGCTGGATTAATCAATACACCGATTTGACCAACAGATACAATATGTGTGTTACCAACAGACATACCAAAGCTGTTAGCCCCAGTATTCCAGAACCCCATACCACTACCTCCACCATTCAATTGAATCGTTGGTGAAAACCTTGAACCGCTATGGTTAAATATTAATTGACCTGTTACGGTTTGTCCACCAGCTGTATGTAACAGTTGTTGCCATGATGGTGAACCTGTTGTACCACGATTGAAGTCAATGGTGTTGGTTGTTGTATTGTATATTTGTAATCCTGTTGCTGGTGTTGATATTGCATTACGTTCTGTTGTGGTTTGTCTTGACAATAAAAATCCACGTGTTGTGCTACGTAATTGTAGTAGTGCGGATGTTTGGTTACCCAACGCATCAGTTCCAATGTGTACACGACCATTTGCTGAATTTGCCAAAAACAGTTCATTATTATGCCCTGCGTTAATAGATGCACCATTATTTCCAAGTCTAGCAAATGTTAAATATGGGGTAGAACCCTGTGAATTAAACTGTATTCCATTACCAACTTCATTACCACCAAGAATTCTTACACGTTCGAAATTATTCGTCCTAAACACCAAATCTTGGTTATCTATTGTTCCAATAAAATCACTTGTTGGTGTTGTACCTGTATTACCTGTTAATGACCAACCTGATGATGATGTAAACCCAGTTATATTAACAGTTGTTCCACTATTTGAATTCAACGATAAAGTAGACCCGTTAAATGTTCCACCGGTAATAAACGTATTATTATCAGGGATATACCAATCCCCATCATTTTCCAATGTTTGTGTATTACCATTTATTGTTAATGTTCTAGTGTTTGGTACAGGTGTGTAACCTAAAATATTTTCAATACTGGTTAATTCATATCTAGTTGTACCACTATTCCAATATAATACATTTTTATCTATAGTTGTTGGAACATAAACATCATTCAAATCATTCAAATCTTTACCTAAAGATACGTTTACATATATTTTACCGTGATTTGAATGTGCATACTCAACAAATCCAACCCTAATAATTTTATTCGGTGATGTAGGTTTTACATTTGTTAATCCACCAGCAATACTTGTTGATAAGTATAAAATATCACCATCAACCCAAGTTTCACCTTGCAACGAACCCGTTGTATTAATTTCTTTTACTTGCCCTAACGTGGTTATAAAACCTTCTTGGTTTTTCAATATTGTTTCGGTTACAACACCAATTGTTGTTTGAGAGTTCAAATTGTTATCTGCTTGCGCTAAGTCAATTGATACTCTTTGTCCAGTGGCACCAACTATTTTAACAACTTGATAATCCGATTCTAACAAATCTATAGATGATTTATTCACCCCTCTTAAAACTTGTTCTTGACCTAATTGTAATGTTACCGACCCACCTTTTAACCCCAAATCAATCGTACCGTCAACATTATTCCAAATCATTTTACCAACACTACCACCAACATTTGTTGGTGTTAAATTAAGTTGTAGAAAATCCGTACCAAAACCATTTGTATTAGTTGTAGTGTAACCTGAACTAGTAATCCTTATTCTTTCAGTATTATTTGTCCTAAATACTAAATCTTGGTTATCAATAGTACCAATAAAATCACTCGTTGGTGTTGTACCTGTATTACCAGTCAATGACCATGCTGGTGGTGGTGATGTGAATCCACTAACATTAACTGTAGTCCCACTATTCGAAAAAAGTGATAATGTTGAATCATTAAATGTACCACCAGTAATGTATATGTTATTATCGATACCTGTTAAATCAACCCAACTATTTTGATTTCTATAATTTAACGAATTGGTTGTGTTATTATAAATCAACGTACCAGCATCCAATAATGTCCATATAACACTATTTCTTTGTGTTGTTGATAATCTTGGTAATAATAACCCACTATCGGTTGCCGTTAAATCTAATATTGAATTTGGTCTTGGTGTTGATGTTCCGATACCCAATTTTGGTTTTGTAACTATTGATGTATTATTGTTGTTTGGATTTATTGTTACAGTTCCCGTAGATTCTACTTTAAATAAATCAACAACAAAAGATTGCACAACACCATTTACTTCTCTTTGTGTGTAATTAAACCTAAGTAATGAACTTGATGGGTCTTCATTAGGTGTGTAATATTGTATTTCAAATCCAGGATAAAAACCATCATTATTTATTATATTGCTATGCCCCAATAAAACTGATACCCCACCAGTTGGGAAGACATCTGCAGATGTGTATATTCCGAATTTTGTATCACTAACGTTTTCTATGACAGCACTTTCATACTGATCTTTTGACATGTTACCTGTTTGTCCGTTAGAAACGTGTAATAATGTTTGTGGTTGTGAATGTCCAATACCAACGTTACCATTTTTAATAATTAATGTATTATTGTTATATAATGATGAAAATGTTAAGGAGTTGTCTAAGAGACTAACAGTTCTATCAAAATTCAATTCACCATCACTATTGTAAAAAGTGTTAAAATTGGGTATTGTTATTGTATTACCCGAATTCGTTGTTAATAATAAACTATTATCAAAAAATGTTCCACCTGTTATTTGTTCACTAACTAATGAATTCACATCCATTTTAAACACTTCACCAACATTGTTAATTGATAAGATATGTGAATGTGTTTGTGTTTGTATATTTTCTAATTTTAACGGTACGGATGCAAATAGATTAATTGTGTCACCACTTAAACTATTAATATATAACTCATCTAACCCACGTTGTGAGTTCAATCGTGGGTAACCATAAGGTACATATGCTTTATCTGTTGTTAATATTGTTTTCATTTTATAATAAAAAATTATGGGCGGGGCAACTACGACTTATAACCACGAGTGGCCATGTAACTCTTAACCTATATTAACACCAACAACTGACGTTTGAATTATTACTTGTAACCCCACCCATAATTTTATAAAAAATTTCTTTTTGAAACCACTTTATTTTTTCTAAAATGATTTTGTTTTATTAATTTAATTTCACCATAAATACCATTAAATTTATTAACAACACTATAAAATGGTTCAGAAAAGGGACCAAATATTTTTGGACATAAACCATTTGTTTTTGTTGCTGATGGGTTATCAACCGCTAACGCAACACAATATTTAACAACTTTTGAGTTTGGTCTATTACTAGCGATTTTTATATTTGACGGTAAATTTGTTATATCTGTATATCCATCGGATTCATTTACAAAATTTTCATCAAATATGATATTTGGTGAAAATTTGTTATTATCAAATAATCTCCAAAACATATGCCGATTAAATGTGATATTAATGTTTTCATATGGTAAGATATTTGTTGGTATACCCCATTCTGTTTCCCTATTTATTACACCATCCAACACTAACTGACCATCAATAAAAATATTATATTTATGTTCACCATTAAAGAATTTCCATCCTTCCCATTTTATTGTTGCATTAGTTGTGCTTGGGTGTACCCAACCAGATCCCTTTTTTCTATTGGTCTTTTTTTTGGTGTTTTTCCATCTAAATAAAAAAATCTCAGGATTTTGTGATGTTGTGAAATCAAAACCTGTGTCCATAAAATGAATTACTAACCCATCACCATCAAAATTAACTATTGGTTGCGGTAATTCGATACCTGACCCACCAATTTTTGTTTGATTACCCTCACTATCTACTAATATTGGTTCACTATTTTCATTTATTCCAAAAACAACTCGACTAACATCACTTGATTTTTCTAACTGACTTTTTTCAAATTCAATATAACTTGGCATTGTTTATTATTTATTCTATTATTCCTGATCCAATTACGGAACCATTATTTATTAAATTTCCACCAATTTTTAGTGTCCCCCTAACATCAATTTGACCGTTATTTATGATGTCTCCGAGTACATAATAACTAGCGTTGGTATCAACTATAAATATATCACCCGAATTAATTAGTAAGTTATCTGGATTAAAAATTGATTCGTTTATTCTAATTATATTTGTTCCATCCGTAACTTTCTTCATGAATGGAACTGGTGTGAATCCTGTTATTGTGATAGTTGTTCCTGAATTGGTTATCAATATAAGTTCAGTACCATTAAACGTACCACCAGTAATCTGTTCAGTTTCGATTGCAAATCCATCAATAGTAATTGTGTTACCACTAACACTCGATAATGTTAAAACACCATCATCAAATGATCCTGAACTAATTAATAAATCATCTAATTGTGTACAACCTGAATAAAATGTTTTACTATATACCGCATTAACAGGTGTGTTACAACTACCGATATTAACGGTGTAACCAGTTGTAACATATTCCGATAATATTTGTGTCCAATCTATTCTTTGTAAACCACCTGACATAATAAAAATATTCATTAATAAATAGTATGTTTTTATTATGTCATCATACTCAAATAAAAAAAGGGAAGATTTTACTCTTCCCTTTCATATCAAATAACCAAAAAACACTAATAATTCATAATTAAAAGTTCAGTTCCTTCATTTTGTGATACATTTTTCTTTGCCGCCGCGGCTTTCTTAAAATTTTTAGATTCCCATCTATATTGTTCTTTTGGATACCATTCATTTAATTGTGGGAAATCATAATAAGATAAACTAAACTTACCCTGTATGTTTTTGATTACATTTGATAATCTTTCATGGTCTTTACTATCGAAGTCATGATTTGAATAATAATTTTCGGTTTTCCAATATGGTGGATCCATATAAAAATATGTTGTTGATGAATCATATTTCAAAACAACATCTTGAAAATCCATATTTTCAATAAATGTGATTTTGTCGAAATGTTCTTGATATTTTTTGTTTTTTAATTTATCCATAAAAATCAAAACTTTACATCGATATTTCCCTTTATAATCGGTATATGCTGATGTTTCAGGTTTTGAACCTGAAAATACTTGTGTCAAAACATAAACATATTTTGCTGCAGCATCGTAATTTGGTTCAGATCCGATAACAAAGTTGGGGTCAAACACTTCTTTTTGACATTGAATAAATAATTCTTGATACTCAGGAGGTGTGTCAACTACCCCCAATTGTTGGCAGGGGTATTTTAATAATTCGTCCCATAAACGATCATAGTTTTTAGCACATTTCATAAGGTTTGCGTTAAGACCATTAAAGTCGTTATAAACGACTGTTTTTAGATTCGGATACTTGGATAGATCCATATTAAAAAACACCCAAAACATCCCCGAAAACCCCTCTACATACGTTTCAATGTCTGTTGGAATAAAAGGTACAATCCACTTACCAATACGAGCCTTACCACCAATATAACTTATCATTTTTTATAATTGTTTGAATAAAAAATAATACTTAAAAATCTTGAAAAAACAAAATCTATTGAATATTATTAAGATAATAATTATATTGATATATGGCGTGTGAAAGTTGTAAAAAAAGAAAATCCTTTAATGAAAAAATGAATGAAAGTGGTGACTTTATTAGTCGATCAACTGTAGTGTTTGTTATTATTTGGTCATTATTTTCGTTATATGGTATATATTCCCTTATTAGTAAATTCCTATGAAAAATGGTAAATACTTTATAGTCCTTTTTTGTAATAAAAAAAGAGTAAAAACATTGTACCGTTGTCAAAAAAGAACAACGGTTTATGAATATTGGAGAGAATATAAAACACAAAAACCACCAAGATTTTTAAAGGTACAAGGATACAAAAGAAAACAAGAATTATTTTATGAGTTAGCTTTAATATTTCCCAACAATAGATGGGCAACTAAAACATACGTAAAAGATAGTTTAGGTAGAAACGTTGAAGCAAAAATCGAAGATAATAAATTCAGGATTAAAGAAATTATCCCATATTGGGAAGAAGAGTTAGTGTATGATTATCAAATTAAAAAAAGAATCAGATATCACGAGTTACTTGAAAAAGTATTAACAATATCTGAAATCGCACAAATTTTTACTTTAAATAATAAACTATTTGTTCAAGTGGATGATCAAATAGATTTGTACGGGAATAAAAATATTAATGATGCAAATAGACTTATTGAAATTCTAAAAGAAGATCTATTAAAAAAGAAAAAAGGTAATTTCATTTATGTGAAGGATATATCGACACAACAAAGAAAAAACCTTTATAATTTACTTGAAAGTAAAGGATATAAACGAACCGAATTATTTAGACATTACTCATATTAATCACAAAATCAACACCACCAATAGTGATATTAAATGAATTTTTAGGTTTTACTAATTTATTATTATATGATGATTGTATTGTTTGAAATACTTTATCATATTCGGTTTCACTTAAATTTAGGGTAACGGTTACAGATTTAGGTGTTAATGGTAACTTTTCAATATTGTCGGAAATAATTGCAATCTTAGTTAATAATTCCTTATTTTTTTCCATACCCAATAAATATTAATAGTCGTTGAAAGAAGGTTAATTTCTTTTTTGGTTTAGGTGGTTCAAACATTTTTGATTTATCTATTTTTAATATTTCGTCAATCAATTTCTGTTTGTGAACAATAATTTCAGCATCATCCTTCTTCATCTCCTTCTCCAACCACTCCAGACCCTGTTTCAGTTTCGTGTCCATAATTATCGATTAATTTAATTTCTTTTAACTTATCCAAAGTTTCTAACTCAAATAATTTTTTTAATTCATTAACCTTTTCATGAAATAATCTTTCTTTTTCTTCAATTTCTTTGTTGGTTTTAATTATGAGTTTAACACATTCAAAAACATTAAAATAATCCGTTTCATCACAATTACCGAAAAAAGTAACCAGATCTGTTTTATTTTTGGAATCTTGAATTTTATATGTGATTGTTGGGTAGTCTAATAAAACCGAATCGTACACCCAATTTGACGGGATTTTAACGTCCAAACACACTTTTTCATTAACTTCTCTTAATGAAAAAAAATACGGTCTAAAATCGTTAAATGTATTATATATACTCATGATAATCTAATAATTTCGTATGTTATTTGATATGATATGGAAAGAATCAACAATAATTTTTCCCACCAAAATAATTTAATTGGTTTAATGTCCTCTTTACTGGCTAATATTTTTATGATAATGTTTACACAAAAAGAAAAAAGATAAACAACACTTAAAACCATAAAAAATAAACAAATATTACTTACCATGTCTTTTAATTTCAGTTAAAATTTCTTTTCGAAATCCTTTTATTATATCTTTCAAATCTTGTGCATTTCTACGAGCTCTAATCGATGCACTTCGATTTCCCTTTTCGTAAACTTTATATGTGTCAATCGATATTTTTTCAACCAACTCTTTTATTTTATTTAAAGTTTCCATAAACTTCAGTTTTTAATATCAAAATACCAAATTTTTTTCACTTTTTCAAGTTTTGGTCTAAAATAAAATACACATGATTTATTAAATCTAATTCGGATCGTGTTTTAAATATTGTTAAATCAAACAATCGATTAAAATATTGTGATATGTTAATTGCTTTGTTTTTAATTTGATTAATATAATACGTATCCAAAAAAAATATCCAAAAATAATCATAACAATCACCTCGTGACTTAAAAAATATTCGTTCTTTTGATAATTGTTCAACTTGTTTGTCCCAACACCAATTGAAATGTGCCCTTTGATCAGTTTCATTATACATATATTCTGCACCCATATATGTTGAATCGATTAGGTCATATAGTGAAATAAGAAAGTCGTGAAAAAGATTTAATTTTTCACGACTTATACCATAAGTTCTAAGCCAAACATCTAATTGGTGTTTATAATTTTCGGATGTAAATTCTTTTTCCATTATGTTTATACTATAATATAAACATAATTAGATAGAAAAAAAAGTCTTACTGTGTTACACCGTTATATTTGTAAAGTTTTTTCATTTTCTCCACCTCTTCGTTTACGTTTGTGATCGGTGCAGGTTCTTTATGATATAGTGGTTCTTCTTTTTTTAATTTCTTAGATCTTTCACTATCCTTTACAATCTTTTCCCCTAATTTTGATGGAATAACATTTGCGGCATCATGTGAATTACCCATTTTTGTTGACCCATATAAAGAATCTTTCAATCTTTTTTTGAATGTTTCTGATGGTTCAAAATCATATTCTAAATCCACCATTGCACGACCTCTATTATCTTCAACGGTGTCATCTTGTTCATCCGTATTGTTTACCGCCATTTTATCACCACCGTTTTGGTTTGGAAATTCCTGATTATCATTACCATCAAATGATAAGTAATCTTTCATTTTTTTAGATACGTCATTCATATGTGAGTCAGAGTCTTTTTTACTGGTTTCTTGTGATTTTTTGGTAATTGTTAAACCAGGTATTCTAGCAGTCCCAGGTTGATCTTTCATTGCTTCAGTAACAATTTTAGTGATCATACCAATAAATTCAGATTCTTTAAGTTTCAGTTTTTTCTTTGGTGTAACATCAGGTGTGTCAACAATTCTATCTTTTTCAATTGTCTTCATATCATTCCCCATTTTTTTAACATACTCATCAAACCCTTCAGGTAATTCTGATTTCATTTTTTTACATTCATCACACTCACCTTCTTCTTCTTGTAATTTATCCCAATATTCGTTCACATCGATACTTTCGTCACCAATCTTTATTTTCTTTTTATTGTTTTCTTTTGCATGTAAAATTGCCTCAGCAAGACTTTTTACTTTTAATGGTTTATTCATATCTTCGTTGTTATTTTCGTCTAATTTTTCACCCATTTGATCCAATTTGTCTAACATGTCACTTTCAGAATCGTATATTCCTTTTTCAATAATAAATTGTTTACCCGGATGATTTTTTTTATATATGTTTAAATGTGAATATGCATCCTCTTGTGTATCAAATGTATCAATAGGTACGTTATCAGATTTAATATGGTACACTTCTATTTTATTACCAACTGATTCCATAATGGTTTTTTTCGCTTGTTTTGTTAAGATATCGTGTATCATGTTATTTAGTTCGATTGTTTTCATATTTTATAAATATTTCTTTAATTTCGTTTAACACAAGTTTTTCGATTTCTTTAGTTGGTATATTACGTTCCTTAGAGACAGAAACTATCGCTTCACGAAGTTGTTCAATTGCATTTATGTCACCTTGATTACAATATGGAAATTTTTTACATTTATCTTTTATTTTAATGAAAACACCACCAGGTCCACCCCACTTTGGGAAATTTTTATCTTTAACCGCACGACTTTTTTTAATACTTTTAACCCCATCAATTTTTAATGGATTTTTACGACCTTTAGGTGTTGATCCAAATAATGGAACATCATAAGCACCTGACGATGATGCGTCGGTAGCTTCTTTAAATTCCCCAACATTTTCATTCATATTATGGATCTTATTGATTTTTCGTTTAACAACACTCCCAAAAGCAGGTGATTCAAACGAACCCGATGAACTGGCCATGGTCTGTTCCTTTGGTTCAGTTTTTTCGATTTTTTTTAATTTTTGATAATATTTTGGGTCTTCAAACAAATGATCCAACGCAATTTCCCTTGCTACTTTATCGTTATTAGTGTGTTCTTTTTCGACCTTAACACCAACCATCAATTGTTTCTTCAATTCGGAAACATCACACGAATGTTTTTTAGCGATCTGTGATAATGTTTTATTGTCTGATAAACCACCTTTAACTTTTTCCATTACTTAACTGATTTTAATGAAGATTCCCAAAATGACTTTCTTTGCCATAATGTTTTAAACAATTCAACAACTACTTTTGTCGAAAGATCCACAATTTTATCGTCAATTTTTTTTGTCCCTAACTCTTTTTGGATGACTTTTATGACAATATTATGTGCTTGTGTAGTATCTAAGAAAGATTTCATTTCTTTCTGTACGATTTTTTCAATTTCTTTCTTATCTTGTGTGGTTAATGACATTGTTAATTATTTTTTCGATCGGTTATAATATTATTCATTGCATCAACATATGATTGATAGAAACTATTGAATTTCGTAAACGTTTCTATCAATTCATCATTAATCTCCGTCATACCACATGTCACATATAACCCAGTGTCCTTACCCGCAACCAATGTAAAATTAAAATCTAAATCAGTTATTTTCCCGTCTAATCTAATTTGTTCTGTTGATATGGTTAAACCTGGTTCAAATTCAACCAAATTAGAAACTTGTTGTTTAAAATTATCGATTATTTTAGATATCTCTACCTTTTGTTCTTCAGAAAGGTTTAAATCCATGTCATCTGTAGACGTGATGTTAACATCCACACCATTAATTACGGTAATATCGTTTTTAGTGTTTTTTGTTGCTTCAGGATTCTGATTAGTTTCGTTTTGTTCACGAATCGATTGTTTATTTTCATGTTTATTTTGATACGTTCTCAAGACATTCAACATTCTTTTTGTTTGATCATATCCAAATGTGATATTTTTACTCATTTTTTTGAAATAATTTAAAATTAAATGACGGGTTTATATCCATATAAATATCCGAGAAATTTGATTTACAAACGATCCCATTAAAATTGGGTGAATTTTTAAAATAACCATTAGCACCAACAAACATAAATGGTATCTTGTGTTTTTCACAAAGATATTTACACAAATTTTTCAATGAATTCATTTGTTCTTCGTTGTATTTATCCCAAAAAAACTTATTTCTCCAATTTCTCACATGCGGGTCTGAACGATATGGATCACCAATCCAATTATATAAAAATCCCGTAATGGTGTTTTTACTTAACCATCCGAGATTTTCAATTGCGATTTTTATTTGTCTTTTATTTGTCTTTACATCATCAAATGTATTTGAATAGTAATCGGAATCAAAAAGTTGATAAACATGTCCCAATTTTGTGATAACAAAATGTGGGATATCTTCATAATTACCATTTTTTCGATATTTTATTTTTGATATAAAATCATCAAATCTTCGATGAGTGTCACAAATCATTATTTGTGTTTTTTTTGTTTTCCGACGATTAATATTAATTTTTTTATAGTCGATATCTTCTACGTTGAGTATCTCTAGCATTTCTTGTGATTGTTTTACCATTAACAAAATCATTGATCTGTTTTGGTTTATTATTACCATACTTGTAAAAAAGTGGGAAATGTGTTCCCACATTTGTTATCGCATCAGTAACAACCTTATTATTTTCTTCAGTATCTACTTTTTTTTTTCGTCAAATATATCCTCAATAATATTTTCATCATTAGAATTATTATTGATGGTTTTATTATTTTCAGATACGACCTCAGTTTGGAGTGTTGGTGTGTCGTACTTAACGTGTTTTGAAAGATGTTTCTCCAACTTATCTAAATCATCATTAGTGATATGTGCACGAGTTGTTTCGTCAACAAACTCTTTTAAATTTGTTTCGGATTCAGGTGTTTCATCTTTTTTCTTATCAACCAATAATTGATTAAACGCAATTACAAGTGCAATGGCTAATGGGTCAAAAACAAACACAATAAGAATAATAAAGAATTTAACAACCGTATTTAAAGATAGGTTAAATGATTCTGCAACAAATCTAAATCCACCAACTTCTCTTTCAATATCAATGTTATTTGTTTTAATCTCATTGATTTTTTGTGTGTATAGTATTGAACTATCTTGTAATGATGATATCTTGTTTTGGATTGTCTGTATTTGTTTATCTCTATTATCGACAGATCTTAACAATGAACGATTAACATTCCCTTTGTCAATTATCTTTCCCTGATTAACCTGTAAATCTTCAACTTGTTTTGTTAAAACAGAAATTTGTTGGTCATTTGATTTTAATCTACCGTCCCAAATACTTACTTCACGTTCAACTTGTTGTAATTTAATATTTTGTTGTTGGAACGCATTGGACAAAAATCCAAAAATACCTGCTGATGTGATTAACATTAAAATGGTAACAGCAATAGTTAAATACCATTTGTTTATCCCCTTAATGTTATCCCATTCTTGTTTTAGGTAGGTAGCAGAAACTAATTTGGCGAATTCTAACGAACTCGCCATAATTATTACCGATACCGAAGCACCACTAAATAATACTGCTAAACCTGTTACAGAGAAATATGCTGCACAACCAGCAATTAATATCGCAGAAACACCCAATAAAATTTTTAACCAATTCATAGTTTTTATAAATACTTGAATAGTAAATAACTTTCATTTCTTAATTTTTTTAGACTTTTGTCTTTTAATTGTCTAATTCTTTCTTTAGTACAACCAAACTCTTCACCTAAATCATCTAAATTGGATTCAATACCATTTAACCCAAAATATCGTTCAATAATGGTTTTTTCTCTTTCATCTAAAACACCTAACATCAAAGAAACTCTTTTTTTAATTTCTTCCTTCGTATCCAACGCACTTTCAGGATTATCCGCATTTCGATTAGGAATTAATTCAATCAACTGATCACCATCCTCATTTATATCAGAATCCAATGAAACACAGTGTGGAATATACGCACCGGTAAACCCATTGTGGTCTTCCTTAAAATTAAATTCATCATTTGATCGATCTCTCTTCTCTTTTTGATTTTCATGTAACACGTTGGATGGTACACGTATTGTTCTTGAATACTCATTTAAAGATGCAATAATCGACTGTTTAACCCACCAAACCGCATATGAGATAAATCGTAAACCACTTTCAGGTTTAAAACGAGTTGCCGCCTTTATCAAACCAATGTTACCCTCATTTATTAGGTCATTTAACGGTAACCCTTGATTTTGATACATTTTAGCAACTGAAATCACAAATCTTAAATTACCTGTCACCAATTCATCTAATAACTTTTCTTTTTGTCTCTTCGTGATATTAGAATCTTGTAATAAATTAAAAATCTGGTCTTGTCTTTCGTGTGTTATTACTGGGATTTTTTTAATGTCTTTAATATAAAGTTGAAGGTCGTCAGAATTTTCTACAATTGTTTTACTCATATGATTGTACACAGTTTACAACTATAATAATAAAAAAAAACGTGAATAAAAAATATACCGAAGAAAAAAATTAATCTTTTAACTTAATCTTCCAATAGAGACCACCTTGTAAATATGGGATGTATGTTGAATTTTGTTGTTGTAATCCAACACCAAGTGAAAAGATCTTATCTTTTCTATCCTTATATAACAACCCAGCACCAACAGAATTAAATAACTCTTGTTTATTTGCTGAGGTGTTAACCCCAACGTATAGTTGTCTTCTTGGTTTTTCCTTCAATATTAACGTATCGTTAATGATTTTTTGATTGATGCTAGCAGAGACTTTTCTATTTTGTATCCTATTCTTGGATATTAAATCAGAAATCAATATAGAACCTAAACTATCATTTAGTTGAATGGTATCTTTATATGACACCGACGCGAAATAATCCTTTAATATTTCTGTGGTATCCACTTTCATTGGTACATCAACATACACAATAGAATCACGATAAATGTCTTTACCCTTTCTATATATTACAGTATCTTTTTTCAGATATGTAGTATCTCTGGTATGTTTTATTACAATGTGTGGTTTTCCATCAACATTGACAGTTTCACCTTGATTGGTGTTTATTCCATAATTATTGTCCCCACAAGCCCTCATCAACACAATAATCACTAATAATACTAAAATTAGTAATGTTTTGATGTCTATTTTTGATAAAAATTTCATATTTGTTTTTACCATAAATAGATCAAAAAATATTTATCTACATTTACTACCTTTTGGTCTTAACAATTTCATCAATAATACCATATTTTACGGATTCTTCAGCCGACAACCAAAGATCTCTTGATGCGTCTTTCATGACCTTTTTGGGGTCTTTACCGCAATATTCCCCCAATAAATTAAATAATAACTCGTTAACTTTTTTCCATTCTGACATACTAATTTCAGCATCTTGAATATTCCCTTCAAAACCACCGCTTGATTGGTGTAACATTGTTCTTGAAAACCTTAGTGACCCTCTTTTCCCTTTTGTTCCTGCACCTAATAATACTGAACCCATAGACGCAGCCATACCAGTATTAATTGTTCTAATGTCGGATTTTATATAATCCATTACGTCGACCATTGATAAACCTGATTTCACACTTCCGCCGGGACTATCAATATGGATTGTGATATCAGTATTATTTACACTATCCAAAAACATTAATTGTGCTTGTACGATTGTTGACATTCGATCATCAACAACACCCGCAACCCAAATAATTCTTTCCATCATCAATCTGGAAAAAACATCAATTTGTGCAATATTAAGAGGTCTTTCTTCGATAATGTGTGGTGTCATACTATTTTCAATACGTTTGTTGTAGTAATCCAAACTCAATGAACTGATTCCTTTGTCTCTGGCGTAAAGGTTAAATGGTGACTTTTCTTTTTTTATCATTATTCTAATTTTTAGTTGTTATAAATTCAATTTTTGAGATATTATCGTCTTTTCTAACCATGACCACATTGTCAGACCAATTCCTAATCAATGGGTTATGTGAAATTACGAAAATATGTTCGAAATAATTTTTTATTTTTTTAAAAAATTCCCCAACCATTTCCAAATTCTCATCTGCAACTTTTCCAAACACTTCATCCATTACAACAATATTTGGTTTTGGTAATGATGAAACTTTTGTTAATACACTTCGTATTGCTAAAGATGATATTGTTTTTTCATAACCCGAACCACTATTTAATGGTTTAACGACCCTTGTTTCATTATCAATCATTAAAAATTCAAGTTCATTTTTATCATTGATGTTTAATTCTAATGTGAAATAACAAGTGTCAACCAACAATCGATACAATTCTTGATTTATTAATGGTATCATATTTTTCATTATAACCTTTGAAATTCCATTCTTACCAAAAATAGTTAAATATGTATTAAACACAAAAATCAATTCTTCTTCTGATTTGATTTTTTTGATCAACTCATCATTAATCTGAATTTTTTCATTCAAGTTCTTGATGTTGTTTGTGTTTCTTTCAATTGTTGTTGTTATTGTTCTAATCTCACCATTAGTACTATCAATCAGTGTTTTTAGATTGGTTACTTTAATGTCGATTTTTTGATTCTCTTCGAGTTTTAATTTGTTTGTTTCGTAATATGTTAATTTATTCTTTTTGGTTTCAAGTTCAAGTTTTCTTTGCTCAACTTCAAGTTCATATTTTGCTTTACGCAATTTATTTTTTTCATATTCATCGTACTCTTTTTTCAGTAATGAAAATTCTTGTTCTTTGATAATTAACTCTTGTTGTTTACTCTTATTTGTTTCTTCAATCTCCAATAACTTATCAACATCTAATTTGATTTTATTTATCTCATCTGTATGGTCAACGTCATCCAACGTTCTGTTACATGTTGGGCAAACCGTACCATTTTCCAACTGTTCAATTAATTTTTTTGATCTGTTGATTGCATCAGTATTAACACGACTCTCAATTATTAACCCGTTTATTTCGGTTTTTAATTTTTCGTGTTCATCTTCCAAATAATATTTGGTTGGTTCAACAACAACAATTTCATCGGCATATTTTTGTGATTCAACTCTTTTTTTCTCTAATTGATTAATTTCAAGTTTTAGTGTATCGGGATTTAACTTAATTAACTCCTGATCAACATCGTTTCTCGATTTTAAAAGTTGGTCACGTTCACTCTGATAATTTTTAAGTTTATGTTCAACCTCAATTAAATTTGATTGATTTTCGGTAATACTATTTTCACTTGTTTCAATTTCAATTCGATAGTCTTCATTTTTATTTTTTAGCTCCTCAATGTTATTGGTATTTGAAACAAGTTTTTTCGACCAATCACTATATATTTTTTTACAAATTTCTTCCTTTTGTTTTAAACTTTCTAACCCTAAAAACTTGGTTAAAATCTGACCTCGAGCGGTTGGTTTGGATTCAATTAGTTGTTCTAAATTATTACCTGTAGTTAAAATTGTTGATAAAAAATCTTCTTCATCACCAATCGCATTGGTTATGATTTTTTCGGTTTCACTTCTTTGTTCTCCCGATTCATTTGAAATCGTTCCGTCACTATTAATTTTATTGTACTCTAAACTGGTCTCTACTTTATACTCACCACTTCTACTTTTTTTCCTATTATATGTACGAGTAATCACATAATCATAACCATCGATAGTAATATACCCTCTCACAAATAATTTCTCGGTATCATTAAATCGATTGAAGACCTCAATATTTGTTTTAGTTTTTGTTGTTATACCAAAAAACAAAAACAATAATAAATCAACAGTCGCAGTTGTTTTACCACCAAAATTCTTTGGGTATGATTCAACAACAGTAATACCATCTAATGTCTCAAAGTTAATTACGTTATCATCACCAAAAGATAAAAAATTAGAAAATTCAATTTTTTTGATTTCCCATTTATTATATCTAATATTTTTTTGTGTGATTTTATCTATCTCACCATTAACACGATCATCTAAACGATTAATCATGTCCCAGTTAACATTGATTTTATTCTCAGTAATAAAATCCTTAACTAATAATTTTTGATACTGTGGATCTAAAATATTGTCACTAACATCTAATGATTTTAATTTGGTATTATCATCATTTGTTAATGTTTTTGTTACGATTTTTACATTTTTCGAATTATATTTTTTTTCGAAATATGTTTTTACTCGTTTTATTCTTTCTTGTGTTAGGTTTTCAGAAGTATCTTCCCAAGATACTTTTATAAATGGATTACTCATTAAAATCGTGGTTTAATGTAAAAATAAATGTGTTTTTTTACCTTTTTGTGACCTATTTGTGACTATTTTTTTGAATTTCTCTAAGTTGTTTAATTCTTTCTCTTTTCTCTTCTTCGGTTAACTTTACCGGTTCTTCAGGTATATCCGTTGGTTTAAATAAAACCCATGGACTATTAAGGTCTTTCCTAACATATGTTAGAACATCTTCTCTACGAAATACTTTAAATATTTCAACATCACCTGTTGTAATATATCTCGTTTTAAATGACGCGTCTAACGCCTTTTTTCTATTTTGAATAACTTCTGCCGGAACAAATATCGCACATAAAAAATCTGTAGTAAATCTAAGAAAACAATTTCTTTCCCAATTTGGGTCAAATAAAAAAGAATCATTTACTGGTGTGTAATATTGATATTTTCTCCACCACGGCATGTTAACAGTTGGAAACCCCATACCCGATTTCATATTTCGGGAGTAATTGTCTTTATTCCAATAATTAATATAACATCCCGAATCGTCTCCTTGTTCTCTAGGTTGTTCAACATCAAGACCAAATGTTCCGTCCACAGATACAAGGTCAATTTTTTTATCAACGGGATTAATCATCATCTTTAAACCGAACACCTCATCCATAAATTGGATTCCCATTAATTTAGTGTCGTTATCTTCGTAACCTGGTGAATTGTATAATCTTTTTCTTTCACGATACATTTTTAATTGTTATTTAATACGACTCTCCTCAAAAAATTCGATAAGAGAGTTTAATGCCCAAACGGCTCCGGCAGTAAACATACCGTCAAAAAATATTCCTAATCCCCAATGGATGTTAAATATTTTTGTTGTTAAACCACCAAGAAATATTGATAAAAAGAATCCTGTCCAAGTTGAAAAACATAAAACACATGTGAATAATTTACCAAAAAATGATGATCGTTTTTCAACCCAATTTCTGAAATTTTCGAAAATTGATCCCCAAACAACAATGGATGTCATTCCGTATGCAATCAAAATCCAAACAAATATTTTAATCATAAACAAAAGATATTATTTTTTTTTCATAATGCAAAAAAAATTAAAAAAAAATTATTCATCATATAAATCTTTAGATGATGGTGATCTCACAATCTCAATTTTTGGTTCTACTTTTAGTTCTATTTGTGGTTGCATTGGTATGTTTGGTTTATCTCCATATTTTATTAATGTAAAACCACGTTGAAAAACTTGTTTTGCAAAAACCTCGATATTCTCAATATTATTTAATTCACAATATTGGATAAACTCATCATCCAGCATTAAGTAATTCTTCGGTTTCATTTTCAATGTCTTTAATATCTTTAATTAAGAAATGATAATATGGTTGATCATTTCTTAAATCGTGAAACGTGTACTCATTAGTTTCCACATCATACACACCATACCCGTGATGTTTTACTGTTTCAGAAAAGTCTTGTTGAATTAAACTCCCGACCATAACACCCTTCACATTATTTGGTAACATAAACGTTTGTCTCTTATGTGTATCACCACATAATAAAAGATCTAATCCAACAAAGTTTGCACGATCATAACCATCTTCAAATTGGTATCCAATATCGGTTGACAAACCTTGAATAACACCATGGAATAACCCCACATGTAACTGACCACTAATCTTTTCAAAATCAGGTCTTGCATTATGTTGATATAACGAATAAACTACCCACCTTACATTATCATCTGAATATGTACCACTATTTTTATAGTAAACAATATCATCATTATTTATCAATTCAATAATTGGTGTGATGCTATCTAATCTTTCCATATTATTTTCTAAAAAATCATGGTTGCCAGGTATAATAACCACCTTACCAATTTTAGATAATTCATTTAAAAACCAAGAAACTAATACGATCTGTTCGTTAGATATTGTGATTTTTTGGTGTAATAAATCACCAACAATACAAATTCTAACCTCGTCTTTAGATGTACCCAAAAATTGTATTTGAAGTTGATCAATCAAATCGGTAAATAGTTTCTTATATTGTTCATGTAAATTATATGTTCTGATGTGAATATCACTTAAATGGCATATGCGTTTTATCATAATTTATTATCTTTTACTACAAATATATGTTTTTTTTTTGTTTTTTACAAGTTTTACACATATTTGTATATGAATAACAATATGTGTATAAAATTTAATTATGAAAAAACATAAATGGACTAACGATGAAAATGATTGGTTATTGATTAATTACCCTAAATTAGGTCCAAGTAAATCAGCAGATTATTTAGGGTTTGTTGAGATGTACTGTGATTTTTTAGACATAATGAAGCAATTTTTTTGTGAATGTTTCTCAAACTCGATGGAAATATTTACAAAAAAATTGCGTATTTGTAAAAAATGTTGTACTTTTACAAAAGTTTAGACTATTTAATAGTAGAATGAAGTTAATACACAAGTCATACAAGTTTAGAATTTCACCTGATAAAGAACAGGTTGAATTGCTTTCCAAACACTTTGGTGCTTGTAGATTCGTGTTTAATCGTTATCTGAATAGTAGAAAGGAAACTTATCTTGAAGAAAAGAAGTCTCTAAATTATTACGACAATGCCAATGACCTAACTAAACTCAAAAAAGAAAAAGAGTTTGTTTGGTTAAAAGAAATCAATAGTCAATCATTGCAATCTTCTTTAAGAAATCTTGATACTGCTTACAATAAGTTTTTTAGAAAACAAACCAAGTTCCCAAGATTTAAAAGTAAATATGATAGACAAAGTTTCACCGTACCCCAATTTGTAACCATTGAAGAAGGTAAGTTATGGATACCCAAATTCAAAAAAGGTATTGAAATAAACTTACATAGAGAAATTGAAGGTAAAATTCTTTTTGCTACAATATCAAAATCAACAACAGGAAACTACTATGTGAGTATAACTTGTGAAGTAGAATATTCGCCTTTTGAAAAAATAAATTCGCAGGTCGGTATTGATACTGGCATTAAAGATTTAGCAATACTTTCTGATGGTAAGGTATATGAGAATGTTAAAACGCTTAAAAACAATCTAAAGAAATTAAAATACGAACAAAGACAATTATCTAAAAAAACAAAAGGAAGCAATTCCAGATTAAAACAAAAATCAAAACTTGCGAAAGTACACGAAAAAGTAACCAATATCAGGAAAGACTATTTGCATAAAGTCAGTACAGAAATCATCAAAAACCACGATGTAATTTGTATTGAAGATTTGGCTGTGAAAAATATGATGAAGAATCATAAATTGGCACAAGCATTTTCTGATGTTTCGTTGGGCACTTTTTACACTATGCTTAAATATAAAGCAAATTGGAACGATAAAACTGTTGTAAAGATTGACAGATTTTTTCCAAGTAGCAAAACCTGTTCAAATTGTAATTACATTAATCAAGACCTAAATCTAAAAGATAGAGAATGGACTTGTCCAAGTTGTAATACAGTACACGACAGAGATTTTAATGCAAGCACAAACATTAAAAAACAAGGTTTAAAAATAATGTCTGGTTTAGGAACTAACTCGGACACTAAACAAAAACGGAGTAAGGCGTTGCCATTAGGTGAGTCTATGACCTCCGAAGCCCAACCCATCAGCTATGCTGTGGGTGGGTAGTTCACCATTTAACATATTATAATATTCTTCATTTAATGGTTTGTTATGTTTTAATTGTTCATGAAAAACCACTACAAGATTTTTTTAATATCCATCGATAATATCGTCTGAATAATATCTTTCGGGACACGATGTTCAACAAATGTTCCGTCTTTTTTTAATAACACCACAACACACCCCAATAATTTTAAATCAGAATATTTACTATTTTCTAACATTCTAATCAACAACTTTGCATATAGTGGTAATTGTAAATAATAGTGTGTCAATGCATAGTCACGATAATTGCTAAATGGTCTATGTAAAAAACCATTATACGGTTGAACTTCAAAATTTTTTGGTTCATTTGTTTTCCAGTCGGTTATCACCAACCCAAAACCTGTCAATTCCTTATTTACCATTAACCACACCTTATCTGGTTGTCCTGTGTATCCTTCTAATGGGTGTCCTAAGACAACTTCAGTATCTAAAAGAACAGCACCTCTTTCGTGCATTAAATCTAAATATTTCTTACCCGCCAATACCATATTGTCACTCTTAGATATCTGTTCATCATCGACATTGAATATTGGTTGTCTAACTTCTTTATACTTATTGTATCGTGAAATTAGATCAGTTTCAAGTAAATAATGGACTCGACTACCCATATTTGTTGAGTATGTACCAGCTGCACTCCATTGTTCTCTTAATTTCATTGCCTCTTCTTCATTACCATCACACATTTGTAATGATTTTTTAGTAGAGTCAAATGGTGTCGTAAATTTTTTCACCACTTTAGACACCGATGGAAAAGAACTCTTAACTTTCCCATCTAAATCCTTCATATAATAGATATGATCCTCTTCAATAAATGTTAATTGAAGTTCATTTCTTTTTTGTTCAAGAATGTCTTTAATTTCGTCTGATATCTTTTTTAAATCCATTAATCTAATCTAAATTTTTGAAAATTATTTAGGTTTCCACATAAATCAGCAACATCGTTATTATCCGTTAATTTTATTACCCAAACTTTATTCATTAATTTACCACAATTTAATTTATGGTAAAGTTTCACTGCGTCATCCCATGCATCGGGATCTAATACAATAATAATTTCTTTTGCATTATCATATAACTTATCAAAAAGATTTTTGGTCATATATTTACCCAACATTGGAATTGAATTTGGTAAAAATATACTATCAAAAACCCCCTCAACAATGTATATTGGTTGATCCCAATTTATTAAATGTTCATTCCATATTAATGTTTCCTTATCAATTTCAGGGTTTAAATATTTCTTTTTTGATTTACTTAGATACGATCTCGCAACGAAATAATTAACATCGTCATACTCATCATATGATGGTATAATGATCCTATTTGAATATTTCCCCTGATAACAAAACCCAATATTATGTTTTTTTATTATCTCATCAGTTATATTTCGTCTTTTCAAATAATTCCATGCTTCTCGATAATATGTCGTCATTTTAAATCCTTGACTACAATTACTAAAGAGGATAAATTCTTTTGGTAAGTAGAGTTTTTTATATATTCTTTTCTTCTCACCATTTTCGTTTTCGGGTCTAAATAATAAATAATTCTTTAATTGTTTTGGATTACCAAATTTTTTTATCAATTTATATATCGAACCATGTGTACCATGTGTTTCAGAACACACCCAACACTTAAACACCTCTTCCTTATAATTTACTTCAAGATTACCCTTCCCATCACTAACTTCCAGACCTTTTATTTCATATGAACAAACAGGACAATCAAAACTCATCTGTCCTCTCATTTCATTATGAGATTGATGATCACCAAGAATATCTTCAAGTATATCGATTACAGGCTCGTATTCAATATCAACTTCTTTAGTAAACATGACTAATAATAAACAAAAAATCGGATAAAAAAAAATCCACAAATAATTCTGTGGATTTTTTATGAAAATATAATATTTTTTAAAATCTTAATATCGCATAATTAACACCAAATATTAATGTACAATCTGTAATTTCATCTGTGTCGTAAGATGTGTCCCCGAAATTAATTTCCTTTATAAAACCATTAACCTCCCATTCACTAATTACCACACCTGTTGGGTCTAACATTTTTATTTTAATTTCATTTCTATAATGAATTTGCTCATTGTTATCAATTAAATTAAAGAATGTTTGTGGTACTGAAGATGATATCGGGTCATAAAATTTAAATTCAATGTCATCCCATTCCATCAAACCAAAATTATTACTACGTATTGTTAGTCTTGGTGCCGATTTCAATAAATGACCAGGAATTCCAAGTTCTTCAGGAAAAGAAACGAGAAAACGATTTCGTACCATTGGTTCATATGGTATAGTCATAAAACTACCCAATGGTTTTTTTTCTACACTAAATTCTTCTTCTTTTTTTTGTTTTAAAAACTTAATATCACTCATTATCTTTTTGAAGTTTATTCATATTTACATAACCAATAATACATGTAACTGCGTCCGCCATATCAAAATTTTCTTTTTTAAGTTTACCCTTTTTATCATATAACCATTTTACATCAGGACAAACCGCGTTTACATGATCCCAAATTACTTGTTTTTTGTCAATGTCTTTTGGATACCCACCAAAAAGGACTCTTTTACCTTTATCATTTAATCCAACCAAATCAGGAAACGCAAATTTTCTTGCATTATATGTTGAAATAAAAGTTGGTAATACCCCAATAACATCATAACACGCCTTCAAAATTAGTGTATTATATCGTAATAAAGTGCCAACGGTATAAATATTATTTGAATTTAACAATGGTTCTTCAATTATAATTCTAACAATACCAACATTTTTATATTGTTCCAAATGTGATCTAAACGCATCGGCTTTTTTAATTAATTCTTCAATTTTATCTTCCGGCTGTGGTTTAATTTTTGGTGAAAAATGGGTTAACTCAAGTAATTTTGAATTTGTCATATCAAATAATGCAAACCCAATTACTTTTGTACTAATATCTAACCCCAATATTTTAGGGTTATTTTTCAATTTACTTAATGCTCTTGTACTCATAATATATAATTAATCAATAATAAAGATTAAATGATTAATAATCAATATTAAAAATCTAATCTAATATTAAAAACTTGTGTACCAACTCTCTTAATTGGTTTTGGTGTTTTCGCTACAACTAATACTTCTTTATTACTATTTAAGAGTGTAACATCAGTAATCATTTTATCTTTTCCAATTGAATATGTTGGATTTTGTGTTGTGGTAAATTGTGTTGTTGGCAAATTAATTAAATAATTCATAACCTCAATGTCAGTTGATCTAACAACTCTAATACTACCGGGGAATGGTTGTTCATCACCAAAAAGATTATTACCCTCAAAATAATTTTTACTGATAAATTCTTCAATTGAATAATACCCAGCACTATCATATTTATCCAAATCAATTATAAATGTTTTGTTCACAATATTATCAGGGTCTAAATAATTTGTTCCATCACCATTCGCCTCAAACGTATAATCAATTTCTTTCCATAACTCAGGTGATGGTAATGTGTTTATTGGTGTTTCTTGTACTAATATTTTTAATTCCGTACCTAAAAAACCTTCAGTAAAACCACTTAACTCTGTTTTCATATATTTTAACGCGGTTTCACTTAATTTAAATCCTATGCTTGATGGAACATTTGGTGAACAAACATCATCACCATTTACAATACTTGAAATTTTAGTATAATAATTACATGGTAAACTATTTAATCCTTGATCATAGTTATAAAACGTATATGTTACCCAAAAAACTTGGTCAGACGTGCCATTAATTAAGGAATTTGTTGATGGTTGATCACTAGGAACAAAAAATAATTTTGGTGCGTCTAATGTATGTTTACGGTTTGATCGATAATCTAAAACTGCTACTAATTCTTGATCATCAAATACTATTGTTTTATTGTTATAAAACACTTTACCTACTTTTATATTTTGTTCATCCAATAAATCACGATATTTTAATGAAAATCTACTATCAGTAAATCCCGTTGGTGTTACGATTGTTTTATCAACCGTACCCATATGAAATGTCACACCTATTGTTGTACCAGTATTTCTGTGGTACAAAATAAATGGTATATAAACTTCAAAATATTCTAAATCCGTTATTGGGTCACCATTAACATCATCTATAATTGAATCGTCAATATTGTTGTTTGTACTAATATAATCATCATATTTGAAAAATCTTTCAGGATCATATATGTCACCTAATTCCGAATAATGTATAACAGCCAAACATCTTTGTTCCTCCGGTGTAACTAAATTGAACTCATTAAATGAATCTATAAACCCATTAGTCGTATTGTTATTTTGACCTAATGAGGTTGTATAACCTAAAAATTGTTTTGTTGATACCCATCTATTCCCAGTAAACCCGGTTAAATTTGTGTTTGTTAATCCGGTATAACCAATTATGTTTTGATCCCATACAACATTAAGTGTCCACGGGTCTTGCTGATCCATCGGATCAATTGGTTTTGGTAAACATAAATCACCTATATCAATATTGTTACCGGAAACACATTTATTACACACCATTTGATATGTTCCAATAAGTGATGACAAATCAGGTGTTGATCGATCAAACTCTATTGTTGTTCCTGTTATACCGACTATTTTATAAATCAAACTATTTGTTTCTCCTGAAATTATTGGAAAATCTGGATCTGTCCCACAAAAATTGTCAAATACTAATGTCACATATTCACAATCGGTAAATGTCACACCACTATTTATTACCACTTTAGTACCGCCAGTTAAACCACTATACGGTAATGTTGTTGTTACACACATTACACCAGATCCAGTACAATCATCTTCATTAAATTGAATGTGATTTGTAACAAATCCAGCAGGTCCAATTGTATTTCTAATACTTTCGGTATATGAATTTTGTATTGGTGTTCCGTAGGTTGTTGTATTATTATCTGAATCTAATTTATATGGATATTTAACTCCCGGTTCAATATCGAACGGTGAAAATACTTTTTGTGTCTTAGTTCCGTTTAAACCATTTAATGTGTTAAATGGTGAATTATAATCAAACTCAGAATCGCCAATTTGAAAAAATGAAATTTTAAAATCACCTTTCGCAATTGAATTTCTTCCTCGTTTTGTAATTTTAGCAGTAAAAAATTCTGACGTATTATCGTTTATGAAACTCATTTTATATTAGTTTTTAGATACATTGAAAACATTCGTTATCATTTATATGTATTGTTTTAATGACGTATTGTTTCGTCACCTCATCGATTATTTTTACGAAATATTGTGTGGATGAATCGACATCATCTAGCACAACTGTTGTTGTACCAACAGGGTACGTATCATCGTATATAAACGGTCCTTTATAACTTTGTGATGAATAATATACACTAAAATCATTATCACATGTTATATTATGTAACCTAATTTTTTCAATTGCACTCATAACATTAAATATAAATTAAAATATTTTTTTAATAAATAGATCATAATATCCTGTCAACAACAACACGATATATTTTATCATCACAATTATCTGTGGTTAATTTAACCCAAATAAATTGTTTTAAATAGGTATCCGGTATATCAAATTCACAAGTATCTATTACCGATTGGCACACTAACGTGTTAATTTGATTAGACGTGTCCCCACTATACACATCGTATATTTTATCTACGGGATTTAATGTTACTTTAACGGTTATGCTCATATTATATTATTTTAACATGGTACTGAAACACAATTTCCAGTACATTCACCACAATCGGCTACCGCAACTCCATCACACTCATAACAAACCGATGGTGGGGTTGGAGTTGGTTCTTCAGTTGGAGTTGGGGTGGGAGTAGGTGTATCGGTTGGTGTTGGGGTGGGAGTAGGTGTATCGGTTGGTGTTGGGGTAGGGGTTGGTTCTTCAGTTGGAGTAGGGGTTGGAGTAGGGGTAGGGGTTGGTTCTTCAGTTGGAGTAGGTGTTGGTGTTGGTGTGTCTATTGGTGTATTATTACATTCAACACCATAAACAGGTCTCGGTGTTGGTGGTACATCACAATATTGATCCATATCAAAAGTCATAGTTGAATTGTGTGAACTATACTTATGTTCAAGTAATATGATATCATTAACATTACCATTAAATGTTATTAAATCGGTATAATCCGTAACACCACTAAACGACACATTATAATACAAATTACTTTCACAAATTGATAATGCTACGTCTATCACTTCGATTAATTCGCCGTCATAATTAATTAGATAATCACCATCGATATTAAAAGTTTTTGGGTCGACATAACAACATGGTTCAGGTGTTTGTACACCTCTAACTTGTAAATCTTCAGGGTATCTTTCATCTAAAAAATAATTTGTTCTTGTTATTTTATTTGTTCCACAAACAAAGGTGTCCTCAATTTTTGAAAACAAATTATTAGTATTGCCCGAATAAACAACTATCTCTGCGGTTTGTGTTTCACTCTTTTCAACTTTTTTATTAGTGTATACTTTTAATTTTGTTGTTGGTAAAACATCGATCAATGTATAATCATTATTTGATGTTAAACCTGTAATACGATATGTTTTAATCGACCCCAAACATTTAACATCTGAGATTGTTTCTTTTTTATAATTTAATAAAAATGAATAGTCATCCCTATTTTTGAAATTGTTATTTGAAAATCCTGAACAATTTCGATATTCAGCTGTTAATAGTTTTTGTCCCACACTTAAATTCACAACACGACTTCTAACAATATCACCATTTAAGAAATATTGTTTTATGTCGTCGCCAGTAGTATTATCGTTAATTTCAACATCATTAACTAATCGTAAAACATATGAATCCCATTTTATACCATGGTCATATGAATTATGATATTCTACCGTTGGGTGTAAAGTATAACCAGTAACATTTAATGGTAAACTTTCACATTTCATTTGTAAACCAGTAATTTTCATCACAGTTTCACAATTAGCACCATCAATGATGTTTAATTTAATATCATCTCTTTCTTTAATGTTCTCAATTTGTAATTCACAGGAATCGGATTTATATGTTATTATTCTACCGGACGATAGTGTGATGTCTTCATTTGTTTTATCTGATATACAATCAGAATAAACATATACAGGCCAATTATCAATTGTATTTTGTACTGCCGTCACACCTGTTAAAGAAATAAATATATCTGAAACAAAATCACAAAATTCTGTGCCACCTGAATACAAATTATTTTTTGTATAAACATTAACCTCACCACATTTTGGATTTATTGGTGCAAATAATGATTCATATTTAAAATGTAAATAATTATTTACTGAACATTCATTTCCACTATATTTTATTGATCTGAATTTTATATGATCGACATTGTTTTCATCATAAATCTCATATGATAACATTGGTAAATACTCAATATTATCAGTGATCCCACTTGTTGCGTCAATAAAAGGTTGATAATCAACATTACCAACGGTATATCCTGTTAATGTTTTATTCACAACATTATCAACTAAACCAATAACCGCGTCGTACCATAATTCATTTATTTTATTATAGTCTGGGTTCATGTATTGTCGATAATCACAAATCAATGGTAACCTATCACTACTAGTTGATAATGACCCACAACCATTAATGTCAAAGGTGTCAAATAATTTTGCACTATTTATTGTGTTCGTGTTTCCGCTAAATGTTACTGAATAATCATTACTTCTATATGTTTGTCCGTCAATTTCAATGACAGGGAAATATGTTACACCTGTAAGACTAATCAAACCACGTAAATTACTTTCATCTCCCAATATCGCTTCAACATCATCAAAAATAAACGACTCAAAATCAGGATATAATTCTTCAACAAACTCTTTGGTTTGACAACCTAATCTATATTGATATTTAGATCTACCAAAAACTCCATTTGATATTAAATTACCCCCTCTCCACAAAGTTGTTGCAGGTATAAATTGTTCTATAACTTGTACCCAATATGGTGTCATTTTATTTATGAATTCCAACGAATCTAAAAAATTATACTTTGTGAAACCCGCAGTATTTAAGTACGCACGATATATTTCTTCTAAACTAATATAGTTTTTCTTATATCTTATTAAGTTAGAATTGTTTATTACCTTATGTATTGTTTTATTAACAAACTCAGCAAACGTCACACCTGTTTGTGGTCTTAGATTCGAAAATGTTAATCCTAATTGTGACGATTTTCTCCAAATATCGAAATTAATCGCATTACTTGGGACTAAAAAGATGTCAATATTTTTTCTATTCAAAATCAATTCAGACCCATTAGTAAATACATGTGCCTTTTTATTATCTATTTCAGATTCTAATTCATATCCAACATCTAATCCAGGTAGCGTTCGATAAACATCAAAATAATCTTCACCATATGTATATGGTTTCATTTTAGTTTTAATAACTTTTGTTCTACCTGTTAAAATAGAATTGTCCGTATCGATGATATCTATTGAACGATGTTGTGCTGTCACATCATACCAACCAGATCCTTTTTGAAAATACATTTCATCAATAGTATTCAACGCTTTTTTTGGTTGTCCAACAGAATTTACCGGGTAACCATCTCTAGTGTATGTTGTTGTGCCTGTGATTGATACCTTATTGTACGTGTAATTTGTTTCATCAAAAACCGCAGTAATGTATTGTCTACCACCAACAATTACATCAAAAATGTCTTCTTGTAATGTTAATGTATTTGGTACGTCGATTACCTTATATACATATTCATTAATTGATATTAATGGTTCAGGAGCACCCAAAAATTTAAGAAAAAACTCTATAGATTTTCTTGTCCCCTTAGATTTATAAATAAACGATAAATTAACTAATATACGTCTATAAAACTCATACTCTGCTTCAAAAACATTTTTTCCTGTCGATTCACCGTCATACCCAATATTATGTCTGGTAAATAACAATTCATCAAATCTTTTTTCATCAAAAAGATTTACTGTTGACATCCCTAATGTTTCTGCAAGATTTTTAAGTAACAAATCAGGTAAGTTACGAATACCATCGTAACTCACATTTCTCATATATGCGATGTTATCGATATATTTTTTAACCCTATCGAAACTTTGTCCATATAATTGAAATATTGATTCGGCCTTCTTTTCTTCTGAGTCAAATTCAAATAATTGTGGAGATGTTAAAAACCTAACAATTAAATTTGATTTATAATTGTCGATTTCATCAGCAACACTTTTTAGATCTTCAATATAATTTTCAAAGGTAAAACCATTTATTTTAATGTTCCACGTATCCCTATCTATTGGCCATGTGTATTGTTGAGTAATTAAACTTGTTGTATTTGCATTTAAGTCTTGATCAGGAACTACAAAACTTGATGTGAATTTTGGATTACTTTCCCGATTTAAAAGTTGGGATTCGATCTCATCAAGACCTAAATAAAAATCTTCGACAATTGAATCGTTAGGTCTAATTAAAATACTTTCGTCATATGTTAAACTATTACCAAATGGTGACCCCTTTACAGTTAACTTAACCATACTTGGTGTTAACACGTTCACAACATAATTTGTGATTGGGTATGATACACCATTTATAACCAATTCATATTTCGAATATTCATCGTAAAAATTTCTATTTTTATTCGTCGTTTCAGGTAAAACATTTGAGTTTGGTTTTATTAACAAAATCTCAAAAGGATTATAAACTTTAGATAATTCAAAATCAAAATCAGTTATATCATATACTGAATTGTAAACAATGTTGTTTGCAGTGGTGGAGAAAAGACTTCGAATATTTGATTTATCAATTAAAAACCCTGCAGGATATTTTAATATGATATTCTTTATTGAAACATTAATTCTTTTTGTCAATGATCCGTATAGTGACCTACCAGCATCGTCTTTTGCATCCTTAAAAACAATTTTTTTGTTGTTTTCTTGGATGTTAGTTTCTGTTGATGTGGTTTGATTTAACCCATTCAACTCATCTAATGTGAAAAATTCTGAAAAAGGATTTGTTCTAAAATTTTTAGAATCCTTTTCAGGTATATCACGATTAATATCAAAGTTAGTGTTGGTTAACTGACTTGAACCATCGGTTATTTGAAACCCAACTAAATTATCACTAAACGTGTCCCTTCCACTTCCAGCTTGACTTGGTACAATTCTTTTTGTCATTATTCTATAATGGTGTTAAAATTTAATGTTTGATCAATATCAGTTCTTTCTTGTCTAACCTCAAACAATGTCTCATTTAAGTCATCCTTAACTTCAAACAAATTATATTGTTTGTAAATATTATTATTGTTATCGTAAATGGTATATATACCTTTAGCAACTGCTTTACTTTGATTACCATATAATGCGTGTGCCAATGTTGTTTCATCGTGCTCAACCATTTCAACTTCAATTGTTGTTGGGTTAACAAACGTATTTGTTAAAATAATTTTTTGTGATGGTTGACCAATAAATGGTACAGTATTAGGTTTACTTGATGGTGCAGATGACGGTGTTACGGTTAAAAACATTAAGTTTGTCGCCTGATCACTATATTGGTATCTTATTGCTTTTTGTGATGTATTGGTTAAATTTGATACAATCGGGGTACAATAAAATGACGATGTTACAATACGGTAAAAGTTTGGTATTTTTGCATTATTATCGGGATTGATATATTCGATTCTATACCCCACTAAACCCTGTGGAGTGAACTTATTTCTATCTTCCGATGGGACATTACTTAAATCAATTATAAGCCCCCTAACCGAAGGTAATGAAGCCAAGATACCACAGTCAGTAATACTTGTTCTAATTTGTTTCGGTCTAATGTGTAATGTGTAGACACCTAATTCAGAAAAATCTGCTGATGTTAATTTTAAATCGTATAACCCTCCTAATATTTCCGTATTTGGTGCACTCAAATCATCGGTTGTTTCACTATTGTGAAAAACAGGTGTTAATACATCCACCGAATTAAGTCTTTTAAGTGTTACCGTAGATGTGAAGTTTCTATCAGGTGTATAATGATAGAATATTTCTACATCTGCAGGTGATACGTCTGATGGTCTAACAATACCATATGATCCAATTGCCATTTTCTTTTATTTAATAAATATAAATTTTATTGTTTTTTAACATTAAAAAATCCATTTCCATAAATTTCTAATTCACCAATACTATCAATTTCACATAATCTTAGATTATTCTCCATAACACCCATTTTACCCCTTTCAACAAATACATCGGAGTATATTGTTGGTTCATCAATAAAACCAATAAAATGTTCATCTCTAGTTATTAGTTTATTGAACACCTCTTCTTTGGTAAACCCAATTGTTGTACCTGTGATCATGGTATAACCATCAGAATAATCCCTATATTCTAAATTGTCAATGGTATATCCACTATATATTTGATTTTCCGTAATACCCGTTGTTACACCACTATACAAATTTGTACCATATAATTTTTTCTCAATTATTCGACTTTTACCAAATGCAACATATGTAAACGTTGTGTGACCAGTTACATTTGTGTAATCAAAATCATTAATGTACTCTAAGGTTGTTCCTGTAATGTTTGTATAAGGGATTGTAAACCCACTAAAAACACCTAATTCATCTGTCACACTAACATCCATAGGAATTGTGACCAATTTTTTTAATTCTTGTTTTGTCCACGGAGAATCTAACGTTATTTTTATTTGATATTGTCCATTTAGTGGGTATGTATGTGTTACTGTTGATAAGATATCTCCTGTGTGTATTGGTAAATTGTCGGTATTCCCGTCACCCCAATTAATTGTAAAATTAGCATCAAATAATTTTCTGAATTTTTCAATATAAACTGTTCCGTATACTTGTATTGTTGATCCTGTTTGTGTGTAACTAAAATTACAATATTCTTCCACTTGTGATATGTCACCATCAAATCCAACCATCACACCCATTTCATCTAAATTTGACTCTAAATAAAGTGGAATGTTATATGTGTCACCACTAGTTTTTCTTAATATTTTATAATTCATTTTAACTTATTTTTTCATAAAACAATATTGGGTCATGACTTTCACCAACTCTATTATCCGTAATACCATCATATCTAAATATCTGATAACTATAGTCATCACGATTAATTACCATTTTATAATACATGTCATCACTTTCCACCACATCGTCAGTTGGTAATAATGGTTTGTTTGTGAAATCTAATATTGTTCCATCTTTACCATTATAAAACTTTGCCGTCATCCAAAAAGTATTACCTGTTATGGTTGTTTCATCAAATGCTGTATCATCTTGAAACCAAAACAAATACATGTTTTCTTTATTTTTATAATTTGAACCCATAAAAACAGGGACAAATATTAAGTCTTTAAGTACCGTATAAAACTGTCTTTCACCTAATGGTAATGTCAAATTTTTTGCAAACACTAATCGTCTATTAGTTCTGTCAGGTGGTTCATTATTTGGTGTTTTAAAAAATTCTAATCTAAAAAAACTTTCTGTCGATTGTTTTAACATTTTGGTATTTTCGTTTGGTGTGATACCAACTAAATTATAATCTAAACCATTTGTGTATCCTGTACCATTTAAGAAATAAAAATAATACCATATATCGGTTTGTTCAACACCATTTATTGACAAATATGGTTGGTGTATATATCTAACCGTTTCATAATTCTCAATGGGGTTAATTATCTTTTCTAAACTTTGTTCTTCAAGTTCAATTAAATTTTCTTCCCATCCAGCATCTAATTTAAACTCCTGTTTAGTATCGATGACCAATCGAATGTCATTATCGTTTCTTAGTATTTTCATCAGCAATCAATTATTTTAAATGGTCTTAAACCGTCTTCCTTATTCTTATAGTTATACTCATTTCTTAAATAAAAATTGATGTCTAACTTAACATTATGGGTGTTATTTAAAAATGGGTAATTTGTTCCGAAACCATTATCATCTATATACCCATGGTCATATAGATCTCTCCATTTCCATATATTTTCATTTGGAAAGAATTTGTTGTTCTCCGGTATACCATCAATTACATTGGTGTCTGATGTTTCAATATATGGTGATTCTTGTCTTAATTTAACAACGTAGTGTGGTTGATAATACATACCAAAAGTGTTACCTGAAGTCACACCAGAATAAATTAATGGATCATCTTGACCATAATCAAACACGTTTTTTGGTATTGTTATTTTATGGTAATTTTCACTTATAATTCTTTCTTTTAACTCGTTAACATTATATTCAACAAACGAACCAACTAATGTGTCCCCAACATTTAATGTTTGCCCACTATAAAACGTATAACCACTTTGTGTATTTCCGGTAAATGTTTGGTATGTTAAATTTGTTTCTTTTGATGTACTACCCTCAAAATGTTTGTCGACCCAATCATTATGAAAATTAAATTTATATCCAATCTTAGGTGGATAATCAAAATAACCATTACCATTTCTAAAAACAATTGAAACATAAACATTTGTTGGTGTGTAATTCAAATTATTCGTAAATCCTGTTAATGTTATATGATTTTTAAACCCAAATAACACGGACTCCATTCTATTTCTTTCAACAATAATATCGTTTACACCTTCACTATTCTCAAAAATGATTTTTTTCTCATCTTCCCATATCGCAGATTCAAAACCAGCTTTATCCAAAATATAATCATTAACATCTGTTAATAATTTGTGTTTGTGAACATAATATTGTGATGTGGTTCCGGTTATATCATCTTTATCTAAACATCTTTTACCTAACATGATAGGGTTAAATGTTACTCCCGATTGTATCTCACTTTTAAGAATGTTAATAACATATTTCTCAGAGTTATATGTTTCATCACCAACACTTTCAATTTCAAATGTTCTACCCGATAATGCAACACTATTATCCAATGTACCACCTGATAATACAATATATTCACCTTCAGATATTCCATGTTCAACAGGTGATACTAACTTAATGTATTTTGGGTATTCCACCACTCTAAATGGTATACCATCACCAGATTTAAATGAAATAAAGGTATTACCCGTTAACGTATATGTCATTGGATATTCGTTGTCCGAATCATTGACATATGATAAATAAATGTTCCAATTTTGATATGGTGCAACAATTGATGGTAACGTTGTGTGCCCGGTATACCCAACAACAGATATGTTTTGTGTAAAATCACCTAATGTTGATGTGTTATTTGGTAAATTTATTTCACGTAAAACATCTCTTCTTAAAAATGCAAATTCATCATAAGGTATGTACCCTGTAAAATCCCCATCTGTCCCGTCACCCTTCAAATAAAGATTTTGTTTTAATGGTGTGTATGATGTGTTACCACTATACATGTTCCTAAACACCATTTTTATTTTACCAAATACTCTATAATTTTTAGATTGGTTTCTTTCTTTATCATAAAGTTGTGATAAATTCAACTGTATATTTTTATCACCCTCTCTAAGTAAATTTTCCTTTTTAGATAAATCAATTTTAAATGATAAATCTTGTTCGGGTGATTCAAAAAATCTTTTAGTAGGTAAAACAATTTTTTTTCTTTCCATTATTCGGCATTTATAAACGCATTTTTAGGACCAAAAAGATCAATAAATTTATCAACACCTGTTTTACCCGATCTTAAACCAAAATAAAATAAGAATGGTGTTGATAAAATTTGTTTTTGTGTATAATAGTCTTCTGTTCTATGTAAGATAAAATCAATTGTAGTGTTCCAAGGTGTTGACCACCAATTACCAGCATTCCCATATCTAGTATAAATCACCCCACTTGTTGGATTTGTAATTGTTCCACCTGTCACATATAGATAAACAAATCCTGGATATTGTGTGTCATAATTCGTATGGTCATCAGTTGTTGAAATTACATCATAATGTACTTCTACGTTTGTATTACCTGTAATTGTTTGACCACTAAATGTATAAGTAATCGGTAATAATAGATATCTATCAGAAGAATCATTATCTCCACCGCTTATTGTATAACCACTATACATACCTTGTAATGGTTGTATCGCAACGGAACCATAATCCCACGATTGGTCATCAGACGTATCTTCATTTGTACCACCAAACCCTAAACCCTTTTTATCCCATAAATAGAATGGTACGGGTTGTGATGATTCCGTTAGTCTACCTTGCACTATTTGTGAATCATAATTAACATGTGTTGGTTCATTTAAACATAATCTAATTCTTTGCCCATCTTCATCTAATACAAACGTTATTGGTAATGGTCCCCAATATCCATTTGGTTTAAAAACTTGTGGGTATAATTCAGGATCCAATACTTGATAAGTATACCCATTATATTTGGGGCTTTGTAAATCAAACTCTTCAATACCAGCCTCATTATTTATTGATATTAATTGCATAATATCCCCATCAAAAACCCTATTTGTAAATTTAAACCCACCATTATCAAAAAAATCTTTAACTTCAAATTCATTACCACTAACATCTAATCTATAATTTATTGCTAAACCAAGTATTTCACCAAAACTTTGAAATGATGTTGCTCCGATTGATCTAACTACTGAACAATTAGGGTCTAATGTTGGATCAACACAAATTTCTTTAATAAATTCGTCTCTCGGTCCGAGATCAACAATTGTTGTTGGTCTACCCAATTGTCTTCCATTTTCACGATCAAGACCAAAATATGTTTTTGTTATTCCCCATTTATTTGTATTTTTCACAAAATATGTTGATCTATAATAATATCGTTCCTCATTTGGTTTTTTATAAATTATATCTTCACAATATTTACCCTTTTTAGCCTTAAATTGGAAAAAGTACAATGACCCTGATAACCAATTATCAATAAACGAATAGTTTACCACACCACCACAAAACAATTTACCAACACGTTTTCTTCTACGATATTCTTTCAATATTTCATAAAGTCTACCATTTGTTTGTGTTCCCGGTACGTATAAAAACATACCATTACTAAATTCTGTTTCACCGCTTGGTGTTATTGGTGAATATATGTCACCTCTATAATTTTTTACTAATGGTTCGTTTTTATTTGATAAGTTTGATGCACTAATATCCGCACCAGGTACATATGGAATTATTGTCCTATCATCACCTGTTCCGGTATAATACTCTTTAACTATGGATTCATTATACGGTACATCATAAATTTCACAACCCGATTCTAATGATGTTGTTGAATTAATGATACCTAATGACCTAATTACAATTAATTTATAATCTGTTAAATCTGAAAAAATTTCATCACCATCATAAAAATTATATGTATAACCACTTGTAATTGGGTCATATACTTTTACGATACTTGTAAACCCATTACCCGTTATACCAGTTAATTGTAACACATTATCAGGATCACTTTCATTAAATACAAAATAATCTTCTTGATTTGCCCATAAATCATCTATGGTGAAAATTGTGTTCCCTGTACATCCTGTTAGTTGTGTGTAACCTGTTGTTATTGTTAAATTTCTATTTAACTGATCATCACTACCAAAAATATTAAATGTACCTATTTCACAATAATTAGCAACACCTGTATCTGATGGTGGATCACCAAAGACATTATCACCATTACATTCTTCACATTCAGGATATGTTATTAAGTATAATTTTCTTTGTCCCGAATCTTGTGTACGATATGCGAATTTTTTAATTTTTCTTGCTAACCTTCTAATTGGAAAAAAGTTTACCGCATCCGCAAATGCGTGTAATACTGTTACAATGGTATTGAAAAAGGTTAAAACAACAATATTAATTAAGTGTTCAAAAAAAAGTAATACATCAGCAACCAATAACAAAAACGTAAAATTTTTTAAACCGAAATTTGTTGGTGGTGTCACAATTTCATCTGAACAATCTTCTTCTTCTGATGGTACAATTTCTTTAATACCAACATACCGATCATTTGTAAAAAAATCATTTTTATAATACGCACTATGAAACGATGATACGGTATATACTTTATTATACTGTAATCTATAAAAATAATCTTTTGGGTAATATTGTCCATCTTGATTATCTAAAATTAGTTCAATAGCATCTGATGGATAATCATCATAATTTGTTGTGAAGGAATATGACTTATCTTCATCATTACTATATTCTCTAATATTTGGTACTAAATATGATCCCGACTTTCTAGTTCTTGCATTTCCAGAATCATTTAAACTAAATCTAAAACGATAACATCCTGATGTTGGAATTCCTTTATTTGGGTCGTTAGTATATTCTATTTCACCAAATTCATTTGTTACAACATAATCCATATTCATTGGTACGGGAACAACAAAAGCACCATCATCACCAATATCTTCATTTAACTCTAGTTGTTGGAGTATAGGTCTATTTTGGTCATCTTTATTTGTGGTAAATCTAATCGATTCAATAGACCCTGTTTTAGTCGTTAAGTCACATTTACGACCCATTTTTCTTCTAACATCACAATTTTTATTTACGGAGTTTTTACTTGTATCTGTATATGTCCCACCAATTAAAAATGCTTTAGGTTCAACTTTAATACCTTGATCTGAAAGATCAAAATCTGCTCGTGTTATACCAATTTCACAAATATCTTGATTACCCCAGAATGGATATACTTCAATTGTTTTATCAAATGAAACAATTTGTGGTAAAGAATCGATATCTTCAGATGCTTTGAATGAATAATTATTTTTAAATGAATCCACACCAAAACCTTGACGAATAAAGTCATATGGTCTTAATGAAAAACAACCCATGTCAGACAAATCTAAATCGACATGTATTGTTTGTGAACCCAATGGGACACCCCATATCATAAAATCCCCTGAACTATTTGTTTTTACCGTGTACTTGTAATATTTTTCATATACCTCTAAAACCTCTTCTCTACCTAAAACATCTGTTTGGTCTGGAAATGTTCCCGTAGGTTCATGACCACCATGTTGTTTTCTCGATGGTAATAAATTATATCGATAGTTATTTTCATTCCTATCTGTTGTTAATTTATATGGATATAATCCGGATATCACCGGATCGTTCTCATCTTCACTCTGTAATGGAACAAAAATAGAAACTTTTGCATTTGGTACACCAAAGCCATTATTTACCGATATTCTTCCACATACGACACCATAATCAGAACAAAATGATGTGTAAATATCACTTTGTGTAAACTTTAACGACAAGATTTCAAGTAAATCAATATCATTTTTAAGTTGTACCGTGACTTTATGATCTTGCCCAATATTTGTTTTGATTCTATAATTTTGCATATTTCTTATAAATAGAAACTATTTCAATTTCTTTTAATATAAGAAAAAACAAAATTAAAATGTAGTCGATCCTAATGTTTTAATTCTAACTTTGATGTCTTTATTTGGGAATCTAATTTGATAAATTTGATTTGATTTCATATATATCGCCATATCACTTTGTTGTATTTCTTTTGTTACTGGATCTGCATAACTTTGTGATACTTCGTTTCCTGAATATTCACCGCCAACTAAACCAAATACTCTAACATCGACAACGTTGATTACACCATTTATACCACCTAATTCACGATATAAATCACCCAAAAATAATGGATCACCCATTTTTCTTTTATCAATCCTAAAAAATTCTGTTGTTTGTGTAATAATACTTGTTAGTATATTTGTTGGTGTTTCATTTTTATCAATTACAACATCTATTTCTAAACCCAAATCAATCACTTCACCACTAAGAATGTCAATATAATCATTAATCATTCTGTATTCTGACAAATAATTGATAATATTGTTTTTTAACGTTTCTGAGACCACACTTGATAAATTACCTCTATCGTCATATGATAACACCTTAACCCTAACTTTATTATCTTCTTCCATCACATTAACTTTTGCAGGTGCACCATATGTTGATGGCATATTTTCGATAATAGATTTATAATCATTTAATGTTACCGCTCTATTTTGTGCCGCAAAGTTATATGCAACCATATTTCGAATTTCTTCGATTGTTGGTTGATCTGCCCCACCAATTGCTGGAGTGACGTTTGACACCCTTAATGAATTGATTACTTGTGTATTAACACTATTATTCGGCCCTAATACATTAAATTCAATATTGTCAACACTATTAATAACATTAACACCTAAATTACTATTTTTACCTCCACCAATCCTATATTTAACAAAAATTGTTGACCCTGCTCTTGGTATTCTACCTAATGAAATATTGTTCAAATAATTCGATAAGTTGACTTTTAAATTACCCGTCATATAGTTGTCCAAATTATCCATTGGATCAACATTTCCTGAACCAAAGGTTAATGAAAAATAGTTTTCAGGTGTATATTCTGTCATGAACTTATTTGTAACATTTATATATGTTCCCGACTTAAAATTTTCTGTATCAGATATTGATGTTGGGTCTGAAACAAAAACTTTATCTTGGATAAGTGATTTTACTTCATACCATTTATTTTGTGTTGAATTGAATTCTGCCGATGTTGGATTACTAACAAAATTTGTCCCATCCTTATGGATAACAGATGTTACACCAAGAACATTTTGTTCAGGTAAATATAATTTTAAAAATGGTTTTTGGTCTAAATCGGTAATTACTCTACGATATATTCTTGTAGTACCATTCACAACGGGTTCACGTTTAATGATGGTGTATGAAATCAACTGATTATTACTATCAAAATTTGGAATTTTTAATCTATTTGGTTCGCCTCTATCATTATATGGTACAGAAAAATCAATATCGTTTACTGTTTCGAATACTTGTCCACCACCAGAAACTTGTGCCCCTGATTTCAATATACCCAAATATCTTTCATCTTCTTTGTCACCTCTTACAGGAACATTTATTGAAAAATCACATAACGCAACTGACGGTCTGTTACCCGGAATTTTTATTCCATATGTTTTCGCAATAAAAAACAACGATTGTCTTTGTTGTGCAAAATCTAACATTGTTTCTTGCCAAACCCTATCAATATGAAAATGTAAGTTATCCGCAATTGCCGCATTTAAATCCAATAACACGGAATAAATTGACGCATCATTAGTATTATTAATTAAATCGGGATAATACTCCCTTGTTAGTGTTACTAATTCTTGCCTTAATCCTGCAAAATCTCTAACCGAATAATTTATTTTCTTGCTCATTATATATTAATAATTATAAAATCTGATGATGAAAACGCTCCATTATTTACTGTATAATCGATTTTCACCTTCGCAGTATATGGTTTTACCGATTGTTCAGAAAAGCTAAAAGATTCCACATTTCCATTTATTTCCGTCATATCATTTTCTGCTGATACAACTTCAATTGAATTAATGTCTAAATTTGGGATATATTTTTTGATTGATTCTCTAATTTCACTTTCAATAAGATTCCAACTTGTCATATCATTTTGGTCAAAAATGTATTCATATATTCTTGTACCAAAATCAGGTAAGAAATATCTACTACCTCTCTTAGTTAATAATAGGTGTATTAAATTCGCTCTGACTTCCTTTTCAGGTGTGTCAGTCATATTTAAAAAATCACCTTTTAAACTATCTCTAAATGGATAATCAATACCATACGTTGTCGCCATGTTAATAAATATAGTAAACAAATAAATAGTTGTGAATGATAGTCTACAAGAACTTCATCAAATTCATTATTCTATTTATTTCTTCGTTTATTTTTACGTCTTTATGAATAAATTTAGAACCTAATTCTGTTTTATATGATGGTACATATGTTGATTCAGGATGTAGTTCTTTCATTTTTTTAACTAACATAGATCCAAACCCTTCTCTTCTTCTTGTAGGTCTAACAACAATATCACTAATAGTTATTTCATTTTTGTATATGACATATTGTACATATCCCATTACTTCACCATCTTCATATACCCCAAGTTCATAATTATCTTGTCCATCATAGTGATCCAAATGTTCTTGTTCAAAACTAATTCTATTCATATTAATAAATATCAGAATAAAAAAAGTCTAGTTTTCACTAGACTTTTTTATGTTGGTATTTCCTTTTATGTGTTTTGGGGTGTAACAACATTCTCTACATTTGTTACCACAACAATAACCCCTTTTCTCGTGATAATATGACGTTAATACCATTAATCCGGTATGTTCATCAATATAATAATCGACACCCTGTACTAACATATTATATACGTGTTATATCACAAGCACCTCCCGAACAACTTTGTGCCGCGTAATCTGATATGTCTTTAAATTGTGGTTTATCCAAAATTTCACCAAAATTCACTTCTTTAAACTGACGAGTAATGGTTTCCCATTTATGGAAAAGATGAACATCTTTTAAACAATAAACCATTTTTTTCAAATCACCTTTAAAGTAATTCTTAGCAAATTTTTTCGCTCTCTTTAACCAATAGTCTTTCAATAATACTTGTTCTCTTGTTCCTGTCACAGGTATTGGTTTATCAGTATTCTGACTCAGTAATGTGTCACACGCTAACCATAAGTTATCATTGAAATAATGTAAACCATCAACAACTAAACCTGATGCCAATACAGAACCTTTACCATATTCTTGAACAATATCTTCAAGGTTTAATACTGATGTAAATGGTGCTTGATTGAAATCTTTATCACCGTAATCACCTAAGAAACTAACCGCGGTGAAATGTTCCCTGTTGTCCCAAATATAATCTACAATTTGATCCTTATCGTCAATAATAACCGTGCAACTCGTATTGTGGTTAACAGGTGAATATGTACATAATTCAGGATTAGTACCTTCGTTAACCCAATTTTGTTGTACTAACTTAATCAACTCCAAGTGTTTAATTCCTTTCATATCCTTCTTGAATAAACCTTGTTTTGGGTTTTCAACTGGAACAAAAACAACATAATCACTATTTGTTGATGACCATACACTTTCTTCTAATAAGAATGGCATATTTTCTGTCAACCATTTTGCGGTGTTACTTTCTTTATTAAGTTGCATAATTCTAAAATATTTTTCAGAATGTTCAGGGTGGATACCCGAAGCTGTTCCTAACACAACAGACGCGTTACCAGATGGTTTTACACAAGTAGTACGTGCTGCTTGATTAATGTTAATTATTTGTGCAACCTCTTTATTTGTTTTTTTAACTACTTCAGCACCTTCTTTCAATAATTCAGCGTTAAACAATTTTGGATTATTCATCCATCCTGTGATACTAACACCTAACAAAGATTCTTTTTCAAATATCTTTTTTGTTGTCTCACCTAAATACGGAAAATTAGTGTAACCCGCTTGCAATGTCCCCAAAATAGATGCGTCTCTACAAGCCTTAAAGAACTTTTCTTTTGTTGTTGCCTTTTCAGCGTTGATTTCGGTCAAATTACATCCCTGAATACCAAATTTATCGTTATTTGTTCTCACAAACTCTTCGATATCGTTATAATGAATTTTTGAAAAATCAACATTCATCAATACTGGTATTTTTAAAATTTCAAAACAATTATGTACATAAAAACCATTACAATCAAAAGATTCCACACCGGATTGTACTTCACAATCATAAACATCTTCAGACTTAACGATATAGTTAATACTGGTTATAACTTCTTCATATGTTGTTTTATTGAAATCACGAACATATGATGATAATATCAAATTAATTGTTTCACGTTTTTTAATGTTTAAAAATCCTAATGAATTAAACTTCTTAATTGAAACATTCGTAATTACTAATTCATGTGATGGTTTAACAACATATTCTTTTGTTCCACCATTACCATCTGGTAAATTGTTTACACCATTTAATGTTTTATTTCTGAATTTATAAATCTTAGAATAAACACCAAATGAATTTAAAGCAATTTGTAAATTCTCAAGATTCTCTAACTGTGTTGACGTAATTCTAATTGAATTACCCTTTTCTTTATTCAATATCACGGTACCTTCAGCGTCAAAATAACCTGAAATAACACCATTAATATAATCAAATGAACCTGATAAAAGTTTTTTAGTTAAACGTTTTTCATCAATTACGGAATAGTCTTTGTTTTTAATAAATTCATATAGTTCTTTAGAATTGAAAAGTGTATAACCATCTTTTTCTTCCTCTAAAAATAAATTTTCTTTTTTCTTTGATGACCATCCTAAATCATTCAAATATGTCAACATTTTATTATGGTAGATGTTATTATTCTCACCCCAAAATTTAATTTGTGCATAAGTATTTGAAAAATTACCATCACCTAATAATGCACCAACTAAATATCCTTTCTTAAATTCATCATTTTCATCATGTGTAAAATCTATATCGACATTGTTTGTTACAGTTAAAACATCACCAATATTTAATTGTGACGCACTTACCATTCCATTTTTTGTATACATCACATGTTCCCCTGTTACTTTAATTTTACGACCAAATTCTGTCTCAATTTCATACACAGGTTTAATTCCTGTTTGTCTAAAACCTTTAGATTCAAAAATTTGTGAATTTAATACAATTGATGTATTATCACTTAATTGTGATGGTAAAAATAAACCCTTTGGAGTGTTTATTAATGTGTCGTTAGAAACACATGGGTTAAACATGTCAAACCAACTATTTGCAAACACAAAACCAATGTCATTATCACCATCATTCAATTTAACCAAATATTCAAATTGTTCTTTGATTACTTCTCCTCTCAATAACAATACGGAATTGTTACTTCTAGCACGTTGTGGGTTCTCACTTCTCCAGTTACCCGTTTTAGCGTGAATCATTTCATCATCATTAGGATCTACGATCATATTCAATGCAGATCGACGAACACCACCTGACAATACCGCATCAGCCGAATGACAAATAATGTCAAAAGCCAAGATTGGTCTTATTTTATTACCTTCCTTATCGATCCATTTTTCAATTAATGTTTCGATTCTTTCTAAGGATTGTTTTAGACCATCAGGACCAGGGGCTTTAAAACCACCACTAATAAATGCGCCCTTTTCTCTAATCAAGGAATAGTCAAATTTAACCTCATAACCTGCATATTCAGGGAAAGGTTGTTTGTCAACAAAATATGATGACATTAAAACCCCTAAAGCGTCTGACCATCCTTCAATACTATCAGGTACAACAAATGTTTTTGTACCCAATGTTCTTTTTTGAATTCTACTTAAATTGTTTACAAATGGGATTAATAATCCACCACCAAAACCACAACCAGATAACGCCAAATAAAAAATTTCTTGGAATACACGATTTCTAGCAATGTGTCCACTGGTACAATTAAACATTCTTGTGTTATGTTTCATAATTTGTGGATATCTGTATTGTAAATTTCTTTGTGATGCTAGAACTGATTGTTCTTTCATACTTTCCAATGCAGATAACAAATATGGTTCGATTTCACTTGAATACTCCGCATATTTGAGTCTATGTCCATTAATTATGTCTTCACATGCGTCATCCCATGTTTCATAACGACCAAGATTTTCCAACCATTTAAAATAATCTGAGTGTAATTTCAAGTCACTCAAAAACTTTTTTCCTTTTTGCATTCTTTTTTTTGTATTTTCTTTGTTTTATTCTTTTATTTTTTGTCTATATTTCGGTATTATTATCTTTTTTCATATTTTGTCTCTTCAGAAATGCATTTTTAACTCGATTTGCTCTATCTTCATTTTTTTGTTCTTCGTGACCTAATAATGTATTTTGACTATCGGTATTAATATCTAAATATTCATTATTGTACGTACAATTTTGAAATATAATTCCATCACGACCAATTCTCGATTTTAAAATTGTGATTGTCGCCAAATTATGTTCTTTTTGTTCTAATGTTTTACCAACAGAAATTATCACGTGACCAACTTGTGCCTTTTTAATTGATCCTCCCATTTGATTTGTTGTTACGACTTCAGATGCGATAGATTCACGATTACCCTGTGTCGCAGTCCAAATAGCAATATTAAACTCACTCGCAATTCCATCAAGACCCCTCATAATCGATCCCTCACCTTTCCATTCATCACCATATGAACGTTCAGGAATCACACAATCAACATAATCTAACACCAATAAATCAATGTTAAACCCATTTGAAAAGTATTTTCTAAGCATCGTTTTCAATCCTGAAATTGTTAACGAATCACTATCTAACTTTAAGATTTTTAGTACCCCGTTGGAATTATTCTGAGCTTCTCTAACACTAAATAACACTTGATCCTCATTGTCTGATTGATCATCAGGTGCAATACCTGACCAAATTGTATAGTGTTTTCTTTTAATTTGTTCTTTATTGTCCTCAAAAATGATTTGTAAAACATTACAACCATAGTTATAAGCACTATTTGCAACTTTTGTTAAATATGTTGTTTTACCCACCCCAGTTGGTGCAAGTAATACCGCTAACTCACCTTTACCAATACCACCCTTTAAAACTGAGTCAATTCCATCAATACCTGTTGGAATCGGATGTCTAAAATCTTTTCTTAACGCTCCTTCAATATCATCAAAAACATCTGTTGGTTCATTTTCATCTGAACCGACTTGAAGTGCTTTTTGTACAATCTCCTCAATCTTTGAATATTCTTCAAACTGACCATTATCAATAATGCTGTTTACCGTTTTAATTACCCGTCTTAAATTTTGTTGTTTACAAAAATTCAATGCGGTGTCTTTAACATATTGGGTACTTTGTTCAAGATTTTTAATAATTTCTAACGTATCAATATGAACTTTTGCAACATCACTATTAATGTTTTCAGACATTATTTTTTGTTGTAATGTATCATACGTTGGGATCTTTTCATATTTTTTATATAACTCTTTTAAGTTTTCCATTATATACTTAAAAGAGTTATTGTCAAAATATTTGCTTTCAATTACATCAATAATATTCTCACCATACTTCTTATCTTCAATAATTGTTTTTATCAAAGATTGTTGAAACGACATTCCTAATTGACCAAAATTCTTTTCTTTCATATTTCTATTTTTAATTTAATTCGTAATCTAAATACGTTGTAACCACCTCTTCAGATGATAAAATATCAGTCAATTCTGATAAAAATCTTTTTAACATTGGTCTAATATCAACAGTATATCTTACCATTGGATGATAATAGTGGGCCGGAAAGATTCTTTGAATAAATACTTCATCACCTATCTTAATTTCCAACAAATAATTCTCATATTTATTCACATTTGATTTTTCCACATTATCGTTATTCCATATAAAATTCTGATTGTGATATATAAAATCGGAACTTTTTATTTTCAAATCATGTGAAATTTCGTCACAAATTTGTTTTACATAATCATGTAAATCAAGTGATCGTCTACTGGCCGGATTATGGTCTTCAACATTAAAATATCTTTGACAAATAATTTGTCCTTCTAACGTTAACAAAAATTCGAATTTTGTTACTTTTTGATTTTTACTCATGGTTTCTAAATTTAATTGTTTTTTTATTCTTTTCTTTTCTTGTTAATCTTAAAAATGGGTTTAAAAATGTTACCCACGCATCATCTTTTTTTGGTAATACTTGAAATAGACCATCTTCTATCATTAATTTTATTGCGTTTTTATATGATCTACCTTCAGGATCAATATTATCGTTAATTAACACATTTATGTCCTCAACGGCTTCATCAGTTAAAAACTGACCATCCAAACTAACTATGTTCTGATTAATTTGAAAAAATTCATCCCCAAATACACCTTCCTTAGTTACTCCCGTCATAATATTTTTGACGATATTATTCGACTTATCATCTTCAAATAAGATGTTTAGTTTTCCCCTAATTTCATCGATTGTTAATGGTGTTGTTTTCACTTCTGGAAATATACTCAAAAGTCTTTTAATTCCAAAATTTCTAATACCATAAATATCATCAGATGGGTCACCGCAAAGTATCTTAATTATCTTAACATTTTCAATTAAAACTTCTTCATGTCGATACACATACGTATCGTTTGGTTTGTAAAATTTTGAATGTGATGGATTGTATAAAATTGTATTTTCTGACACAAGTTGTGTTAGATCACCATCAGACGAAAAAATTATCTTTTGCTCATTGGGGGTGTTTTGTGAATAGTATGCAATACAATCATCAGTTTCACAATGTGAATATTCACCCTGTCTAACATATATCTCTTCAAGATATTGTTTTACACGAAATCTTTGATAGTTATATGAATTTATTTCATGTTCACTTTTAACCCTATCTTTTCTTTTGATCTTATAATTTGGGTAAACTCTTTTCCTTTGTATCGCACCGTCTTCACCATCCCAAAAAACAACAATCTTATCAATTTTTTGTTGCTCTATAAACCTTCTAAGGGTATTGAGGAAATGATATATTCCCCCAATATGTTGCCCCTTATAAAAGTAGTTTTTAACCCCGTAAAACCCAATTGTTAATAGATTATCACCATCAACTAATAATGTTGACATTCATCTTTATTTATATGTTATCAATATTTGTTACATCATTCAATTCAACCCCACCACCACATTTGGGGCAATATGGTTGTTTATATACGTGACCATTGAATTCATTGTATTCCTCGTCAAATTCAAATTCATCAACATGACCTTCAAAATCACAGTCAATACACTTTCCCCAAATAAATTTGGATTCGTTATCCTTCGATTTCTTCTTCTTCATTACTTGACGTTGATTCAATTAAACTAAAATCACCACCCAATTTTTGTGACCAATAACTTGAATACAACTTCTTATACTCATCTTCGGCCTCTTTAGTTGCGTCAATATAACCATTATGAACCGCAATTATTTTTCCATCCTTATATCCAAGACCATTAACATGGTTTTTCAAAATTGAAATCTTAGTTCTAATAGCGTATGACACCTTTCTACCATCTTTTTGTGCTTCAATATGACTGATTCCCGCTTTCTTCTGATTTCCAAATAAGAAAACAAGTGAAGATGCCAACCATACCGCTTCACCACCCTTAGCCTTAATTTCAGGTTGACCGAATGGGTTATCAGGTAAATCTACCCATGGTTGGTTAACAATAACCAATGTATTAATAAATGGATAATCTTCTTTCTTAGATTTTGAAATTCTTGAATGAATTCCCATACCAATTTTATCCGCAAGAACAGCAGCATTGTGCATTTTACCACCTTTACCTTCAAAGGTCATTTTACACGGTATAGATCCAATAGAATCCCATAAGAATAGTATTGATCTGTCAATCTCACCTTTTTCCTGTGCATCTAAAACTTCATTTATAAAGTCAGTTGCTTGTTCAATATAATCAAAACTATCGTTAAAAATGAAATCACCATCCCATTCACCATTACTATCTTTTTCTGCCTGTAAACCCAATTCAACCGCATGTTCCCAACTCCATTTCTTTTCTGTAATAATGAATACCGGTAAATGTCCTCTTCTTTGTGCGTCAGCCGCTGCCAATACAAGTGCAGTTGTTTTTGATGAGTTTGAGTGACCCAAAAACATATTAATTCCACCCATAACAGGTCCAGGGAGTCCACACGCATTTAAAAACGGTTCACCACAGAAATAGTAATTCGTTTCTTTATATTTTGTTTTTGATGAGAACTTTTCTTTATAGTTAAACTCTTTTTTCTTTATACTTTTTGACATTCTATTAATTTTTTTGTAAAAAAAGAACTTGGATGATTAATATTGATAATTCATTATACTAAACACCCAAGTTCTTATTATTTAAAAGGGTAATTCATCACTAACATCATCATCTGATTGTGGGTCTTCAATACTTACATTTGGTGATCCCAAACTAATTTCACCTGTTTCTCCATTTGATTTTGGAACCCACTTTTTCAAGTCGTTATTCCACTTTGGAACATCCCCTGAAGCTATGATTTCAAGATATTCAACAGATTTTTTAGGGAACGCATCTAACCAAGTCATCGGATCTTCCATCCATTGTTTTGCAATCTCAGGATCACTATGTAACGGACCTTTATCTTCAGGAATCACAGCGCTCACCACAGTATATTCATTACCTTTATTTGATTTCATCAATGATAAAGTCAAAATAAGGTCACGTCCTTCAATTGGGTCGGTAATATCTCCCTTATTTCTCCAAATTGGGATGATTTTATCTAATGTACCTTCACCTTTACCATTATGTTTAAATCTCCAAAATTTCGGGCCATCATTCTCTTTATCTCTGTCAATCAATTTTACGATGTAGAATTTTTTTGAACGATAATCTTTTGCAACTTCAACATCTTTTGGGTCGGTTGACATTTCAAGAATTTCTTTTGTTTCATTAAGTGGTGATCTTTCACCGTCCTGTTCAGGATCATACAATTTAACTGATTTACCATCCACATAAATGTCGTGGAAATTTGCTTCCACAAATGGTGTAGAACCATCTTTTGTTGGAAGAATTCTGATTCTTTTTTCCAACGTTTCTACCCCTTTAGGTAATACCGCATTAAAATACTTTTTTAATCTTTCTTCGTCTGATACTTTTGTGTAAGTGGTGTTAGTTGTCTTTTTTTTGTTTTTTTCGTACTGTGCAAGTACTGAATCTAATGTTGACATGTTATAAAATTTAAAGTTTAAGTTTGTAATATAATATAGTAAAAAAAAAGTCAGATACAAAATCTGACTTCAAGTTTTTTTTTAATTTTTTTTCTATTTCTTTAATGTGAGAAGATAGGACAACTTATATATTAACCCCAATATCTCATCTCGAATATTTAATAAGTTAGTATCCTTTTCATCTAAAATATCGGTAAATTGTACCAAAGCATCTGCCACGGTATCTAAAAACCCTTTAATGTTCATTTCATCTAAATTAGTTAATGTAACTGTTTTAGTTTCATCATCTAATTTAAATCTACCATATTTACCCATTGCTTGTTCAACAAAATCATCAATTAAACCGTCAATTTCGTCATATATTTTACCAAATGCTTCATGTCTTGAAAAAACATTTGTTTGCCAATGAAATACTTTTAATTGTGTTTGTAAACCCAATAAAAAATTTACATTAGTACTAATATTCATTTGTTGAAGGATTAAAAGATTTCATTATTTCCGATGGTGTATAACTTTGAACATCGTTCTTTGTTAAAACATATTCATTTTTACCTGACATCTTCATTTGTTGTTGTTTGTCATTAAAAAATTCTTTTGGATTTTGACTAAATGGATATGAGTCTAATGATCTCATTTCTAATTTTTCTTCCGGTGTTTTAGGTTTAACATTATCGATTTTTGACCCTAACTCATCGATTCTTGATATAATGTTATCCATTTGTGATAACTTTTGTTCCAACTCATCAAGTTTAGTAAAAAGACTATCCATCTTAGCTTCTACACCACTATTATCTTGTTTACTATTTTCTAAGTCTTTTTTAATACTCTTAGTCATATTAACAAGATCTGTAATGTCAATTTCTTCCACATCACTTTCATCTGGTAACGGTGGAACATCCCCAACTGGTTCTGCAACCGCAGGATCTTCACTTGGTGCTGGTGGAACATCAGTACCTTCAGGGGCAGATGGTACTCCTGTATCACCTTCGGGTGCTGGTGGAATTTCCTCTGCAGGTGTTTCTTGTTCTTTTAATAATTTTGCGGTGTATTTGTTAATACTTTTATAACGATCAAGAGCTTCTTGTAATTTTTTTTCTAACATGGTAATTAATCTTGAAGTAATTGTCTACCGTCATCGGTAATATATTTTTTATTTATTCTTTCTACGATACCGTCTTTGGATCTTAATACGTAACATTCTCCTGTTTGTAAATCACAAATTTCTTGTTCTTTACTATTTAATTGAGTTGTTTTAGTTTTACCTAAAAAACTATCAATCGCACCATTTATGTTATGATTGTTATTCATATTGTTTTTAATATAAATATCTTGATATTATTAAGATTCTCAATTTATTCTAAAATATACCACGTCACCATCCTTTTCTAATTTCAGTTCTGTCATCAATTTTTTAGACATTGCAATACCGTATTCTGAGATTTTAGGTCCGACATTTATCGGACCATTAAATACTTTATTGTTAACGTCATAATTATGTTTTAACACGACTTGTGTTTTGGTTTCAGGATTATAGAATGTGGTTGTCGCACCAAATAATTTATCAATTGCATTGGATATGTTATTATCTATGGTATGTAATAAAAATCTTGTTGAATAAAATTTAGATTTATTATTCTCAGTTTTTATATCTTTCCACGTAACATTTGATTTTGGTGTTCTATATGAGAATAGTGTCATTTGGGTATCATCATTTAATTGATAGTTTTCACCTTCAAACATAACTACGTTTGCTCTTAACCATTCACCAGTACCTATACCTGAACCCGAAACACTAATCTTTTGTATATACTCTTCAGATTTTCCCTCCGGATTTACATATCCGTTATATGGTACACCAAATTCAGTATAATTTGATTCACGTACAATCAATCTATGGTCTTCCAATCGTTTAGTACCTAAATCAACCATTTTTGTTTGTCCATTAACCGTAAATGTCCACTTTTTGGTTAGATTATTAGTATCTTGTACCCTAACACGTGCAGTGGCTCGTTGTAGTATTGTGTCAAATAATGGTTTATAACTTGACATCAAAGAATCTTTAGGATCCGGTAACGATGATGATGGTATTCTAGTTCCAACAAATGTTGTTACAATATTATTGTTTTGTATTTTATGTGTTACATCTGTAATCCAATATGACCCCTTAAACATTGGGACATTTTTTAGATAAAAATACATCGTTGGTTGAATCATAACATTACCCATTGATGTTACTGAACACTTATATGACGCTTGTCTATATATGTCATATAATCCAATATCAACTTGATATGCGTTTGATCCTGATTCTGATCTTGCTAAATTTTCTAAAGCAATAAATGATTCTGTGGTGTTTTTAATACTTGATTGATCAAGTTCAAAACTCTTAAAAATACCCTGATTCTGATCTCCCAAACTAACTTCAAAAGCAACAACCCTATTTGATTTGTACAACATGTCATTATTAAAAGCGTCAGGTATTGTAATAATCATTGGATTATTATTTTGATTACCGATATTGAAACTATCGTCAGAATACTTAAATTCTTTACTATACTTACTTAAATCCAAGTATTTTGATGTCGGACCTGTGTACTGAATAATTACTTTTGGTGTTGATTCTTGATAATCAACATCTAAATACGTTCCAAAAATATTTTGTGCCAAGTTTTTTGATGGTGTAATTCTATTCCGATTTCTTATAGTATCACCATAAAAATTTGTATATGATGGTAACACCCTCATATCAAATCCAGTTCCTTGAATTAACATTGAAATGATTGAATATAATGAAGCCTTTTGGTTATTCTTATTACCCAATGGGATTAATCTTAACAAATTAAAATATGCCGAATCACCGATATCCCTATTCGCTTTATCTAAAAACAAAAACTCTTCAAATAATAATCTCTGACCGATAGAGTTTCCTCCAGCCCATCTATCGTTATATGTTTTGAAAAACGAGTATAATTCATTTTTTAATGGGTCATCATTATACGATGGTCTATAAATTTGTTGTTCACGTTGTTGAGTCTTTTTATTGTCATTTAATTTTTGTGACAGACTTAACAACAATTTATTTAGAAAATCCCTATGATTCCTTGTTAGTTTGATTCTATCGTCGTCAACTAACACAAATACATTTTTTCGTAGTTCTTCTTTAAATTCATTTGATGTAATTGTTGGTCTTGTTTTATGCAAACCAGCAAAATATTGTATCAACGGTCTAAACTGAATAACATTTTCTTGACTTAATTCGACATTATTCGTAATAAAAAATTGACGGTACGCGTTATCAATATCTTCACCAAGATATAATTCAATATGTTTTAAATTATTTGTGGTTAACTGTGAAACATTAAAATCTGAAAACGTAAATGTATTTTCTTCAACCGCATCAATAAAACCATAACCAACATGTGGATCAATTTCTTTTGGGTTATAAATGGTAAAAGAAATTAAATTGTTTGGTTTAATGAGATTGTTAGAAACGTTATTCAAATTATTTTTTTGTCTACTAACAATGTCCTCCAACAATGTCACAATGTTTGATATATTATCTGTTGTTTTCTTAGGAACAACACATATTGCTTTCAATAAATCTTGGAAATAGTAATATTGTACGGTGTTAAATCTTTTATATGCCAATTCTTCATCAATTTTTTCAGATGCAAATCTTAAAAAAATATTCTCAAATTCATCAAGTATTTTAGGACTAAATGTACCTATTAAATCAATGATTTTTCTGTAATTATCACCAATCCCATATTCATTATCTAACGTTGTTCCTGACTGTTTAATTCGATTGTACTCCGAATATGATGAAAACTTTTTACCACTAAAATCGATTGTGTTATCCAACCTATCCCAAATAACACGCATTGATCTTTGTTCCTTTACAAAATAATCTTGTACACTATTTGTGTTTCCATAATACCCGTTTGATGGTAACATGGTATATTCTAATGTGGTATTAGAAAATTTTGAATTATCTACAAATGTTGTCCAATATCTTTCACCATTTATTACGTTAGATGATGTTAATATTGTATTATTGATCACATTATTTTCGAATGATATGTTACCTTGTGATACATTATAATGAGCATAACCATTTATTATTTGATGGAAAATAGCATCATAGAATGGGTGGATACCAATATCTTTATTATCCGAATACTTTATTGGTGTTCCAAGAACATTATAGGTCGTATTTGTGTTGTTATCAAAAAATTCCGAACCATTAAAACTGGTTGTGATGTTTGATGTGTTTAAAAATCCTGATAATATGTCAACACCATCATTAATATATTTTTTATATCTATGATAAATTGAACCCCACTTAACAATCAAATGATATGGTAAAAAATGTGTTGAACCAATCTCATTAAATAATGAGAATGTTTTTGTTGAGTTAAAGAAGTTATCTTCTAAATCTTTAAACGCTAACGAATTTACCAACAAATAAGCAGATCCAGCATATTTACCAAACACTATATTATTTGTGAAATCAGAATAAAGTTGTTTATGGAAATACGGTGTATTTAAAATATTAACTAACTTATTTGAAATGTTCATATTGTTATCAAACAAGTTGGTAAAATTATTTTTTACCCATTTTTTACCGTCAACATCAGAAGTAATCAAACCATTTTTGGTGTCAACATTCAATATTCCATTAAATGATATGTTATCATCTGTGATTGATTGTGAATTTAAATAACTCAGGTATTCATTTGAATTAAATGGATAACGATTTTTTCGATACTCTTCTGGTTTATAGTTTAGTAAAAATTCGGTTAAACTGTTGTAAGATGATGAATTATTTGGTGTAGTGATTCTATCCACATTTTCCAATGTATATTGTTCGAAACGATATGGTTTATTCACAATCTCATTTATGTATGGTATTGTCGGTAATTGATCTTTTAAATATGGATAACGTTCAAAAATAGACGTGCTTTTCAATTTATCATAAAATTGATCTATATTTGAGATTTTACTAAGAATTTCAGATATATCATATTCAAATTTAATTGATTGGAAAATATTTTCAGTTTCAATTTTTGATAACTCAGTAATTGTGTTTGAATTATAATTTTCCACCAATGTAGTGTAAAACGACCTCTCAAAAATTTCGTATAAAATTGTTGATAGTGTTTTATTTGTATATGGTAATCCAAACATCAACACATCTAACTCAGAAATTTTATTCATTTTTGTTCCATCAACATCTGATGAGAATACATAATTAATATTTCCAATTGAACCCTCTTTTTCTGCTAACGGATCAAAAACTTTCGTTGTTACGTTAATATAATTTTCAATAAAGTCTACTTCAGGCCATAAATTTTTATCATATGATCTTAACTGATTTATCAAATCAGGATCAGTTGGGTGTGTTATTACTTTGTGTTTTGAACCACCACCAACAGTTTTTTTTATTTCAGGCCATGGATATATTGCACCCTCTTTTGTTGACTCATCGGATAAATTACCAATGATTTTAGCTCTTTCTGCACCAATTTCAAACGCCTTTTCATGTACGTCTTTCAATAATCTCACATAAACTTCGGCATTTGCTAATACAACCGCAAAGATATTTCTAATTGTTGGGTCAAAACCAAATCCTTTTGTTTTGTCTTTAACAACTTCATTCATTTTAATTTCAATCTGTTTCTCAATTTCAGATTTTTGTGTATTAAAACTCGTGATAATTGTTCTTATATCATTAACCAACAAGTCGATCGCAACACCGATTTTACCATCAGGATCAACATCATAATAATTCTTAATGTTTTTTATTGTGTTGATTTTGATACTATTAAATGTAAAATTATCTAATTTCTTTTTTTGTTTGTCTGCAATTAATTTCGTTAGTTTTTCTTCATTAATTAATCTGTTTTTAGCTTGTTCTAAAATATATTCCAGTGTCCCATTTTTTGTCGATCCTGTTACCTTATCAATACCGATTGTTTTATTATTAGAATTCGATAAATAATAATAAAAAGGATTACCCGCAAATGGAAACCCTTGGTTTTTTGATAGATTCACATTTCCCCAAGAAACTACCATATTTTCAAAATCAACTAATGATTTTTCATATGATACGATTGCATTTAAAATATCTGCGTCGATTACTTGATCAAAAATAGTTCTCTCTAATATCTTGTCCAAACTTTCGGAAACAATAATTAACTCTCTCAATGTTTTAACAGGAAAGTCTTTATCTATTAACCCTTTTTGTTTGTATTCATTGTATACCGATTTTAAAATTTCATAGCCTCTAGTTGTTTTGGCAACTACTTGTTGATATGTTTGGTTTTCGGGATTAAATGTTACCGTTTCATTTTTAACCGTTTCTATTGGATATAAGTATGGTGACATTAAAATACCATTTAACGGTATTTCATTCAAGTATGCAAATGTTGAACCAACAAATTCACATGTAATATCATAATTACCCGTACCACCATTAAATTTAGAATTGAACTTTACTAAATGTAATCTATACTTAATTGCTTTACCGTAATAACCTTTTATTGTTAAATAAAATATTGGCCACGGTAAATGAAAAAACGCTTTATATGGTGAATTTTCAGGGGATTCAAATAGTGTTTTACCTCTAACATCAATAAATGTGATAAAAACTCTTGGAATACCATTAAACCCTTTAGTATTAACCTCAATTGAATCAATACCGAAAGTTTGTGCACTACTATCCCGATTTACGGTTTTTTGTCCAGTATATCTTTTCTTACCATCACTATCAATTTCGTATGTGGTTTCATCTGAACCATTAAACGCATTTGTCCATGTGGTGTCAAAATATTTTACATTTGTATCACCATCTTTAGTATAGTTAGATAATAGGTTTATTGTTGTTCTTGAAATTGAAACAATTGTATTACTGTTGTCATTTTTTGTTAAATAACTTCTAGGTACGATATCAGCTTCAAGATTCGCATACATGACCAAATTTTCTTGTTTGATACCTCTAGATTGTATTTCACCATTATCAATAACGCTATTTGGATCAATATAAACTAAGTTATTTTGATCCACTTTAACTAAAATATTCTCGTTGTTCAATAAATCGTTATTCCCCATAATATAATAAGTATAATTCTACTGCTCTTTTATAATCTTGTAAAGAGCTAAATAAGGGAAACGGTATCCTTAACACGAAATTATCGGGTATCTCATGTTCAAGACCACCAGCACTGGGGTTTGCCAACAAAATCAACCAACCAAATAATGGTGACCCATATTTCTCGTCAGATAATTTATCTAACCTGTCCTTATTTTTTTTATAAATAATGTATTTATCAGTTTTTTTTATTGGTAACTCAATACCCGGAACAATTTTAAACTGACCATCATTTATAAATTCATCGTATCGATTATAATATGATCTACTCATTTCGGTTTTTTATAATAATTAAGTTTATTTCCTGTTGGATCAACATTTTGACTTCTTAATTTTTTCAATGTGTCAATCTCAGTTTGATCAGTAATATCCGTTATACTTATGTATTTGTACGCAACTTCTTTACCATCAAACACAGGGGTTTTTTTAAGTTTAAAAACTACTTCAGAACCTTTAACCAATTTCTTATCTAATGATTTTTTGATTTCTTTTTGTTCAAAATTTGGTCTAAAGTTTAATAAATCTCGTTGATACAACGCAATTATTTCATTCTTATATTTTTCATCTGAACTCAATAGATTTAAAATTATTTCAATCGCTTGTTGTTTTGTTATTGAAAAAATCTGATTGAAATTTATTATGTTACTTATTTTATTCGTAACAATCAAATCATTTTGAGTAATATTATTGACGGTATTTGAATATTTTGAATAGAAATCAGTTGATGTATATCCAGATAATGTTGCTTTAGAATATTTGTCTTTATTAATAGTTGCATCATGATCAACATAATACACCATATAATTTAGTTTATCTAAATTTTGGGTGATATTATTTCGAATCTCCTCAAGATCATTAACTTTAATATTACCAATTTCATCAACAAGTTCACCAATTTTAGTTAGTAAATATGGTTTTAAAATATTATCCGAATTCGGAATTTTAGCAGGAACAATATTAAAGTTGAACACCTCATTTGATACACTACTGATGTCAAATTCGATGTTTTTTAATAATACCGATTTCAACCCTCTAACATAATTTTCATAATCTTTACCATTAGGATATACACCAAATAAATTGATTGTGGTTGTTTGTGTACCATTTGCTGACTCATAAACATCAAATTGATTTATAGTCCTATAATTTGGTGAGAACACTAAATTTGTGATATGTTGACCATATTTTTTATTTATGTCATTTATCGATTTCGTATATGATTTAAAATATGAATCGATTTTTGTGTATGTATCACTTATTAATGTTGTATATGACAACGTACTTGTACTTTCATTAAGTGTACCGATATATCCTTCAACAGGTTTACCGTTATCGTTTGTTGATGGTGATGGTTTAACTTGTTTTTCTTGTTGTTTATTTAATGATTCTAAAAATTCTTTAGTGTAATCATCACTTTTTTTACCACCAATTTTTTCGTTTGTAGATATTGATCTCTCATCATACATCTCAGTATTAGCATAAAAATTTGATGATAATGCATTTTGTAGTCTTTCAATTGGTTTAGATAAACCATGTCCACCAATGAATTTAACTTGTAATGTGACATTTGCAATCATTGGTTGTACACCAATACCTTCAGGATTTAAATCCCATGGTGAATCATCATATGATATATTGATATCATTGATGATTACCTTAGAATTATAAAAGTCACCAATTCTAATCACACATACAGGTGGTGGACCGAAAGAAGTGTTTCTAGCGGTTAAATCAACATCATCCGAAATACCTTTAATTGGTATTGTATCGCCGGGTCTCAAACATTGTTGTAAAAAGGTTAAACGAGCGTTTAATCCTTCGGGTGTCATTGAGTGAAACGCAGGGTGGAAATATTTTAATTTCTCTTTTAATGATGAAAACTGTACGGGTGAACTTTCTTCCAATTTTTTGAAATAATAACACTCCGACAATGTTTTCATTATTATTCTTTTCATCACATCGATTGGTGGTTTTTTCGGTTTAACCGTAATAGGTGTTTGTACCTCTACCAATCTTGTTGTTGGTGTGACAACAGGATCTTCATTTACAACAGTATCGGTTGGTTGTTGCGATTTTTTCACATAACTTATATCAACATTTGATTTCCTACATTTAACTGATATTGGTGCATGTAAATTTAAATTTTTTGCATTATCTTTTGATTTGAATTCAAAATTACTGCTACAATCATCCTTACCATCTACTTTAGAGTTTTCACCATTTTGTATTGTTCTAAATTCAATTGTTCCATCTGTATCATATCCCAAATCTTTTAATGATAATTTTTTGGTTACATTAGATCCTTGTTGTGTGTCCACGTCTGAAAATCCTGTCCAATTAAGTTTATTTAAAAATGTTTCATCAATCGTCACTTTTGATAAACGATTTAACACATCCCAAACAATACTAAATGTTCTTCGATATGATAATCTCATGTTATATGATAAATCAGCAATCGCTGATGTTGATGAGTTAACATTAACTGTAATTGATCGGACAATATTTGATTCTAAATCAGTTTTGATTTTATTTAATTTATCAACATAAACATTATAATCATTATCTAATTCAGAATACACACTATTTAATTCGGTCACAGTTTTATTAACCGTGTCACCTGATGTTGATGTGGTGATAGGTTGTTGTGAATTACCATATAACACCGCAATATCATTCTTAACCGTAACGGTATTTGGGTTTGTGATATATTGTTTTATTAGATTTGTTAATGTCGACGTTAAAGTGTTTACCGAACTTGTTTTAAAATTACTTGTAAATCCGTCATAATATTTTGAATATGGTAGATCACTTCTGAACGAAGAATTATTTGATGGTTTATCATTAATGAATTTTAATGATACACTAATAGATTCTTTAGAATCACCATTATTTGTTGTTACTGGATTTTGTGTTGATGTGTTTTCTTTTTTTTGTGTTACATTATCAATAACCGGCTTATATGATGTTATCATTTGTTGAGTAACACCATTATTTAGATATCTCGTAATTAAATCCAAATCATTTCCATCTAATGTGGTGTATTTTCTAACCAATGAATATAAATCAACGTCTTCACAACCAGCAAAAAACGAATGAATGTAGTTATCAGCCTCTTCATCTGACATATTTTTAAAATGTTCTCTAACCAATAAATTCAATACACTTGGGTGATCAACAATAACCTTGAAAGATATACTACCTGATCTTGTTGTGTTTTGATACGTATAGATTGGTTCAGGTCTACCTAAAAAAACATTTTCTTCCCACTTAGCATTGTTTTGTTCTGAAAATTTTAAATCATATGGTGGAAACCACATCACTCTACCACCATTTGAACCTCTTTCACAATATGGTAAATCTTGTACCGTAAAACCTTCTTTATTTGATGTTTTCCATGCCAAATTTTCAATCGAAAACATATATTTTTTAGCATAATAACCACCACCAAAACCATAATTATCAACAATATTAGTCGACCCATCAAATGACTTATTACCATTTGACATTGGTGCAATATTAATATTCCAAACTCTACTATCCCCACCTAAAACACTATCATCAAATTTTCGAATATTTGACGTTCTTTTCATCGTGTCGTCCATAGTAAAATATGGTCTGTCCTTTGTCCAAACACGACAATACTCAACACCACTTTCTTCACCGGAAAATTTATCAACATATTTTACAGCAGAACCTCTAGAAATTCTAAGGTCACCTTCACCAAAAACCCTACTTGTTTGATCAATAACATTTGATATATGCGATCTCGCCTCACCACCATTAGATGGCATAGAGTCTAACATTTCTTGTGTTACACCTAATATAGAATCTTCTCTAAAACCATATTTTGTTGATAATGATTCTTCTAATTTAGATCTTTGATCATTATAACTTGAATTGTTTTCACCTAACTTATTTTTTGAATTCTTACTGATCCAAGTTAAATTACCTGATATTTTACCGCTCTCACCAATATTTTTTGTTTTTTGGAATAGTCTTGCTTGTGTTTCGTCAAACATCAATGAAAGATAAAATGTTCCTCTAACAGGTCTATCATTAAAATCATTCATCGCATATCTAACATCATCACCCCTATCATCACCGATATACGCAACACCATTAGGTGCCTCAATACCTAATATATTTTTTACACCTTGACCAACATTATCCACAAAATTAAATATTTTAGATGTGTTTTGTGATCTTGCAGTTGTTGTATAATTTGGTGCGTACTTCGAATATGACAACAAATTAAATAATTGTCTTTTTTGTCCATCACCCATGTATTCAATAAACAAATCTGACGGTTTTCTGTCTCTTTTTGGTCTTCTTGGGATACCCAATAGTGAACCTAACGCACCTGTAGTGTCTTGTAGCAATCTACCAACCTCTGTAGACGCTTCAGGTCTAAAGTTAATAGGATTGGACGGGTTACTCAAATAATCCCCTGGAATCGTCGAAAAAGGTAGTTCTACACCCGATACTGTTTTTAGAAAATCTATCGCCTTCCCCGGTATGGTTTTTTGAACAGTAATTTGATAATTACTTTCTAATACGGATTCTCTACCTGTTAATAAATTTAACGCGGTACTTGTGTTACCATTAATAGCATCCAAAACTCTAAGTCTATTTGTTGTTGATTGTAAGTTTTGTGATATTCTTGCTTGTACTGGCCCGTTTTTATCATCTCTAATATATGTCGCAGCGAATTTAAATAATTCTGATTCCGTGGTATATGTACTATTTGACATAATACCAATTAAATTATGTCTCTCGGCCGTAAAATATGGATATAACGATAAATTTGCACGTCTTGGGATAGTATTTATCGAATCAACAATAAAATATTGTTGTGGTTTAAATATATTACTTGTTTGTGTTTGTAGTAATTGTTGTGGTCTAACCGTTTCAACATCACCCGGATCGACATTCGGAAAGTCACTCAAATTTTGATATGTGTAACTTGATGATGTGAATGTTTGTGGCCCGTTTGGTTGTTGTAATGTTCTACCAATCAAAAAATCCCTAAAATTACTAGTGGTATTGAAATCTAAATAACTTGGCATTATTCTTTTTTAATATAAATAGGTGTCAATAAAAATTATACCATAATTTGTTCAACATTAAAAAAATCTGAAGTACTTGTCATTTCTAATTGAACACCAATTTTATCTTTTCTTCTTATATTATCGTATTTTTGTAACGCAATTGAGAACGAATCAATTAATACTTCTTTTGAAACAAACGAATTTTCGGTATTATTTTTAACTGATGATGTTTGATTATTTGATTTTGGTGTTAAAATCTTATCGTCAATGTTAATATAGTTATTGATAAAGTCTTTGGTTTTTGTTTCCATTTTTTTATCTAAACCAAACTCAGGTGTTTTTATCTTTTCATTTGCAGCATCACTAATAACATTTCTTAAATTATCGTATAAGTTTTTTATTCCCGAACCACTAACAATTCCTTTAACCATTTGGGTTGACCTAACTTTATAATACGCAGCAATAACATTAATATCTCTTGCCATTCTTTCAGTTTCAGTTAATTGTTCCATGGCAAGCTCTTTAGTATCTAAAGATTCCATTTTTTTACGATATTCTGTTAACGCATCATATGTGTTCTTATCTAGTTTATCCAAAGCAATTTCAGCAGGTTTATTAAATTGTTTTGCTATTGATTCAGGTATGATGATTTTCATTTCACCACCATCCATTCTAGACAAATTCAATAAAAACTCTTTATCAGCATCATTGATATTTAATCCAGTTGACATTAATGCGGTTGTTGCACTCATTCTTTCTGCTGCTGATATTGCTGTTTTTGTTAAGTCTTCGTATTTAATACCTAAAGAATCCGCCATTGCACGTAATCTTCTTAAATTAACTCCCGTAATTTCGAATCTACCTTGTTCAGTATTATATGTTGCCAACGATTTTGATGCACCAATTAACGCATCTTGCAATCCTTCAACATTATTTGTCGCGTCGTACATTAATTTTATTGGATCACCAAAATCACCAATAGCACCACCCAATACTTGTAAATTTGCAGATAATTCTAACGCTTTTTCGGGTTCAAAAACATTATTTGCAATGGTATATACTGATTCTAAACTATTTTTAAATTCCAGTGATTTACGTATCATGGTTTCTAAACCTTTAACACCGTTTTGAAACCCAAATTCATTTAACTTACTAATATTTGTGTTTAATAATTCAGTCGTTTTTCTAGCATTTAAACCTAAACTAATAGATCTAACACCAGCCTTTTCAATTGTTTTTAACGTTTCATTTGTACCAATACCAACATTTTCAAAATTTGAAATCATTTTTGACAACTCACCAAAACTACTTACAAATGTTCTAACAATTGGTGCTGCGTCATCAAAAATTTTCTTATTTAAAATGGAAAATTTACCAGTTTCTTTTGTTAATTCAACATATAGATCAGAAATCTCTTCCATTGTGAACCCATATCTTTGTGCGGATATTGAAGATTCAACAATGTCCTCTCTCATCTTTTCTGATAAAATACCAGTAACTGATGATTGTTCATTTATTTTTGATCTTAATTCTGATTCTTTTTTTAGTTGATCTAAAAACTGATTCATCAATAATCCACCCATATCTTTTAACAAATTAAAACTAATTAATCCATTGGATTGAACTAATTTGATTGTTTCATTAATCGCATCAAAATTTTGTGTTGATGTCCCTTGTCCAATTTGTGATTGATATAGATTTTGTATCACATTTGCACTACCAATTGTTATAGCGTTAATTGCGTTGGTTAACTTTGTAAATGCGTTTGTTAAAAAATTAGGTGAGTCTGTTGAATTATTTGTTCCACTAAAAAAACTTGTACCACTATTAATACTATTATTTGAATTATTTTTAATTCTTAAAAATGTATTATACATATTAGTACCATCAGTTCTTTGCTGTTGAGTAATTGTTCTACCATACATTTTAGATAAAAAATCACTTAACCCTCTTGAATCATTAAAAACATCTATTGGTTCCATATGTAATAAATAGTTTATTTAGTGTTTTCTAATTCAAGTAAATATTCTATAAAATATCTTCTAAGATATGTTGGCATCTTTAAAATATCTGAATATATGAAATCTCGTTTAATTAAAAATAAAACTTCATCTAACATTTTTTTAGTGTAATCCGTAGAAAGGGAGAAAAAATTCTACCCCAAATCCAAGTGTTACTTGAATTTTTTCTCCTGATGGGGCAGTAATTGTTTGAGTTAAATCTAACCCTGGTTTATTTTCATTAACAAATTTCCTAAAATCTTGTGAATCTTTAATTGGTAATTTGTTGATAAACTGATGTATTACCATTGGATCTCGATTACCTTGAACAGATTTAATGGTCATTTCCAAACGTTTTGTTACTGTTGGTGCAACACCATCAGGATATTTATCCCAAGAATCTGCAATTTTTTTTATTTCATCTTCCTGTTTTTTATTTAAAAACATGAATGTTATATCAACTTTAGATATGTCCATATAATATTTAAATTCACCATTTTCATCAGGTGTTAAATTAAATTCTTTCATTTTTAAAACCGACAAATCAATTGTGGTGGTAAATTCTTCATTTGTTTTTGGATCAATTTCAGATATTTTATATTCTGAACCAAATGCGGTACTTCTTAAAAATATTAAAATCGCTTCCCTATCTTCTTTAACAATATCATCAAATTCAATATCCCTATCTAATATTTTTCTTTTTAATAATTCATCAACAACACCATTTTTTTGAACTAAGTTTGGTGCTGCTAAAATATTTTCATCAGACGCAGTTAAATATGCAACTTTTATTGATTTCTTTTTGTTTGGGTAATAAATTCCTCTTGATGGTAACTCAACCACATCATATGCAATTGTTGGGTCAATTCTGTATTCTTCCATGTTTTATTTGTTTTTACTTTTTTATATTAGATACAAACTATTTTTATCTATTGTATATTTTAATTTATTTATTTGTAAACCATCATCTGAATATGATTGTTCTTTTTCAAAATTACCTTCTTTAATATTGAAAATTAATGATTTTACAACATCACCAATAGGTGATAAATACTCAATTTTAATTCCAGTAATGTTAAAAAAATCATTTGGATTAAATGAATATTGTACCGTTTCAAAAAAATCTGTCATAAAAATCAAATCTTCACCATTATTGAATATTTTAAAGGATCTGAATAGATACTCTGGTATTTCTACACCAATCACTCTAATTATATACCTATTACTCATTAATGGTTCGATAGGGAAATTTTTTAATGATTCTTTATTCATGTTTTATTTGTTTTTATATAAGTATATTAAAAAAAAAATTCCGATATAAACATATCGGAATTACAATGAATTGTAAAGTTTTAATTTTGGTACTCCCACCTTATATTACCACAATCATAAATTCTATAAATTTTTCGTTCAAACATAATCTCTTTTTCAGTTTTATTAGGGTCAAATCCATCATTAACCAATATTGATTTTCTATAATTAAATCTATGTGATCTTAAACCATTTTTAACGTACCAATAATTTGGTTTTGATTGTGAAACTCTCTTGAAGCCCATTTTTTCATATAACCCCCCATTAAAAAGTCTAATATCTGAATATGATATTATTTTTTTGGGAGAATATTTTTTAATAAAAAACTTAAATAATTTATTTGCGCCACCAATTACATTGGTGTTTAATAAATTACAAAAACGAGTTAATTCCCATTCATCAGATTTACCACCCATAATTATCCTACCTTTCGAAAATGTCATTAATGAAACTAATTCATTATTGTGTATCAAACCAATTCTAACCTTTGTATTTACATTACCTTGTATGTGATTATCATCCAAAAATTTCTTAGATTCATTTGATGTTATTTCAATAATTTGACAATTACGTGCAAATATTTTATTTGATGTCAAACCTAACTTATTTTTTATTATGGATTTCACTATTTCACGTTTATATAACCATTCATCTTCAAATATATGTATTAAATCAATGTTTTTTTCATTACACTTTATTGTTTTATTTAAATGATAATTTTTATCAACAAATAATTCATTATGCCAATATATACCATCAAATTCTATCGCTAAATTATTTTTAGGAAAATAAATATCTAATTCCTCTTTCCCTAAAATTTTACGATTAGTTACTTCATAATCAATATTTAATGTTGATAAAAAATTTGTTAGACTTACTTCTAACCCGCTTCTATTTGTATTACCTATTGGGTTGCATTTTGTACAAACCTTATACCCCCTTTTTGATCGTTCATATAATAATTGTTTCGTTAATTCATAACATTCATGACATTCATGACATTTTATTGATACATAATTTTTATTAATATCAATTATATTTAGATCAGGATATAATAACTTAAAATTATTATTTATTTTTTTTCTATAGTTATTTGATTTGGAATAATTGGTAACGTCATATTTTGACATTAACGTTATCACCGCCTTGTTAATATTATTATAGTTTTCATCACCATATTTTAATAATTTTGTTTCTTTTATTTTAGAAACATTATTATAGTTTTCATCACCATATTTTAATAATTTTGTTTCTTTTTGTTTTTTTATAAAATCAGAATGTTGTGTATAAAAATCAACCCCATACTTTTTATTAAATGTTATTTTTTGACGTTTGACCATTTCAGTTTTATTTTCATTAAAACATTTTAACTTACAAAATTCACCATATGGAACGTCGAATCTTTCACGAAATTTAATCTCATCACCACATGTTTTACATGTTGGTCTTTGTTTTAAATTATTAAAATAAAACCAAATTTTTTCTTTAAAAGACATTTTTTTATCCTTAACAAATGAATAATTAATAATTTTTGAATATTCTTCAGGATAATTTTTTGAAAACCACTTTTCATTTGTTTTATATCCTGATTTATTCTCAGTAGTAAAAAAAGAAAATTCCATATATCTATATTTTACTATAAATATATGGAATTATTTTTAGGATGAAAAGGTTATGTAAAAAAACTAGTACACAAGTATACATCTATCCATTCTTAAACTACATGTAATAGATGCTAAATCATCTCTAGAATAGTCTAATTCATTAAAATTTAAATCAGTTATAAATGTGCCTTGAAGTATCCATTTCTCAATTGCAACACCAGTTGGATCTAACATATCAAGTTCAATATCTTTCTTGTACCCTGCAGCATAACCCATTCTACCTGTTACTGATTCAGCGTGTAATCTAAACCATTCCATTAAAGCCTGTGCCGCTGAAGGTCCGATTGGATCTTTAAATGTTACTCTTATTTCATTCCATTCAAATCTACCAGCAACGTATGTTGAAGTATTGATAAAAGGAATTGCAACTGAATTTATTTTTGCACTAGGTCTAGCTGCCGATGTTACATACCATTCATTTATTCCTAAAGTTGAAGGGAATCTAAGTATAAATCTATTTACTCTTTTCGGTTCATATGGAACCGGCATTTTCATTAGTAAATCTGCCATTTTTTTTAATTTTAATTTTTTTTGTTATTATGTTTACTAATAAATATGCTTAGAAATATTTTTTTCCACAATAACTTGACTTTATCAATTTTTTTTCGTAGTTTTTTACTGGACCAAAAATAATAAGCACTAGTAAATATTATTTACTTAATAAATGCTAGTATATATAACTAGTCTAGTATATACTAGTATATAATATCTAGATATAATAATTATTTAATATTAGGGCCCTAGTAGATTTTTTTAAAAATTTATGTTCCACGTGGAACATAAAAAAACCCTTCAATTTGAAGGGTTTTTTTATTAGACATTTTCAAAAGAAGCTCCTGTAGGAGTTACAACAAATTCCAAATCAATTCTTTCTAAAGATCTTGTTGGTTTGATGTAAATTTTACCTCTCAATGTATCTGAATCAAAATCTTCCGGATCATTTGAAACTGTAACACGGAATTCAAAAATACCTCTTTCTTTTTTAATTGATTCTAGAATTGGATTAACTAATCTCAAGAATTCATTTCTTACTTGGTCATCATTTTGATCAAATAATAATCTAACGGAAACCGCAGATATTAGTTTTCTTGTTCTTAATAGTAATCTTCTTACGTTAATTCTATCCAAAGCAGATTCTCTAACTTGAAGTGTTTTATTACCCCAAATGATAGTACCAGTGTCAGAGAAGGTTGCGATTGGGTTAATTCTATTTTTATAAAGGTTTTCTAAATCAGATTCTTTTAGTTTCTTTTGAGCTCTAATTGATTTAACAATACCTCTGTTATAACCAGCAACTGCGAACCATGGATATGAAACGTTATCGGTTAATGCAACATTTCTCAATACTTCACCTGTTGGTGGGATATAAAGTTGTGTTCCGTTATCACTATCTCTAACTTGAATCCAAGGCCAGTAAACTGCTGAATAGTTAGAATCAAATCCTAAGTCATCTAAACTTGTCACAATCTCTTCGGCTGTGGTAAACTGACCTGATTGTGTTGGACCTGGAGTATTGATAATGTACAATGAATCAGCTCTATCGTTTTCAATCATATCAATTGCTTGACTAGTTAGTGAACTATGGTCAAAGAAGTTGATACCGGGTGTTGCAAAAACGTTTATGTTTACAGATTCAGGGTTGGAGAACGTTTCGATACCTTGTAAATATGCGTAGTAATCGGAGTTACCAACAGAAGAACTAAACACCCCACCATTAGTTAAATGGTTTGTAATGTAGGTGTTCTTTCCAAAGATATAAGAATCATTGTTCGTCCTTACATTTCTATATGTATCCCAACCATCAAAACCACCACATACAGCGAATGTGAATTTACGGAAGTTAATATCACTTAATTTATCCTTATTAGTACCTTCAAGGTCATATGGAGTTGTTAGGTATGTTGTACCAGTTATTGGTGAAGCGTTTACTGATAAGTGGAAACCAAATGTTTGATTTGTACCACCAGCACCTTTGAATGATAATAAATCATTATCGAAATCAAAACCTGATTGTGATGATAGACCCAAACTTACTTTTCTTACCTTATCACCGTTTGTAATTTGTGGTGAACCATCTTCATTATAGTATAAAACATCACCAGCGTCAAAATATTCAGTTTTATATAGAACACTACCCAACTTAGCTCCACTCATATTTGGGTTCTGTATAAATCCTTTAAAACCCGCAGGGAACGCGTCTATTGGTGCGTTCGGCGCCATTGACAACATAATATATTTTGATGACAATTCATATTCACCATCACTTGTACCAATTTTTTTAGCAATGTAACCTGGAACTTCAGGATTCATTGAACATCTTGAAAAACGTTCAAGTATTACTTGATTTTCATCAGTATCGTTGAAGTCACGAACAAGTAAATCAAATTCACCCGTATCTAAATTAATGTTTTGAATACTGATTTTAACTTGTTTATTTGATGCATCACCATCAGAAATTGTTATTACTTGGAATAGATTAGAAACCTTACCACCACGAACTTCAGATACTACCATTGGTGATAAACCTGTTTCCCAACTAGACACGAAATCATTACCATCTAAGTGATAAACTTTAGTTGTCGCTAAACCTCTGATCAAACCTTGTTGATAAGCGTTTTTCAAAAATTTAGGATATGATTCATGTACATGGATTGGAAACTCAGTATAATCTTTATCAAATACAGATGTACCCAAAACTTTTGTAACATATTTTGTTGATGTTTCATCCATTGAACATACAAATGATTTTGCACCACCTGTTAAACCTGTCACATTAATTGTGAATTCTGATAATGGGTTTTCAGTTAATGTTGTGGAAACTACATTCAAACTTGTTGAACCAGTTACTTCATATGTTAATTTTTCACCAACATATCTACCTCTAGATCTTAATGTCACAACAGCGATGTCAGAATAATCAGTATTCTCATGTGCAGGGTATTCAATTCTTGTGATACCTAATGTACCTGTAGAACCACTATATTGGAAAATATATGAATATACACCATCTAAAGTATTATTGAAATACACATTATACCAATTCTTATTGTTGTATCTACCAATTGGTGAATCCAATTGTGTACCTGTTATTGGTAAGTTAACATCATTAATGAAACCAATTGTGAACCAATCAGAATCATTGAACGTGTTACCTGTGATATAGTCAATAACTGTAACACCATCAACGGTCATTTTATCTGACAACTCACTATAGAATACTGAACTTGTAACACCTGTAGTTGATCCTGTTAGAACCATACTATCAAGAGTTATTGTTTCACTATCCACACTAGTGTCATCAACAACAATTCCACCTAATGTTTTTATTGCATACGTATTATGTGGTTTATAACCTGTTAAACCTAAAATTCTGGTTACAAATAATTGGTTAGATTCTTGTAGGTATGATTTGGCGACATAACCTAATTCATATTTCGGATTCCCGTTACCATCTTTTTGTGGTGACGTACTACCAAAGTATGTTTTAAATTCATCAAAATTACTTATTAAGACCGGCTCGAATGCTGGACCTTTTAATGTTTCACCAACTAACCCTAATGTTGTCACACCAACGCTTTGTGCTACAAAAGTTAAGTCAACTTCTCTTGTATAAACACCGGGAGAAACTTTTACACTGTTTGACATTGTTTACTTTTTATTTAGAAATTATTATATTACCTATAAATATCTTTGTTTTTAACAAAGATTTCTTTTATTTCTAATAAAAAGATAGTTTATTATCTATATTTATCTAAAAATATAATGTAATATGATTAACGAAAATAAAAACGTAAAAATCAGTAAGAAGCATCACGAAATGTTAAAAAAATATTGTGACACCAATGGTACAAAAATTTATAAAGTTTTGGAAAAAATGATCGATGATCTTTGTAGACCAAAGAAAAAAGATTTGTATGGTGAAGATTAATATAGGTAACTCACACCTATTTTTGAACCAATGACTGGAGAGTAGTTTAATTTAACAGTATAAAGTCCACTAATGTCAAAACCAACACCTTCTTCTTGTGTCAAACCATTAATGTCTAAAGATATTACACTATCTATACCATTTGAAACGGTAAATTCGAGTGTTGAACCATCATAGATGAAATATTCTTTAGCGTTTTGTATTGGTCTACCACCACTATCAATAATGAATGAATTACGACCACGGTAATATACAATAGTTATGACGCTATTTGCTGGTGGTGGTGAAACGAATGTAATTCTACTTGTTCCGGGTATATGGAAATATTGAACGTTATATTCTTGTATAAGACCATTAATTGCAACATAAAACAATACTCCCATTGGTTCACCAACGTCAAATATTGTTTGTGAGCCATTTGCAACAATATTAACAACAACAAGATCGATTGTTTTTGTGATATAACGTTTTTTAAAGTTTTTAATGTCAACGAATTCGTTTAATAGAAGAACTCTATTAATTGCAGGTTTTACTTCAAATTCATCACCATCAATTAAAAAACCTAAAACGGTAAAATGATAATTTTGAACATAAAAACGTCTACCATCAATTGAGTCTATTGGGGTATTGTCTTCAATACGATCTAATACAATCGGAACATAATGACCTTTAATACGAGTATAATCTTGTCTTGATGTAAATCGTTGCATAACTAATTTATTAAATCGGTTTACATCTCTAAATTTATTACAAATGATTGTAACTTCGTAACTAATATCGACAGCAATTGGTTGTGGGATTTTATATATGTCAGCACCCATTTGACCACCATTCCATGTTTTAACTGTTAAATAGTTAAAACGATGTCTATCAGGTATTGTTCTTTGTACTGATGGGTTTGTCCCCGGTTGAACATCTGGTTTTCTAATTACTGAAATGAATGGTAATTGGATGTTATTATCTTCATCAACGTATTCCCACGTAGAACTTATTTCTGACCATCTTTGTATTGTTAGTATTCTTGGTATAATTGGGATCTTTTTACCGTCAGAAACGACCTTAAATTCGTTTTCAACGTAATCTAACATACCTCGGTCAATATCATCGTGTAAAATTGAATCAGGTAAAAACGTATCACTCTTGGTGATTTCTTCCAACAGTTCTTTTCTCCTTTCTGTTAGTTCTTTTTTACCACCAACGTATACGTCAATATTATTTTTGAATATTTTTTTTACCTTACCCATTTTACTTTTTTACTCTTACAAAATTATTATACAACACTTCACCAATATTTTCTTTTGTTTCGTCCAAACCCGATTTTTTAAATAAATTTATTATGTTTTCAATAATTCCAACATATGATCTTGTTGGTATATTCAAATAAACCTTTTTTAGTTTTTTAAAGTTATTTTTAACATAATCGTTTTTTTTACTTAATTCACGAAGTTTTCTAAACGCGAAATCATCTGCAACTTCCTCAACATTTTTTAACCATATAGCACCTTCATCAGGTGTTATTTTACCAGTATAAATACTATACATTTTTTCTTTACCATATTTTTTGTATTGATATTGATGAGCAATTTCATGAAAAATCACATATAACACATTAATTAAATCTAATTTTAATATTTCGTTATTTAAAATCACTCGATCATCTAAAGACGCACCATATGCAGATATACTAAAGTCAGCAAATTCAATTCTTTTACAATTAGACTTTTTAATGAAATCAACCATGAACTCCATAACATATACTGAATCAGGAAAATTATCTGAAATTGTCGATAAAAAATCCTCAATACCGATTTGTTCTTTTAATATCTTTTTCATTTATATTCCGTTAAATGTTTTGTTTTGTACTGGAGTACAGATTATTGTTCTGTAAAATGGTTTGTAACCCATCATAACGTGTTTGTTATCTGATACCACTTTACCATCATTAATCACGTTGTAATATCTAACTTTATCTTCAGATTCGGGATACCCAATAAAATCACCATATTTAATATCCACATTAAGTTCATTTAAATGTCTAATATAGACAGATAAAATTAAGTTACCAGGTTCGTTATATCTTAATAACCCATTTTTATATGTGGTATTTTTTGGTTCATCTATTTTAACTAACGCATTAAACTCAACAGGTGATAAAAATTTAATTTCGTTTTCACCTACCTCACCATAAACATTATCAATATCGGTTTTTTCTGAATCTACACGGTATAATACCAATTTCATGTTAATATCACCATGTAAATATTCTTGACCAATGTCGAGATTTAATTTAAAATCATCTTCGGAAAAGAATTTACTGACACGTGTTATTGGTATGCGATTATCACTCATGTACTTTTATAGGTATTTAATATTGTTACCAAATAATAAATAGTTTAAAATATGGTTCTTTTTTAATATATTATATAGAATATGACAAAAAAAATATTAGAATTAGACGCCAAAAATGTTTTGATTGAATATGGTGGTGCGAATAATCAAATATTAGAATGGAAACAAAAATACCTTAATTTAAAAAATTTTAAATTAACAAGGTCACAATGTGATTACGTGTTAAAATACCATAATATAACACCAAAAGTTGCTAAAAAATATATCAATATCGTACCAAGTTTTGGTGAGAAAATTCGAGAAGATCGTTTATTACCAAAAGTCCCATTAAAAATTTGGTGTGAAAAATTATTATGCGAAAGTGAAAAGGCATACCATATATGGGGGAGAATATTGGATACCGAAAAAAATCACAGCTTTTGGTTACCAAAAGGGGCGATATTACAAGAAGAAAAAAAATTAAATTATGAGGTCGATTATTCAAAATACAGTAAAAGACCCCCATTACCACATCAAAAAATAGCAATTGAAAAGTTATTGGCAAATAATAAATTCATATTAGCAGATGATATGGGGGTTGGTAAAGCGGAACCAAACATCAATTTACTATTTACGCCAAAAGGAAGAAAAAAAATGGGAGAAATAGTTGTTGGTGACGAGGTGATTGGTTCTGATGGAAAACCAACAAAAGTCACCGGTGTATTTCCTCAAGGAAAAAAAGAGACATTTAAAGTACACTTTAACGATGGTTATTTTGTGGTTGTTAGTGACGAACATTTATGGTCAGTATCATCACCAAATTACGGAAAAAATAGAAAAAATGAAAGACGAAAAAAAACATTGGTTTTATCAACAAAACAAATGTATGAAGGTGGTAAAATAAAAATAAATGGTGATGGGTATAATAAAGACAAAGAATATGAAATTGAAACATATTATAAATCACCAAATGGTAATAATAAGTGGCAAATACCAATTGTAGAACCAATACAATTTGAAAATAATTACGAATTACCAATTAATCCATACTTATTAGGATTAATGTTAGGTGATGGACATATAACCAACAGTTCTTGTGTCTTTAATGTCCATAAAGACGATTATGACGAGTTATTTAATGAATTTAAGATAAATGAAAATAAACAAAAAGACAATAAAAGAAAAGGTAACATCTATATTGGTAAGTCATTATCAGATTTAAAACTATCCAACACTCGTTCTCACAATAAATTCATTCCTGACATTTACAAATACACATCTGTTGAAAATCGTCTTGCGATTTTACAAGGATTAATGGATACTGATGGTCATTGTATGTTATCTAAAAAAGAAGAATTTCATGGAACAGAGTTTTCAACAATATCAGAAAAACTTTGTGATGATGTTTGTGAGATTGTACAGACATTAGGTGGTATTGCTAGAAAGACATCAAGACGTGGTTTTTATAAAAAAGACGGTAAACGTGTTGAATGTAATATTTCATATCGTGTTAATATTAAATTACCTAAAGGTATGAATCCTTTTAGATTAAAAAGAAAATCTGAAAGATATAATGAACCAAAAAAATATCCAACAGGTAGATATATTACAAATATCGAAAAATATGATGAAAGTGAATGTACATGTATTTCCGTTGATTCTCCGGATAAATTATATGTTACAGAGCATTGTATTGTAACACATAACACGACCTCGGCGGTTATTGCGTCATTAGAGTCAAATGCAAAAAAAATATTAATCGTTTGTCCTGCGTCATTAAAAATAAACTGGTCTCGTGAAATTCAGAACTATACAGATCGTAAAATTTTAATTGTTGAAGGTGGTAAATGGGGGTCAACATTTGATTTTTACATTATTAATTATGACATCGTAAAAAATTACCATTCAATTGATTCTGAAGACGAAAATGGTGTAAAATACCTTGAAAATGTTGGGTTTGATTTGGCAATAGTTGATGAGGCACATTATTTGTCAAATACCACTGCAAATAGAACCAAATTAATGAATGATTTATTGGAAAAAATACCAAAAGTTTGGTTATTAACGGGAACACCAATGACTTCAAGACCAATAAATTATTATAATCTTTTAAAAATTGTCGAGTCTCCTGTCACATTAAATTGGCAACATTATGTGTATAGGTATTGTAAAGGGTATCAATTCAAAGTTGGTAAAAGAAAAATATGGAACACAAGTGGTGCAAGTAATCTAGATGAATTAAGAGAACGAACTAAGAATATTGTTTTACGAAGAATGAAAACGGATATTCTTGATTTACCAGATAAAATTATTACTCCAATATTTTTGGAATTAAATAATACATCAACATATAATAGTGAACTTGATGATTTTATTAAAATATCTAATGAAAATAAAAAAGACGAAAATATCACTATCACCTTAAATAGGTTATCAAACGTTAGAAAAATAATTGCACAAGAAAAGGTGTCATATACTTGCGAATTAATTGATCGATTTATCGAGCAAGATAAAAAGGTTATTGTATTTACAAATTACACAAGTACATTAAATGAGATACATGAAAAGTACAGTAAGATATCGGTAACACTTGAGGGTAAAACACCAAAAAATAAAAGACAAGAAAATGTCGATAAATTTCAGACAGATAGTAAAATTAAAATTTTTATTTCAAATATTGTTGCTGGTGGTGTTGGTATCACATTAACAGAGGCTGAAGCGGTTATTATGAATGATTTGGCTTTCGTTCCCGCATTACACTCACAAGCAGAAGATAGGGCGTTTAGATATGGTCAAAAAAAGAATGTTTTAGTTTATTATCCAATATTCGAAAATACGATTGAAATGATTATCTATAACATTCTAAATAAGAAAAAGAACATTATAGACCAAGTTATGGGTGATGGGGAGTATTCTGAGAACTTTGGGAAGGAATTGATTCAGTCAATTTTGTAAATTCATTTTCTAAATATGGTAAAAGATTTTCATCGTTAAAATCACCGACATATATTGTTAAAGTTTTATCAGTATATTCAACAAAATTTTTATCTAAATCCATATTACAGACAAATTCTATTTTGTTTTTTGCACAAAAAGTCATAAAACTAATTATAATACTTGTGATTTTGTCATTCATATGGTAATATATGATATTTATTGTTAAAAGTGAAATATGTCAACAACATTAATTACAAAAGACGATAAAGATAAATTATATTCACAGGTTTTACATTTATTAGGTATGCCAATTCGATCAATTGAGTTGGCTGAAGAACAATTGGATACCGCATTTGAACTGTCAATTTCAGAATACGAAGAACACATAAACAACTGGTTGATTGAATCTCAATGGTCGTCATTGGCGGGGTTAAATGTTGATACACAGTCATTGACTAGAGCTTTCACTACAAGAAGTTTGGATTACGAAACACAATTTACACACGCATATTCAAAAATTGTTGGTCTACAAGCAAACGGTTCATGGGAATTAAAAAAAGATAGTTTCGAATTAGTTAAAGGTCAACAAATGTATGTGATCCCAGCAGGTAGAGAAATAAATGAACTTTTATGGTTCACAAGATCATCATTAAGAGATGCTATGATTAACCCATTTTTAGGTAGTTTTATTGGTGGGGCTGGAGGTGCTGGTGGTGGATATGCACAAATTAATGGTGGCGGTTCATATTTTATGATGCCCGCTTTTGATTTAATATTACGAATGGGTGATATTAATTTAAAAAATAGACTTATTGGTGGTGACTTGACATATAAAATTACCGCTGGGCCTGAAGGAACAAAAATTGTACATTTATTTAATGTTCCTGGTGGTAGATTTGATTTTGGGTCAATACAAAGAAACGAAAGAGTTTGGTATTGGTATTATGATACTACATCAAGTGATCGTAATGATTGTTTGGAAAAAAATAAGGACATAATTAAGTTACCGTCAGATGTAGATGTCGACCAATTAACATGGAACGATCTGAATAAACCATCACAAAACTGGGTTAGAAAATTCTTTATTGCGTATAGTAAAGAAATTTTAGGTAGAAATTGGGGAAAATTTTCTGGTGATTTAAAAATACCTGATCAAGAAGTTAAACTTGATTATACATCATTATTAACCGAATCGAAAGACGAAAGATCAAAATTACTTGAAGAATTAACACAAAGATTAGAAAGATTAAGACCCGAAAAAATATTAGAAAGAAAAGGTAATGAAGCAGAAAATCTTAATAAATCATTGAAATTTAGACCATTCCAATCACCAATAAACGTAATATAATCATGAAAATAAAAATATTAGAAAATCAATTAAAAAATATTATTTTAGAAAACATCGATCACGATGATGATTTTCATAGTTTAATGTTTAGTGTTACATATAATATTTTCATGTCAATTAAAAATAAGAAAAAAATTTTTTTTGATTTGATTAAACCATTAGAATATAAACGAGCATTGGAAGAATATATGAAATATGGTATGTTTGTTAGATTTCCTGAAAACAAAATATTAGATTGGAAAGAATTAGTATTAACAAATATTGCTATGTTAGATGCGTTAACATCCATACATGGACATTCTCAATACTTCCCATTTGATGAATTTTATGATGTGTTTGATAATTTAAAAATCCCAAAAAAACATAAATATGATTGGACTTATGTTTATAATATTTTAGATAAAAAATATAAAATTGATGATTATGTACCATTTTTTAGTAATGGTCACACGGTTTTAAGTGATTATGGTATTGAACCTCTATTTAAGCTCGCATACGTATTAATTAGACAAACCAAACCTGAAGACATTATCATAACAATTAATAAAATAATGAACGTAGCACATCAAAGAAGTGATCTTTCTGAATTATTTATTGAAGGTGGTGAAAAAAGTCACCACATGATATCAAATACGTGATGACTTTTATATAGTAATTCCACGGAAAAACCCATCGTTTTTTAGACGATAGGAGGATGTTATTAATTATCGAACATTAAATGGTATGCAATATCACTATCATTATCATTAATTATTTCATCTTCGTTTGATACTGTCGATACTTCCTCTAAAGAAACCACTTTTCTATTGTGATCAACCCAGTATGGATCAACATGGTTAATACTGTTTTCAACATACATAAAATAAGGGTCTCTACCTACTTTATTCCAAAATGCAACTTCACTTTCTGATAGTGTCATTACTTCGTCAAAATTGTCTTGACCATGTTCTTTTAATGGATTACCATGATCTAATTCACATTGTGATTTCGTAAAATATTGTCTATTGTTAGGGTCGTCCACCAAGATATCATATCTAATTTCAGGTTTAAAAACGACCAATAATGGTTCAATACGCTTATTGAAATTATGTAAATATCTTGCAACATTATAATCACCTTTTAAGTCAGGATTATTTTGTATTTCTTTTTCTGGAATCATGTAACAATTTATCTCAATAAAATCTGCTGGCATTTCTACACCATGTTTATCAAGATATTCTTGTTTTTGTCTTTTTGTTGGTTTTGTGATTTTTTGAACATCACCCGATGTTTTTTTAGCACCATTGTTTACATAATAAATTGTTTCACCTAAAGATGCTGGATACTGACTTTGTAGAATCAATTCCATATGTGCCTGTCTCGACATTAAAACACCTGCTTTGGTTTTCTTTGTAATATGTATCAAATAATCCTCAACACTTTGTTTTACACGTGATTTATTTGCAATCTTTGATAGTGGAATTTCTTTATTATATATTTTTGATACATAGTCGTAATATAATTCGATAAACGAATGTCCATCACCATTCAATAAATGTTTTAGTCCTTCGTCTAAGAATTCAACAATATATTGCTGTAATTTTTTGGATTTAATTGTGTTACCTGTTAGTTTGATTTTTTCTTTACCTTTCTTTATTACTTTAATGATGTAGTTTTTACGTGAAACGTTAATACAAGATGGTGCGACGTAATCAATATCTAACCCCATTTCATTTCTCATAAAAATGTCATTAAATTCCGCAACATCAGCGGCAATACCCGCATACTCTTTATCTTTAGTAACCAATTCATTTAATCCTTTACCAACGTATTTGTGTGTTAAAATATCTTCAGGTGTTGAAAAGTTAACACCATCTGTATTTTTTAATAAAACACCACCAATACCACCAACAAACGTACCATCCGCAGTTGATATATCATAAACGTATTGTTCTTTATTTTCATTTACCACGTTAAACCAAACTTCATTACTTTTTCTAATTGATTTATCAGAATTTATTGGATACCATTTACCCTTTTTTGATGTTCCTAATATTAATGACTGAATATTAGGTTTGTCTTTTCTTATTGAAATCTTATAATCAATATTCAATTGTTTAAGTATAAAAGAAATACCCGCTAAACAAACCTTAGATTTTTGTGTAATATCTGTCATTTCACTAAAATTATCCCCCCAACCATCTGCTAAATAAAAACCTTCCATAAAAGATTTCATTATTTCATCAGTACCATTTAATATTTCTTTTGGTATTTTCTTTTGACGATATGATGTGTAACAATTTTCACTAAACCATTTACAAATTTCAGAATTAGATGTCTGTAATTTATATACTTTTGAAGATTTTAAACAATCATTTATTTTGGTGTCAATAAAATATTCTTCTTTTATAATTTTTTGAAATTCTTCAAGTAGTTCTATTCTATTATTGTTAAGTGTGAAATTACCTGAAAAACATTGATATTCAACATTTTCTTTTTTCTTCTTAGAATAATAAATATGTTTCTTTTTCCTATAACAAGATGAACCATCACCAATAAAAAAACCAATTAATTTTGCACGATTAATGGTCATTGTTGATATTGTATTCATTCGAGGAATATCCACAATATCAATTTCACTACCCCTTTGTAATTCAATTGGTTTTATTTGAACACCATTTTGAAATAATGAGTGGTCTGTAGTACAGTTAACCAAACGGTCTTTAGTAACAACTTTATGTATTTGTTTAGTAGTACCATGACGATACACATAATTTATTGGTTGCCACCCATGTTTTGTTAAAACTTTAAATGGTTTTTCAGATACATCTCTAAGGTTATCAATTGTTTTATATTCACTTTGTTCATCAAATAAATCACATATCGGTTCAATTACTAAATCACCTATTTTATCCATCAAATAAATAGGTGTGTCGTATTCAACACTATCCATTACGAGTGGTTTATAACCTTTGTTCATGAAGAACATAATCATCATACGAAGACATTGCCGACCGACGCATGTAATTGTTTCACCTTTATCCATGTCACCCCATGGGAATACATGTGGTGCGGATAATGATCCGAAATATGCATTAATGAATATTTTAATTGGTAATTGTTTACGGTCATAATATTCAGATAATTCGGGATCGTTTTTTTCATATTCTTCTTTAAGTCTTTTATATTTGATACGAATGTTTCTGAAATATTTTAACATTGATTTTTGTACACCCATAATATCACATTCGGGGAACACATCATAAACAAGTTGAATCGATGGATATAGTGATGCGTAGTCAAACTTAACAATGTCTTTTGAAAACCCCACATTTAATAAACGAGATAACCCACCAGTAATTGAACGTTTTTCATCTTTTTTAGGTATAGCTAAATTATTTTCATATGACCATGCCAACATGATTATTTTCCATAACGTAGCAGTACCCATTGTTGCAATACGTTCATATGTTGTCGGTACTAATTTAGACAATAAAAACGTAGATTGACTAAAAGAATCGTCAACTAACATTGTTTCATACAAGTCATCATCAAGATATTGCTCAATAATTTGTTTACCTGACCATATCTCATATTTACCTGGATATTTCTCCATCAATCCTTCAGTACCTTTATCACCAACCATTCTATATTTACCTGTTTTAGGATTAATATAGTATAATGTATTATTCAAATAGATTGATGAAATTTTAGAACCATCTTCAACATACACACGATTTGGTTTTTCTTTCTCCAAATACTTTGTAATGTACTTTAATCCCCAAGATTTAATTTCAGAATTAATCGCTTGCGCTCTACGAACTGAATGTGAAATATCGATGATATTGAACCCCCAAATAATATGTTGTTTGTATGGTTCAACCTCATTCGCCAATTTTAACACACCTTCTTTTTCTTTAATTCCTTGTGATGTGAAAATCGATGTCAATCCTTCAGTATCAACACCTAATATTTCTGATCTTTTTAATATAAAAGGCCAGTCAAATGATGCAGAATTATAACCACCAATAATAGTTGGTTTATATTCCCTAATATATTTGAAAAATTCTTCAATACATTTTTTTTCACCATCATCACCAAACGCTGATATGGTTTTTTGTAGACCACGATTATCTTTAACACCAATTAATATTATCTTATTTTCTTCAGGATTTAAACCCGTTGTTTCAATATCGAAAACAAATCGATAAACATCACTATAGTCTTCAATACCTTTAAAAAGTCTCTTCTTTTTTTGGATCAAGTATTGTTCAACAGGAGATAATACTATGAAATGTGGTTTAGCCTTTTCACTCCATGGATCTAATCCACCGAATCTAAAAAAATTAATTAAATCTGTGTATCCATTAATAGATTTAACCAAGTATTTCATACCTTGTTCTAATCTATCATTATTATCGGTTCTTAATTTTTCAATTAAGATACCGAATTCTGCCATCTTCTTTTTTTGTACTGTTTTATTGTTCTTGTAAAATCCTAACCCTGTTAAATCACCAACCCACAAAAACGGAGTAAATGTGTCGGGTTTTATTATCTTACCTTTTTCAGGATCTTGTATTATTTTGTGAATTGTGTTGGTTTTGTAATCATATTCAACACCAACAATAAATTGTTCAGGGTCGGAACCATTTAAAAAGGTTTCGATCACCTCTTGTGAGATCGTTTCTTTCATTATTTAGTTTTTTAATTGACACATTTGCTTACGATGTGAAAATCGTAGTTAGTCTTGACTATAAATGATAATGAAAAAAATCCGAAATATCAAAATATGTTAATGAATAATTTTTCTCTAATCGGTACAATCAATTTTGATGTAATATTTTGTTGTTCATCTAAAAAATTAATTGTAAATTTTGCTTCAAATTTTCCAATTTTTGATGTGTCTTCTTCTGTAAATGTGTATATAATATAATACTCGTCAGTTGTTTGATTATATTTTTTCTTTCTTGTTGTGATTTGACATTGACCATTCAATAAATGAGGTTCACCTGTTTTGTAATCAAACATATCTAATTTAATATCACTATTTTCAAGCATATCATTAAACGATGATTTATCATTTTTACCATCGTCAACCAATCTTAATTTTAATATTGGTAATGTTGAGCCTTGTCTAATATTAAATTCCATTGTTTTTTTATATAAATAGTTAAATGTCGTTAAATAGTTTTTCCCCCCAACCATTTGTTTTACTATGTGGCCACACAACCCAATATTTAGGTGTTATTTCGTTATAAAATTCCCTCCAAATAGTGATATTATCGTTAGGTGAATTTAAATATGTCGATATTTCATTAATGTTTGCGTCTTGTCTAAATATTGTATTATTTTTTTCATCATGAAACGCCACTACCCAAAAATCATAATCCTGTTCGTTAAATAGTTTTTTTGATAACGTTATACCAATTTTATGTTTTTTAATAAATGATTTTTCCCATTCCAATTGTGTTTTAAATTCGTAAGGATTTGGTGGATATTTTTTATCTAATGTATATTGTTGTACAGATCTATTGTTAAATTTTATTCCTGAATATTTTTCATAATCATTTAATGTTCTAACGTCCCCAAAACCGTATTTACCAAATTCTTTTTTGTCATATGCTTCACCATCCATACTGAATAATTTTCTATTTTTTTTATGTGATAACATATTTTTTTGACCCCAAGTTTTATCGTCATTCCATTGTTTAGTTCTACCTTTACGGGTATATTCATGCCAAACAACTACTTTATGTGGATGAAATAAATCATAACCATGTGTGTATGCACGAGCAGCAATTGATATTTCTTCACCATGAAAATAAAAATCGGGATCATGTTGAACATCTATCGAAAACCTTCCTATTGTGAAACAAAAATGTGCGGAGTAAAATCTTGATGGGATTGGTTGTGTTAACGACTCCCAATTTGGAATGACTTCAGGTAAAAAGAAAACTGCACCTTCTGGAATAAAACGGTCAAAAACCATTCTCCATGGTTCATGTTTTCTCGATTCGGGGTCATTGTCGGGATCAAATGATGGGACATAAGACGTTAATAATGGTTTTTCATACCCGTTTTCTTGTAATTGTTTCAACATTTCTATCAATGTTGTGTCCCATTTTTTTTCAAACCGCATGTGTGAATCTAATTGTAAAGTATATTCTTCACCATCATATTGTTGTTGTGTTAAATTCCTTGCCCAACAAACACCTTTAGATTCATTATATGGTATGTTAATGATTTTAAACCTATTGTCGTTATCGTATTCAGACAAATCATCAAACTTATCATCTGTATGATATTGTCTTGCAATACTAAACCTTAAATTTTCGGGATATTCTGCATTTTCCAACATGTTTTTAATTGTTGGTACTAATTGAGGGTCTCTATATGACGCAATTTGAACAAATATTTTCATTCAAATAATATAAGATAAAAAGCATATTTGGTAAACATTATTTGAATATTGTCAAGCTATATGTTAATTGACCATTTGTTAACTCACCAATATCATTTCTTATATTTAAATTATTACTACCATCGAGTCTCACAAAAAAACTTAAATTATTTAATTTATCATATCTTTCATTGTCTAAATCCTCATCATCTGTTGTGATTATTTTTATTTTTTCTGTAATGTTATCAACATCTAAAGTGGTATTTTCTACGTTATAAATGTAAAATTCATTATATATTGTACCTATATTAGTTTTAAATAATAAATCACCTTTAATCATTGTAAATTCAGTATTATCTAATTCACACCATAAAATTGGGTCTGTTGGTAATTTATATGTTATTGTAATTGTTTGACCCGAAACATATGTAACCGGTCCATTATCATAAATGAGAACCCATTCGGTCTCTGTTTGTGTTGTGATAAAACCTGTGGATTCAACACCATTAACTATTATTCTTAAACCATCATCAGAATAATCACCATCAGAAATTAACCCTAATATTTCATCATATTCCTGATTACCTTTAGGTATATATACCTCATACGCAGTTGCATCTCTAGTTACGTAAGTAATAAACTCTAATGTCGACCCACTTAATAATTCAATATCAACAACATTAAACGATTTTGTTATTATTGGTTCAGAATTATGAATATATTGTATTTGATTAATTGTTGATATTTGGTTTTCAACACTATATTTATATGTTTTTTCTCCATCATCGTAAATTGTATGGCCAGTTAACGATGGGGTTGTAATATTTTCTAAATCTTGGATATTAATTTTTGACATGTTATATGTTTAATATTAAATATTCATTATTTGATGTAACAATATATAAACCGTCATTTGTTGTTAATAAATTACCAGTAATATCAGACACACCACAAGGTGTATTACAATTATTTGTTTCATATTCTTTTGATATTTCACTAAAGAATAGGTGTTTTATATTCAAATATTTTAATGGTTCTTCGTAATATTGGATTTTTTTAATGTTAAAATTTGTGTCATTACTATGTATATTACCTGAACCCAATGTACCTCCACCCCAAATTTGAACTAAATTATTATCCGATGTTCTTTGTGTTGGGATAATTTCTTCCCAATCTCGGACACTATAAATTGGTATTGAATTAAGGTATATTTTTAAGACTCCTAATCGATATTTTTTTTCATTAAACCATTTTTCATTTAAAATTTGATATGATTCAAATTGTTCTGTTCCACCAGTAATAACATCTAACGGATTTGTGGAAGTCACACCGGTAATCAAATCATTTTCACCACCAAGATTCAATAAATCACAATTTTGATAGTTCCTATATCTTTCGTATGTGATTGTTATCAAAAAATCATTTAATGTTGCGCCACTACATAAAATTGATGTTTCTCCTGTTGTGATATATGGAACAAACGTATATCCTGAAACACTATCACAAAAACCTGAGTATCTAATTGACTCCCATTTTATTCTACCATCATCAGTAAAAGAAAATGATAAATTGTTATCTAAATAGTTTTTTTCATCATATTCATTTGTAAAACCTAAATAATAAAATGTACCACCTTCAGACCATGGTTTAGATTCTTTATTTATAATAAAATTTAATGTCCAACCATTTTCAGTCCTATTTCTAATATTAAAATCACAAGTATTAACGTTATATGGTTCACCTATTGGTAATACCCATGGTGTTTGGAAGTCAATTAAACAATTTGAATCAATAATTTTACTAGAATAATCAATAATATTAGTAAAATCTAAAATTTCCACATCAAAATCGTTTTCTATTGACCCTAATTGATAGTCATAATATTCAGAACTATCTAAAACAACATCAATATTTCCCATATATCTCCTTACAATATCTTGTGTATTCATATTATTATAAATATCTTTCGATTCATTTGATATTTATATAATAAAACCAAATAGATGAATAATTTCATAAAAAAAATAATTGAGGAAAGATTTGCATCAAAAAAACAACAAAGATATTTTTATGCAAAAGCAAACGATAAGTCTATTCCAAAAAAAGAAAGGAATAAATGGAGTAAATGGGCTAAAGAATATTCGGATGACACCGATTTTAATAAAATTCCTAATGAAGTTAAAGAAAAAGAGGTTGATGAAATTGTTGATAATGTTGGAAATTTTATAAAAGGTGAAAAATATGGGAATTTAGACACTAAAGGTGTTACATCTAATTCAACTTCTGATGAAGTTGTACATACGGGTACGGGACAAATGGGGGATCATGGGTTACATGGTAATCAAATCACTAATAGATTAAGATATTGGGGTGAAGCTGATATGAGTAAGTCTTTAGGATATAAAGATACTTTAGGTCAAGATGAAGATTATGATGATGCAAAAGACCATTTTGAAGATGATTTAGGGTTAGATGAACCTGAAGCAGAAGAAAGATTGGCTAAAATGGGTTATGATAAAAAATTACCAAATGATAAAGTGAGGTTGGTAGAAAACCCTAGAAAGTTTATTGAAGAATATGTTGAAACAATATTGAAAAAAAAATCTGACATGGGGGACATTGTAAAGAAAGGTGAAATGATAGAAAAAGAAATTAACCCGATAGTATTAAAACAATTAAAGTCGTTAAAAAATACGTTAAAAAATAATGACCTTTCAATTGAAGATATTATTAAACATTTAAAAAACGATGAATAAAGAACTAAAAACACGAATTTTTGATGTCCCACAAGATATTTTAGACAAAATTAACCATACAATTGTTGGGTTAAATGGTCAACATGTTCATGGGTTAAATCGTGCAAAAAAAATTCTTACCGATAAAAAAGTCAAATATGGTCAATTAAAAAGGATCATTCACGATTTTAAAAATTTAGATAAAGTGAATGATCGTTTAAGATATGATCTATATGGTGGTGAATTAATGGAAAAATGGTCTGAACAATATCTAAAAGGTGAAAGAGACTTAATTAAAGATAGGAAAGAATCAAAAATGAATTCCGAGAAAACATCGGGTATTGGGGCAAGAAAAAACCCATTTTTAAAAAAACACACAAAAAAATCAAGTTTTTTACCTCCAGTAAATTTAATTAAAAGTAATTCAAGTAAATCAACAATTTCACCAATAACATCACTAGGATTATTTGAAGAAATCGAAAAAATAAAAAAATTAATAACATATTAAAATGCCAACAAAATTAGAGATAATTGCAAACCAACAAAGAATCGAACACATTGGTAGAAATAATTTTAAGTTCACTAATGAATATTCATCAGATAATCCTGATGCTATTTCCGATGGTGATGAAAGAGGTAAAGGTTTAAACACGTCCACGGGTACAATTGGATCAGTTACAGACATTAACATCAGAACAGATAATACTGGTAGAAATAGATTTACCCCTAATAATGAATATTCATCAGATAATCCTGACGCTATTTCCGATGGTGATGAAAGAGGTAAAGGTTTAAACACGTCCACGGGTACAATTGGATCATTAACTGATATTAACATTAGAATAGATAATACTGCTAGAAATAGGTTTTCACCAAACAATGAATATTCATCGGATAATCCTGACGCAATTTCTGATGGCGATGAAAGAGGTAAAGGTTTAAATGGTTCTACTGGAACAATCGGTTCATTAACGGACATCAATATTAGAGTCGATAATACAGGTAGAAATATTTACGGAACAAATAATACATATCCTGATTTTTAAAATGAAAATTAACAATATATTTAATAATATTACTGAACAATCGATTTTAAAAACATCAAGAACAAAACCGTTAGTTGATGCGATAAAAAATCGATATCCGATTTCATTTATTTATACCGGACCACAAACCCCCAAAAAGGATAGTGTTAAGCCCGGTAAAAGAATAAAAGCGGAAGCTGTTGCACTTGGGTTAAGTAAAAAAGGTAACCTAATTATACGTGCTTATGTTCAACCACCATCAGTTTCAAAAAAAGGATTCAATAAACATGGATGGAGAACATTTATGGTTTCAAGAATGGGAAATATTCAAATCCATCAAAATGAAACATTCGATACTAAAAAACAATTGTATCGTGATGGTGATGATGGGTCAATGACAGTTACTTATGTTACAAGTTTATGGAACACAGCACCAAAAATAAAAAAACAAATTAAAAAAGTAGTTTCACCTGTGTCACCAACATCGAAAAAACCCGATGTAACACCTAAACCAAATATTCCCACACCTGAAACAGATAAGGTTACTAATGATATACCAAAGAAAACAAAACCAGAACCAATAGTGAAACCTGACACAAATAAAACAACTGAAATTCCAACGAAAACAAACCTTGAACCAGTTGTTAAATCCGATATACCAAAGAAAACAAAACCAGAACCAATAGTGAAACCTGAATCTAATGATGATTCTGATAAAATAAAAAATGACAACGAACCCCCGATTCAGGTACAAGAAACACTAAAACGAATAAAAACTTTATTATTTTACTAATAAGTGATATAATTATATTAAAAGAATATATATGTCTAAAGGAGTAGTATCAGAAAATGATTTAATGTCAAGACTTGTTCAAGCTAAAAAAGTGATGAATAAGGTAGATAATGGTGATTATCAAACAGGATTTGTTGATACTGAAATTTTAAGGGAAGATCCTGAAAAAGTTTTACAAAATATGGGTGGTATTGATTCATTCCAACAACCAATGGTTGAATCTACACCGGCTAAAATACAAATGCCACAAACACCGACAGTTGATCGTATAAAGAATTCAAAATTACCGGACGCAATTAAAAAGGCGATGATTGATAATCCAATACCAATTCCACAAATTAGTTTAAACGAGAACATTGATATGAACATTATCAATGGTGCAAAAAGATTGATGGAAAAGGAAGGTTTAATTGGAAAAAAACCTACCCCACAACCTACCCCACAACCACGTCAACAACCACAACCAAGAACTATTATGACCGAATCAGTACAACCATCAACAAGTGTTACTGGTGTTGATTTAACAACAATGACGGTATTAATTGAAAATATCATTAGAAAGGTTTTGGATGAAAAATTAACACAAATTTTGAACGTAAATTCACAACAAACAACATCAATAAACGAAAATTTGGTATTAAAAGTTGGTGATTCGGTTTTTAAAGGTAAAATTACGGGGGTAAATAAATCCAAATAATTTTGTTTTTAAAAAAAAAATGATTATAATTTAGATGTAAATATTATTATGTCTAAATTAAAAGTATTAGTTGTTATTTCCGACCATTATGGTGTCGGAAAGTTTAGAATTATTGATCCATATAAATACATTGGTGATAAATACCATAACGAAATCCAAATTGATTTTGGTGAAAATGTGGAAAATACTGATGATTCCTTTAAGGACTATCATGTGGTAATATTTCACACGTTTATTGTAAATTCTTCACATGAAGATAACGTCAATCGTATTAAATGGTTGAAATCTAAAGGTATTAAAGTGGTTATGGATATTGATGATTATTGGGTTGTTGACCACAGACACCCAATGGATTATCAAATCAAAAAAAATAAAATTGGTGAAAAGAAAATTGAATTCTTGAAATTGGTTGATCATGTAACCACAGTAACACCAATTTTTAGGGATACAATTAGGAAAAAATTAAAGATCGAAAATGTACATGTTTTCCCAAATGCGATTGATCCAACTGAAAAACAATTTCAACCAAACCCAACACCAAGCGATAAAATTAGATTTGGTTGGTTAGGTGGGTCATCACATAATTACGATATTGATTTATTAAGGAACGGTATATCAAGTACGTATCATTCAAATAAAGATAAGTCACAATTTGTATTATGTGGTTTTGATATCAGAGGTAAAGTAAATGAATACAATAAACAAACAGGTGAAGTTAGAACTAGAGATATGTTACCAAAAGAAACAGTTTGGTATCAGTATGAAAAAATATTTACAGACAATTTTAATATGATTGATGATAAATATTTATCATTTTTAGAGAAATTTGAAAATACTGAATATGACGCATCTAATAAACCATATGTGAGAAGATGGACTGAAAAAATTGAGAATTATGGAAAAAATTACAATTTTTTTGATGTATCTTTAGTACCATTAGTTGATTCTGAATTTAATTCAAATAAATCACAGTTAAAAATAATTGAAGCCGGTTTTCATAAAAAAGCTGTAATCGCAAGTGCTGTTGATCCTTATACATTAGATTTAGTGTCGGCGTTTGAAAATGGATCATTTAATAGCCATGGTAACGCATTATTAGTTGAACCAAGAAAAAACCATAAACAATGGCAACAACATATGTGTAGATTAATTGAAAACCCTGAAATGATTACTGAATTAGGTGAAAGATTATATCAAACCGTTAAAGAAAAATATTCAATGGATAAGGTTTGTAAAGATAGAGTCGAATTTTTAAAATCAATAGTAAAATAAAACATAAATAAAAAAAAAACAAATATGCATTACTTAGTAACAATCGGATACGAATCCGAACAACAAGACAAAAATGGTAACACTAAAATCCAAAAAGAAAAGTACATCTTTGAAGGTGAATCAGTTGAAGAAGTAACAATGGTTGCTGCAGAATATTGTTCTGGTGATCAGAGACATTTTGAATTACTTTCAATTGTAAAAATGCCGATTCAATGTGTTGTAGACAAAAAAAATACCCCTGAATATTATAAATAATTTACCAACATGGAAATGGAATTTCATAGTAGAGACGTACAAATTTTACGTCAATCACAAAGTAAAATGGTCTTAGAATACGTATCAGCAATTGGTGTAAAACTCACTGTTAGTGAATTACAGATGGTAACTGATGTATTTGTTGAATGTTGTTTAAGAAAAATTGATAAAGACCTAAAAGAACGTATAAAAAAATTGGATGATTGGTTACTTGATAAAAAATTAAAACAAGAAAATGGATAATAACGATATTAGAAAACATTTAGAAGAATTGAAAAAATTTGAATCATTATTAAAAGATGGTTCAGATGATAGTGATGTTGAGGTATTCGAGGAGCTTGATAATTTAATTCAAAAACTTGGTGACGATTTGAAAACATCATATTCTAAACCGAAATTACAAGTTAAAGTAAAAAAACTATCACCAAATGCTGTTATTCCAAAATATGCAAAAAACGGTGATGCTGGTATGGATTTAACTGCGATTGAAGTTGGTTTTACTGATGATTATGTGTCATATAAAACAGGTTTGGCGTTTGAAATACCTGAAGGGTATGTTGGACTATTGTTTCCTCGAAGTAGTAATTCAAAAAAAGATTTGTTATTAACAAATTCAGTTGGTGTTATCGATAGTGGATACCGAGGTGAGATCGAATTTAGGTTTAAACCAATATTAAACGGTAAAACAGAAAACATACTACTATATAACGTTGGTGATCGTGTTGGTCAAATAATGATACTACCATATCCTGAAATTGAATTTATCGAATCACAAGAATTGTCGTCAACTGAAAGAGGTGATGGTGGTTTTGGGTCAACAAATAATTGAGAATATATTTGATTATGGTCAATAACAAAATATTTATTAGAAAATAACATTATCTAAAATCTAATAAATTGGCAGAAAGAAAAAGTACCAAAAAAGTGGAGTTTACATTTGATAAAAAATTATCAGTAAAAGATAAAATTAGAACAATAATAAAAAGACCTAAAGAAAAATTTTTAACGAAATCACAAGAAGAATATTGGGACGTTTTAGATAAAAATCAAATAACATTTTGTTTTGGTCCTGCGGGTGTTGGTAAGTCATTTATTGCAATGAAAAAAGCGGTAGATTTACTTTGGGATGATACGAATAAATATGAAAAAATAATTATTGTCAGACCAGCAGTTGAAGCAGAAGAAAAATTAGGTTCATTACCAGGAGATTTAGAAGAAAAATTAGACCCATACATTTACCCATCGTATTATCTTTTAAATAAAATCATTGGTAAAGAGGCTAGAGAAAGATTAAAAGATGAGGGTATTATTGAAGTGGCTGCGTTAGGTTATATGAGAGGTTGGAATGTGGATAATACTATCTTAATATTTGAAGAAGCTCAAAATGCAACACCGGGACAAATTAAATTGTTGGTAACCCGTATTGGTTATAATTCAAAATTCTTTATTTCTGGCGATTTGGAACAATCAGATAAATTTAAAGATAAGACACAATCAGGTCTATATGACGCAAAAAAAAGATTTTCGGGATTAAATCAAATCGGTGTATATGAATTCAACAATATTAATGATATTGTTAGAAACCCATTGATTACTGAAATCTTAAAAAGATATTAATAGTCTTTACAATTTTTAAAAATTATATATATTTCTTTTATGGAAATATATATAAGCATTGACGGTATTTTACGAAATAAAATACAAAAATTAGAATATCATTACATTAATGAATTTTTATCTCCCGATTCCACATTTGAATTGGATGATGATTTTGACTATTCAATATCAGAAGAGATAAAAAATGATGATTTATTAGGTTCATTTAAGTTTAGTTCAAAAGAACATTTCGAATATTTCTATTACATTGAATATGTATTAGAAATATTCGGGCATGCTGGTTTGGGTGAAGAAAATGCGATTTCAAAACTTAATAAAATAATTGCACATAATAAGCCACTACATAATATAACAATTGTTGGACTTGATGAATTGGGTAAAGCAAAACCAGCAACACTATTTTTCTTATCTAAGAATGGTTTTATGGGTGATAATATAAAATTTATTAGAAGTGATGATATATCTAATGAATGGAACAAATGTGATGTTTGGATTACGGATAACAAAAAAATATTAGAATCTTGTCCAGAAAATAGTGACAAAATTGCTATTAAATATAACACATGTTATAATCAACACTTTACATTTAAAAATGAAATTGATAAATTAATAAAAATAAATTTACCATGTTTTACGATGCCTTTGGAAGAGAATATTACCTTGACATTGACGGAATCACAGAAAAATGTCGAATCCCACCCAGAACAACCAACAACACAAAACCAAAAAGAAAAAGAAGAAAACTAGATGATGAAGATGATTTAGAGATTGAGTTGGTTCAAAATGATAATGATGACGAACAATCAATAAACATTTTTAAATATGAAATAATCAAAATGTGTATTGAAAGAGTATTACTTTCTTTTGATGAAGAAAATCAAGAAAGAATCGGTGGAATTTCAACAGGTGAAAATAACATGTCATATAAAATCGCTTTGAACACATTAATAAATAACAAAATTTTAATTGAAATGTAATTATGAATAAAAATGAAAATTTAGAAAAATTGGAACAAGCACTATTTAGATTAAATAGTGATGAAAGTGTGATATACTTTTTAACATATGACACAAAAAACACACCACGTGCTGCGATTAAACACATTTATGATATCGCATTAACGTTGAAGAATAGTGGTAAAAATGTCAAATTATTAGTTGAAGATAAGACATATGGTGGTGTAAACACTTGGTTAGATGAAACGATCTATGACGTACTTGAAAAGGTGTCAATTAAAGAGGATAAAGTCGAGATTAATGTTGACGATACAATTGTCGTTCCCGAATATTATTCAAACGTTTTAGACCAACTATCGAATTTAAAATGTACTAAAATAATGTTGATACAACAAAAAGAATTTATGTTTGAAACATTATCTATTGGTAGTAGATATATGGATTTTGGTTTTGATAAAATCATCACAACATCTGAAAACGCTAAGAAATATATTTCAGAATATTTCCCTGAAAACATTATATATGTTATCCCTCCAATGATTGGTGATAACTTTTCACCAACAGATAAGAACGTTAAACCATATATTGCAATTAGTTGTAGAGATAGAGTTAAAAATAGAAAATTGATTTCAGAATTTTATTTAAAATATCCCCAATTAAGATGGGTTTCATTTAGAGATATGGTACAAATGACATACGAAGAATTCTCAACTGCATTGAAAGAATGTATGGTTTCATTGTGGGTTGACGATGAAAGTACCTTTGGAACGTTTCCATTGGAATCGATGAAATGTGGTGTACCTGTTATTGGTAAAGTACCAATTAATGAGCCTGATTGGTTAACAGAAAATGCAATATGGTCATATGACGAAAACAAATTGACCGAATTTTTAGGTAAGTATTTACTCGCATGGTTAGATGGTGTTGAATTAACTGAAGATGTTAAAGTTAAAATGAAAGAAACACTATTACCATACGAAACAGAAACAACAAAAACATCAATAATTTCAATTTTTGAATCTTTCAAAAACAAACGTATTGAAATAATTCAAAAAGCATTAACAAAATTTAAAACAGAAGAAACGGTATGAAACAAAAATCAGTAACAATATTATTACCTGTACATAAAATAGATGGTGATTATAAAACAATGTTTGAAAGAGCGGTTAAATCGACAGAATCTTTTTATGACGATGTTGTTTTAATGGTTATTTGTCCAAATAATATTTTGGGTGAAGTAAAAAAAATTGATGTTGGTCAAAAGTTAAGTGTCCAATATCTTGGACATGATGAAGAAACAAGTTTTACACATCAAATTAATTTAGGTATTTCAAATACAGAAACAGAATGGTTTTCAATTTTGGAAATTGATGACGAATACCGTCAAATTTGGTTAAAATCAATGTTTAGTCATGTTAACGAATATACTGATGTTGATGTTTTTTTACCAATTGTTAGAGACGTAAATGTTGATGGTAAATTCATATCATTCACAAATGAATCCACATGGGCATATGGTTTTACCGAAAAACAAGGGTTTTTAGATAATGAAGTATTATTGGATTTCCAAAACTATCAAATTAGTGGTGGACTATATAAAACATCAGTAATTAAAGATATGGGAATGTTTAAAGAAAATTTTAAATTAACCTTCCCTTATGAATTTTTATTACGTTTAACACATAATGGAGTAAAAATTTTTACTGTACCAAGAATCGGATATCAACACGTTAATTTCAGAGAAGATTCGTTATTTTGGAAATATAAAAACGATGAAAACGAAAAACTATCAGAGGAACAAGTTAAATTTTGGTTGGATACCGCGAAAAAAGAATTTTTCTTCAAAAATAATCGAGATATAAATCAGACAACAACTTAATGCCAAGAAAACGAACCCAAAAGATGTATTTTGGGGACGAACAAGAACAAGCGGTAATAAGATATTTAAACTCTGAATCCGAAGAAGAAAAGAATAAGATATTCAATGAATATTTAAGAGATCCCCTAAAAATAATGGTCGAATCTATTATTCGACGTTATAAATTGTATAGAAAAGATCTTGAATTTCAAGAAATTCACGATGATACAATGTCATTTTTATTAACAAAAATTAATAAATATGATCATACAAGAAATCATAAGGCATACTCGTATTTTGGTACGATTTGTAGGAACTACCTAATGGGTGCGATCCAAAAAGATACTAAAGAAACTAATCGTTGTGTTTCATATGAAGATATATCATCAGAAATTCAAGAACGATCAGATTTAACATATGTCATTGATTCGGATGAAATCGATTATTCAAAGATAATTGTTAAATTAACCAAAAGTCTTGAGGATTTCATCGATACCGAAGAATTAAATGAAAATGAAAAAAAATTAGGTTATGCTTTAGTTGAGATTTTTAACAATTTTGAACAAATATTCGAAATTGGTACAGGTAATAAGTTTAATAAAAATCTAATATTATTATCATTAAGAGAAATGACATCATTATCGACAAAAGAAATTAGGGTATCCCTTAAAAGGTTTAAGAAACTATATAAAGGTATTATGTTTGAATTTATAGAATAAACATATTTATATACATGAAAGATAGAAAAAATATTACATTAGATGTCGATTCTGCAATTGCTTTAATGCAGGAAATCTATAATGATATTGTGGAACAAAAGAACACCGCATCACTTATAATGAAAAAAATGTTAAGTTTCATGAAAGATGCTGAAGATATGAGTGTTATTGGTCCGGTAATCAAGGAACAACAAAAGATCTTAAATGAATGTACTGAAAAAAAAATATCACTGGTTAAATTACAAAATGTTTTATTAAAACAAACACAAACAACAAGTGGTGGTGGTGGATTTAGTAAATTATCGTTATCAGATGAAGATAGGGAATTACTCGACAAATTAGTAAACGAAGATAAAAACGATTTAAATATTGAAAATTACAAATTGTCATGAGTAATGTAAAACAAACAAAAAAAAAACTTAAATCAAGATTAGAAATCATTAAAAAAATTAATGATGACCCCAAAAAAACGGTAGATGATTTATATGATTTGTATCTTAATGATTTATCGTCAACAGATAAGTTATTTGGAAAAAAGTTTGGAGATTTTTTAGATAAAAGAAGAAAGAAGAGAGAAAATAATAAAGATATCTTTTCTGAAATCATTGACATCGCTGAAAGTTTTTTAGGTGTTAATAAAACCGTTGGTGACACAAGTAAACTTTTTTCTAAAAATCGATTAAGAAAACATGCACAAGACTCAGTAAAAATTTCGTTAAGATCGTCAAAACAAATTATACTTGATAGTGTGAAATCTATCTTTTTTGCTGGTGATGGTATTTGTGGTGCAAATAAAACAATACAATTTGATTCGGTAACATTATCACCAAAAGAATTTGATTTTTTAAATGTGTTAACCGTTGACCCAACATCGTCAACCGGACAAATTGTTTATGAGATTCCTGAACAACAAAACAAAAAAGAAAAGGTAAATTTAAATTTATTCAACACATTCTCAGGATCACAATATGATTTTAATTCAATAAACAATAATACATTATTTTCAGTTAATTGGATCGAATCGATTCAAAAATATGAAATATCTGGGTTAACACAAACCGTTACTAATGTTGAGGATTTCTTAAATGAATATTATTCGTCAATTGAAATGCCCGATATTACAGGTATTACAAAAAACGCAATGTTATTAACATTACAAAGTGGTGATGGTGATAACCCATTATTCCAAGGAAGTCTTAATAGTTTAAATCGTTTATTATCAAAATTATTCGCAATTTGTGAATCGAGAAACTTGGACACCCTAAAACAAACAACAAATGAACAATTCAACGAAAATGATGAAGATCTTGAATTTTATTTTGATTTTAATGATGTTGAAGGAATTGATTTAGATGATGAAGACACAAGATTAAGAAAAGTCTTAAAATTCACCGACTGTGACAATTTTGAAGTTTCAGCCAATAATGCGTTTATCGAAGATTTTGTATATCTAACTAAAAAGAAAAGTATTGATGATATTGTTACATCAACATTAACAAATGTTAGTAACTATGCGTCGGATAATTCTAATAGTAGTATACCAACGTTAAATTTTAACATTTCAATTTTAAATTCATTTATTTTTAATTTACCAAGAGCACTCGTTATGAGTGTATTATCACCTAAAATATTTTTACCAATTTTGATTGTGTATAAACTATTCAAGTCAGGATTGTCAGTTGTGTTGGATATTAAAGATGTCATGAAAAAACTAAGTAAACTTTTTGGTACAATTATCAAAAAGTTGTTTTGGTTATTTATTCGTGAATTTTGGAAGTTAGTTAAACGTGATTTGTTGGAGTTTATAAAAAAAATTGCACAAAAAATACTTAAAAACAAATATAAACGATATTTGACAATTGTTACTGCGTTGATTTCATTATTAAAACAAATGTTAATTGATGGTGTGGACAATTGTTATGATTTATTTAATGTGATATTATCAACAATTGATCAATCATTAAGAGGTGGTCAAGCGACATCGATACCAGCACTTTTATTATCCCTTTCAAACAGATTACCTGGATATAGTACTGATAGGGCATATATGAACATTAGTGAAAGATTGGAATCACAAGGTATATCACTCTCACCAATTTTTGGTGAAACAAATAAATTACCACAAATTATAAAGTCTATAATTGAAGGTCACACGGAAGAAGAGGATACAAACGGGTTTATTGCTGCTGGTAACCAATTTTTCACAGTACCATCATCCACTGGACCAATATTAGTTCCACCGGGAACAATAAGAATATTTGGTAAAAAACGATAATATGGATAAAAATAAAATTATTGAGATTACAAATGATGTTGAAAATAAATCAAATAAGGATTTGTTTGAAGCAAGGGATTTTTTATCTGACGAATTTGAAAAGACAAAACAATTGATTATTGATTTAACACGTCATATGGATTCAGTTGAAATCTATTACAATAAAATTAATGGTGAAATAAAAAAAAGAGTCGATAAATGAGAATAATTGATTTAGGTATATGTGTGGATAATAATGACCCACAGCACATTGGTAGAATAAGATATAAATTATTTTACGGTACTACTGGTGATGTTGAAAAAAGTATTGAATATGAAGAATGGGACGATAAAGACCCCTTTATTGCATCTCCACTATTACCTAGTAACATTAATTTCATTCCAGAAATTGGACAAGCTGTTAAGATTTTAACATTTGATGCTGAAAAAGATCAAACAAACCAACAATACATTAGTGGTCCCTTTAGTACGATGTTTGATTATAATTCACAAACATTCTCACAAAGTATTGATAGTACATCATATGGTGCAAGTATAAAACATAAAAAAGATATTATTGGTGAAAATGGTAAATACAGAGACCCAAGAGCGGAAGGTGCGTTTGCAAAACATTCTGATTATGGAATATATGGTAAATATGGGTCTGACATTATTTTTACCGAAAACGGATTGCAACTTAGAGGTGGTAAACTAATTTCAAAGGACGCAGCAAGTACAAGTGATAGAGAAAAATTATTATCGATTCCATTGATGGCGAAAAAAACGTCAAAAATTTATTTAAAAAAATTCCCTAAAAAATTAACATTAAAACCAACAGAAAAAGTCACAATAAAAACCGAATCAAAACTATTAAACTATATTATTGAATATGAATTAGATGATGTGTCAAATCCAACCAAAGTCGATTTTTATGTATATAAAGTAAATAAACCATATGGTAACACATACAACACGAACGTATTCACTAATTTTAGTGAGTTGAAAATGGATTATCTTAAATTGATTAACATTGAAAATGATAACGTGTCACCAACACATACAATATCAATATCAAATATAAAGGAAGGATACATTGAAACAAGATTAACCATAAATACGTTAGACCAAGATGGACTAAAAGGTATTAATCCTTTGTACGCCGAAAATGATTTACATCCACTTTATTTTAGACCAACAAAATCATTTATTGAAAATGACGATAATAACCCCCTAAAAATCGAGTTTATAAAAAATGTAATAGTTCGATCAGTTCCTAACGGAAACGGTCTAATTTGGTCATACACGTCCCCCATACCACCAACAAAAAGGATAAATGAAACGGTTAATATCCCAACAACAGAAAAAAACTCACCCGAACAGACTTTCGGGGCGGTTATATCGGACAAAATATATCTATTGTCTACTGACACCAATGAATCAGATAAATCGATTAATTTTAATTCATTAGACAAATACGAATATAATCAAAATGATTATATTGAACGAATTGACCCTAACACATATTCAATGGTTAGGGGGGAAAATCTATTAAAAGTGATCTATGCTATTATCGATGTGTTAACAACACATAGACATAACATTAACGATCCCTATGCGAGATTAGATTATCCACAACATAATCGATTAATTGAATTGTTTCAAAAGTTAGAAAATGACCTATTAAATAAATCAATTAGAATCAATTAATTGATATTTATTAATAAAAAACATGTCATATTTTCGTTCGTATTTTGAAAAAAATAACACAATATTAAAAAATTCATCAGTAAATACAGCAAAAAACCCAAACACGGAATTATTTTACGGTAATGGGTTTTCTAAATTTATTTTTAAAGTCGATTTTACTGAATTAAAATCAAGAGTTGATAATGGTGAATTTGTTGTAAATGAAAAAACAAAACACACGTTAACACTAACAAATACTATTTTTGGTGATGAAGGATTGTTAGGTGATGACCGTGGAAACGGTAAAACACGTGCAAGTTCATTTGATTTGATCGTTTTTAAAATACCTGAATATTGGGATGAAGGTCTTGGTTTTGATTACGATAGAAGTTACGACTTAACAACTGGTGAAGCATTATATGACATTAGACCATCTAACTGGTATAATAGAACAACATTAAATACGTGGAGTGAAGAAGGTATATACAGTACTGGAACAACAATCGTAGCAACACAACATTTTGATCTTGGGGATGAAAATTTAGTCGTGGATGTTACGGACTATGTTAATGGTATTATAGTATCAGGGAATACCGATTATGGGTTAGGTGTCGCATTTGACATAGTATATCAAGATATTAACTTAGATATTGAACAATCAGTATCGTTTTTTACAAAATACACCCAAACATTTTTTGAACCATATATTGAGTCATATTTTGACGATAGAATTTTGGATAATAGAAATAATTTTATTGAACAAAAAAATGAATCGTTATTCCTCTATATAACTAAAGGGTCAAACCCATATAATTTAGATTTTTTACCAAGCGTCGATATATTAGACAATAATAAAAACGTCATTTCAGGACTAGAAGACCTAACACCAATCAAAATAAAAAAAGGTGTCTATATGGTTACCTTTAGTTTAGATCAAAGTCAATGTGATGGTACTAAATTTTTTTATGATAAATGGAAAAACATTGTAATTGATGGAATATCAATAAATGATATTACACAAAAATTCGTACCAAAACCATTTAGTCAACAATATACGATTGGAGAAAATCAGACCGAATTACATCGTTATGCAATACAATTTTTTGGTGTTAAGTTTAACGAAAAAATTAAAAGAGGTGAAAAAAGAAAAATTGTTGTAACATTTAAATCCATTAACCAATCAAAAAATGTTGTTCTTGATGAAACTTATTATAGAATATACATTAAAGAAGGTAGAGCACAGGTAAATGTTTTTGATTGGACACTATTGGATGCAACCAACGAAAATTCTTTTATTTTAGACACATCATATCTAATACCTAGAGAGTATTTTATCGAAATAAAAGCAAAGGTTTTTGGTGAAGAAATATTCTATAATAACGAAATCAATTTTGAAATTATCTCTGAAAAGTAAATATTTATAAACATGGGTAAAATTATTAAAATCACCGAAAATCAATTAAAACTATTAATTGACAAACAAATTAATGAAAATACAACTGAGGATGATGGGACATACATGGTGATGTCTAATTTAGTGTCAATTAAAAATTACGTTGAAACTATCCTAAAATATAAACACCACCCAAAATTTGTGGATTTAGTTACCGGCGAACATGCATGGGCTGCTGACCATATTGCAACATCAAAAGATGATATTCAAGAAGTTGCGAATTTCATTGAAACACAAATGGAAAAAGAAGATCTGTCTGAAGAAAAAATGAAAGGTGATGATCCATGTTGGAAAGGATATGAAATGGTGGGTAAAAAAATGAAAAATGGTAAAGAAGTCCCAAATTGTGTTCCTAAAAAGAAAAAAATATATGAAGATGTGTATGGTTCAGTTGAAGAGACCGATTACACACCTGACGATCAATTAAATGAAGCCGAATATAAAGGTAGAAAAGTTAAGTTGAATAAAATCATGCAGGGTGATGTAAAAAAATTCAAAGTGTATGTTAAGAATGATAAAGGAAATGTTGTTAAAGTAAACTTTGGTGATCCTAACATGAGAATTAAAAAAAGTAACCCTGAAAGAAGAAAATCATTCAGGGCAAGACATAGATGTGACAATCCTGGGCCTCGCTACCGTCCACGCTATTGGGCTTGCAAAACATGGTAAACATAATATGAAAATAATATTATTTGAATCACAGATTAAATCGTTATTTGGTAAAAAAATTTTATTGAACGATGTTGAGGTTTTCCCCAATATTGACAATATAGTTGAAAACAAAAAAATTGGTTATAATTTATTGGTAAACGAATGTAAAAAATATAAAACACCTGAAGAATTGTTAAGGTCAGGGGGGTTTTCAGACATCGCATTAGATTTAGCTGCGTTTGGGTTTACCGAAGATAGTGTTAAATTGTTATCACCAAAAGTAATTGGTATTAAATGGAGAACGGATTTAGATAATGTTTACCATGAAATACAACAAAGTAATTTAACACCTATTGAGTGGTCTAAAAAGATCAATTTAAATGATCCAATTGATGTGTCATTTAACGGTAAAAAATTTTATTTGGAAGACGGTCATCATAGATATTTTGCAGCCAAAACATTAAAGAAAAATTTAAACGTCAATTTAACAATTGAAGCGAATCCAATTAAACCGTTATCAGATGATGGATATGATCAATTTCATATTAATTTTTTCAACAAACATAGAGAAAATTTAAATGAACAATCAAGATCCGATTATATAAAATGGAAACGTAAAAATGTGACTTTACGTGGAATGAAAGATAGGTATTCAGAAAACAATGCTGGAGCTAGATTCGGATCTGGATTATATACAGCATTTTTAAGTAATAAAAAAATGGCGAAAGAATATGGTAAAGTTTATTTCGTTTTAAATGCAATACCTAAAACCCCTAAAGTTGTCCATGACGCAAACTTTGCGGAAATTTTCTTACAAAATCTAATTAATAATTGGTGTAAAGAACGTGGTCTTGATTATGACACAACCGAATTTTTTAAAAACACAGATATACCAACAGAAATGTTAAGGTTGGGGTATGATGGTTTAGTAATTAAAGGTAGAGAAATGGTTAATTACACCCCGCCAGATAACGTAAAATATTTTGAAACAGAACGTCAATTAGAAATGTATTATGACGATTTTATTGCTAATAAAATGTGACTTCAACACCACACTCTTTAAACAACTGTAAACTTCTTTTTTGGTGTTCATCCCATTTGTCTTTGTTGTTTGTTGTACAAATTTCTTTACAATAGACTTTTTTTATCCCAGAATTAACAATTGCTCTAGCACAATCCATACACGGTAATCCTGATGTAATGTACATTGTGGAATTTTTTAATGGTGTACCTACACGAGCAGCATTATATATTGCATTTCTCTCACCATGTTCGAACCAAAAGTACTTTTCAGGTCTTTCCTGACGTTCGGGGATATTATCGTCCAAACCCCTTGGAAATGAATTATACCCCGTAGAAAGGATCTCATTGTCTTCCCCAACGATTACAGCACCTATTTGGGTATTATTGTCTTTAGACTTTAATTTAACTTGTTCTGCAATCCCTAAAAAATAGTCTTTCCAATTCATGATATTAGTTTTTGTTCTGACCAATATTGTAATCTATTGTCCGAATAACGAGGAATTTTGTGTGCGATTTTCTTTTCAATTAATTTATGAATTTCTTCCATATGTTTTTTATTTCTCATATCGATACCAACAATAAATCCGCCATTAGATTTTTCGTATGTGGTTTCAAAAATGAATTTACCATCATCGTCTAACCTTAATGTTTCAATGATACCATTTTTAGTGTCTTTTTCTTTTTTATAGACCTTATATGGTAATGAACGTAAATCAATTATTTTTTGAAGTACGTCAAGTCTTAATGTTTCATATTCAATTTCCATAACATAAAAATAATAAAAAAATTTAAAACACCAAAACCCTTTCATTATTACCCCAAAATTACGTATATTTACTCATGATAGAAAAAGAAATTATTAAAAAATATAATGAATTAAATTATTCAATTTCAAAATTGTGCGAGGAATATAATGTTGGTAAAATAAAAATTAAAAAAATATTGTTGGATAATAACATTCCACTTAAAAAAAAAGGTGGACAAATTAAACACATTGAGAAACCCTTTATTATCGATACAACAAATAAAATTCTATCATGTAAAAAATGTGGTAAAGAATTTAATGATATTGAAAATAAAAGTGGTTCATGTATATCACATATTAAAAATTGTTTTACTGACATTGATATTCCATCAAAATTATATAGATCTAATTATAAAAAAACACATGGTACATATTGGCATTTTCAATATTTTAACCTAATAGATAAAGTAATTGAAAATGTTGATTATTTAAATTGTCCTGAATGTGATTGGAAAACAACCGATTTAACAAATAAAACAGGAAGCTTAACCAAACATATCAATAATGTGCATGGTGATGTGAGTGAGTTCATTGAAAGAAATAAAAATTATGAAAAATATCTAACGACATCATGTAACGAAATTGAAAAGAAAAATTTTATAAATGAGAATACACATAATAGTGTTGAATGTAAACTATGTGGTGAAAAAATGAAAGTTATTTCAAATACACATTTGAAAAATAAACATAATATGAGTTCTCAGGATTATAAATTACTTTTTCCAAATCAAAAACTCACATCAAAAACATCAACTGATTTATTTCGAAAAAATTCAATCATTGGTAATGAAAATATGACACCAACATGGACTTCAAGTGGTGAAATTGAAATAATGAATTTTATTAAGGATTTAGGTGTTAATGTTGAAAAAGGTAGAAATAGAAGACTAATTAACGGTAAAGAGATTGATTTAGTATTACCTGATTTTAAATTATGTATCGAATATAACGGATTATATTATCACACTGAAAAGATGGGTAAAAATTCCACATATCATTTAGATAAAACAATCGAATGTAATAAAATTGGGTATGATTTAATACATATTTTTGAAGATGAATGGGTATTAAAGAAACCTTTAATTAAAAATAAAATTAAACATCTTCTTAAAATTAATGATGGTGTTAAAATTGGTGGACGCAATGTTATTATAAAAAAAATCACCTCAGACATTAAATCAAAATTTTTAAATGAAAACCACATACAAGGTAATGACAATTCAACAATTAAATACGGAGCATTTTATCGTGATGAATTAGTTGGGGTAATGACATTTAATGAAAGTAGAAACATGACAAAATCAGTAAAAAATGAATTTGAGTTATCTCGTTTTGCCATTAAACAAAATTTCATTATTAGTGGTTTGGCATCAAAATTCATAAAAATTTTCATAAATGAATATTACCCTGAAACTATTATTAGTTTCGCAGATAGAAGATGGTCACCTAATGAAAAAAATAATCTTTATGAAAAAATTGGTTTTAAATTATGTAATATTATTCCACCGAAATATCACTATTATAATTCAAAAATTGATAAATATAAACGTTTTCATAAGTTTGGTTTTGGTAAAAAAACATTAAAATTAAAATACCCGCATTTAGATTTTAACAAGTCAGAAAAAGAATTAATGAACGAAATCGGATATGAAAGAATTTGGGATTGTGGGTTGTTTAAATATAAAATGGAAATAAATCAACATAAAAAAACCCCCTGAAAAATCAGGGGGTTTTTTTTTATGTTAACATTCGATTATCTTAATGTGTTGAAATCGAAAATGTTAATACCGTGACATGTGATCACACCGAAATAACGGTTATTTACCATCTTTTTCGCGTATCTTGTCATGATACCTTTAATAGGTGTCATAGTGAACGGATTATACATAGTTGGGGTTAATTGTAACGGTACATATGGTGCGTATACATAACCAGCATCTAGTAATGACTTACCTTTGTGACCAATCAAAATCTTGTTTGGTGGGAAGTAAGGATCACGATATACTTGATATCTACCTGCTAATGAACCGATTTTTTCAATACCCATGTTGTATTGATCTTGTTCAGGTGCCGCGTTTGAAACGTGGAAATACTCTAAGTCGTCGAATACTGCAGATACTTCTGAAGATACTACGATCCAGTTAGCACCACCTCTCAATGTTGATTTATGGATTTGAGCTGAAACTTGGTTGATTTTTGTAACCAATGTTTGGTTCCAGTCTTTTTGTGTGTAACCAACGTATGCTGAACCGTTGTTACCATATTTCCATTCGTTGTAGTCCCATTTAGCAACCCATGCAGCACCTTTTCTTAGGTCACGTAAGATTTCACGGTCAACTTCTGCTGCGATTTGCTCAGATAACAATGCTGTTAACTCAGCTTCTGCGTCGATGTTGTGGAAAGCACTTACGTCTTGAGCCAATTCAGGTGACCATGTAGCACGTAACTTTCTTTCAGTCACAGAAACAGTCACAGATTCCAAATCAAATGAAACCTCACCGATTTCATCTTCAAATTCCAATGTGTCATAGATTCTGAACGATAAAGTCACATCACTAGCGGTAAATCCTGAAGCAAGTGTTGCGTTTGAGAATCCTGAAGTTGGTGAATATGATTGAACATCAACCTGAATGTAAATTGTACCTTCTTCATCACAAATATCAGTGAATTTACCTGATGGGTATGATGTTGCTGATGATTTTCTACCGTATTCAACAATACCTTTACCGTATTTTTGTGTTACAACGTTAAAATTTCTTGAAGCACCACTAAATGATACAGTTGCAGATGCCAAGAATTCTTCAGTATCCATAACGTTACCGTTTGGTCCGATTAATTTACCTTGACCATCTTTATTGAAACCAGTAAATGCGACAATTAATGATGATACTGAAGTACCGGTTAATGCAGATGCAGCAATAGTTTCAACAACACCATTACTAAACCTAACAACGTTAGATGCACTTAAAGTAATTCCAGAGAATTGACCTTTAGAGTAATCGAAAAGACCTGTGTCAGGGCTGTTACCATCACCAGTCTCATAGAAACGATCATAAAGATTTATACCAGTGTAACCGTCACTTGCTGAACCTGAACCACCAGGAATACCATAAGGTGCGTAGTGACCACCACCCACTTTTCTATCCTGAATTTTAGGAATGAAGTAGAATAATTTACCGATAGGTAAGTTCATCGCTTGAACTGAAACGATGTCGTTTGCCAATAATTTAGAGAATACACGTCTGATGATTGGAAACACAACTGTCTCAAATGAACCTGAAGCATCTGCTACTGCAGCTTCATTGATCAAATATGACGCTTGGTTTTCATACAACTGAGCGATGTTATCTTTTTGGTGACCCTCAAGACCTTCTAGGAATCCTAGGTCATCCCATTTTTTAATGGTATCTTCTTTAATAACACGAAGGTGCTTAAGACCAATGTTACCAACAATACCAGATTCTAATAATGCTCCCATTTTAATTTTTGTTTTTTATTTTTTGTTTTTATTTTATTGCATTTTTGACATCAAATCTTTAACTCTCTTAAACTGTGGATTTTCATAAACTTTTGATTCTGATAATACTTCAGTAGAAGACGAAGTTTTTGGTGCCATTGAGATTTTTTCTGCGACTGTTTCGGTAATAGGTTTTTTAGTTTCCAATTCAGTCTTCATTGTTTTGAACAAATTCTTAGATTCGTTCAATGTAGAAACTGTATCAAATCTCTTCATAATATCCAGTTTCTCTTGTTTTGTTGTTGTGTGTTCGGTGAAAAGACGTACAGCGTATGCTAAATTAGCATTGAATACGGCAACTTCATTTAGTTTATCTTTAAAAAGAACTAAAGCTTTTTTATATTCTGAATTTTGTTTTCTTAATTTTTCAACTTCTTCATTAATCTTACCTGAACCAGCTTTAAACATTTTTTTACTTGGAAGGCCAGCTCTTTTAGCTTCTCCTTTATCTCCGTGAGGATTCCATTTTGTTCTAGCGGCTTCAGTTGCTTCAACTTCATGAGTTGATTCTTCAACATCAGTTTCTTCACCTTCTTCATCATCTAAATCGATTTCGTAGATTGTTTCGTCTTCAGATTCTTCAGTTTCGTGAATCTCATCTTCAAATGATTCGTCATCACTAAATTCTTCTGACATTTCTTCATCTTTTTCATCTAACTTGATGATGAAATCATCTTCACCAGTTTCCAACTCAACGTTGTTACCATCTTTCTTAACGATGATACCATCTTCTGGTTTCATTGCCTTAAATACTTTAAGTACTTCATCATTTGAAGCACCTGTCATATCAAGAACATCTTCATCGTCTTCAGATTCGTCATTATATTCAAAATCATCTGTTGGCATATCTTCATCTGGTCCGAATTCATCGTCAGATTCTAAACTACCACCAAAATCATCGGAACTCATGTCGTCAGAGTCTTCTTCTGGTTCATTATCGAGGTCTGTGTCATCATCATCATTTGATATTTCTTCTTCGTCATCGTTAGAAGTAACATCATCTGACATGTCATTTTCTTCCTCTTCATCAGGTGTTGGTTGTTCATTTACATCATCAACCATTTCCTCATCTTCTTCTGTGGATTCTTTTAACAAATCGTTTAGTTCTTGTTTCATTGTAGAAGCAAGTATACCCTTTGCATTTGTTTTAACGGCTTCTTCAAGTGTTTCGATTTGAAGTAACGCTTGTTCTAAAACTGATTTTTCTTTCATTTACTGAAATTTATTTTTATATAAATACTTTGAAAAAAACAAAAATTTATTTATTGATATCAAAATCAAAAGAAAATTTGTTATTTACTCAAAAAATTATCTAAACGACCCATTAATCTTTTAATCTTATCAGAATCGTCTGTTTTTTCTTCAATTGATTCTTGATATTTTTCTCTATCTGATGGGTCTGAAAATATGTATGCACCAGGTGTTGATGGTGATGACACCAAATCAAAACATACTAATTCAAAATCATCTTGTACAATGTTTTGACCTTTAATGTTTTTAAGTGAACCAACACCTCTTGATGAAATACCTAATGTTGCACCATTCATTAACAACATTGCAGCCTGATCACCTTTAGTGCTTACAATACCCATTTTCTTCCAACCCGGAGAAGTAAATAATTTAATTTTACCCATTAATATTTTACCATCCCACCAAGTTTCTAAAATTGAATGTGAAACTCTATCTAAATCAATAAGTGATGATGTTGGGTGATTTAATTCATTTAACGCACTACCTTTCTTAATTAATGCTTGGTATTTTTCGTTTTCTCTTTCAAGTAAACGTTGTGGGTAAATTCTACCGTTTTTATTTGGTGTGTCATATTTTTGTAAAACGGCATAAAGAATTAGGTCTTGGGAAAAATCCAAGTCCTTCATTTCTCTTAAAATTTGTTGATTATGTAACTCGTCTGCTGATACGTAACCCGCATCGTATTCTATCAAAAAGCCCCTAATACCAATATCATTCGGACCTAATATTTTCATTTATAGTTTTTACTATAAATACATTGAAAAATTGTTATTTTTTCTTATCGTTAAAATTATATAGTGATTTGTCTAATAAACAATTATCAATTATGTCAATAATAAGTTCTTTTATATCGTTTTTAGTTTCATTTGTTTTAATATCAAACAATTGATTGACAAATAATGTCAATTCAATATTCATAAAAGATCTTTTATCTTGTTTAATCCCGTTCGTTTTAATGTTGATATCAACAATTGACTCAGGTTTAAATCTTGATATTTTTAATGTTGAAATTTTGGTTTTAATTTCCCTTCTTGTTTTGAGTATTGTTGAATCAAATTCCGATTTATTTATATGCTTTGGTTCTAACCAAGATTGTAATGTTATGTATATTGATTTTAAGTTTTTAAAATCAACAGTGCCGTATCCTATTTTAATATTGTTATATGTTCCCAACGGAATATATTTCCCTGTCTTCATTAATTTTTACATTATAAAAAATTTATTATTAATTAAAATGTATGCAAAAATTTTTATTAAAACAAAAAATTGGGTATATTTATATAAATTAATTTTTGTTATGATTATAATTGATGTAAGAAAAGAAAAGGGTGGTATCGAATCTGCACTTAAAGTTTTGAAAAACAAAGTACTTAAAACAGGTTTAATGACAGAACTTAAAAACAGAAAAGAATACGTTAAACCTTCAGTTCGAAAAAGAACAAAAAAACAAAAAGCGGTGTATGGTCAGAAATTAAAAAATGGTCTTAATTAAGACCATTTTTTAATTCAATTAATCGATAGTAATTGTGTTTTGTGTGTTTCATACTATTAATTTCATTTATCACTTCGTGAAACTTGTTAGATACGTCCACATCATCTTTTGATTCATTTACCAGATCTGTTAGTTTTGGTAACAATTCATTTTTAATTTCATTTATTTTTGTTTCAACCTCATCATTTTTTAATGAAATAATGTTTTTCAATTCTTGTTTTTGATCTTCGTTTAATGTGTGGTTATATAATGTGTTAAAATTATTTACTAACACGGCATATAATAAATTTTCATTCTTGGTAAATGGTACGGTGTCTTCGTTTACATTGGTGTTTTTTACATTTGTTAAATGTTCAACGATTTTTCTTTTTGCAATTACCTTTTTATCAATGTTTAACAATGAATCTTTTTCACATAGAATATCCAAATTTTTATATAATTCAGATTCATTTACTTCCACAGATTCTAACATAGTATTCAAATTAGAAAAATCTGAGTTTTTTGTTTTCAAAACAGAGGATAATTCATCAACAAATATTTTTGCTGTTTCATTATCATCAAATGTTTTTGTTTCAATGTCTTCGTATAACAAATACATTTCTTTAAAATCCTTATTTTCCTTGATTGTTTTAACAATCGTTTTTAACTCCTTTTTATTTTGTGATGTGTATGAGTCAATTAACTTTTGTAATAGTTTTGTTTTTATAACCCCAAAGTTTTTCATTTTTAATCATTTAAGATATCATTTATTTTATTTTCTATTTCATAAATATTACGTTGTGCCTTATTCATATCAAATAAATCACTAAAATTTGATTTTGTTCCTAACATTGACAAAATTTTATCTTTTTTTGACTCATTTAATGACGCATCATTAGCACCTGAATCGGGTTCACTTGTTGGTGGTGGAGGTACTGTACCACCAATTTCACCTCCCATATCGCCAGCAACATCTGATGACGTAGAATTTTCCATTTTTTTACGTTCTTCATCAGAAATACCATATTTCTTATCCACATCATCAAACACACCTGAACGTTTAATAATGTTTTGTGTGTTAGTTAATTCAAAACCAACTGCTCTTTCTAAACGTTGTTGTTGTAGGTCTAACATAACATCATTATCACTCATACCTAATATATTTTTCTTAGCCCATGTATGTGATACAGGTAAAATACCAATTTGTGATTGATCTGATGTTGCGTCTTTATATAACGTTATTTTTTCTTTCCATTGTTCAATACGTAATAAATCAGATTGTGCGGATGGGTTAGTTAATGATAATGTGAAGTTGTTTAATTCATCTTCAAACCCTAATAAATATAAATGGATTAACGCAATTTTATTTAATTCTTGAATTAATGATTTTTGTATTTTATTTATCGTTCTTGCGAAACGAATATCCATTAATGCTAAATTTTTACCATCACCAACAACTTCTTCAAACCCTAAAAACGCTTTTGGTATTCTAAGTGCTGCCAATAATTTTTTCTGAATGTATTCGATATCTGCAATTTCACCTAAATTCTGTGCACCTGGTAATGTTTCAATTGGGTTTGTTTGTGATGGATCACGAACAGGAATGAAATAATCCTGATCAACAGCAAGTTGATTAAGTCTCATATCAACCTGACCATTTTTTGGATCTGGTACTGCTTGTCTTTTAAATTTGTTTGCTACTTTTTGTACATATGGTTCAATATCCTGATCATCCATATTACCAACAAAAACCTTAAATACTCTTCTTTCAGGTGCTCTTGTTGTTCTATAAATTAACATCGCATCTTCTGCTAACAATAATTGTTTCCAAATTCTTCTAATCTTATCTAACATCGAGGTACCATAAGGTAGTTTTCTATCATCACCCAATAATCTAAAATGAGCCATTTCCCAAGATTGAAACTCCATGTCTTTATTTTTCCATGAAAATCTAAGTTCTCTGGTTGATAACTTGGAATCTGAATTTGGTAACCCATTCGCACCTTCAATTCTTTCAATTTCAATATTTGGTAATTGTTGACAACCAACAATACCTTTTTCAGGATCAATTTTTAAATAAACAAAATCATCACCATATTTACATAATCCTCTAGCCCACATTTGTAAATTTGTGTTAATATCTAATTTATTATTAAATAAATCTTCTAATACACTTTTAACTCTTTTTGATTCTGAATATATTGTCAATATCTCACCCTTTTCTGACATTGTTGTAGATTCTTCCGCATAAATGTCTAATGCTGCAGAAATTTCCGGAGTATTATGGGAAAATACTGTATCAGTTGCAAAATTTTTATAACCTGGTACAGTAAAATCGTAAACAGGTATAACACCATAAGGTTCAATTGAAACTACTTTATGATTTAAAACATATTTATCACCTTTTACTTTTGCGGTAGAGTATTTTGATTTTTCAATACCATATGCACCACAAAATGTCGACCAATCTTTATATCCCGCCCACATTAATTCTCTTTGTAATTTTGTGTGTGAAATATTTAACGATTTTGATGTTTCTTTTAAAGTTTTACATTTTTTAGCGGTCTCTGTTATTAAATCAAAAGGTATGTGAAAATAAGTTGGATTATTTCTACTACTTCTTCTTCCATTCCAATTTAATTTACCTTTTCTTTTAGCAACTTCAGACATTTTTTGTCTAAATTCAGGATTTGACCATAATTTTTCATTATTTAATTTTGCATGATATGAACGATGTTCATTGATGTCCATTATTTTTAAATTTTCAGGTAAATTATTTTTACCATTAAAATCTAAATGATGAACTTCTTCGTTTTTCTTTATTTTTCTTTCATAAAACCATTCCGCAATCAAATTATGTTCAGAAACCCAACCATTGTGCCCCTGATTTGAATTACATGTGTATACCCAATTATATTTATTATTATAAAAAGATTTTCTATAAAATGGCATCATAGAATCACCAGATTTTAATTCTGAAATTCTACTAAATGAACCATCTCTTTTCATAAGTCTATGATCATACGTACCAATTATATGTGTACCATCATCAAAAGTAACCTTATATGTCATTTCATCTCTTGTATGATGTGCATTTCGAGCCCATGCTGGTACCACCTTTTTTATATTATGGTCATATGAATAGACAATAAATTCATGTTCTCTACCCATGTCTGATAACTCTTTTATCGTTATGAAACCATTTGGTGTTGCTATTTTGGTATCTCCCGCCAAACAAAATTCCATCGATTCATAATCAAAATATGCTGCCATTCTGTTTGGTTCATAATAAACAGATTGGTTATATAATGATTGGTCTAATTTTGTCCATTTATCTGCAATATATTGAGTTTGACGTGATTGTAATAGTTGTTTTTCGTATTCTTCACGACTATTTGTTTTTAATAGTTCGTCTTTAGAAAAATTATATGATTGTGGTGGTTGTTGTGTTTCATCTGGTGATTGTCCAACAAACCCAAACATTTTTGTCAATTTCTGAAAAACAGTTAAATTTTGAGACATATTTTCTTTTTTTCTTTTTTTTTAATTATACTTTTTTTTTATTGTTTATTAAATGGTTTATCTTTTTTTCATGAACAACCATGAGTATTCTTCATATTGATTTTTAGTTGCATTCATTGGGTGAACTTCTTTATAAAAACTGTCACCCATTTTCATTGACCCAATTGCATCAAATTCTTTACCATATGAATAATGCGTTTTATTTACTTCATATGTTCTTTCAGATGATACCCAAGCGTTTAACATTGCCTTATTTGTAGAATCTGCTCTTTGTAATTGACTAAATGAGATATCACCAGCATATAATGCAATTGATAAACTCATAATAGAATCGTCATGAGCCCCTTTCATGTGATCAGGTCTACCATTTAAATACACAAACGTATCTAATTCCGTAACTAATCTACTTGATCTTACAATAAAACCTTTTCTTAGTTGTTCTTCAAATGCAGCAATAATTTGTGTTCTTTTATTATTAAAATTTATACCGGGTATTTTTTCTAACGCTTTATTATTATACTCCCAAATATTTTGTGTGTTAATACCATCAATGTATAAATTTTTATAACCTAATTCTTGTAGTTTTCTAGATGTTGCAACACCCATTCCACCTGTAATATCCGTAACAATAAACGCATTACCATAAAGTATCCCCCACTTATAAGCGATTGACGCTAAATCATCAGGTGGTATCTTTCCAATGTATTCTAAAACTTGTTCTCTTTCATCAAAGTCAATTATGTTTATTGCAGAATAATCTTCACTATCTCCTCTACTAACATCACAATTATGTGTTGTTATATGGTGACACATAAATGTATGTGTATCACATTCAAAATTATAGACATTACCAGTATATATTGATTTTTTAATCTTTTTTACTTTAAAATAAATCCATTTGTTATCATTACTTAAATGACACGATGAAATTGTTCTTTTATTTTTTATTTTAAAATCATCTAAATTAAATTTCTTCAATTTAATATCATTTAAATCATTAAATAGTTTTATTAACTGTAAACTGTCATAATGTACCAAACATAAATTATAACATTTTCTAGTGTCTGATGTTTTTCCACATATTACCTGTTTTTTTTCGTCACGTAATTTATTTAATGATGAAATTATTCCCAATGAAAATAGAATGTCTTGAATACTTTCTAATAATTCAAGATTTACACTAACAAAGGATATTTTTGAATTTATTTGATTTTTTTTAGTTGTTGTTATCCAACAACCATCACTGTTAAAATACCCCTTTATTAGATTTATTTTATAATCGTTTGGTAAATACTTAACCCATTCGGGTATTTTTTTACTTATTGAATATTGATTAAAATTTTTTATTAAAAAACTATGCAGTTCTTTTGAATTAAAGATAATTTCAAATGTTGTATCATTTTCCACTATTGATGGATTTCTATCAAGTAGTGTTTTTATGGTTTCTAATGATTTATCTAAATAATATTTTTCTTTCTTATTAAAACATAAATGTATTGAAAATGAATCTTTATTACTTTGTACCCAACCATCACCCAACCAAACACCAATTAACCACCAAAAATTAACATTTTGTAATGGTGATTTTATTTTATAATCAACCCTAACTTCATTAGTATCATCTTCCCATTTTTTATCAAAATCAACGTTTATTATTTTATTATAGGTGTTAGGCACTCTAATCCAATCATTAATTTTAATATCTTCAGCTTTAACATATTTAAAGTCAAAATCCCAATATCTTTCATTGAAATTATAACTTAGATGATTTTTAATGTAATTTCTTTTTAAAATCGGTTTACTTATTAGTATTGGGTGTTCTTTGGTAAATGTTGTAGTTCTATATGTATTATCTACTGTTATTTCATATATGGGTTCGTTAACCACCTCATATATTTGTTTATTAATTATATTAACAATATCACCATTTTCATTTATTAATTTATCATCATTGTTTACATCAATGATATTTTTTAAACCATCGTTAGTCATAACTTTTTCATATGGTGTTAAACACCCTAAAATATAACGGTGACCAACAATTGGTTCTTTCCATTGCCAAAGTAACCCTTGCATATATTTTTCTATTGGGTTCTTAACCATGTTTTTTATAATGTTATCACGAATTTCAGATGGTATGACACTATCACCAGAACCTAAAAAATCGCATTCCAATTCCTGTGCAATTTTCCTTCTGTCATATTTGAATTTTTTTGACATAGATTCAAACCAACTTGAAAATGGTTTGTATCCTTGTTCATGATATTCTTCATATTTTTCAATATCAAAATCCGTCATAACAACTTCATCGTCATTATATAATTCTCTATTTAACATGTAGTGTACAATATCGTTACACTTAACCCATCTTAAATCTTTTGCATATCTAGGGTCTTTAAACCATCTTAAATCGGTAATATGAAAATCGTTATCACCGGTTTTTGCTAACTTATAAACACCATAATAAATTGGATCGTGTCCATTTGGTGTTGAAATTAAAATTACTTTACCACCTGTAGATAGTGATGCCATAGAAGCAGCCCAAAAGTCTTCACCAGCCTCAATAAACGCAGCCTCATCAAAAACTAATATTGTTGGTGAATAACCACGTAATGCGTCTGGTGATGTTGGTACTGCTTTAACTTCACAACCATTATTTAATTTAAATCTACTTTCAGAATTCTTATCAGGTGAAAAACCAACATTCATCCATTCAGGCCATTGTTCAAGGAAATGTCTAACTTTATTAGCCATTTCAACGGCGGTATCTTTTTTATTTGCAACAATCAAAACCCTTTCAGGTTGTTCTTTTTTGGCTGTTTGTAATTTTTTTGAAATCCATGCAGCTGTAACTGTTGTAACCCCCGCCTGTCGATATTTTCTGGTAATGTTATCATTATATTTCTCGTAATCATTTAATAGTTGAATTTGATCGGGAAATAACTCTAATGGAACATATTTTTTTTGTGTGTTATCGTATGTCTGTAAATACGTTTTTAACGCATATGGAGTATCACGAATTATTCGAGCATACTCTTTTAATTGTTCTATTTTAGTATTCATATTATATATAAATACTAAAAAAGGTGAGGAAAACCCCACCTTTTCGTTATACCTCCAATATAGAACAAAAATTCTTAATCATCATCGTTTGATAAATCAATACCCAAATCACCTAAAAAGTCTCTTAAATCATCATCATCGGTATCGTCTGTTGCAATGTCTAAATCATCATGAAATTGATTCATCGTTTCTTCGTAATCTTGTTGTCTTAACATTTCTTTAACTGATTCAACCATTGAATTCATCATACTAATACCACGTTGAGACCCCGATAATAACTCTTTCATAAAAACTAAGAACTTCTTAGTTTCTAATTGAAAGATATTCATAAATAAAAAGTTCTGTAATCTTTTGTCATTATCTAATAGAACATCATCAGGAATAGATTCTCTTAATTTACTCCAAATTGCTGGACCTAATCTTAAATCCCAAATTTCTTTATCTAAGGTATTTTCTAATGTTTTTACAGTACGAAATAGTTCTCTGTCTTCAGGTTGTCCATGAGAAGTTAGGATTTTCATTGCGCCTTTTAACACTTCATGTACTAAAACAGGGAAATTCACACCCCTAACAATAATTGTTGGTTTAGATGGATCAAAATCATTTCCTTCATTTTCATCATCACCTTCATCACCTTCATCACCTTCATCACCTTCATCACCTCTTGGCATAATTACATCTACTTTACCAGCAACAGAACTTTGTAATTGTGAAATCACATTATCACCAAATTGCCAATAATTTGCATCATTAATTGACATCATGATACCATATAAATTGATCAATTGATCATTACCGGTAATATTTCTAAGTTCTTCTTCTACTTGATGATACATGTAATGACCTTTCTTAGAAGCACCTTGAGTAATAGCATTTAATAAACGTTGTTTAGCACGTTCTAAATTTAATTTTTCAAGACTAGCCATTAATTCACGTTCATCGTCAATCTCATCTTGTGTTAATACATTTTCCTCTTCATCATCATCATTACCATTACCCGGATCAACTTGATCAGGATTTTCCTCATCAGGTTGATCTCTTAAAAAATCGTTAGTTTCTATTTGTTCAGTTGAAACCAATTTAACATCCCAATTAAGTTCATCTCTATCAATACCCATTTCATTACAAACAAGATCAATCGATAAATTTTCAAGTTCTGTTTTATGGTTTCTTTCAATGTCAATAATTCTATTATGAGCATCGAACATCATTTGCATCAATGTCATATTAGGTGTACTACCTAAAGTATCTTGAACACCTGTGTAACGTCTAATATTTCTAATAATCTCACGATAACGATTAGACGCTAATAATTCTTGATAATTTTGGTTTTGATTACCAGTATCAGGGAATGGTACTTTTTTTAACGGTGTTTCACCCGTTCTTAACTGATTTGTTACGTCTTGATGTGGTCTATCCGCACCGTCAAAATCCATCGGCATTTCTGTCATTATTTGTTCGACCAAAGATAGTAACTTTTTTTTAGTGATATTCATTTTAGTGAAAAAAATTTATTTCTTTTTTATTCCTGCGTTTGGTCCTGGATTTTCTTTTGGCCCTGGATTAAAAGGTGTTTTTGGTTTTGTTACGGGTTTGGTCACCGGCTTAGTAACAGGTTTTGTTACAGGACTATTTGCATTTGGTCCTGGATTTTCTTTTGGCCCTGGGTTAAAAGGTGTTTTTGGTTTTGTGACAGGTTTTGTTACTGGTTTAGTAACAGGTTTTGTTGCGGGTTCAACCGAAACAATTGAATCATATGTCATAAATTCTGGAATCCCATTGTGACCTTTCTTAACCTTTTTAGGCATTGGAACCATAGTTTCTTGTTCGTTTAACTTTGATTGAATAATTTCCATTATTTCTTTTTTTGATGTTAATGAATGGTATTTGTTTTCAACTAACTTATTTACCCATTCTTTAGTTTCAGAATGTTCTTTAAGTTTTTTCAAAGTTAATGAAACTTTATCATTTTTACCGATTTTTTTTGTTTCATCAAGTTCATTAGGTAATTCTAATTCACCTTTTTCGGGATTATATTTCGCTTTACGCAGTTTTCCGTAAAAATCGTCTTTATATTTCTTATTTCCTTGGGTATCATCCATGTTCATAAAATCAAAATTTCCACTTGGTCTTGATTTTTTAATTGAATCCCCAATTTCTCTAAAACCTTTTTTTACTGATGGTGAGTCCCAAGAATCTTCTTTTACTTCTTTTTTCTTTTTACATTTACAAACCTTTTTACCACATTTTTCACATACTTCTTTTTGTTCGTATGTTTCAATTGTTTTGTTTGATTTTTTTGCAATATCCAAATCTTTTTGGAATGTTGGACTTTTTTTAGAAATCATTACAGTATTTTCACCCAATAGTCTTGAGGATAATTGTGATAATTGACTATCACTAAAATTGACAAGAGTCTTTTCTGAAAACCCCTCACTAATCAATTTTTTAATTATTAATTTTCTATCCATTTTATATGTTATTTATTTCGTTATTTATTAACTGATACCCTCTTTTATTAAGTTTATCATTAACTTTTTCAATACTTTCACCAAAACTAAAACATAAACGTTCAGTTTCTTGTTCAGAATTAAAATTTTCCCATGCTAATGAAATCACACCATCCACAGCGTCAATAACTCCGAAATAATCGGAGTTTTGAATTAATTCTAACTTAATGTCGGAATCTTTTAACAATCCAACAATATCAACATATTCAATTGATGGTGATTTTGAATTGATGGATAGTGATGCTGGTATTACATACCATTCATCCATGTCAAACTCAACGGAATTACTAAAGATAAATTCATATTGTTTTTGACCTTTGTAATCAGTTCCAATCTCATTGACATAGATTAAATGCATATTATTTAAAATATTTACTTAAAGTTTCACTAACTCGATTGTTAATTTCTTTTTTGATTTCTTCTAAATCAATCTCGGTTTCATCGTCAAAATCATCCATGTTTTCTTCATTAACATCATCAATATCGGCATATTTACTTAAATCAATGTCACTAACTTCTTTTGGTGCATTTGAATTTATGAAATCATCTAACATTGACATGGTTTCACCCAATTCTTCATCGGTTGGAGGTTCATCGTTAGATGGTGTAGGTTCTTCAGGATTTTCTGATGGAACTTCTTCTGGTGATTCATCACTATTAAAATCCTCATCTTCACGTTCAAATTTTTTACCGATTTCTTCCAAATCATCGATATCCAATTTATCAAGATCAACCGCAGATATTATCATGTTTAAAACATATTTTATATCATCACTTTCCATTCTTTCTTTTTGATCTCTTAATTCTTGACCTAATTTACCTGCATATTTTTGAACTTCGGCCATGTAATCAGATCTTTTACTTTCATCATCTGGTGTTGGAACATCCCCACCCATATCGGATGGTGGTACTTCACCTCCCATATCATCAGCAGGAACTTCAGGTGTTGGAGCAGAATCAGTAGGTTCAGGTGCCGGTTCATCCATTGTTGGTTGAGGTACGGGTGCTTCCTGATTATTGGTTTTCTTCTTTAAAATGTATTTTGTGGATTCGTTTAATCTATTTTCTTGACCGGAAATAAAATCTAATCTTTTTAATGCTTCTGAATATGATGAAAATCTATTTTTGTTTTTCATAAAAAGACCACCAATGTAATCCAAGGTGTTTTCATTTAAACCATGTTTTACATAGTACCCATCTTTTTCTTTAACAATACCATAAACCCCACCATTAACAGATTCTTTTAAAGTTTCTGCGGTTTTATTTGTTGTTGTCTTTTTTTGAGTAGATCCGTAAAAAGTAAGTTCGAGAATTCTTTTCATTTTCTCATCACCCTTTAGTTTTTCACTACCCAATGGTTTTAAGTCTCCCATGTTTTTTTTAATTAAATATAATTATTCTTATCCTATAAATACAAGCATAAAACAAAAAAACTATTGTTTTTTATTGTGCTACGGATAATTTTTTATTGATTAAGTCTGTTTTTAATTTAAACAGTTTTTCAATGTAACCACTTCTTCTCAATAATTTAAATGTTAGATTTTCGTAAGAATATTCACCACCTTTTTTAATTCCCGTTTGTCTGAATTTTTTTATTTTGGATAATAATCGATTTACCCTATTTAATGTGTTATTTTTTGATGAGTCAGTTAAGTCATCAATTTCTCTTGCAAATGTTTCACCCTTTTCAAGAATTTTTCTTTTATCAATTTTTTGATTGGTTTTTTTTGGTTTGATTACCCAATCATTGTTCAAAATTGAATAAACACCTGTTGAAATGTGTTCTTCATTGGTGTCTTGAACATACAATTCAACATCGTAATTTTTGATTTTAATTGAATGTGATTTATTCCATATTGTTTTTTTAGCATCAAAAAATTCTTTTAAAATCATTAAATCGTACTCGGTTTCTTTAAAATCGATTAAAATGTGCAAATCAATATCCGAATATTCCGACCAATTATAATTGGCTAAAGAACCTGTTAAAACAATATCATAAATGAAAAACTCAACACCTATAAATTCAATAAATTTATCAGAAACCTTCAATAATTTTTTTCTGATATCGTTTTTTAATTTATAGTCAACACCATTAAAATCAAATATTTCATTAGATAATTCATCCTTGATTTGAAATGAATCAACAATATCCTTATCAATATCTTCAATTAATTCGTTAAAATGGTTTGGTTTCATTATTGTTTTTTGGTGTATTTGTATACTTTTGAAATGTCAGTATTAAAAAATTTACCCTGAGATTGACTCAACCTAAACTTTGTAAACACATTCCAAGGAACTTTATTATACACATAAATACTACCATTATTGAATGTTATCGTCAAATCTTCATTTTCAGTATTATATGACGCTGATTTTAGGTTTGATGAATTTATTTCAACATTAATAAGTTTTCCTTCAATTTTTTCCGATATAATTCCCATATATTTTTTTTACCATAAAATACAAAATAAAAACCAAATAAGAAACCCTCCAATAAATGGAGGGTTTCTTATTTGTGTCTGTTGTTTTACTTAATTGTGATTATTCTTTCTTGTTTTGTCTTTTTGATTATCGGTAGTGTAAGTGTTAACACACCATTTTCAACTTTTCCATCAATGTTATCCACATCAACATTTGTTGGTAACGTATAAATTTTATTAAATTTAGACACAAAATCTAAATTTTCTTTTTCATTTACAACTTTTAAATTACGACCATCCAAAACAATTTGAATGTCTTCTTTTGTTAGCCCCGGAACAGATATTTTAAGGACATACCCTTCCGAACTATTATTAAGAATTGTTTTTGGGTGAAAATCAAACCCTTTTTCGAAATCTACTAATGATTCAAAAAGATCAAAAAAGTCACTTTTAAATTTACTCATAATTATTATTTTTTTCCTCACTAAAACAAATTACATACCATCAAAAAAAAATAAGATAAATTGTCATAAAACAAAAAAATAAAAGTCAATTTGACATTTTTGTTTTTTCAAGTAAAAATGATTACTTTTGTTAAAAAAGAGAATATGTCAGTAGATTTTTATGAACAAAACCCAAATCAACCTGAAACTAACAAACAAAAAAAATTAAGTTATACACCAATACTTGATAATTTTTCTAGAGATTTGACAAAATTAGCTCTTAACGGTAATATTGATCCGGTAATTGGTCGTGATACCGAGGTTAAACGTATTGCACAAATTTTATCAAGAAAAAAGAAAAATAATGTTGTTATTGTTGGTGAAGCTGGTGTGGGTAAATCTGCATTAATTGAAAAATTGGCACTATTAATAAACAAAGGGGAATGTCCAACAAATTTAATCGATAAACGTATCGTATCATTGGATATGGCTTCGTTAGTTGCTGGATCTAAATATCGTGGACAATTTGAAGAAAGGATGAAAGCGATTATTAATGAATTACAACACGTGAAGAATGTGGTTGTTTTTATTGATGAGATGCACACTATGGTAGGTGCGGGTAATGGTTCGGGAGCATTGGATGCTGCTAACATATTGAAACCTGCGTTAGCACGTGGTGAAATTCAATGTATTGGTGCAACAACATTTGATGAATATAAAAAGAACATTGAAAAAGATGCTGCGTTATCAAGAAGGTTTCAAAAAATTATACTTTCAGAACCAACTGAATTAGAAACGATTGACATTTTAAATCAAATTAAATCATCTTATGAAAATTATCATAACGTGATTTATAATGAAGGTGTAATCGAATCGATTGTTAAATTATCTAAAAAATTTATTACCGATAGGCAATTTCCAGATAAGGCGATTGATGTAATGGATGAACTTGGGTCTGAAAAAAGAATATCAAACAAGTTACCGGATTCACTTGAAATAATTAAATCACAGTTGGATGAGATAAAAAATAAAAAATCTGATGTTGTTAAAAAACAAAATTTTGAAATTGCTGCAGAATTGAGGGATCAAGAACAGACCCTATTAAAAAAATATGAAACTGAAAAACAAAAATGGTTTGAATACGAACAAAACAACAAAAAACCGATAACACTTGACGATGTTTACAATATCATCACAAATATGACAGGTGTCCCCATCACTAAATTAGACAATGGGGAAACGAGTAAATTGTTGGAACTTGAAAATATTTTATCATCAAAAATCATTGGACAAGATGATGCAATATCTGTTATCTCAAAATGTATTCGTAGAAATCGGGTTGGAATTAAAGATGGTGGTAAACCAATCGGATCATTTATTTTCTTAGGATCAACCGGGGTGGGTAAAACTCTATTGGCTAAATCTGTTGCTGAAGTTTTATTTGGTGATAAAGATAAGGTCATAAGAATTGATATGAGTGAGTACATGGAAAAATTTAATGTTGCAAGACTTATCGGAGCACCTCCCGGTTATGTTGGTTATGAAGAAGGGGGAACATTAACCGAAAAAATAAAAAACAACCCATTCTCAGTCATTTTATTTGATGAAATTGAAAAGGCTCACAAAGATGTATTCAATATTTTATTACAAATATTAGACGAAGGACATCTTACCGATAGTTTTGGTAGAAAAGTAAACTTCACTAACACTATCATAATAATGACATCAAATGTCGGTGCAAGAAAAGTATCTGAATTTGGAAATGGTATTGGTTTCACAACAAATAATTCTGAAAAGAATAAAGAAAATTTGAAAAAAACCATTATTAAAAGTGCATTAAAACAACAATTTAACCCCGAATTTTTAAATCGTATTGATGATATTATCCTATTTAATTCATTATCAAAAGACGATTTAAAAAGAATCGTGAAAATTGAGGTGGACAAATTACAAACAAGATTACTTGATAAGAATTATCAGGTAACATTTGATGAAACAATTATCAATAGAATTATTGAACTAAACGAACAAGAAGAATATGGTGCACGACCAATAAAAAGAATCATTCAAAACTTGTGTGAGGATTTCCTAAGTGAAGAAATTCTTAAAGGAAACATCATCGAAAACAAAAAGTCGGTTCTTAAATTTATTGACGGATCACCCCAAATAACCAAAAAATAGTAAATATTTTGGTTTTTTGAAAAAACATATATATTTATTGTTCAAGGTTCTCTTTGTCGTTTACCTTTTCGTTTTATATGGTGTTGAAACCATTCTTGACCTTTGTCCCAACAACTAGTTGGGACATTTTTTTTTATCAGTTAATTTTCATATATTTGTGAAAAACGTTTTCAATGGAAAAAAATAATTATGTTGGTGATTTGATTCTATTAAGAGGTGTACCAGGATCAGGTAAGTCCACATTAGGATCAGTTATTCTTAGATGTGTTATTTCAGATAATCCTGATGTTATTTCTGCTGATGATTATTTTATCAATAAAAACGGTGAATATCTTTTCGATGGATCTAAACTAACTGAAGCACATAATAGTTGTCATCAACGATGTTCAGAAAAAATGAAAAATAAATTTTCAAGAATAGTCGTTGCAAATACATTTACCCAAGAGTGGGAAATGACACCATATTATGAAATGGCGGAACGATATAACTATCGAGTACATAGTTTGATTGTTGAAAACCGTCATTCAGGTGTGAACACCCATGGTGTTTCCGAAAATAAAATTATGGAAATGAAAAAAAGATTTCAAGTTAAATTGTAATTTTTAATAATTCATAAAAACTAAATGTTAGATAAGTTAGAAAAATATTATCAAGATGGGTTTTTGTTAAAAGAAGTTCACCCAACCTATGATTTGACTATTTGGAACTATTCTAAAAAAGTTCAATACGATGGTTTATGGGATGAAATTACAATACAATGCCGAGGATTGGTAACCAATTCCGAAGGGGAAATCATTGCTCGTCCATTTAAAAAATTTTTTAATTATGATGAGTATTTAGAAAACTCACCACATATGATACCAAATGAACCATTCGAAGTTTTTGAAAAGTTGGACGGTTCATTAGGTATTTTATTTTACTATAATGGAGAATGGATATTGGCAACAAGAGGATCATTCACTTCTGATCAAGCAATAAAAGGTAAGGAAATATTGGATGCAAATTATGATACAACTGAATTGGTGAACAGTTTTACTTATTTGGTTGAAATTATTTACCCTGATAATACTATTGTTGTTCGATATAATGAAGAAATGTTAGTATTGTTATCAGCGTTTGAAACCAAAACAGGATATGAACTACCATATAGTACACTTCTTTGGTATTCAAAAATGTGTGGTTACCCAATTGTTAAAAAGTACGATGGAATAAATGACTATTCAACATTAAAATCCATAATACCAAATGACGCTGAAGGGTTCGTTATTCGATTCAAAAATGGTTTTAGAATGAAAATTAAAGGTGACGAATATTGTCGTCTCCATAGAATATTAACAAATGTTTCCAATCGAGATATATGGGAATACTTGAAAGAAAATAAACCATTAGATGATATTTTGGATAAAGTACCTGACGAGTTCTATAATTGGGTTAAAAATACAATCAAAGACTTTGAAAATAAACGTGATGAAATCATAGGTCATGTTATTACCGATTATTGGGAAATCGAAAATAAACTCATCGATGAACAAATGTTATTGGGTGATGACATGATATTTGACGAAAGAGAATATGCTAAAAGATATGCTGAACATGCAAAAACAAAGAAATACCCACATTTGTTGTTCTCATATCGTAAAGAATTGTTGAACCCAATAAACACAATAAACAAAATTTGGGATATGATTTATCCTGAATATCAAAAACCAAAATTTTAAAAACACATATATTAATGAATAAAAACCTAAATTTATATCTTGATGATACTCGAACACCAATTGACGGTCATTGGATTGTTGTTCGAAATTATGACGAATTTGTTGACACAGTTACGTTACATGGAATTGAAAGTTTCGACATCATATCGTTAGACCATGATCTTGGTGACACAGCAATGAACGAATATTTTAATAACGTTCAACCAAATTACACAATAAATTACGATAACATAATTGAAAAAACGGGATATGATTGTGCAAAATGGTTGGTTAATCACTATATAAGTAAACACAGATATAACCCAGATTTCGTGTTCCCATTAGTTTACACCCATTCTGCAAACCCAATAGGTGCAGCTAATATTATTGGTTATATTAATAACTTTTTAAAAAATTCGAGACAAAAACTAACATGTGTCTCAGTTAATATTCCATTTATTTACGAACCATGAAAGAAAAAAATAAAATTGTCATTGTTAAAAAATACGATTCTTTTACCGAATTCTATAAAGAGAACGAAAAAAAAATAAATGACGAATTAATTCAATGTTATAATAAACTAATTACCAATGGTGTTGATGAAACAACCCTAAACGTAATTGCGTCAGTTTGTGATACTGAATTCGAAACCAATTTTATAATAAACAAAAATGATCAATCAAAAATTAATTATTTGATTGATCATTATTTACCTTATTATATATCAATTCAAGATTATTCTAAATGTGACGAAATTAAAAAACTATATGAAGCATTAAAAAATTAACGAACATCAACGGGATCGTTAATTTGTTCCACATTGTTTTGTTGTGTGTTGTTTTGTGGTTCGTCATATCTTTGTTTAAATGAAAACTTATCAAATGTGTCCGCACCCAAACTAATTGATGTTATCATCATTACCGCGTTAACTAATGTTTCGTCAACATTTAAACCTTTAGCAATTACCGCATTGACAAACATTGTTACACATAAGAAAACACAACCAATAAAAGAAATTACCGGTTTTATGGAAATATAACCTCTTTCATCTTTAAATAATTCTATAATCCATTGTTTGAATGTCATATCGGTTTTTATATTATATACCTATAAATATTCAATTTTTAACATAAAACTAACTTTGGATATCATATTTTTAGATTACTTTTGTTTGTCTTATGAAAAAAAAACAAAATATTTA